CTCTTCTTCTTCTTCTTCCTCTTCCTCTTCCTCTTCCTCTTCCTCTTCCTCTTCCTCTTCCTCTTCCTCTTCCTCTTCTTCCTCTTCTTCTTCCTCTTCTTCCTCTTCTTCTTCCTCTTCTTCTTCCTCTTCTTCTTCCTCTTCTTCCTCTTCTTCTTCCTCTTCTTCCTCTTCTTCCTCTTCCTCTTCTTCTTCCTCTTCCTCTTCCTCTTCTTCCTCGTTTTCTTCTTGCAGCAGCTGGATCGCGCCAACGATTTCGTCAGCGGTTTCGAAGCCGTTGTCTTGGAAGGCCAGCAGGATGGTGCTGAAGATATCGAGGTTGATCAGACCCAGCAGTTCCGAACTGATTTGCGGGGCTGCTTTTTTCTTGGATTTCTTGGCCGGGGCTGCTTTTGCTTTGGTCTTTGCCATGTGAATCTAACTCCAGAGTGGTATGGTTTGTTTCTAAGGTATGTTTACAGTATTCACACTGCATCCATGTACAGAGTGTTTACAGTTTTGTGCGGGTGGCCTTGGCGACCTAATCAAGATCGCCAATGAACCGAGTGTCAGTTACTTCTTTTTCTTTTTCTTGCCGGAGTCGATTGCTACGACCTTTCCCGACTTCTTTTTCTCGCCGTCCGAGGACTTTACGCCACGGCCCGAAGCCTGCGAACCTTCGGCGTCGGCGGCTTTGATTTCGTAGTCGCCCGCGCTCAGATCGAAGGTGGCCACGGCATCGCCGGTTACGGTAACGGTGTTGCCCGAGAACTTCAGGGTGCCGGATTCGTTGATGAACGCTTTACGGCGTGCAACGGTGATGGCCGCGCCTTTTTCGTCGCCCAGCAGTGCCAGAACTTCGGAGTTTTTGAACACCGAAACGACCATTTGTTTCGAGGCGCTGGTTTTCTTGTGGCGGAAGACGACGTGAGTAGCAGCGCGCTCGATCAGGTAGCCCGGAATTTCTTCAGGTACTACGTGATAACCGGTCACGGTGAACACGCCGGTTTTCATCGAGAATGGAGTTTTGGCGCTGGTGCCGTTCAGCTTGCGCAGGGCTTTGTCCAGACGGGAAACTTTGGTACGGGCGGCTTTCTTGCTGGTGGTTTTTTCGGTCTTGGCCATTTTCAATCTCTACCTAGTTCTTTGCCTTGGCTTTTGCCACAACCTTTTTAGCTGGCGCGGCCTTGGCGTTGGGGTTTGTGAGGGCAACGGAAACCATAACGTTCGCGGTGCGGCTCTTGTCTTGTTTGTTTACAGCTTTTGCCGTGGCGCCTTCCTCAGTGCAAAGCACGTTGAACAACGTCAGCAGGTTGGGCCGTACTGTGAAATTAGAAACATCAAACGCTACAGCCACCGAGGTTTTGATCTTGGTAGCGGTTGCCATGTTTTTGATCACTTTCCGATAGGACGTATCAAACGCGCTAATCGCTTCGGCAGGATCGGAAGAGGTGCTGGTCAGGCTGGCCGCGTGAATATCCACACGCACAATCAGCTGAATAGTGTTTACAGTTTCTCCGTCGCGTGCCCGGTAGTCGGTGACGCTGGCCGCGAAGTAATCGCGACGTGCAATGGAGAATTCAAGGCCTTGCTCTTCATAGGCTTGGCCACCAAAGCTTTTTTGCAGTTGTTCGGACAGGCATTCGATCAAATGATCAATGCGTTGCTGCAAACCTGCTTCGTCGGCAACGATCAAATAACGATCCATTGCCAATTCTTCGAGGTAGGTATACAGCGATTGCAACGGTTGTACCGCTGCGCCGTTGTTTTTGGTGGAAAGCGGACGGAAAAGCGAGATTGGTTCGCCTGCCGCAGTGGCTTCGCCGTTGTCGCCGTAAATGAGAGGCGTGAGCGTTTTGTAGTGCTCTACTACATCATTTACAGTATTCAGCGTGGCGCCCAGTACAATCTCCACCTTGGGCACGATACGAACCGGGAAATCCGATGGTGCCAATGGGGTCATTCCCCGCATTGGGCGCGAAAGGATTTCAGGTTCTTGCGCAACGCCTACGTGGCGTTCAGTCGATTCCATTTGTTGCTTATGCGCTTCGCTTTGCGAAATGTCATTATTCACAGGTCAATCCTCGTAACGTCAACGAACCGGACAGTGGCGTTAACGCCCGGTTGAATGATTAAAGCGGATACTTTGGCATCCAGTGCTTTCTCAAACATGTTTACAGTTTTCGACACGTCCTCATGGTCGGCAACCCAACCGGCGAATTCCAGCGACGGATGTGTCAAGCTATGGAACCCAAGGGAGGACATGTGTTGTGCCTGCTGGCGGCCCATTTGAACGGTTTTAAGGCCGTCTCGGTTGTAGCGGTATAGCTCGGTAGCCACGAACCGCAAACGCGCTTCAGGGCGCGATTCCAGATAGGCTTTGAACTCGGCTTCCGGGTTGGCGGTCTTCACACGTTCGGTTGCCTGTTCAAGCGCTTTCTTTGCCCGGTGCAGGTTCTGCAAATCCTCAACGCTCGGTGCGCCACCTTTGGCAATCAACCGTTCGTTGTGCTTGCTTAGAGTGTTTACAGTTTTCTCTGCTTCCCGCTGTGCCTGAATGTCATGCTTGATATCGAAGTGCTCAGCGGTCAATACGTCGGATTCATCCGTAAGGAATTCTTTGAATACCTTGTTGATTGAATCGCCATTGCGTTTCGATTCGGGAATATAAACGGTGCCAGCCACCACGTACATTGCATTGTGGCCGAACGGTGTATATTCCTGCATGATGGTTTTGCCGCGAACCTCACCGAAATAGCGCGGTGCACCGAGTTGCACAAGCTTATCCATCGCAAGGAAATAATTATCCTTGTTGCGGTAAAACGCTGCGTACAGGTGCGGGGTCACACCGGGGGCCGTGCGATAAATCATGTAGACCCGCACGCCTTTCAAACGTGGCAGCACGGCACAGCCTTTGCGAATGGTCCCGGCATTGCGGTGGTCGTGAATCTTCTGCGCAATTTCCAAGCAAGGGAAAACCAAAACATCCGGGTACGAATCATCGGGTGCTTCGTCGGCACAGCGTTGCAGGTGCTCGCATTCATAGTCGAATGCAGATGCGGGCTGCATGGTCGCGTAATTGAGCCACACGCCGCCACGTTTCGGATCGAACGGCAACCCATAGCCAACGTTGAACAGCATGGCGACCGTCGCCATATCTTCGATTGATCCCTCACACGCATTTTTCACAATGCGCAACAGGTCATGTTTTTTCATAACGGTACTCACAGTCACGGGCTGCTTAACCAATCGGCCCATGTACTCGTAGGAATACGTTTTGTAATCGTGCGTAGGCGCACAGGTTTTAAGCAAGCCACGCTCGTAGAGGTGGTGAATCGTGCTGGTCAGTCGCTGCATTATTCTGGCTCACAAATAGTTTTGATTTCTTGCATGTGGCGCAGGTCCACGCCGTGTTCGAGCACGTCGCGGTACTGGGAAATTTTGTCCACATGCACAACAATGATTGTGTCGCCCGTGGTGCCAAAAACCTTGAACGGCTTTTGCAGATGCATCAGGGCGAAATAATTATTGAGGGCGACCGCCGCGTCATAGGCGGGCTGGTCCATCGGATAGTTGGTGATTGCGATTTCGTCATGCTCTGCAATATTCAGAACATACGCTGCAAACTGTGCCGTTTCCATCGGGTTCCCTCAAAGGCCGTTAGGCCAGAATCATCAGAATGTCGTCGCCCGACATGTCCATTTTTTGGTTGTTGTAGCGCACTTCGAACATGCCGCTTTTCTCGACACAGTGATACACAGTGCCCCGGCGTTCGAAGATCACCGAGTTGCCCACGCGCAAAGCGTCTGTGAGGGCCGTAGCGAGGGAATTGGTGGCAGGGCGGGGGGATTCCAGCGAGGTGCGGAAAAATGCGAGGAAGGCCGCGCTATCAGCGAATCGCTGTTGCACGCCTTTGATTTCGTAGGTCACGACCGGGCCTTCAAAACTGACCTTGACCAGACCTTTATAGCGGGGCGTCTTGATGACGATGTGAGGGCCAAGCAACGAAGTCAAAACAACTTCGGTTTCGTATTTTTCATGGTCGGGGTTCGGCTGGTCCACGTGCAGGCCAATGGCGATGTTTTGGACTTTATCAGCGCGGGTAAGATTTGCCATGATTTGCTCCAGAAATGAAAAAAGGAAGGGCCACGGGGTAGCCCTTCCATTTGTTTACAGTATTAGCCCTGCCTCACACCGTGAGGTTTTCGAGGGACTGCACTGCTGCGCCTGCGTTGGTCGAACGGTGCGTTTGCTGGCCGGATTCGTTGTACACGTAGAAAACGTCAACGTAGCGAACATTGTTGAAGTTTTCGTTTTCGATTTTCACGGTGCGGATGTAATCCTTTTGTTCACCGTTGATTTCGCGGGTGTACATGATGGTCAGCACGCCGTCGCTATCCGTGTCGGAAATGGTATCCGATGGCAGCATATCAATTACTTGCTGCATCTTTTCCGCGTGGATGGCTGCCAGAATTTCCGGCGATTCCTTTTTCGGGCCTTGTGGCTCCGGTTCTGGTTCCGGGGCCGGGGCTTCTGCTGGCGCCGATGCAGTGCCGGTGATTGCTTCGACCACGCGATCAACCATCGCTTGGTTTTCGTCAACCGCTGGCGCCTCTTCCTGCGCTTCTGGTGCGCTTTCCGGGGCTGGGGCAGCCTCACCTACAGGCTGTTCGGTTTGCGCTTCAGCTGGGGCCGTTTGCGGGGCTTGTTCGGCCACCTCTTCCTGCTCTTCCTGCTCTTCCAGCGGGAAATCGGAATCAGGCTCCAGCGGGAAATCTACCTCTTCCTCTTCGAGGGTTTCGACCGGCGCCGTTTCTTGGCGCTGGCCAATGCGAGGAACAACGCTCAGCATGCGGCCACCTTCGGGCGTGCGTTCGTCGTCTTCCTCTTCCTCTTCGAGTTCGGGTTGCTCTTCGATATCGTCAAACGCGATACGCAGCAAATCGTGCTCGACTTCGTGACTGCACAGGTAAACAACGAATTCGTTATCGCCTGTGTGGCTGCTGATGAACAAATCGCCGTTCATGCGATTTTCATATTCGGCCATCACGTCGCTGGCAATTGCGCTGGCCGCGTCTTCACCGACCAGATCCCAAACGGGCAGGGTCAGGCGTTTGGCGAAAACCGGGCCGTCGGATTCATCCAGCAGCAAATCAGATTCTTCCATCTGATACCAGTCGGCCAATTCACTGGCATGCAGGCTGCACGCTTCGGAAAAGATATTGGCGTAGAAAACGGCAATCGCCAGTTTCGCAGACGCCACCAGACCACTGAAAAATTCGTTCATGACTCAATACCTCGGAATTAGTTTTGCGAGGGACAGAATTCGTCCCCCGCTTTAGGAAAAGTAGAACCGGTTAGGCTTGCAGTTCGATACCGTTTTCTTCGCAGATGGCGGCCAGCTTATCGAAGTCGATAGCCTTGAGGGTTTCGCGCTCGACGTTGATCAGGGCGGCTTTGTCGTCGCGCAGGCCGATCAACATATAAACGTCTTCCTCGATGGTCACAGTGTGGCCCGGTTCAATGTAGAAATTGAACATGTCGAACACATCCTGCGAGCCATACCATGCTTCGGCGGCGCCGCGCATTGCCTTCTGGAATTTCGGCGTTGCGATGGTGCGAGCCATGCGCGGAACGGCGGTTTCCATCAGTTCGGAAATGTCTTCAGGGAAAGAGGTTTCTTCGGATTCAGTTTCGAACACGGCGTCGGCTGGGAAATCGGCGTCTTGCACTTCCTCTTCTTCCTCGGGGATTTCTTCCTCTTCCTCCTGCTCTTCCTCTTCCTCCTGCTCTTCCTCTTCCTCCTGCTCTTCCTCTTCCTCCTGCTCTTCCTCTTCCTGCTCTTCCTCTTCCTCCTGCTCTTCCTCTTCATGCTCTTCCTCTTCCTGCTCTTCCTGCTCGCTCAGCTGGTGCTGATCAAAATCGGAATTGGTGGCGCTGGCTGCGTTTTGCGCGTCTTGCTTTTTAACGAACGCAGCGATTTGCTTTGGGTCGCTATCGGCCACCGCGAAAGCAAAGCAGAAGGTCGAGAAATCCGGGCCTTGACCGACGAAGGCGTTAACCATGGTCACGTCGTATTCTTCAGCCATCCATTGACGGATTTTTTCGCGCAGCATGTCGCGCATGTCGTTGCAGGTTTCGTCATCGAATTGCGCCACTTCGGTGATGCGCTTTTCTTGCACAGGCACTTCACGTTTTTTCGGCAGGGCGCCACCTTGTTTCACGGTGTCGGTTGCTTTGGTCATGTAGACCAATTTGCTACCTTGACGCACAACGTCGGCAATGGCGATACGCAGGCCTTCGCTGGTTTCGATCACGCCAGTGGTGAACACCTTGGCGACAGTCTGCATTTTCTTGCCGACTTGGATCAGGGTTTTGTTTTTCTTGAAGTCGCGGGTAGTCAGTTCGCGCTCTTCCTCTTCCTCAACAGCTGGTTTTTTCTTGCTGTTGGCCTGTTCCCACAGGTCTTTCAGTTCAGCGATATAATCGTCGCTGTATACGGCGAATTTGCCGCTGTTGGTTTTGCGAACTTCGTCCACTTGGAACTCTTCGCCGTTTTCCAACACGCAACGACCGGACGGGAAGGTTTTTGCAACCTTGTGGTCTTCACCGTCGAAATCGATCACCTTGCCGCGAACGTCGCTGGTGTTGTACTGGCCAGCTGGGCCATACAGCGCGCCGAAATCAGCGTCGGCGTTTTCGTCGGCAGCTGGTTTTGCTTTGCGAGTCACGCCACCTTTTGCATCAGGCGCAGGTTTTGCATCAGGCTTTTTGCTGGCCGCTGGTTTTTTGCTTGGCTTGTCAGCAGGCAGGGTTACGGCGTCGGCTGCGTAGCCTTTACCGGCGCGGCGAACGTCGGACAGTTGAACAATCGAACCATCGGCCAAAGTGATGGTGCTGTTTTTCTTCGAGAAGCTTTCAATCTCGATGCCGTTGATCTTGCGCGCCTTCAGTTCCAATTCTTTCATGGTGATGGCGGTTGGCGCCGGACGATCCGAACGCGGGGCAGGTGCAGCAGGTTTTCCAGCCGGTGCCTTTTTAACGGCGCCGCCCTTCAGGTCCACGAATTTACCTTTGCCACGGTTGTACAGGTCGTCAATGTGGAACTCGGAACCTTCCTTAGTGCGGAGAATGCCGCTTTTCAGTTGGGTTACGACTTCCTCTTTGATCACGCCTTTTTTGGTGCCGTGGTTAACGTTGATGGTGGCGCCTTTCAGGTTAATGCTCATGGTCAATCTCCAAACTTGCGAAATAGTGTGAGTGTCGTTTTGCGGCGAATGCGTTGCCGAGGGCTTAAAGCTACCAAAGGGAAAGCCAATAAGACAAGCCCTAATGCCTAATGGGCTTCCCTTTGCTCAGCAAACGCGCCACGTAATGAGGTGCGAATGCGTTGCCTATATGGCAGCAGCGCCAAACTTCCCTTATTCCGTGAGCGTCATTGCATTGGGCGCAAAGCGTTACGGAAGGCCTCCACGGTATCAAACGGGGCCTATAGGGTCAAGCCGGGCTTTGGCCTTTGCCTTTAGGGTCGCCATTCAGCTGGCTAATGCGGGCCTGCATTGCGCGGGCATCGCGCTTGCGCGTATCCAGCAGCGTGCGCAGCATGTACGCCTGTTCATAGGTCATTGGGTTTGGCTGGCTGTATTCAGCGCGCAATGCTTCCAACGCCGGGGCCGCTTCCGCCAATGCCTGATCAACGTCAAACGAATGGTTGAGGTTCGCGGTGCACGGTTGAATGCGTTTGCGGGTGTGGTGGCCAATGATGGTGCAAACGCCACCGGCCATAACGTTGGCCACACTCTTAACGAAGCTGAAGTAAGACATGCGCACCAATTTGATTTTGCCGTCCTTGAGGCTCAGCACCGGGAAGCAAATCATTTGGGAGGTGATCGCACGCCCTTGATTGGCGTGAACCTGTTGCACGCTCATTACTTCGCGGTAGGCAATCAGCGTTACCATTTCAGGCAGCAAGATTTCTACGCGGGCGAAAATTTCCTGCCAGTTCGGCAGAATCAGGAACGGCTCGGTTTTGACGTATTGCAGATCAATCGTCGCCGCTCGCATGAATTCGGGGGTGGTGATTGTTGCGTGGGTGTCGAATGGAACGGTAGCCAGTGCGCCGTCAACGAAAGTGAGACGCGAACCCATCGAAGCCAGAACGTTAACGAAATAATCAGGGCCGATGGCGTTGGAAGTCATTTGTTGAACGGTGCTGATATCGCGCAGCAGTTCGGTATGGGTGATGCTGCCATTCAGAATGTTGTGGACAATTCCGCTAGCGTTGAACATGTTTTTCTCCCGCAGAAAGTAAAAAAGCGACCTATTTCTAGGCCGCTTTTGGTTTTGCTACGCGCCGGGGTGCTTAGGCTTTTTTAGCTTTGGCAACTTTGGCGGCTTTCGGTGCGGCGGCTACGGCAGCCGGGGCAGCAGCGACAGCAGGGGCAACGGCGGCAGCTTTCGGCGCAGCTTTGGCAGCCTTGGCTTTTTCTTTTTCAGCGGCTTGCTTGGCTTTCAGGGCGGCAGCGGCTTTGTCGTCGCGGGCTTTCTGCTGGGCAGCAGCTTTTTCGTTGGCACGCAGGGTTTTCAGTGCGGCTTTCGAGTCGTCCAGTTCGGCTTGGGCGACGGCGACGGCTTGTTGCAGGTTTTCCACGACGGAACCGGCGTTCTTTTGCAGGTTGGCCACGACTTTCGGCGCGGTGGTCAGGGCCAGCTTGGCGTTGCCTTTGCTCAGGGTTTGCGCGGCTTTCAGATCAGCTTTCAGGCTGGTCAGAGTTTTTTCGCGGGTGGCGACCAGAGCGACAGCAGCTTTTTCGCCTTTGGACAGTTTCGGTGCAGCAACAGGAGCGGTAACGGTCATTTTCTTTTCTCACTTTCCAGCGTTGTCGGCGGTATGCCGGGATTTGTAGGAACTTCCTACATCATTTGAGGACAGACCTTTTGATTTGGTCCAGCCCGTATTTTTCGCAAATGCGCGTGAAGGCTTTCACGTTCACTTTAGAAATTGACAAATCCAATTCTGTGTTTGCGTCGTACAGGTCGTGGCGGATGGTCACAAGCTGGCGATTCAACTTCAGGATCTTCTTTGTGTTTACAGTTTCTCGCGCCTTCTTAGGGAAACGATCAACTGGAATCTTTTCGGCCTTACCAAACTCTTCGATCAGTTCAACGGCGGTTTTGAAACCAACACCGGGAATACCCGGAATGTTGTCGATATCGTCGCCGTCCAACATGAGGAAGTCTACCATTCGTTTGGCTACGACTCCATAGATTTCTTTACAGTTTTTTCTGGAAACGATCACCTTTTTGTTCGGGTTAATCAACCGAACGTGATCATGAACCAGTTCCTGTGCGAAATCTTTATCCCCGGAAAGGATATAGGCCAAACCGCCATCGTAAAGCGAAGCGGTTGAACCGATTACGTCGTCAGCTTCGACGCCGATTTTACCAAACACGGCAAAACCCATGGCATCCAGCAATTCCACGATCACAGGCAATTGTTTAGCCAGCGATTTGCTTTTCTCGGGATCTTTGGGGCGGGTTCCTTTGTACTCCGGGTGAATTTCATGGCGGAAATTCTTGCCGGGCCGGTCAAACGAATTCAGGCAGTGCGTGGCCCCGGTTTCACGGAGGTTAGCGCGCAGAATGTTGATATAACCGACGATGGCGTTTGTGGGGAAACCTTTGTGGCTCATTGGGCGAATCGCGTGATACGCCCGGTGCAGCGTGTTGGTGCCGTCAACCGATAGGAGGGTCATGGTTAATCCTTGAATCGTGGATCGGCCTGCACCTCTCCGTGGGTATTCAGCAAATCGCGTTCGTTTTCAATCAAGCGAACGGGATAGCGCAATGTGCGAAACGTTCTGGCGCTACGGATCAGCGCAGCGGTCAGGCGTTCGGGTGCGTAGGGAACGATTACAAAAACCGATTCATCCACGCTTCCAATTGCTGCCCGGCCTTTAGGCACCAGCTTTTCAACTTCGGCAAGCTTGGGCAACAAATCAAAATTAGAAAGCGCAATCTTTCCTCGGTGACTGGTAATGGTCAGGCGATCCCGCGTCCCAAAAAGCTTGATTAGCAGCGGCTGGGCGCCGGGTCCATCCATCGAAACAGATTCAAGAAAAGATTCGCCTTTGGTACGGCGATTGACCGTGGCCAGAATGATTTTCATGGCTACAGATGCCGTTCGAATAAACGTTTCAAACCATCCAGCAACGCCACGGGTTCGGCGGCCTGCATCAGTGCTTCGGCATACGCAAACAGCGGGCGTGGAATGGTTTCGTTGGCAATGAGGTTGCGGGCTGCTTTGCGCACCACCTGATTCACATCGGATTCATGACCGAGGGCAGATAAATGCGCCAATTCAACCTGCGTCAAAAGGCGATGCAATCCGTTAAAGTCCATTGGCCACCTCGTTGGAAAATTAGGGTAGGCAATATTGGTTGCTCTACCCTTTATTTACAGTTTTATCGGGAACTGGCCTTCTGCACAATCGCCCAATAGCCTTTGGTTGGTGGAACATACAGCGAATTGTCGAACGTTTTGAACGATGCGCCCAAAGGTTCGGCGCTGTAGATCACGTCATGGCCAAAGCCAATCGCCGTATGCTTGTGCATGTTGTAATGATCACACATTTGTTCCAGATAACGCAGCAGGAAACGCTTGTCTGCCGGGTGATCCTGCACCAGCTGGCGTGTGATGTAATTGGAAATTGCGCGGCCTTCGTCTTGCAGATCGCGCAAATCATCCACGTCCAGCATATCGGTCGGCTTGACCTTGGTCCACGCTTGCAGGGCCAGAACGATTTCCTGCACCGGCTGCACCGGGACAGGCTTCGTCAGGTAATGATCGAGAATTTTCTGTGCAGGAATCTCGTTGGACTTCACAGGCAGGCCCAGTTCGTGAACCAGCTGCTGCAACAGAATTTCTTTGGTGCTCATTTCTTTTTGCCCCCACACGTCGTGCACGGACGTGGTTGAATTTTCTTACGGATTTGCTGATAGACCACGTTGTCGGACTGGATGTTCATCAGGCTTGCCGCCGTGTGACCAGTCTGTGCGAAAATCTCTTTCATTTTCGCTTTGTCGAACATCGTGTCGTAGGGGAACGCTTTTTGGTTGGTGCGTTCCCACAGCGGAATGTCGAAAGCTTCTTTCTTGATTTCACCGACTTCAAAGCTGCTCAAGGTCGGTGCAGTATTCAGGTTTACCCGGTGCGCCTTCACGACGCGCCCGTGCTGGTCGATCATCTGCAACGCGGCCAGTTCCACGTTTGGATTTACCAGACTAACCATGGTGTTGTGCTGCACGGCAGGCACCGCAAACCACGTGTCAACCAACGGCAATTCCTGCCCTTCGAGAATGGGCAGATGCAGCGAGCGCATGAAGCAGTAAACGATCAGGTTAAACCCGATATCTTCTGCCCCGTGCACATAGATTTTTTCATCGCTCATGCGGTCCTCACTCAACCTTCAGACCGGAAATGGTCGGGTCAGGTTTTTTCATGTAGGTTTTGACGCGTTCGGCGGTATCGAGTGCAGCACGCTTGCCCGGTTCTTTCTGGTCGGCTTTGAGTTTCTTGATTTCATCCTTGATCGATTTGATCTTGGATTTGATATCAGATTCTTCCAATGCTGCCAGCTGGCGCACTTTCCGTTCCAGAATGATTTCTGCGTCGGCTTCTGGCATTTTCAACGCCTTGGCCAACACGGCTACCGGGGTTTTCGACGCCAGCACTTTCGGCAAGGCTTTCAGCAGCTTTTCACGATTCTGCACCGCGTACAGATAAACTTCGTTCAAGTGCAGTTCTTTGCCAGCTTTGTCCAGCAGGTAGCCGATCAAACGCTCTTCGAGTTTGATCCGATACTTGATCCACGCGCCGAAGTAATCCAGATAATTGACGTATTTGAACTTGTTGGTTTCATCACCCGGTTTGCGGATGGTGATACCCAGTCGATAGCTGATGCTGGAACGCACCTGCTTATCAACCTTGGCGCAGATTTCATCAAATTCTTCGTCGGTCAGGTTTTTCTGACAGATGATTTCGATGGCTGCGCCGTAGGGACCAGAGTTCTTGTTTTTCTTGCCCGACGCGTTGTGGGCGCTGCGCACGCCGTCCATGTCGTTGAACTTTTGCAACGCCTTGGCAATGCCTTCCTCGCCGGTCACGGTGCCGGGGCAGAACGACTGGATGTTAATCGTGCGCTTCGACACGTTGTAATCCATCTGCGGCATGTACTGCACCGAGCCTTTGCCGGTCGCCATTAGCTCTTCGATTTGTTCGTCGGTCGATACGTCGATGCAGCCGAACGGGTGAACAATTTTCAGAGTGTCAGCCAGTTTCTTTGCCGAATACGTTTTGCCATTCAGCATGTCGATAATGACTTTCGAAACGGTGGCCACCGAGAACGCCGGGTTGCCCACTTTCACACCGTAGGCCGGGGGCGGCGTCGAGGTCAGGAACAGCAGGGTTGGCAGCAGCGCAGGCAGGTACAGCGGCAGTTTTTCGTCGTTGGAAAAGTTCGGTTCCATCGGCACGACTTTCAGATACTGCGAGTCGAGCAAAAACATGTCCGCGAACTTCGATTTTTTCGCTTCGGTGTAACGATAGGCGGATGCCGAGGTGCCATCGGGTTTGCCCCAGCCACCTTGGCCCCATACCAGCGGCGGGTTGCTGTTTGCAATCGTCACCATCGCGCCGTAGCACGCCGAATCGCCATGCGGGTGATATTTACCAATTGCATCACCGACAGTACGCGCCGATTTCTTGAAACCGCCAGTGCTGTGCAGCTTCAGGCCGTCGAGTGCCCACAGTACCGCACGGTGCACAGGCTTCAGGCCGTCGCGGAAGTCGGGAACGGCCCGGTCTTCCACCACGTAGGAGCCATAAACGTGCAACGCCGCATCGGAAAATTCGTTGATCGTTTGCTGCTTGATTTCTTTGGCAGCAGTGTGAATTGTCACGACTGGGTTTTTGGAGATTTTGCCTTTCGGCGCTGCGGTGATCTTCGACTTTTTGACCTTCGCAACTTCTTTGGTTTTAGCCACGTGGAACCTCGACGCTGTATTCCACCGACAGATTGCGAATCAGGTTGCAGATATGCGGATCAAGTGGTTTGTTCCGATATTCGTTGGCGCGTACATACAACGCGTCGATAGCAGCCGCCAGTTTCTTAACTTCAGACACGCATTTATCCACGGTGCTCGTATCGAGCAATTTGGTCACGGGCGCTTGCACACCTTCCATGCGGCACACGTCGAATTCCAGATCGTTGTGGCGGTGCAGCATCGCTCCAACAAAATCTTGGAATTCTTTCAGGGTGTATTGGTGTTCAGGCATTCTGATTACCCTCCGGGTGCAGGCCGAGCGTGTGCAAAGCTTTACCCAACGCAGCCCACTGGAATTCATCGAGCACCACGGTGTTTGTGTCGATGATATGCATGTATTTTTCTTTCATGGCGGCCAGCTGGTTCAGCGATTCGAGACAGGCGCTCGCCGTGCCGTTGGGGAATTTCAGTCTCTCGAAATCTGGCAGATCGGTAACGCCCAGTGCACGCACCTGCGGCAACACGTCGCCGGTGATGTGGTAGATCGAGTGAGTGATCATCTGGCGCAGATCGTCGAGGGTTACTTCTCGGATATTTTGCAGAGGTTCTTTGATTTCCATCAGTCTTCCAGCCCCAAAAGTTTGCGACGGTTCACCGCGTCTTCAGAGACTACGGCACGGAACCATTGTTCGTCCGCCGCACTGGCAAACGGGTTGATTTGAATCAGCTTGCGGTGTTCTGGATCGAAGGCGATTGGGCCGATATATTCAGGGCCAACTTCCCCCCAACCTTTGATGCGCACCAACTCATGATCCTTTACAGATTTCGGAGTGAGTTTCCGACATTCATCGAAAGTCATGGCGCCGTAGAGTTCGCCTTTCGCGCCCAGCGCAGCGTAAAGCGGGGCCTGCACGCAGAATACGCGGCCTTGTTTGAACAGGTCAGGCATCAGGCGGTACAAAACTGCCAGATACAGAACCGCGATGTGGCCACCGTCCGGGTCCGGGTCAACGAGGAACAGAACGGATTTCACGCGCAGTTTTTCAACGTCGATTTTTGGACGTTCCGCTTTCGGGTCCATGGTCTTGAGGTCGCAACCCATGGCAATCAGGAAATTGGAAATATCCTTGTGCGTGATGATTTTCGCAATCGGGGCCTTCAGGGCGTTGAGTGGTTTACCACCGGCTGCCAGAACTTCCTGATAGTACGTGTCGCGGGCGTCGTCGGATGGACCTTTTGCCGAGTCACCTTCGACCACGAACAATTCGCGCTCATGCGGTTTGCAGTGCGGGCTAACGGCCAGCTTGGCGGGCAGTGCACCTTTGCCTTTTTTCTTCACGTCGGCCATGGATTTAACCACGGCTGCCAACTCTTCCCGGCCTTTGTTCATGATCAAGGCGCGCTTGATAATGTCCTTGGCAACCTTCGGGTTAGCTTCGAAATATTTGTCGAACGCAGGGAACAGAATTTCTTCCACTTCCTTGTCAACTTTCGAACTCAACTTGTCTTTCACCTGCGAGGTGTAGGCCGCGCCGTGCATGCGCCAGTCGAACATCCCGGTCAGGCCGATAAGCAGGTCGGAGCCTGTGTAGCCTTGGCCGCCTTTTTTGCCCTTCGCTGGTTTCTTTTCCGGCACGTGCTTTTTGACCGCTTTGGTCAGCGCAGCCGTGAAGCCCGTTACGTGCCAGCCGCCGTCGATGGTTGGCGACGTGTTGACGAATGTCAGGAAATGATCGGCGTCGGTGTGGTCGGACCAAACCAGTGCGCAAGTGATGTTGTCGCTTTTGAAAGTGAAGGCTTTACCCTGCGCCACAAGGTCGCGCTGGTCGCACATATTTTTCGGCACGAATGCCAAATCTTTCTTGTTGATAAACAGGTCGTCTTTGCGCTTGCCTTTGACGATGGCGGCAAAGCGAATTTCCAGACCGGGGTTCAACATTGCGACGTTTTGCAGCCACTCGCCCACTTCTTTTGCTACTGGGGTCGCGACCTTGTAAGACTTCGGCAATTTGCCTGCTTTCGCATCCTCGGAAACCACAGTCTGGTCAAGTTCCAGCGCCACGATGGTTCCGTATTTCTGCGTCTTGTCTTTCAGGTGCTGCATTACGTCTTTATCGACGGCCTTGCACGGCAGCGGGTGATCACCTTTGGAAATGATTTCGCCTTTGCCGTAAACCTGCGTGGCCAGCTTGCCGTTGTACGTGGTCCAGACGCGCATGCGCTCGGATACCGCGTTCACCGCCGACATACCGATGCCGTGAGTACCCGCCGAAGTTTTATACGCCTTGTCGTTGAACTTGGCGCCTGCGTGGGTCTTCGTGTATGCAGCGGTCATGATCGAAATTTTCTCACCGGATTTCAATTTCTTGAAGTCGGTGGGAATGCCGCCCGCTTGGTCCGCGATGATGTAAGTGCCAGTGTCGTAATCGAGCACAACTTCGATCACTTTGTTTCGCCCGGCGATGTGTTCGTCGTAGGCGTTATCTACCGCTTCCTTGATGCAGCGATACGCCATTGGCGAACCCTGCTCACCGAGGTACATACTGGGCTTCGCACGGATACCGGCCAGCCCTTCGTGAATGGTGAAATCATCCTGTGACGCAGATTTCTTTTTGGTGGCTTTTTCGACGCCAGCCGCTGCCTTCGTTTTCTTCGGTTTTTCTTCAGCTGCGGCTTTCGCCTTAGCCTTCACTTTCTTCTCGGCCATTTAGGTTCTCGTTGAATTCGTCGGCAGTGCCGATCCACATGAGTTGAGACGCTGAAATTTCCGCCAGCGTAAAATCACTCAAGTGATGGTAATCGTTGGTGTGGACCCAGTGGGAATACGCCGTCTTAGGTACGTGATTCAGAGGGTGTTCTGGATGGAATTTTGCAGCGTACTCTATGAAATTATAAGGCACAATTTTGAAACGGTCGCCCCAAGGGGTTTCGAGCCACAGGTCCATGCCATTACCCCCACACGTGGTTTGCATTCCGTTCGCACACGCCTTTGGCCACGGTGTAATCGCCGCACGCCACACAGAAATGTTTCTGCACGAAATGTTGCGCTACATATTCCTTTTGTGCCGACACGCTGGGTTCGAACAGGGTGATATTTTCCAGCTGTCCGATACGGGCCTTGAGCGTTTTCATTTCGCGTTCGAGTTCTACGCGCTTCAGTTTTTCGCTGATCGCCGCGTCACGCCACGAACCTTGGCCTTTGGGGCCGGGCAACAGCAGGCCAGCCGGGTCTTGCACCACGCCGATAACGCGGGCTTTGTACGGGTGCGGGTGAATGGACAGGTGAATTGCTTCGAAGTCCGTTTGGCTGCACTCTTCCCAACCTTTTTCGGAGGTCCACCACGCTTCGTAGCGGAGAATTTCGATTGGGGTATCAGTCATTTTTCACCACCTCTTTTTTGGTGGCTTTGGTCCGCACGCGTTTGGCAGGCTTCGGTGTATTTTCGAGGCCCGTGTGCAATTCCAGCTGGCGTTGGGCTTCGAGGCGCATGGCCGTGAATTCCAACGGGTGACAATCGGAAATTGTGTAAGGCTCTTTGTTGGGGCCTGCGCTGTACAACAGCACGGAGCCGGTCGCCGGATCGGTGACACACACCAGATAGGAACCGTCGATCATTTCCACGACGTGATGGTGCTGGAATTCGAAATCTTTGGCCCGCACACGTTCATCGAGTTTGAAATTGTCCGCGTTGCTACGCAGGCGTTGACGGGTGAAGGTGTTCCCGTTGATATCGGGATTTTCCATCATGTCTTTGAGCATCACTGGTGTCATTGCAAGTCTACTCCGTCTTCGAAAACAACACAGTTTGGGTCACGGCGCTGCACTTCCGATTTGTAGTCCAGCACTTCCAGCCAATTCTCAAAATATTTCTTCAGCTGTTCACTGCGCGCATGGGTGCCGTAATGGTATTGCAGGAAATCTTTCTGGTTCTGCACCTTGTCAGCAATCAACATGTGCCGGGTTTCGGTTGGCCACAGCATGTTGGTGCCCAGCATGACGCGGCGAATCTGATCCACGTCCCAACCATCAGTCGCTGGGCGACACAGATATTTGTTGGCGAACAAACGGTAGGTCAATGCACGGGCCAACGACTCTTCGATTTCAGGAATGGCACCGAGCCGTTCAATATTTTCTTGCAGGTCTTTTACATCCTGCACCAACGGATGCAAGCAATAGCCGCCTTTCGCTGCGTTGGATGCGCCCAACCATTCAAGGATTTCGAGGCCTTCGTCAATGTGGTTCATTAGCGGCACGCCGGAACGGGTAGCACAGCGCGTTGTGTAATGGTCTAGGATCAATTGATATTCGATAGAATTCTTCATAGGCCCGCCATAGATACAGGTATGCCTAGTGTTTACAGTTTTTGCTCACCAATGAAAAAGCCGCAAACAGGTCGCCCCGTTGCGGCTTCGTTTTAGTTGCGGTTGCGCACCTTCACATCCGGGTAAGGGATGCTGAAATCAATAGCGGCAGCAGTCGCTACAATCTCGCTGCCAGCCGTTTTGCTTTCCGGTCCTTTGGATTCATCTTTTTTCTGGTTCGGGTCGTCTTTGCTGTGCTCGCGGGCAGCATCGTTTTGTTGATCGAGTTTTTCTTTTTCTTCCTCAACCTTTTCCTGATCCACGACTTTCTCCGTGGATTCTGCCGGGATGAAATCGACGGGCTTACGATTGCTGCGTGCGTCCGGGTAAGGGATCACTTCGTCTGGATCTTTTGCCGAAGCGGTTGCCTCTTCGTCATCGTCCATATCATCGTCCATATCGTCGTCATCCGACTCTTCATCGTCATCAGATTCTTCGTCGTCCTCTTCGGAATCATCCGATTCTTCGTCGTCCGATTCTTCCTCTTCATCATCGCCGGAATCGTCGTCGCCACCGCCCGAATCATCGCCGCCCGCGTCTTCGGTCTTCGGTGCTTTGGTCGCGTTTTTCTTCTGCTTTTCGGCGGCTTCTTTGCGCTCTTCCTCGGCCTGAATTTCCTGCCGGGCTTTCTCTTCCTTGTCGCGTTCTGCCAACTCTTCATCAGAGTATTGCAGCTGCTGGTTAGTGCCCATGTCAGGGGCGCTGTATGCACCCGAGGCCGTGGCCTTCTGCGGTTTCAAACTGATCGTGATTTTCATTTGAGCCTCGGAATCTTTTTGGTGGATTTTTTGAGTTTCTTCGCAGGTTTCTTGACCTTCGCCTTCAACCCTTCGAGCACATCGTCTTCCAAATAGTTTTTCATGTTGTTGGTAATGTCCAACACCTTGATCAGCTGTTCGGGCCGGAGCGCGTGCACCATGTTATCTTTCAGCATGCGTTTATCGAAGCACACCTTTTCCATCGGGCACGCCTCATAGGCGGGCATCAGACGTTCGTAATCGTCCGGGCATTGGCAAGGCTTCTGCTTGATCGCCAGTTCCGGTTTGTTCTGAATGAAACTGTTCACAGCACTGCGGTAAATTTTCTTCTGCTGGATGATCAGTTCTTTGGTTTCTTGGCGGAAACGTTCGTTCCAGCGCTGGGCTTTTTCTTTGAACTCATACGGGTTGTCGCGGCTTAGGTACAGCAGCGAGAAACCGGAGATTTTCATTTTGTATTTTTTCTCAAGCACGTAGCAGTAGGTCGGAACCTGCATGAGGTGTTCGCGCTTGGGCAGCTTGGCAGTTTTGATGATGCCTTTGGTGCTGGTCTTGTAGTCCAGAACCCAGTAGGTGCCATCGGGCATTTCATAGATGCAATCGATGTGGCCTTTCAGACCAAAATAATCGATGCATTTTTCCACGTACTCACAAGCCACGCCGCATTCAGGGCACTCGTTGTCCGTAGTGTTTTTGCTGGTCAGTGTTCCCTTGCGGTACATCACGCCTTTTTCGTCGTAAAGATCGCGGGCGTCGTGATGTTTCTGGCAGCGTGGGTTACGGCATTTCCAATCACCGAAAACCTTTTTCGTGCTGCCCATGTAATACTGAATATTTTCGTGGGCTGCGGTCCCAACCGTGGTGAAGTAGCCACCACCCGCCGCCATGTTCGACATATAGAATCCATCCTGCGCAGCCTGCATGAATTGCATGTGCACCAGAACTGGACAGATTGGGAAAGAAGAGGGGCGGTATTCTGGCCCCCGTCCGTTCGGTGTGATGATCGAGCTATCCATTATTTGGGCGTAGACCTTACCCAAATGCGACTCGATGTGCACCGACCGGCGTTCGGTCTTAATACGGCTTGCTAGTTCCTTAAACACGCGGCACATCCAGTAACTGTAAATGGTACTTATAAATTGTCATTTTAATGGCCGAAAGCATGAAGATTGAAGACGCTTACACCGTTATCATGGAAGAGATTGAAAAGATTCCGGGCTACGTGAAGCACAAAGCCAACGGCGTCGAAATCGTTTGTCCCTTCCACGAAGATTCCAACCCATCGCTTGGCATTAACACCAGCCTCGAAGCGAAAGTGAAAGTCGGCACCTTTAACTGCTGGTCGTGCGGTGCTAAAGGCGGCTGGAATAAATTGGCCGCCAAGCTGGATTTGCGGCAAGTCAAAGAGTGGCAGTTTTTCGATGGCAGCACCGCTGGCCAACGTGCACGCTTTGAGCGCAAGAAAAAAGAAAGAGAAAACACAAACAACAGATCGATCAAACGTCTGCATGAAGAGCTAGGCGGTTCGGTCATTCCATGGCCCAAAGAAAAAGATTGGCGCGGTTATCCCGGTGCAATGATTGAGCGGGTACAGGGACAAATGTTCAGTGAGGAAATGCGAGAGGATGTGATGCTCGCACTACCTATTTACATTAATGGTCGGTATAGGGGCGGCGTGAAGGCCCTGATGGAAAAACAGGAAACCGGTTTGTCCTATATCAACACCAAAGGTGACTGGGTTATGGACTACGGCTTGCTCGGTTACGATTTTATTCGCAAGCATAAACTGTTCGGCTGTCAGGCCGTGGTGCTGTGCGAGGGTCCGCGTGACTGGCTGCGACTGGTGCTGAATAAAATCCCGGCCTGTGCAATCCTCGGTGCGAAAATGTTCTCGGAACGTAAGCGCATTCTGTTGCAGGGCCTCGGTATCTCGAAGGTCTACACGCTCACGGACAACGACAAAGCCGGGCGTAAAATGGCGGCGATGATTGGGGAAATTTGCGAAGGGCATTTGGATTTTGAAGAGCTAAAGCTGCCTGTCAAATACGACAAGGATGGCAACCTGATCAAACTCGATCCCGATGCAGCGCCACAAAAGATCATCGACAAGGTGAAGGCCATCGTCTACGAATACAACCCGCCCCCGCGTCTGGTGAAGAAAAAGAAAGACCAACCCAAGCTGTCATTTGAAAAGAAACCAAAGAGGATCAAGAAGTCATGACTTACAAAACGGCAAGCGTTGAATTGCAGAACCAACTACACGCCGCACTGACCATACGTGAGTCCATCAAAGCCCAGCTGTATGAAAAATATGGCGTAGGCTACAAACCTAGCGGTGGTGCAATTACCGTGGCCAGCGACATACTGGAAGTCAACGCGGTTGAAGCACTTTTGCAGTGCCACGAAAGCATCAAAGGAAAACTGGAAATGGCGAAAGTTTTGAAGCAAGGTGGCCTCGATGCCTACGCCACTAAATTGCTGGCGGATATGTGCAGCATGCACGCCGAGATTGCCAACACGATTAACCCAGCGTAACCAAATGCACCAAAGAAAAAAGGCCGCGATCCGAAATGGAAAGCGGCCTTTTTTATGCCTGAAATTCGTGAAAATTACAGGAGGTCAGCGATGAACTGCTTGAGCGCCACGTCTTCGACGTTGTTGGCGATGTAGTTCATGTCATCCAGCGACAATTCGTCGCGGCGCATTTCGATATCGCCCATCAGGTCGGCCATGTCTTCACCTTCCAGACCAGCGCGGTTCACGATACCGGCTGCGAACGGCGAAGGCTGATAGCTTTCTTCGTTTTCAATCGGTGCCTGCGACGGCTGCTGTGCTGGCGCAATGTCGGTGCGCATTTCGAGCATGGCAGGTGCCACGGCTTCGTTACCAACTGCGTTCATGTGCAGAACGCGCTGAATTTCTTGCTGCGCTTTTGGCGAAGCTTGGATGGCGGTCAGGGCGTCTTCCGGGTGCGCGATGGCGATTTGGCCCAGCTGTTGCAGCTGGCGGAAATGTTTGTTCAGCAGCAGGTTTTTGCGCGGGGCGAACATGGTCATGTCGATTGGCACGAAAGTTTTCGGAATCACAATCGATTGCATGGTGTCGTCTTCACCTTTCACGGTCAGGTTGATATTGCCTGCCGGTTTGGTGAGGTTCATCACGTAAAGTTCGATATCGTCTTCACGTTGCAGCGCCTGAGTTACGGTGAGGGGACGCATCAGGGCTTTGGCTTGTGGCTTAACGCTCATTCGGGTATTTCTCCGTCTTCATTTGGGTAGAATTGCTCTAGTTCCTTGTCAGAAACGTCGAACAGAAGGTGCACTTTCGGACTGCCGTATTTCGACATGAACTCTTTATCCAACAGCATCGGAATCATCCGGGGTTCCAGTCTCAAGTCTGGATCAGAAAACAATGGATGTTCCGCGATCTTTTTAATGATCGGTGTTTCTTCCACAAAGTCATCGCATTCGTATGACCCGAAGTCCTGCGCTGCGTGGTAGATTGCGATAATTGCCGAGACTCGTTCACACGAAGCCTTGCGGACAATCAGCACCTCACGTTTTGTCAGGTGTGGCAATTTCAACAGACGCAACTCAACGTCCGTCAAACCTTTTGGCTGATCTTTTTTCTTTTTCTTTTTTGCTTGCTCTTGCTCGCCTTTAGAACTGGCGAACGTAGCGTCGAGGGCCATGCAGCGCCGCTGGGTTTGCTCCGTGTAAAATTTGCAGGTGGTTACACGGCATTTCTTCGCAAACTCGTAGTCACTGAGTGGGCAATTATTGAGGGGCAAAGGGCAACTCGATATCGCGCTGGTAGCAGTTGAATACCAGACGATGAATCATCATTTCTTTGTCGCCACCGGGCAGCTTCGAATAGCTGATGCTGCTGTTGCGCAGGCGGATGTTCGACAGCTTGCGGGTCGCCAGCGTCACGCCCGAGGTGGCTTGCGAATACAGGAAAATTTCTTTCGGCGGCAGGATCAGGTTTGCCGAGAGTTTGTAAATGTATTCGAGGTTTTGCCAATGCTCGGCAACGCCCAGCGCCAGCTGGTAAGGGCGGGTTTTCTCTTCCTCGCCCAGCGCATCGAAGTCCAGATGCGCGTAAACGATCCGGCTCAAAAAGTTTTCCGGCATCAAATTCGCCGTGTGTTCCGGGTTGTTTCCAACGTCGAAACCGGATCTTTTCAATGGGTAATCAACCGTGGTGCGTATTACGTTGTCTTTCATTTTCCCCGTCCAGATTTTTGCGGTTTGTACCCTATTATTTACATTATTTATAGGGATGGCGCCCGCAAAAGGACGTTGAACAAACGAGTTTCATCGGTATGCGAATGAATGAAATCGTATGGCTTCACGCGCAACAAACGGGCAGCGTGATAAAGCGCGATAAAGAACGAATCCAGCTGGTGAATCACGATCCCCGAGCCTTTGTATTTGGCTTTGAGGTCTTCATACATTTCTTTCAGGTCGGCTGCCGTGCGGTTGAATTCGTTTTTCCACGTTGCAGCCGTATAGAATTCGGTTGGAATGTCCGGGTGAATCAGCAGCATGGCGCCAAGCATCATGCCAATGGCTTCAACCGTGGTTCCTGCGCCGCGACCGGGCCGCGATTGGAAACGTTCGGCGGCAATGTAATCAATGGTATTGAGCGGCAGGTTTTTGTATTCGTCAACGAAAGCCCGGCATTCAGTTTGCGCCAGCTTCACGTCATGAATCATGTGCTCCATCATTTTGGTGCCAATGACTTTGAAGCGCATTCCGCCATCGTCACCCAGCCACGCCTCGATCACGGTCACGGCGTAGTTTTTGGTGCCCATATCTTCGCCCATAACCCGAATGCGTTTCTTTTTCGGGAAGGGCAGCTCTACTTTGACCGGTTTAGCTTTGGCTTTCCGTTTGCGGGCCATGGTGTTCTCCTAACTCATACTACTTAATTACAATCCGCATCCTCGGTTTTTCAACCAGTAATTTAGAGGTATGGAGGAACAACTATGATCAAACGTGGACCCAGTAATGTGCGGCGTAATCACGCCCGCAACTTCATCCAGAAACAGGCACAGGCCCGCATGGATGAAACGGTTAAAGCATACAACCATCAGGTTTCCAACAGCTTGGCAGTCAACGCGGTGCAGGTCGTGCTGTATCAGGTCGAGCGGCAAATCGGGCGCCCGTGTTCCTGCTGCAAAACCAGCGTGGAAATCCCAACCAGTTCGAACGTAACGCCCACCATTCCCCACCGTGACCAATCAACCGAAAACATCGGCATTGAATTCCAAGACGATGATATTTTCGGTACGGAAATGGACGCTCACATTTTTGACGACGTGGATGTGCGCGACGTATCGGGAATGCAGCAAGATTCAGGCGTCAAAGCGATTGAGGTCGAAGACTTCGAAGATTCCGTGGGCCAAGGTTCGGTCAATTGCGGGATTTGCTACCGTGCACTGAAGCAGCCGGGATACAAAGCGCTGGGCAAACAGCGGGCGGTATACACGCATTACAACATCGAACGAATTGACGGTTTCCTTGTGGATTCCACCAGCAGCCCGCACGCCTTTGACCGCCAGCATTCCGAGGGCTTTGTCAGTTTCCTTGTCACGGTCCCGAAATATTTCGACTCGGTGGTCTACAGCATCCGCGAAGACCTGTACGTGCTGCGCGAAAAACCTTTGCGCAAAGACGGCAAAATCATCACCATCGAAGACCTGCGCCGTCACGCGGGCCAATCCATTGAAATTCTGGTCAAGTCCGAGCGTTTTACCCACGTCGTTTTCGAATTCGATTTGGGCGTGCCTATGATCAATGCCAACATCGGCGGCGAAACCACTACGCTGGATTACGACCGTCTGCAAACCATGAGTGATATTCCAATTGTTTTCGGTCCAGAAGTCTCGGACGTAAACGAGGGTGACATTGTGGTGATCCCCAATCGGAATCTGTTTTTGAAGATCCGCGACAAGGAACGCAAAATCATGCAGGATCAGGCCCGGCTGGAATGGGTTTGTAATGCTCGCGTTCTGCAACCAACCGAACCACTCCGTGCAATCTCGAAAGGATACAAATTGCGATGAAAATTCAGTTCAAAACCCTGTACCTGCATGACGACGATGTGCAGCCGATCAAAGGCGACAAAATGATCAGCATGCGCAACCACGAAGACCAGTTCCGGGCCTTCCGTGGTAATTCGATTGGCCGCATCGTCAACAAATCCAAAAACTGGATTGAACCAGAATTGGAAACCGCAATCGCCAACGCTAGCGCCACCTTCTGCCATCAGGTGCATGAACAGATTTTGAGCATGCATTCGTGGGCACCGTGGCGCAAGTATCCGAACCTGCTGAAAGTACGGCTGGCATCGGAATGTTTGTTCTTGATTTTTGACCGTCCAATGGATGGTCCGCGTCTGGATTTCACCGTGTCGCAAATCGAGGATGAATGGCCACGTCTGATCAACAAAAATCAGGAATATTTCGAGTTGCTGAATGGTCACGTTACCAGCGGCTCGCCCGACGGTGGCTGCATCCAGTACACCTACCGGTTGAAAGAAAATGCAGATACTCCGGGCATTTAAATGGTACAGATGGTTACGCGGTGGCCGTTGGGAACGTTGGTATCACGACGACGGCCATTTTTACGACTGGTATCACTGGGACACTGACGTTGAAAAGCGTCGGCCACATATCAACTGCAAAGGCACACCTACAATCGAGGTTTACGAATGAAAAGTTTCCCGCTCTACAAATGCCACAAAACTGTTGAAGCATTCAAGATTTTCAAAATCGTGGCACAGGCCCGTGGTACTGCTGCCGGTGAACCGGAACAACCTGAAATGGTAGCAGTTCCCTACGAATCCGGCGTTGCCTACGAACCGACCGCGCAGAAGACCGAATACGTGCTGCGTGATAAATCCGGTGATTTCGAAGTCGTGGTAGACGAAGATTTCATGGAACGTCACGGCGTGCACACCACTGGTTATTTCGTGCGTTACGAAAATGGCCACCAGTCGTTCAGCCCGGCCAGCGTGTTCGAAGACGGCTACACCCTGCGCCCGAATCGCCGCGTGTTGCACATCACTTTGGGTTCTGATGAATGGGAACCAACGATTGAAGATATGCAGGCCGTTTGCGAAATGTTCACCGGGGCCATTGACGACGTGAAAGGTGCGATTATCTCGACTCGCCACGGCGTCGAACTGGAAATCCTCGAAACCGTAGATACCGACGTTGCGGATTTCGTTGTGGCCAATATCTACAACGAAGACCAACTCGAAGGTTACAAAGCAAAAGTGGCTGAGGCACCGACCGAAATTCAATGGTGGACCATTCACGTCTGGCCAGAAGGCGAAGACCTGCCAGAAAGCAACGTTTGCAACCTGCACATTTCCAACGACATTACCGGCGCACGCCGTGGCCGTGGCCACTCGGTTAATCGCGTGGTATTGCACGGCGGGTTGACTGAGAAATCGGTAAACCCCGAGGTTGTGCAAACCCTGTACAACACAGTAAAAACCTACGAAATGAAAACCGAATCGCGTGTTAAGTGGGAGATTGCCGAATGAAAGAACTGGCCATTGCATCGAATATGATCACGATGGCGCGCAACGCAAAATCCTTGGAACAAAAACGTAGTCTGATGTTGCGCATGATTTTGCCATTGCTTTCCACGGCCACCGCCGACAAGCTGGCAAAAACCATCACCAATCACAACAGCCGCGAATTCGCGCAGATTTGGGAACAGGTCAAACCGGAAATTGCGGGCAAGATTGCGGGCGACCGTGCACAGCAAAGCGCAAAGCCCTTGCCCCCGCAAATGGTTGGTACTGCTTCAATGGGCGATATCACCCGCGAAGAGTGGGAGGTCATGCACCCGGAACCAAAAACCGTGGTGCAAACGGCAGAAACCGAACCTGCATACGCCGACGTTACGACGTTTCAACGTGACGGCGAAACCTGCGTTGCGATCACAACATATGGCCCAAGAAAAATCCGTATTGCATTAAACGGAACCACCGTTCTGGAAGCACAACCCAATGCGGAAGGTCGTGTATTGCCCCACAATAACAATTGCGGTGGTGTGCCGATTGCCGGTAGCGGAATCAACGTCAATCAGGTTTGCCAGCTGGTTAAACTGGTTTGCGAACGTTTGCTGATGAAAGCTGATCCGTGCCCATTGGGGCCTAACGGTGCGCAATGCGATTCGAATCTGATTGAACTGCATGACAAGCTGTTAGCATCTACCATTTGATTCATTTGAAGGGGGCCATTCGGTCCCCTTTTTTATTGCCCAATCCATTCAAACCAACCCAATCAATAGGCCAATAGGGCCAATGAAAGATCCCAAAATGCTGTCCGACGAGCGGTAATCCCTATCGAAAAATAACTGTAAATCTTAGGTATGGTCGGGTCTTTTGTATAGTGAGTGACAGAACGATTCATCGTTTGGAACGCGTGAAGCGGCCTAGCGGAACCTGTTATGTATTGCATAGTGCACAGAACGTTTAGATCGTGCAGGAACGCACAGACAAACCCACACAGTGGAGCGTAAGCGAAACGATAGCGACTAACGCGTAGCGTTAGGAGCGGTGGCGTAGCCACCCGTATTAGGAAAGCTGATCAGCCGCCCCCATTCCCCCAGCGGAGTGGAGAGCAGACAGAGAAAGAAACTAGAAGCCCATTCGTTTCTTTAGAACAATTAAGCAGAGGTCTGTCCGCGTTGTTTGTGCTGCGCAAAAACAATGGACCATCGGACTAATGCTCGTTACCTAACGGTAACTGCGCTCGAAGAGCGCCCCCACCCCCAGTTCCGCCAGCCCCCTCCCCCGCGCCGACCGAGCGCCGGGCTGGAACCACGATTATTAGAAACTGAATAGAGAGAAAAGCAATGCCTACCGTTTACCTTCCTGAATATCACTTGGCAGAATCTCAAAAAGGCATGAGCACGATTGCCATGCGCACCGGCACACAAGGCCTGTTGATTATGGCTTGCATGGAACTCGCAGTCGTTTCACAAGGCAATGCCAATCCGCTCTACCACCTGCCCCCGGAATATTCCGATAAATTCCCAGCACAGACCATTGAATGCTGTGCGTTTATTGCAGAGCGAGCAATCGAATTGTTTGGCATTAAAGACTACGCCGATTTTGACGACAATCGTCAAATGCTGGCGCAACTGTATGATCACTGCGCGACCTACGACCGCCACGATACTGAATATGTGATTATGAAAAATCGCGTGTATGTCAGGGAGTGGAAAAAGCACACCTTCAAGTTGCCAAAAAACGATTTCGGCGTGCTGATGTACCTCGACAATCCCGATGGTGATTCGGCTGTGGCGATTGCGGTTGGCGGCGACAAATTCAAACCGCTGACCCACGGCGTCACCATGACTCGCAACAGCTACCGCGTCAGTCGTGAGAAAAATCAAGCGTTGAAAACCGCGAAAAATTCCGGTGATTGGGAACGCCTGATGAAAGAGCGTAGCTTGATCAACCTGTACCAGATTCGCGACCGTAACCGCGTGGTCAATCTGGCTGCAATTGAAGCTGTAGAGGTTGCGCAAAATATCATGTACATGACGCCTTACAGCCGTGAGCGCCAGCAATACAACGACCGCCGAGGCTTTACCGAATTGGCAGAAACTTTGGAATTGGTTGCGTTCCAAACCCGCCACAATGATGACGACCGCCGCATTTCTTTGGACCGCACTTGCGTTCGTTATCTGAAGGCGCAATGCGAAGGGACCAGCCTCGACAAAGAACTGGCGGCCCTGCTGATCGCCCAGCACTACCCAAAGGGCGTTAAGAAAAAGAAGAAAACTGTAAAAACTAAGTAGCAACACATCATTTATCTAGGAACCACCAACATGCTAGAGGTCAGTATCTTTGATCGACCGTTTGTGAATGCGTGCCGGGCCATCGCTGATGGACTGTGCCTGTACGACAATAGTCTCTACTATTTCGCAAATGGTGTGGCCATCGGTTTTAAAGAAAAACGCCCGTACACCATTCCAACCGATCAAGGCTACTGGGTGCCAAGCGGCACACGCTCGAAAGGTTCCATGGAAGCCCGCGCAGAACTTGAGAAAGTGAACAAAGAATATTCGCTACTCAATTATGTGCGAAACAACTTTGACCATTACGTCGAATCGGTGATGCTGTCCGGCGACACGGGCGATATCTGGAAACGCGTGCGGGTGCTGGTCGCCAATGATCGCGTGTACGTTCAGTTTCCCGACATTCGCGGACGTATCCACCTGAAAGACAAAACGGTTCGCCTCAAAGCCGCCATGCCGTTGATGCCCATTACGGTCATGCCTGAATTGATCGAAAAGTTATTGGGTATTTGCGAGGCGGCAGAATTGCCACTCGATTTTGATCCTGTTGAAGTGATCGCAAACGCCTACCGTGGCACCTGTGGCGGCCAGCATGTTGCGGCCCACGGCTACGCAATGGTCCTTTTGCTGCAAAACAAAATTGAAGGTATGTAATGAACTACACCGAAGATCAAGTAAACAATTTTCTGGAAGACCTGCTGACCCTGCGCGAAAGCGGCCCGGTGTTCAATGCCCGGATCGAAAACGGCGTGATGAAATATCAGTCGTGCATTCCCGGTCGTCACACCATCGAAGATACCGATGGCCAATTCTACGTCGTGACCTTTGCCGATGATACGGTGGTCGTTGGTCAAGGCGGCAACGGTGGCCAGACTAAAGTTTTCTACGCGCACCAGCTGGCGCATGTGAAAATTCACGACCGGAAAACCACCAAAGTTCCGCAAGTGGTGCCAAGCCAAACCCTGTTGGAAGTGCCGGGCATTGGTTCCCTGTTCACGCATCACAGCGGGCGCCCATATCTGACCTTCGGTTACGCCAACATGGATGCCAAGGCCGAGAAATACGACGAATATCCGCCACTGGTTTTGTACATCGGCCAGAACGGAAAAGTATGGGCCAAGACCGTGCAGCGTTTCAAAGAAACCATGCGGGCCGGCGGTCGTTTCCAATTCCAGAAAGGTGCGGCGCTGGAATTCATGGGCATCGTTGAAAACGACGAACTGGTCAACGGCTACATCACCCGCGATGTACGCCTGATGGTTGAGCGCTCGCAGGGGGAAATCGAAAGTGAGTAAACCAGAATATTTGTACCGCTTCCGCTACTGGTATTCCAACAACATTTACTGGGCTGGCCGCTCCAAGGAAATCACCGACGAACAAATTGCCGGTGCATGGGGCGATTGGGAAATCATCAGCGAAGAAAAATACAACGAAATCGTCGGCTACATCACTCGCAGCAACTGTCATTATCAGGCGCAGAAATTGCGCATGGATTTGATCGAAGATACTGCGTGCAGCCCGCGTGTGTGGATCGACAAAAAGATCGAAGACCAAGAACGCGAAGAGCGCCACCTGAATGGCCGACAACGCCGCACGATTTATCTGGCCAAGGTTACGCAACCGGACGGCACCGTTTCGCCGTGGATGACTATCACGGCCCGCGCGTTTGAGTCGGAATCTTTTGCTGCGAAAGCAAACCGCAAATACGTGAAGACCACGTGCGTGCAAGAGCACTATGGTTCGTGGTTCGAATACATGTACGAAGGTATCCCAATGCAAGCCTTCGAATTCCATCCAGACTATGCCGAGTACGACAAATGAGCCAGAACCTGCACCGCCATTACCACACCCCCGGTGACGCAGCAGTCAAGCACCTGAAAACCCAGTTGGTTGTGGCGCTGATCACCAAAGTTCGCGAAATGCGTGAACAGCAAATGACCGACGACGAAATCACCAAAAAGCTGAAGATTTCCCCGCGTGATTTCCCGTACCTGATGGACGCTGACACGTCGGAAATCCCAGCAGTTGATATGGTTTCGGCCTTGGCCAACATCGGTTTCGATGTTGAGATTACGTTGGTGCCTCATGAGCACGCCTAGCCAACTGCGCAAAGTAAAAGTCTGGCGCCCTTCGGTAAAACTGGATAGCCAGCGCCGCCCAGTATTCAAGGGTGACTGGTTCTTGGGCGAAGACTGGCGAAAGGAATCTTGGCCTACGGATGTTGCAATCGAATGTCGGGAAATTTACTTCTCGCTAGTTTGGCGCACGTCCATTATCACCAAGGGCCGTATCAAAATTTGCAGTCGCCAATTATGGACCATGAAATCTCGCCGTGAAGCGCGTGTTTTCTACGGATATAACGGCCACCAGTTTGATGACCAGTACACCTACGACGAAGAGGCGCACGACGATGAATTCGAACCAGTCACCGAATCCTGACGATACCGAAATGGCGCCGAAAATCGTGCAGCAAATGTTGGGGCGTATCCATCCCCACAAACCGTTGCCGACTCACGTAGACATTCCCGGCCCGTACTACGGCTGGCCTCTGTTGCTGGTGCACCACCATTGCAGCACGCGCTGGGAACTGGGCGACGGCCCGGATCAGGAATGGATTGAAAATAATCCGTTGAACGTCGTGCACCTGACACCGCGTGACTGAACGCCCCGCCACGATCCTCTACTGTGCAGAAATTTCTGATGTGTTGGACCAAATACCTATAGAACAATGGCCATCGCATGTAGACGATCCTCAACACAGGCTGTACGGGCATCCGCTTTTTCTGATGCCCAACCGCCTAACACAACACATTGGCATCGGCAGCGTCCAAAACACCAGCTGGATTAAGTCTCACAAAATGATGATTAATTACGGCCTTACAGAGCCGCGCAGTTATGGAGTAGCAAAATGAGTGATGATCTGAAGAAAAAGAAGAAAAAGAAAAAGGGGTTGGTTAAGTCCGAAGCCCCGGACCTCAAGCTGAAAAAGAAAAAGAAGAAAGAACAGCAGGAAGATACCGGCGTCAAAAAGAAGAAAAAGAAATCCATGGAAGACCTCGGGCGTGACGTGAGCGGCACACTCGAAGAAACAGGCAAGAAGAAAAAGAAAAAAGACGTGGCCAAAGCCGAGGACTCGCCCAAGGTCCAGCTGCCCGTTGATCAAGACGATTACATCATTGTAAAAGTCGGCAAGAAAAACAAACTGGCATTTGCCCATAGCCCCAAACGCAACACCTGCTACATCGAAGAAACCATGAGTTCGGATGAACCGGTTACTTTCGAATACGACGCCAACACGCTGGTGGCCAACCTCGGCAAAGAACCATCGCCCGGCAAAGTTTTCGGCGTGGAAATCATGCCGCATTTCGGTGTGCTCGATACCCTGATGGGTCCGCTGCACATGTACCGCAAGCTGACCGACGAAGAGAAAAACGCAATCACCATCGGCATCAAAAAGTCGGTGAAGAAAATCGCAGAAATCGATCTGGAAAAAGTGTTCCCGATTTCCCGTATCGAAGTCCACAACGCCAAGGGCAAGTGGGCGGGCACCTATCAGGTGAGTTTCAAATCGGGTGAAGCCATCGACCTGATGAAACTCATGCCGAAAATTCTGGAAGATCAGGTTTATAACCAATACATCTTCCTGCATGAAACCGGCCACGCTGTCTGGTATCGCTACGTGCCGGAAAAGATCCGTGCTGAGTGGCTGGAAAAATACAACAGCATGACCACCGTTTCCAAGGCCAAGAAAGCCGACATGGAACAGCTGTGCGAATCGCTGATCAGTTCGCAATTGTCGGTGCGTGAATTCCAGCGCGACCTCGAAGAGGACGAACTGGGCATGTTCAAGGAAGCGCTGGGCTACCTGAAGAAAGTTCACAAAATGTCGCCGGAAGATACCAACATTCTGCTGAACCAAAACAGCAAAATGTTGGCAGAAATCTGGCCGACCACCGCGTCGATTTCCAACGCTGATTCGCTGGCTGCACAGCTGGGCGAATACGCGGCGACCAACGTGCAGGAAATGTTTGCCGAGGCATTCGCCATGCACCTGACCGGTAAGCAGATTCCGAAATCGATCCTCAAACTGCTGGAAAAATCCTTCAAGGCGGCACGCGCCAACGAATAAGGCCCTAGCGAAATGACTAAGCTGAAATACGACGAAGTTTTATTGATTGGTGGTCCTCACGACGGCAAGTTCATCGAAGCCGTGCGCGGTACGCCGCAAATCATGGTGCGCGATTCGTTCGGCCCTGCCAAGCGGATCGGCGGCCCTGAAATTACAGGCGAAATGACCAAAAACGCCACGGTGTACAACCGCTACCTGTTTAAAACGGCTTATGGCAATTATGTGGTTTACGCTGTTGATGGTGTGGACGTTTTTGCCCGTTTGATCGAGGGTTACAAACCATGAAAAAACTTTGGCTGATCGGCTTAGTCATGCTCGCCGCGTGCGACAACAAAACGGTCTATGTGGATTCCGCGACCGGGGCGCCTGTGGCCAGACCTGAATCACGGGTGCTGTCTGAAATCTCCTATTACCAATCGGTTAATCTGGATACGATGAATCGCACGTGCATTGACGGGGTTGTTTACATCCGCTACGACCGAAGCCTGACCGTGGCCTACACTTCGAGCGGCCACATTGCCCGCTGTGAAGGTTCACAAATCAAATGAAGTGGTATATTTTAGGCCTCTACCTTTGCGCGGTAGGGGCCTTAGTTTTTTACGCATACCGCCGAGGTCGGAAAGCCCAATGTAAGGCCGAGGAAGAATTCCGAAAAATTGGTCGGCATAATCCCAAGGTGCACCGCGTATACAGGCTGGCAATCCGCCGTGGTGCAACTGAAGACGAAGCATGGGCAGCAGCACGCGCCTATGAACAACACTACACGGGTAAACTGTAAATATACTGTATACCCCTATCGAGTACCTGACCGTGGCAAAAGAGAAAGTAGTAAAGACCAAGAAAAAGACATTCAAGACCGACACTGAAGAAGCGGTCAAAAGCGCCAAGAAAAAAGTTAAAAAGGAACGCGGGCCTGTGACGCTGGATACTTCCCAGCTGGCCAACCTGTATCGCCCTTCGAAGCTGTCCGAAGTTGTGGGCCAAGACCAAACGGCCAACGCAATCGAAGGTATGTTCAAACGCGGCAAGGTGCCTGCGGTGTTCCTGTTCTCCGGGCATTATGGTTGCGGCAAAACTTCGTTCGCGCAAATCCTCGCCCGGCAAATCAACTGTGAGAATTTGAACCTGTGTGGCAAATGCCATAGCTGCAAATTCCGCAAGCATCCCGACGTGACCTATCACGACGCGGCAGTTAACGGCACCATTGCAGAAATTCGTGCGCTGGTATCCGCTGCCAACAACGCCCCTACCTTCCGCAAGCGCGTAATCATCGTGGACGAAGTGCACACCCTGCGCGATCAGTCCGAAAAAGCGTTGCTGACCTCGACGGAAAACCCCGGCCCCAACACTATCTGGATCATGTGCACCACTAACCCGGAAAACATGAACAAAGCGCTGGTTAGTCGTGGCACGCATTTCCGCCTGAAGCAAATCGAAATTCCAACCATGGTTGATCGGCTGTGCACCATTGCCGAGGCCGAAGGTTTCCCGATCAAGAAAGACGCGAAAAAAGCTGTTACCACCATCGCGGAATCTAGCAACGGTTCGCTGCGTGAAGCGGTATCCAAGCTGGACATTTTCCTGTCGGTGCTGGCGTCCGGTAAGAAGTTCAACCCGGATGACCTGAGTTCGTTTGTTGAAATCGAAGCCAACCTCGATGAATACTCGGCGCACCTGCTGGCATCGATCTACAAGAAAGATTTGGTCAAAGTGGTGCAGGCCGTCAAGACTTGCGGCGGTGTGCGTGGCCTGATCAACAAAACCCGTTGGCTGGTAGATTTCCGCATTGGCGAACACACCGGCACCAACAAATACACCCCGTACAACGGCAAGCTGTTCGCGGCACTCGCCAAGCAGGAAGGTATCAAGAAAACCAGCATCACATCGCTGGTGCTGATCCAGAATCTGCTGAGCGAAATCGAAGCCAAAATCAATAGCGCAAGCGTGGATGAACCAGTTGCGTTCTATTCCGCCGTTGGGAAATTCATCGCAGAGAGCGAATAAAGAAATGAAGGATCTTTCCGCACTTGAGGCAAATCTGGTTTACGCGGTACAGCAGGAACCGGGGCGCACGCTGACCTACTACGGCGACCAGCTGCGCACCCAGCATACCCAAATGACTCGCGCCCTTGAGCGCCTGATGCGTTTCGGGTATTTGCATCGTGAAGACAACCGGTTGACCATTTCCGAATCGTTCAAAAAAGACGATACGGATGCAGAACTCGACCGTGTGGAAAAGGCAGCTGAGCGCCGCCGTGAGGCTGCTGCGGTAGATCGTGCAGAAGACCAGTTGCGAACCAAACCTGCGCCGGTTAAAGCAGCGGTCGAAAGTGCGGAAAAGAAACCTCAAATCAAAGTCGATGAATCACGGGCTACACGCGGTGACGTGCTGGCCTTTTTGTCGGATGGTGCACAACGCACAGCGGCAGAAATCGCCAAGCATTTCGGCATGAAATCTGGTCACTCTGTTGGCCAGCTGCTGCGCCTGCTGACCGGTGAAGGTTCCGTGGTAAAAATCGGCACGTTGTACCAGCGTAAAGCTTCTGATGCACTGGCCGAGGCGTTGAAGGTTGAAGTGGCGACCAAAATTGCCAAAGAAATTGTGGCCCGTGATACGCCAGCTGAACCAGAACCCAAAGTTGCTGAAGAATTCCACACGCTGACCGAACAGGAATTGCGTGCGGAAATCCTCAAATGCGACGGTGCCTTCACCACGGAAGAATGCTTCACAAAGCTGAGCGATAACCATGCGATGCTGCGTGAATTGTTCGATATCGTTTTCGAAGACGTAGCTGCATCCGGCGCCATGACTGCATGGGACGGCGAAGAATTCGTAGACCCGCGCAATGACTACGCACCAACCCACAAATTCATCGTGCTGCGAATCGTGGAGGCCAAAGAATCGTTCAAAATTCTGGACGATTACTGCCGTCTGATTCCCGCACCGTACAACCTGTTCGAAATCGTGCGTATGGTACGCCTGCCGCCAGCTGAGGTGCTTAGCTACCTGTACGACATGGGTTACGATACCAAAAACCCGTCGAGCATGATCAAAGCCAACATTCCGTACTATCCAAACCGGAAAGAAAAACGGCAGATTGCCATGGGCACACAAGTCACCGGCTTCAAAAAGATTGAAGAACTCGACCCGGAAAACATCAAACGTTTCCTCATGGGCGGCGTCAAGACCGACGTATTTATCAACCGCTTCAAACTCGATCCATCCAAGCGCAATACCGTGATCGAAGCGTTGCTGATTACCAACATCGCGAAACACGACAAGGAAAACGACTGGTTGATCCTGCACCCGGACGCCACCGTTAACCTGAAAATGGGCGACCCCGGCGAGCCTGAAGAAACCGTAAACACCGAAGAGACGGCGCATGATCGTCTGCGCAAAGCAGCCGAGCGTTTCGTGCAAAGTTTGGGCGGCGCGGCCACGGACAAAGACGGTTTTGTTTTGGCTGACGCAATCAAACAAACTTCGGCCATTCCACTGACTGAGGTTATCATGAGTCCCGATGTGGCTGAAGAGTTGGGGATTCCTGTAGACGAACTGGAACACGAAGCAGCCGATGCACACAGCCTGAACGATGAAGAAATTCAGGCCGCCAAATCGCAACCTGAAATCGGCGTTCTGAGCACCGGCATTGTTGCAATGACTCGCGAAAACTTCGAGAAAGCACAGGCACTCGGCGCCGACGTGACGCTGTATCAGGAAATCCCTGATTCCGACATGGTGCATGTGTGGGTTGGTGCCGACGATAAAGCTTCGGAAGAAACCAACGAACCAGAACCGAAATTGTGCCGTTGTGGTCGTGACCACTCCAATGACGAACCCGTCGATTTGGAAAAGGTTGCGGCTGAAGTGCTTGATCAAATCATGGAAAGCGAAGATCGTTTGATCAAAGAAATCGTGAGCAAAAGCCTCGACTACGGTAGCGAAGAAATTGTTAGTGGTTACGGTGAAGACATTTTGATCACAGCCAACGCAAAAATCACCCCGGATGATCTGATCGATTCGAGCACCGTCGAATGCGGTTGCGATTTTGGCGGCGGTTGCAAAATCTGCGATCCTGACCTGTACGACACGACCACCGAAGACCCGGAGAAACCAGAAGTGATTGAAGAATACCGCTCGGGCCGCCTGCCTGATGGTCCAACAGGTTCACGCGGTCATATCGGTCCGCGTGGACCCGGTTTCATCCGCATGGACCCGCCAAATCCACAATGGGTAATGACCCTGCAAATGATGGAAGAGCGCCTGCGCTTCGAACACCAGTACACGCAAGCTAATCAACTCAAAGAAATCCGAGAGTATCTGGAAAAACCATGATCAACATTACCTGTAGCCGTTTCGGCGGAATCGTTTCGTACAAGATGGGCGAATTTGATTTCACCAACAATTGCGGCCTGACCACTGTTACCGGCCATAACCGCGATTCGCGAATCTCGAAAGAGCAGAACAACGGCGCAGGTAAATCCCTCATGTTTTCCATGCTGCCTAACGTCGCTTTCGAGCAGACGCCAATGGCAGATACGAAAAAGAAAAACCGCATCCACTCGAAAGGTTCGTTCATCGAAATCGACGTGGAAAACCTCGGGCACAAGTGGACCATTCGCCAGCAGGCCGGTGGTTACAAAGTGCTGCGTGACGGAGAGGACATGAAGTTCGGGCGGCAAGGTGACGCCCGTATTCAAATCGAGAAAATTCTGCCGCTGACACAAGACGAATGGTATTCGTATGTGCACCTGCAATCGCAGAAGAAACTCGAATTTTTGTACGGCACGCCCCGCGCCCGCATGTCCTACATCAGCCAAGTCTGGCGCCTTGATCAATTCGACGTGCTGCGTCGTTATTTCGACAAGCGTATCGAAGAGGTCAAGGTAGCGCAGAACAAGTCGGACGCGTTCACGCACCAGCTGATGAACATCAATGACCAGCTGAATAAAAACGGCTGGAACAAAAAGCTGGATAAGGAACTGGCTGAGGCGAAAGAAGTAGTCAAAACCCAGTCCAAAAAAGTTACCAAACTCCAGTCGCAACGGCAGGAACTGAAGAGTCTGGCCAAGCAGGTCGAGTTCTACAGCACCACCAAGCAAAAGCTGAAAAAGCTGCAAAAGAAACTCAAGTACGACAAGGCCGAACTGCGCGACCAGTACAAGCTGCATCAGGAACAAGAAAAATACGACGATGACCTTGAGGAATACCAACGCAAGGTCAAGAAATGGGAAGCCAAGCTGGCGGAACTGGGCGGCGTTGAGGGCGGTGGCAAGAAAGCAGAATTCCAACTGAAGAAACTGCGCACCGAACTCAAGCACCTCGAAGAGCAAGACCGCAAGCTGGAAAAGGTCCGCGACAAGCACGACGCGGCTGTGCGCGAACTGGAAAACCTTGATGATCACGTGGACCCGGATCTGCGTAAATTCCTGAGCAAGTGCAACAAGCAAGGCGTGGACCCGATGGAGGCTCTGAAAGAAGAGTACACCACGGCAAAAACCACGATGAAACTTGCCGACTTGCTGCATGACCATGACGGCGGCAACTGCCCAACCTGCATGCAGGCAATCAATGTCAAGGATCTGGAAAAAACCATTGCCCAAGCCAAGAAACGCAAGGGCAAAGCGCACTCGATGATCCACGCGCTGGAAATTCGAATCACCAAGCAAGAAAACACCGAAACAATCAAAGCCCTGAAGTTTGACGAACGCGCTTTCTACGCGGCTCGCAAGCGGATCAAGGTGATCAACGGCGAAATTGATAAGCTGGAAGAAAACATCAAGAACGCCGGGCGCTGGGAAGAAATCATGGCCCAGCTTAACGATCTGAAGAAACCGAAACCGCCAGCACGTCGCTGCACGATTTCGATGGAAAAGATCGAAGAGCAAAAAGAAATTTTGGATGAAGTGGCCCGTCTCAAAGGGCGACTGGAAGAGTACGACGAAGTACCGGAAGACGACAACATTCTCAAGCGTCTGGCTGAAGTCGAAGCCAAGTTGGAAAAGGTCGAAAAGAAATACACCAAAGCGCAGAAAATCACCGTGCGCTATAGCTCGCTGAAAGCTGAATTCAAACTGCTGTCAAAGCAGCGCGAAGAGGCGAGCCAGAAGGTGGAAGAGTTCGCGCCGCTGATCAAGAAAATGAAGCGGTTTAAGATTCTGTCCAAGGCCTACAGCAACAAGGGCCTGAAGCTGAACGCCATGCACGAAATTGTCTACGGCCTTCAGCAGAATTACAACAAATACGCACAGCTGATCTTTGCCGAGCCGTTCAAGTTTACGGTCAATGCCAAAGACGACGGCGTGCACATCATGGTTGACCGGGGCCAAGGTAATGTGTCGGATGTTCGCGAATTGTCGGGTGCTGAATCCGATAGTTTCCGCCTACTGCACTTCCTCGCCTGCGTAATCATGGCCAAAGATGATCGCCGGGTTAATCTGGCAATTCTGGACGAACCAGATGCGCACATGGACCAAGCGACTACCAACCTTTTCGTAGAACGTTATGTGCCGTTCCTGCGCAAGCTGGTCCCTCACGTGTTCATCATCACGCAGAAGGGCAAGCACCTGCACCCGGAATGCTCTTACGTCACGGTAGAAAAATTCAAGGGTGTTTCCAATGTTCGATACGATGCTGTCTGAAAACGTCTACGCACAAATCGTTAATGGCGTTCACGATATCGAAAAGTTTCTGAACGCCATCTACACCGACAACGAAGACGACGTGGATTACATGGCACTACCCTACGTCAACAACCCGGATGAAATGCCTAGCATTTTCCCTTGCTTGCTGGGCATCTTCTGGCACGAAGACAAGGTGGAGGCCTCGGTGATATTTGCGATGGATTTGGCAGACACCACCAACATCACTTATCACCTGTGCAAAGCGGGTGCAAAGCTGAGTGACGTTCAATGAAAAAGCGTGTGCAATTTCCGTCGATTTATACCCCTCGCATCAAATGGTCGTGCAGCCCGAACGTCTACCAGTTTTGGGTAGTGAAAACCTATGCGGAAATCCCCGGCGAGCCTACGCTAAACGTTACAGGTGAGTATCGCATTCCGTTCGTGTATGCCGAGTATCAGCAGGACATGCGCCGCTTCCTGACCGAAGTTATTCTCGACGCCCAATTTTCACTGGCCTGCAAGTATTGCCAGCTGGTGCGCACCAATGCCTCCAAAAACAAGCGGGCACAGGCCGAGTTCGACGTGATCAAGGAATGGAATGAAAAAGCCAAAGCTGAAATCGAAACGTGAGCAACGCGTACAGGAAGGCGTGGCCCGGCTCGAAAAATACATTGAGCAAAACAACGACCATTTCCAACAAATGATCGACGCCTGCGCCGGTCACACCTTTACTGGGCCACTGGCCGGGAGAATCAAATGAAAGATGATTTGCGCCTGTTGAAATTTTCCAACCTGTACACGTTCCACCGTGCAGCCATCAAATTCCATTCCGACGCGCTCGGTATGACTGGCCGCCTCAAGAAACAACTGAAGGAAAAGTCCGGCAAATGATCGCCTACGGTTTCGCACACACATCACCCGATAAAGTTCTGGTACACCTGCGCCAATCCGGGGTGCAGCGCTCACAAATCGCAATCCTCGGTCCAGATTTCGAAGCACGCAAACACCTGATCTTTGTTAGTGTTGTGAGTTTCGAAACCTACCGGGAACGCGCAGCCAAAGCGGGCTGCATTTGCTACGTCTGCGACGATCCCATTTCACTGGCACCTCACGATTTGATTCCGGTTGATTTCAAAGAGGCTGAAGACTTCCACGTTGACGGCTTTACCTTGATCGACTTCAAGGGGATTCCACCGGCCAAGGAAGTGACGGGCCAGCGCCGCAAATTCGATGTGGTGTTGCACGCGAAGAAACACGCTGCATCGCAACAAACTTTCTTCACCAACTTCATGACGTGGTGTTACACCATGCCATCGGAAACACACCAGCTTCCGGTCCGGCAATTGGCCTGCAAATGGCTGGCGTCTAAAGAAACTTACCGGCAGCTGAATAACCGAATTGAAAAGCTGCGCCGCACCGTTTACCTCACAGACAAACAGGCCGAACGTTTGGTGGAATTGCTGAGCACGGAAACCGTGGGCATCTACCGCGAAGCCCTGCAAATGGACGGAGAGGAAGACGAAGTGGCACACAAATTCAAAATCAGCGCCTACGAAATGCGGTACATCCGCGCTATCAACCGAGGGGCCGCCGAACAATGAATGGCATTTCTCGATCCCCACGCACTGCAACCCACGTTATTTCCAAAGGCATTAGCGAAATGTTCTACAGCCGCCGTGGGCGTGTAGTGTTCGAATTTTCCATGTACCGAGGTGAGTGGTTCCCAACCAAATATAAACCCCACCATTTGACACGGTGCAGGCCGCTGAACATTTTCGAACTGCACCCGGAAACCGCACGCGAAATGCTCGCACGACGCCGAGGAAACAAACATGCCGCATGATTGGGAAGTGATTTGCGACGAAACCAACAACAGCCCGGAAGATATCGAAAACAACATGTTGAAAATCGATATCACACTGCCTGCCGGATGGGAATTGCCGAATGATCGCCAGTGGTACGTGCCACGCGATGCAAAAACCGGCGAAATAATCGAGGAAAAATCAGATGATCATTGAACAGGATATTTCGCAGGCAGAACCTGACGAAACTGGGGCCATTGTGGTCCCTGCCGAAAAGGGTCCGACACGTGGCTGGGTTACGTGGGGTGAAGCTGAGGCACAACAGCTTCAGGCGCGCATGTACGAAAGTTTGGGAATTTCATCTGAGTTGATTGCCGGGGAACAGCGCGTGTTCGGTGAAGGTCCGTATCCGATAGTCGTTGAAGAAACGCCGGAACACACGCATCTCATTTTGAGCGAAACCATCAAGCCGGGTGCCATTCCGCACATTACGCGCACCGACCTGATTACCGACGTATACAGGAAGCCTGAAAAATGAATAACCATTGCGTTTGGGAACATTTGCTGCCTGCCGATGAAGTTCCTGCAATGCGTCTGCGCTCTTTCCTGATGCGCCGCCTTGTTCGTGAAATCAAAAGCTGGGGCCAGAATCCAGAAGTAATCTGTCAGAAGCTCTGGATTTCTAATGGCCGGTTGCAGGATTTGTTGAGCGGGCATATCGACCGCTTCAACTATGACGATCTGATCGAATTGCTCAAGTGCGCCGACCTCAACATCGAACAGGTGTTGAAAGAAGGAATCCGCACGTGATTTTCGTGGCAGATGGATTTTCCGATTACGGCAAACGGCCCGAAGAGTTCACGGTCAATTTCGAAAACGCGCCGCACGGTATGAGTTTTCAACCGTTCAAGATCCAGCGCATGGATTGGGCAAACTCCCCAGCGCCCATGGAATCGACGTGCGAAGCCATTGAAAATCCTGATTCGAAAATGCTGAAGTTTTTGCAGGATTGGGCGCAGCTGATCACGGAACACAACACGGCACCGCGTTACACGGTCGAGAGTGGGCGCAAAGGGGCATACGTCACGTTCACCAAGGCCCCGATGATTCAACTGTGGTTCCGTAGTCGTCGGCTGGCCCACGTCTACGCGAAAAAACACGAAGTTTCTTTCTGTCATGGACTCCCAAAATGTTGAAAATGTACATCGCTGTACGTGAAGACGCGCCCGATTACATGGTGCCTACACTGGTCGCGCATTCGGTGCTGACTGCACACGACAAGTTCACCTGCCTCGACGGCGCCCAACGTGCCCATTATTTCAAATGGTTTGACGAATCTTTCCGCAAGGTTGTGGTGCGTGCAACTCAACGCGAATTCCTGAAAATTCAGGAAACGCTGATTCATCACGCGGGCCACGAAAACACCATCTGCAACGCCGAGCCAACTTGCCTTGTGGTGTTGCCTGTTGATTCCGCCGACGTGCCGAACGTGTTGAAATACTGCAAGCTGTGGAAACCAGCCGAACCCAAGGCACTGTCTGACGATTTTATTGCAGACAATCTGCCTGAAACTATTCAGAAACTGATCGACAAGGAAGACCTGTCGTTGCCGCAGGAAGTGCTGACCAACGTGCGCAACTATTCCGGTATGATCCAGTGTCTGATACTCGGTTACTGCCGTGTGGTTGCAGGCGACACGTTGTCCCAAATCGGCGCCACTTTCGGCATTTGCTGGCGCGAACTCGCACGCATCAACAAACTGGAAAACCCTGACCTGATTTTCCCCGGTCAGTTGATCCGTCTCCGTTAAGGAATCTGCATGAATGCATTGATCGAAGAAATTCATAAAACAGCAGCTGATATCGAGCGCATTTCCTCACAATTGGACCCACTGGATCGTGACGTTTTCTTTACGCGTTGTGCAACCTGTAGCGACCACGTGCGGATCTATACGGAAATGTGGTTCGAACGCGTAAACGCCCGTGACTTCGCGGTTTACACCGTGGCACCCGGTGACAATCTGCAAGAAATCTTCGACCGTTTCCAGCCTGCTGTGACGCTGGAACGTTTTGCATTCATCAACAATATTCAAGACCCGGCCAATCCCCCGGTTGGCCTGTTGCTTACCCTCAAGGACATTAAATGATGGGCAACAAAGAAATGGAACGTTTGGCCGGTGTTGCAGCTGATCGCACGCAGGAAGAAATGGAGGCTATCGACTGGGCACCGTTGACCAACAATGACCACTGTTTGGCCCTGCAAACGTACCTGCGAATTGACGTGTATTTCGCGGAAGGGTTCAAGCAGATTGTGGCCTACCGCAAAGAGCACAAAAACAATGACGATATGTGGGGCGTCGTGGGCTATGGTGCGGGAACTGCACGTGATCCAATTCCCGGCAATATCAACCAAGCAATCGTAGAAGCCGCGTGGAAACTGGGCCGCTCAAAAGAACGCCGCATGTCACGGGAGGCCGCACAAAATGCATCCAATTGATCGGATCGTTGTACGTCAAACGGTGCGCATGCTGCAAGAAAGAATCAGCGCGCAACTCAAAGAATCTTTGACCGAAAGCCTGTTCAAAGTGTCGCCGCAACAAATGGTTGCCGAGTGCCAAGCATTCGTGGCCAACATGCAGCACCAAGGGCTGGTGGAAGAACTGAAAAACGTCAACGTTCAGGCCTGCACCAAATACGAAATTCACGATGATAAAAACCGTTGTCTGGTGCGCCTGATGGACAAAGACGACGGCGATATCAAATTCATCTGGCTGCGCGGTCGCCGTAAGGCCCACAAGGTTGGGCGTGCACACCTCGGTAACGTTTTCCTCGCTTTCTCCATGCTGCCTGCGCGTGCAGAGCGTAGCATCACGTTCCAAGTGAAGGTTGAGCGCAAACTGGAAAAGGGGTTATGTCGAGCATGACAACAACTGTAAACACTATGAAGGCAGAACTATACGCCATCATAATCAACGAATTGTCCCGGCAGGCGCGCCCGCAGTGCAAAGGCCAGAAAGAAACCAGCGCCAAATGCCTACGCCGTTACGTGCAGAAAACCTACCTGAATATCGGTGGCATTCTGTGCCGGGAACTCATGCCGTATTTCCACCCGGATTTCGCTGATGATGAACACGAATCGCTGGTCAATGCCGACCTCGAAGTGCTGATCATCATTGCGGAAAAACTGGGTTATAAACTCGAACTCAATTGGACTCGCTAGGAACCTATTGTGGCAAAAGAATTTGAAGCCGTTTTCACCTCGGACTGGCACCTCACCGGCCTGAACAAACATTTCCAAGATGGCGATGAACGCATTCTGGCCGAGGCCGAAAAGATCATTCAGTACGCGTTGAGTAACGGCATCAAATACATGATCATTCCGGGCGACATTTCCGATACGCCCAACCTGCCATTTGATACCTACCAAAACCTGTTCAACCTGTTCCACAAATATGACTCGCTGCTTACGTTCATTTACGTGGCGGGCAACCACGACTTCGAACACATTGATAAAATGTCCATGAATTTCATGCGACGTTTGACCAAGACCAAAGCATTCAAAAACCTGCAAATCATCCTGAAACCCGAGCGCATCGAAATCAACGGTGTGCCGGTCAACCTGTTGCCTTTCCCTGCGCTCAAAACCCTGTCGAAAAAGACCGGTGCACTCAACGTGGCACACGTCGAATATACAGGGGCCATTGGTGACAACGGGCGTACCCTGAAAACCAAACAGGAATTGCAATCGCATAAAAACGATTTCACCATCAGCGGCCACATCCACCAATACCAGTACATGAAAGCCAAACGGGCCATTTATTGTGGCAACCCGTTCCAGAAAAACTTCGGTGAAGCGCTGCCCAAAGGGTTTGTGCATGCGCGGGTGAAACTGATCGGTGACAAGATCGAAGTAGAGCATAAATTCGTTGAGAATAAACCCAGTTTTTCCCTGCTGAATATTCACATTACAGACCTCAACGATTTCAAGAAACTCAAGCACGATTCGAATATCCGCTATAAACTGCACGTTGATCCAGAAGTGCCGGTGCCAGCAGATATTATGCTGCAATATCCGAATATTACGGGCGGCATTGTTTATACCGGCCATAAGGATAAAGCAATTGAGGACGCGGATACCATTAAAATCGACCGGGCGGATATTGACCCTGAATTCGGTTTGGAATCATTCCTCGGTGCCGAAGGTTTGACGCAAAAGCAAATCAAACTGGCATTAAAAGAAGTGCATAAAGCCAAAAACGTCCTTGGGTTCTGACGGGCCGACCAAGATATTTTAGTATTTTCCAATAATACTAATTTATTCTTAGTTGACTGGTCATCGCGGCGCTGCGATTAAGGCCAACTAAACACAACCTTATTCGAGGATCTAGCGATGGTCTACAAAGCCGTCCAAGTGGACAACAGCGCAGCGGCTAAAACCGAGCGCAAAAAGGCGAAAGCTCGCCGCAAGAAAACCAAGCACAAAATCAACCGTGAGGCCCGCGCCCGTTACAAGGCCATGACCCCGGCTGAAAAGCTGAAAATGCATGCGCAGAACGTTTTCACCAAGGCCATGCGCCACGGTGCAACCGAAGCTGAAGCGAAAAAGATCAAAGCCGCGTGGATCAAACGCCGCAAACTGCGTGACTCCGGTCAGCATGCTGCTGGTAAGCGCCGCGATGCTCACAACGCGCAGCGTCAAATCCGCGCTCAAATCAGCCGCAAAGCCGACTCGCTGGCCAGCCAGCACAAGAAAGCTCTGCTAGCGATCAAAACCAAGGGCAAAACCCCTCAAGCGCGTGCACAACTGCGCCAGAAGGAAAAAGCCCGTTACGCCGACGCACGTAAAGCTCTCGCAGCCGAGCGCGTGAAGGCGACTTCGACTCACAAAGCCGCGCTGAAGAAGATCAAGTCGAAAGGGAAATTCTCCCTGAAAAACATGATCAGCAACTTCCAAGCGAAGCCGATCAGCACCAAACACAAACGCGTTGTCGATGTGGACAAAGTTGGTAAGAAAGCGCAAGCCGATGGCGTTGCCGCAATCGCCAACAAACACTTCGGTGGCGGTGCCAAGAAAAAGCCAGCAGGCGCGAAAAAACCAGCAGCTAAGAAACCAGCTGCTGCCGCTGCCCCGGCTGCCGCACCTGCCGCTGAAGCTCCGGTGAAAAAAGGTCCGGGCCGCCCAGCTGGTAGCAAGAACAAGCCGAAAACTCCAGCAGCCCCAGCTGCTGAAGCTCCGGTGAAAAAAGGTCCGGGCCGCCCAGTCGGTTCGAAAAACAAACCGAAAACTCCAGCAGCCCCAGCTGCTGAAGCTCCGGTGAAAAAAGGTCCGGGCCGCCCAGCTGGTAGCAAGAACAAGCCGAAGGAAGTAGCTGCCCCAGCCGCTGAAAAACCGGCTTCGAAGAAACCAGCGGCCAGCAAAAAACCAGCAGCTGAAAAGCCTGCTGCCAAAAAGCCTGCTGCCAAAAAGCCAGCCGCCGAGAAAAAGCCAGCAGCTGAAAAGCCAGCTAGCAAAAAACCGTCGGGGGCCAAAAAGCCAGCCGCCGAGAAAAAACCAGCAGCTAAGAAACCTGCCGCCAAAAAGCCCGCAGCCGAAGCGAAAGCCCCGGCCAAAGGTGGCGCCAAGGCTAAAGCCAAAGTTGGTGGCGCAGTACCAAAAGCCAAATTCGCCTAATAGGCAATAAGGCTTAACGCAATACAGGAAACCCGCTTCTCTTAATAGGGAGGCGGGTTTTTTGCGTTCTGGACCATAATTTAATCGTATATCCTCCTATTCGGGTGTACGTGCATTGCAAATACAATCAAAATACATCGATGATAACCCAAACATCATCGATCTAAAGAATGCCCGAAACGCCAATGAAGTCGTAACGGTATTAACCCGAATTAACACGGCTACGAGCGTTTTGGTTTCGAAGTTCAACCAAAAGAAGCTGCCATTCCTGAAGGTTTCGGATGGCGTTGAAGCGCTTACATTCTGCGTAGACTCGCTGGTTGAGTTACGCTGCGCCCGATCTGTTGCACAGGAATTCAGCGATTCGAAACGTGATCGTTGTTTCCAAATGATTAGCGCACTGCAATCCAATATCCGCGCATTCCAAAAGACGCTGATGGATCTAATCGACGGCGTTTGTTCCAGTCGAATGGATAAGCACCTGAATTATTTGTCGGAAGGCGTTTACAAAATCCTTTCGCGCATTAGCCACACAACTCAACTGCATATCCGTCTGCCTGAGTATCAAATGATTTGCTTCAGGACCGATAGTGGTGTGCAGGATAAGAACGGATTTGTTAGCGGGCCTATCACGGTTAAGCTGGCGTTACTGGGTGGCAACTACTACATTTCCATTCCAGACTCTCCGTTCGTATCGTCCGAGGAAACAGCGGTCGATACTGCCAAGGATGTGCAAACGTACATCATGGGCAACCTGTCCGATTTCGAATACGTGGCTGGCCCCGTTCCCAATGACGACAAGCTGCTGGCGTCCAAGCTGGTGAAAAACGTTGAGGTGACAGATGATCGCCTGAATGTGATTCTCAAACCGTTTGTGAAGCCTGAAGATATCAACAAGTTTTTGATGCGCGTTCTGCCGTATCTGAAACGTGCGGTGAATCTGCCGAACACTGATATCATTCACCGTGTGTCGCAGTACGGGAACAATTTCATGATTTCGTTCGTCGTGGGCAAGCGGAAAATCTACGATGTGCGTTCATTGAATAAACTGACGAAGCTGCTTAACGTCGGCAAGCCAGAAAAAGACAAACTCAACACAATCATGGAACAATCGTAATGAGCAAAAAAGACTTTAGCTACCTCGAACGCATGTCGCCTGAGCAGCTGATCAAATACTACAAGGGCCAAAAGAGCGGTTATCGCCGTCTGCTGTCGAAGTTCACCAGCCTGTTGCGGTTTTTCTTTGGTAAAAACCACCGTTCCAACGTAGCTACCGCATCCGAAGTCAAAGTGCGCACCGTGCGCGGTGGCGAAGGTGGTGGCAGCAACAAAAATGCGGGCCTCGGCCTGACTGTGCAAAAGCTGAAAATGCCGGGCAAACGGGAACTGCAAAAGAACCTCGACGCCCTGCAACTGCGCGACAAAATCGATGAACTCGATAAAATGATCGAACTGTGTAAGGCTTCCGAGCACAAAGGCATGAACGCACTGGTCAAAGATCAGGTGGCCATGTACAACGCCATGCTTGAAGTCTACACCGAAACTCTGCACGCAATGTCCGAACTGGCCGACAACTTCGTGCCGGATGAAGTGGGTGACATTTTCAAACGTGTGCAGAAATACTTCGACAAGATGGAAAAACAGCACGCGGCACAAAGTGCTGAATCCGACGAAGACGACGAACTCGCCTACTACATCAACGTTGGTGTAAAAGACGGCGGTATGGATTTCATCCTGAACTGTGACATTACCCACTGGCGCAATTACGTCGAAGGCGTGCACAAGGCGCTGGTAGTGGTTATCACCGTTCGTGCCGAGCCTACCGAAACCGCGTTCAACTTCAAAACCTACGTGAACATTTTGGATCGCGTGGCCCTGCCGTATCTGTACAACCTCGGCACCGAAATTCCGGGTGATGATACTGCTGCAATCGGCGGCAAATTCACCAGCATGATCGACCGCGAAATTGCCCGTCACAACGTGGTTCTGTTCGCCGTTAAAGCCGACCTCAAAGTCGATCAAACCGAAGTGCAAACCCTGCTGTCGAAAATCGATGGCGTTTCTGGCGTCATGGTTGAACCGAACGAAATCGTTGTCGAATTCCCTGAAGGAAATCGCGATATTCAGATGGCAGTTCTCAACACCTTGAATGGCCTGCGCGAAGTCAAAGCACTGACCAAGAAAGGTTACACCAGTTCGCTGCGCTCCATCGATGGGGACCAGCATTCCTACAGCCTCACGCTGAAGTAATGCACAACCATATCCCAAAGCCGTTAAATTTTCGTTTATCGGCTTGGCCCCAAGGCGGCGATTCCTATATCACCACCTACAACAGTGATCGATACCTAATCGACATTCCGATGGTCCTTGATTACGTGGTTGACCAGCTGAAACAAACGCCATTGGTGTTCGTTTTCAAAACCACGTTCACGCTGGTTAACGTGTACTCACAATACACCGATACCAGTGTGGGCCTAGTCGATTATCCACCAAAAGAAGTGCGGCGAACTGGGCTGGTGTTCACGTTCGCCAGAACTATCAGGACAAATGCCGATACCGCGAAACCTATGCACCCTGCATGGCTGCGCGGTTACACCTGCATTTGGGGACAAGCGGATAACCAAGCTTCCGACTTCATCAGTATCTCGATTCCGCTGAATATTTTGACACGTGCCCGCATGCAACAAATGATGGAACGTGATCAGCGTTATCTGTACGACATTGCCGGGGGCGTGACGAAAGCGGTTATCCGTAAAATCGGTGACTTCAGCGGTGGAGTGGACACGACTGCTGCGAAACTTCTTTACCAGAATATCCCACGTGCAATGTTCTATTCGTCCATGGCGGATTGGAAATACACGCTGGATTTCTGGCAGCGAATGCCGGATCTGTTGCACGTGGAATGGACGCCAAAATTCATTGAATATTACGTTCGATTCATTGCACCGAACCTGCCTATGCGCCGACGCAGCAAGTATTACGCGCAGTTTGCGGACGAAGCACTAGACGAAATCCGCCAATTCCTACTGCGCTATGTCCAAAACCAAATCGAACCCGAGGAAGCTGGTTTAGCCGCCCTGTTGCCTCTGGAAGAAAACGGATTGCACGACATTGAGACGTTGGCCCTACGGCTGTCTCAAGGAGTTGTAGATTGAACGCATACGAAGGCACAACGTGCACAATTACCGAAGAGTTTTTCGATGATTTCGAAGAGCCGGTAATCCCCTCTGAAAACACCCCGGCCCCGTTCGTGCGTTTGTTCGATGTTGATAAATCGGTGATCGCTGAAGTCTACGCGAAACCGCATTCATCGATTCCGGGGCAGTGGATTGCCGACCTGCCAATTCCCAATATGGATCTTCGCGATTCTGTGGAATTGCTGGCGCGGTGGTCGTTCGAATCGGACAGCGGGCATTTCCAAGCGCGTACCAAAATCACGGTAGAACCTGCAACGCTTGGGCGTGAATCGGATATCGTGATTATTTGTGGGCGTGATACCCGCATGCAGCTAACGGTTCCGATTACCTACAAAGCCCCGGTGCCTGCACGGAAAGCGGATTTGACCAAAGGGAAACCGGCGCGCAAAGCCAAGGCCGGTGATGAACTGACCGTTTCCCTGTATTTCAATAACCAGACTGTTTTCGACAATTGGAATGTGGAAGATCCACAAATCAAAATCGAGGCAATGAATAAGCGAACCGTGATCGATATGCCTGCAATTATGGGCGATCCGAAAATGGCACCGCTTACCATGCTGGTTGATCATACGCCTGTACGCCAGCTGGCAAAAACCACGCTGACTTACAAGGTTTGGGCCATCACCCCGCAAATCCTCACAGCCAGCCGCCAGCTTGAGGATTACATTAACCGGGCGCGGGTTGCGAATATCATTCCTGAATTGGAATACACACAATCCGATATCATGGAATATTTGAGTCGTGGCCTGAGTTTCTTTAACTCGCTGCAACCGAACATTTCCAACTTCACAGGCACCAACATGCAAGGGCCTTTGCTCGACGCATGGTTGACCTGTTCGTGCATTTACGCGCTGGGTGCGCAGAACTTGGCAGAAGGTAGTTTGGCATTCGATTTCGGCGGCCAAACCGTAAGCCTGAACGTTGACCGCACACCTGCACTCGAAGCGGCATTAGGTCGAATCGATGCACAGATTGAATCGCAAGTTAAACCGCTGAAAAAACTGCTGGGTCGCGCAAATGCTTTGGGTGGCGATGGCAGCATCGGTGGAGGTTTCATCGATACCAGCCGTGCATTTGGTATTCTCGGCATTTCGAATACCGCAATGACCCGCTTGCCCGGTTATCCGGGTCGTGGATCTACTGCTGGTTTCTTCCGCAACTTCTTCTGATGATGAATTCAAACAATTCATAATTTAATCGTACATCCACTGGAGATTTTCCAACATGGCATTTGACACTTCCAAAGCCCGTAGCGCTCTGGTTACTTCCACCAAAACCGAAGCAACCAACGTTCAAATCCGCGATGCATTCGAAATTGACGACCGTTTCATGCGGATCGTTGCCGTTGCTTCCGCTGGCGCCACCAAAGAACAGGTTTTCAACGGCATTCGCCAACAATTCAAAGGGATCACCCCGATTCACGGTTCCTTTGTTTCGCTGGCCGCTGAACCGACCCTGCACCACTTCGAAGGTATCGTGGGCGTCGTTTCCGAACGCGTTGTCGTGACCGATCAAAACCGTGAAAACTACCAAGCCGTTGCGGCCAACATGTACATGGATCAGAGCGAAAATCTCTGGACCCTGCGCAAAACTGCAACCGGTGAAGTAATGGTCAAATCGGTTTGCGCCGACGACTCGCTGGTGATGAAACAGCTGCTGGCCTGCGCTACCCACGACCACAACGATTTCAACAACAAAAACCTGCACCTGCAATCCTCGCAAGATCGCGCAATGGTGGAAGGTGGCGACCTGATCGTTTACGTCTCCCAGCAATCGGCTGATCTGCAAATGGCATTCGCCTGCGCATCCATCGATCACGAAGACGGTTCGCCAACCCCGGAAATTTTCGTTGTTCGCCCGAATGGCCAAACCGAAACCATTCACCGCGAAATGATCGTTGTCACCGCTGGCGCCGTCGATCTGGACGAAGAGGAAGCCAAGGATTCCGTAGCCGTTGCCTCGGCTGCTGATACCGACCGTTTCGCGTCGTTCTACAGCCGCGTTTACGCACGCCGCCCGGCATACTTCGATGAATTCATGACTCGCGTTCGCAGCCACGTCTTCTTCTAAGAAATAGCAGTAAATTCAGAAGGGGGCCATGCGCCCCCTTTTGTCGGTTTAGGGGGATTTATGGCAAAGGTAAAAGTTCGCACCGTTCGCGGTGGCGACGAAGATGATGGAATCTCGATTGATAGCCGGGGCAAGCCACGGAATAAAGACCTCGATGAATCGCGTGGTCCAGCAGTCAAGAAAAAGAAAAAGCTCAAACCGAAAGAAAAAGAAGACCTCACACCCGTAGACAACAAATTCAAGGCTGGTCAAGATACAGCCAAGAAAAAGAAGAAAAAGAGTGTCGAAGGTGAGTACATTCCTGCCGGTAAGGAAATGGTGGTCGCTGGGCCTGTCGCACTGAAGAAAAAGGCGAAGGGCAAACAGGAATTAATGGGTGCCATCGAAGAGTATGTGCACCTGCCGCAACCCGTTGACGAATTCGACGCGGAAACCCGGCGTATTTTCGAGCAGCTGGTGCGTACCGCTGGCCGTCTCGAAGAGCAGATGGAAGACCGCATTTACAACAAAGACGTTTATGCGCTCAACACCATCTATTCGCAGATTCGTGAGGTAATCGCAGACCTGCGTGCAACCCGCGATATTTCTGCACAGATTACCGAGTTGGAAATGGTGGTGCTGCGACCGTATCAACAGATTGTGGCGCAAGGTTTCACCGATACCTATTTCCATATGATGGGCGCCATTTCCAAGTTCGTGAAAGACGAAGATATCAGCGCCGAACTTCAGAAGAAAATGAAAAACACCTTGAGCGAAGTTGCGGAAACCGTGACTGAAGAATATCCCAAGGCGTTGGAACGAATGAGGAAGGTATTGCTATGAGGCCCACACGCGTTGCGCCCAAGAAAGTCAAAAGCGTTATTTGCGGGCCGGGTAAGGCGAAAGTGGTGGCCAAGGTCCGACGCACGAAAGAGCAAGCTTATGGCAATCGCACCGAATGGATGGCTGTTCGTGCAAAGGTGCTGCAACGCGACGGGTACAAATGCACGAAATGTCCAAGCACCGAATACCTACAGGTAGATCACATTCGTTCTGTAGCAATGGGCGGGCAAACGGTAATGCAGAATTTGCGAACGTTGTGTGCAGATTGCCACGCGGCGCAGCATAGCAGCCGTCACTCGAAACAATTGATCCTTTCGAAGAAGAAAAAAGATGCCGAATCTAAAAATGCCATCCGACGTTGATCCGGCTTATGCGGGTTCGTGGGAAGCGTTTTTGGAACTGCCTGACACGAAAGGAAAAGATCCCAAAATGCTCGCTGAGTGTTTCCGGGTTCTCCTACAGCAGGCCGGGACCAAACTCAAAACGCTGAAGAAAGTGGGTGATTGGTTTACTGTAAATAAACTGTATGCCGACCTAAACAAAGCCCTCACGCAAAAGTTTTTGCTGACCCATTTGGTGCCGCAACGGCATAGCTTCGATATCGAACTGAATGTAGATCATTTGACCAATATCGTTAGTGGTTTCACCATTACAGGTCAAGTGAAAATGAAACCGCAACGCTTTGATCTGGATTACCTGATCAATCGAATGGTTAGCGTAAAAGTGCTCAAGGAATTTCCTGATGCATTGAAGCTTTCCACGGTGCGCACCGTCAAAGACGGCAAAGTTGTGCAGGTCAAGAAAGATCGAAGGCCCGCCAACTTTTCCCAGCTGAAACGATGGGATTGGGTGCCGATGATTTTTAACCCACAATTCCGGGTTAGTATCGGTCGGTTGAAAGGCGACTATCTGGCGCTGGCCTATGAGGTTTACGTCACGATTGAAATGCCTTACTACCTGAACACAGAAAAAGAACTCGCTGCCATCTGGCGCCGGGCTACACTTGAGGATTTGCGATGAGCATCGTAACCGCGCTGGATGGTGTTGAATCCATTCTGGCAATCATCAAAAAGGGTGACGCAGCCCCCGAAAAGAAACTGCAAGTGATTTTGGATCTGGCAGAAGTTCTGCGCAACGACATTCAAGATTTGGCCGATAATTCCTACGCCAATTATCTGGATGATCTGCCGCCGCCAACCTTCGACATGGAACAGGCCACCGCCGATTTCCTCGAAGTTTTCCGCAAGCAGGAATACAACAACCTTTACGCCTATTACACGTTGGACCTCATGTCCGACGAAAAAGATCCGCACGTGCGATTCTGCATCGCTCGCGCACTGGTCAAACTGGCGAACGAACTCAAACAACAGCCGTCGAATGTGTGGACCTACCTCGTTCAAACTGAAGGCGTAATTTCCGAGGCCGTCGAATGAATCGCGCAGACTTTAACGAATCCGAATTGGCGCGCCAAATGCGCCTGCACCGCCAACACCGCGACGTAACTGCTGCCATGGAATCCATGAGCGCATTTGCCCGCGACAATGGCGACGACGATGATGGGGATGCAGACGACGAAGAGGGTGACGATAGTTCCGACTTCGTAAAATCTATTCGCACCGTCACGCTCGAACCTGCGCGCACCGCAGAATTCGAGTCGTTTTTCTTCCCGAAAAAAGAACGTAACTTCCTCGTTCCTATTCTGGAATCGCTGTCGGACGTAACGGCAAACATCAACATGTTTTTCCGTTTCATGCGTCTGGTTATGGCGAAAGCCAACTACCTGTCGTATTTCGATCAGGAACAAGTGGCCCATGAGATTTCCAAAATCCATGTGGATCTGTTCCAGTCCAAGCGTTCCAGCGGTTCGACCGAAGCCGACGTGGTTTCGTTCCTGCGCGCCAGCCGTCGTACCTCTTCCGCGTTCCACAACGTGTATCGTTCCAAACGCTACAATGAGGGCCTCGATTTCGTTCTGATGGGTGCCGGTGCGGACCCGGAAGAGGAAGGCTTGCCAGCCCCTTATTTCGGTGTGGAAGATAGCAAAATCGACACTGCGTCGAAATTGCCACACGACAACCAAAACCCGATTACTGCCGAGCGCCGCCGTGGTCAGTGGCAATCGCCAATCGGTGAGAAAATTCTGGCAGCAGCACGTGAAATTCACATGATGCTGTTTGGCACCCTCGCCGTTTCCGACCGCATGATTCACCGTGGCATTCCGCTGACCACCAAGTTCAGCGATATCGAAGCCATTTGGGTGAAACACACCGGCATCAAACTGCCGACCGCTGGCGAAATCGTTACCGATATCGTGGTAACAAACCCGTTCGCAGAACAATTCCTGCAAGTCGAGGTTATCAAACAACCTTCGAAGCGCGTTAAGGACATTGTAAAAACTGCACGTCAAAACAACATTGAAGCCGAGCGCTACAATGCGAGTTCGCAACGTTGGGGCAATACCACCAACCTGCGCGAAGTGCACAGCCGTGACGCAATGAATCAGCGCGTCAACGAAATGCTCAACGGTGAAAATCCGCGCACCACGCCAGAAGCGGAATTGCTGAACCTCACGCTGCGTACCTCGCTGCGTTTCACTCTGGAATCCGACGTTGCCCACTTCGTGACGCAAACCCCGGAAGCCGAACGCCCAAGCATGACCCGCGCAAACAGCTGGTTCTCGCTGTACATTGCACAGGTTCTGCGTGCGAAAGTAACCGGCACCGGCAAGGCGTACACGATCACCAACACCAAAGCGATCAACATGGATCACATCCCGCGTTATGCCACCTCGGCATCGACGCTGAAAAAGATCCCTGCGCTGCGTGAACAAAACGGTTTTGTTGTAGAAAAAACCAAAGGCAACGCGGAAAACATGTACATCCTGCCTAACGGCACCATGGGCGTTCGTCCATCGGTGGATGTGCTGAAAGATACCACGCTGGCCGAAGATTTCGAGAAAGCATCTGAAGACCTGCTGGAAATGCTCGGTCGTCTCGAAATTCCGCTCGCTGCATTCCAGATGGATTCCAGCCCGGAACAATGGCCGTGGATCGATGAATCGGATATCGAACGCCTCAATCAAATGATGGCAAAACTTGCCGAATTTGACGGCTGTTCTCTCGGCTTTGATTGGGACTTTGGTGTAAACATTCAGGCCACTTCCACGCCCGGCCTGACCAACACCAGCGTTTCGATTGGCTCGGTTACGCCTGATTCTTTGGCGATTGCCGATTGGCTCGGTTTCAACATGGCAAAAGACGGTGAACAGCCGGTCAAGCGCACCTTTGCGCAGGCCATGTACACGCTGAACCACCACGAACACACCGCCTACGCCTACAAGGAAGCGGAAGAGGTTTACGGTGCGGCTGCTGATTCGGCAAAGTTTGCAAAAACCGCAGTGGTTGACAACATTATCAACCTGTACATGCGCCTTGCTTACGCCGATAACAAAGCGCCGAAACTGGATGATCTGCTGAAGAGCGCACTGCGCGCCCTGAACTATGAGGAATTGCCGACCGAACAAGGTTTCGATTTCTCGATGGATTACCAGAAGCACATGAACACGAAGGGTGAAATTTACCCACGGTTCAAAGGCAACATCAAAGGCATCATTCTCAACCTGCTGGAAGTCACGCTGGACATGGCTTCGGGCGCACAGGGCACGCACCTGTGGAATGAAGTTTTCGATAGTCTGAAATCTGGTGACAAAAACCCACGTGCCGCCGACGTGAGTCTGGAACTGGAAAACAACGAAAACTATTTCAACAGTTCGGTTTCGACCACTGCTGAATTCGTCCGCTGCTACAAGTATTTCGGCGGCCAAGTTTTCAAGCAAATTCTGGATGCAATCAACGCGGTAGATATTGGCCACTTCGCCAACGCTCGCAAGGGCAGCAGCACGGTCGATATGGGCGCAAACGATCAGTACCCGGATAAGCGCGTAACCATGACCGTCACGGCGCAGCCAAACGCCGTGCTGTACAAAGACGTTCTGCCGTTCGCTGTGATGCTTGGGAAATACGCGCCAAATTCGGAAACAATCTTTGCCGAGGCGCAGGAACAAATCGAATCGATCCAGCCGGACCCGTCGTTCAACTCGGACGATATCAAGGTTCCCGGTCTGGTAGATGAAGCACGTGCAATTTTCCCGCACCAAGAAAACGTGCAAAGTTCGCTGCGTAAGAAAAACCCGCCAACCTTCGCAATTCTGGCGCTGGCGCCGGGCGGTGGTAAAACTTCGCAAGGTACGATCGACATTGCATGTCTGATGAAAGACATGAAAGAAACGGGCACCATTGTGCGTCCGTTGGTGATCTGCCCTAACGGTCTGATCAATACGTGGTGTGAGGAAATTCGTTATTTCCTCGGTTCGAACTGGAACGCGTTTCCGATCAGTTCCGACGTGATGGCGCGTTGGTCGAAAACTCCGGGCATGGGTGAAAAAGCGCTGGCCGATCTGGCAAAAAATGCGCCGCCAAACACCATTTTCATCAGTTCGATGACCTTCATCCAAGGTCGTAACACCCGCGTCTGCATTGGCTCGGCACAGGTTAACTTCTCGCAAAACCTCGAATTCCTCCGTCGCCTCGGTTCCAACTACGTGGCAATTGACGAATCGCACAACCTGAAGTCGTTCAAATCGGCGCGTCACCGTGCAACCAAAATCCTGACCTCTTCCACCACCGTGAAATGGCTGCGTCTGCTGACCGGTACTGTGATGCCTGACCGGGCAAAAGACATTGAGGCGCAAATCGCCCTCAAAGCACCGCACGTTTTCCGCGCTGGTGACATTGCCAACATCAAGCCGAACGAAGAGGCAGCAGCGGTAAAAATTGGTGATCGTTTTGTACAGACTTATCAACCGCTCAACGGCAAGCGTGCGGTAGATAAACTGGGTCACTACATTTCGTTCATCGTCAAAGAGAAAAAAGACTGGGCGTATATGCTCCCGTCTGCAATCGAAAGTTTCCACCCGGTTCCAATGGTAGACTTCAACGGCGCGGATGGCACCAGCGCGGCTGAAATCGAGCAGCAAAAACTGCACGAACAGCTGTATCGTCTGGTCCTCGACAAAACGTTGCAGGAACTGAAACCACTGCTGGCCCAAAAGGCAAAAGCTGAAAAAGCAGCGGCGAAGGATAACAACAGCAACGACGATGACGAAGACGACGATAACGGCAGCGGCGGCGGCAACAACGTCGTAGACAACGACTCGGACTTTGCCGGTGAAGCAATCTCGCAGAAAATGTGGGAACGTCACCTCGCCCGTTTCGAACGTCTGATTATCTGCCCGCAGGAAGACGACGCGTTTGAAGAAGTATTTGGCGACATGGCCGAAGGTTTTGTTTCGCGTAAAGCGAAATACATTGCAAACTTGGCTGCCAAGCATTTCAACCCGCCGAAGTGGAAACGTGGCAATCGCTACATCGAACTGGACCTCGTAGATTTCGACGGTCAATTGTTCGTAGCGAAGAAATACAATCCGGGCGAAACTCGCGTTTCTCTGCCGGATGATGTAATGAGCAAAACCCCGCTGGAGGCCCCGGATTATTGGAAGCCTGAGCCGAAAGGTAAGCTGATTATCATCACCCGATACAACGCCAGTGCTCGCGCCGTTTACGACGCCTTGCCGCCGAACTATCGCGCAATGGCCGTTAAATTCACCGGTGACGAACCGGATCGCGTAAAAGCGTTCAACGATTTCAAAACTGATGATCGAATTCAGATTTTGATCGCGAACGAACAAGGCATGTCCGAAGGCCACAACCTGCAATTGGCTAGCCGCATGATCCGTGCCGAGGCCCCATGGGGTCCGGGTGCGCTGGCGCAAACCTCTGCGCGTGTATGGCGCCCTGATGCAAAAGGCGCAATGGCAGCAGCCGCAGGCACCGGCACCCTGACCCGTGATGTGGTTTATCTGGATTGGGTACTGGCCGATAACACGATGGAAGTTGCAAAACTTGCTCGCGTTATTTCCAAGACTTTCGGCATTGCTCGAATCACCGAAGCCTCGAACCCGCTCTATGCGGAATTGCTGGCATCGGTTCGCGTTCCGACCGAGAAAGAAGATGCGCGCCTCGCCCTGTCCATTGACATGCTGGCGAACGCCGCTGGTCTGGACGACAAACCATTCAGCCAAATGGAAGACGCGTATCGTCGTTTGAACCGCGTTGAATCCAAAGAGTTCGCAGAAATGCGAGCGAAAAACAAAATCGAAATGTTGCCTATCGAAAAGGCTGCCCCGATGGAAGGCGCGGCGCGTATGGATGTTGTGCCATTCGTTGCTAACCAACCAATTCCCGATCCAAACAATTGGGGCCTGCAAAACGTCGAGGTAATGGTGCGCGACCCGGAAGTCTTCAACAACTTCCGCGATAAACTGCGACTGAAACCGGTTGTTACCGAATGGGGCACCGGCAAAATCGTTGGTTTCAACACGCGTGGCGGCAAGCTGTCGAGCCTGACCGTTAACCTCAAAAATCCGCCTGCTGGCATGCCTAGCCGCGTAACCGTTCAACTGAACATGGCCTACATTGCCCAGCGCAATATCACGCCGGATCAGGAAGAGCGTTTCTTCGACGTTAACACCGCTTCGACTGCCACCGAAGAAACCCGCGATGCTGCACGGGCCAAACGGTTGGAAAAACAGGAACAGAAGCAACGCGAAATCGAAGAGCGTGAAGAGCGCATTCGCAAGAAACAGGAAACCGAACGTCTCCGCGTTATCAAGAAAGAAAAGGAAGACGGCGACAAGCGCGAAGAGAACGAGAAAAAAGGGAAGCCGATCAACGAAGGCATTTACAACACTGGTGGTACGGTCAAGGTCGTCGGTGGCAAAGTCAAACCGAAGGTCCAACCAAAACCAGCAGCGGTGCCTGCGCCGGTCGAGGAAGACGAAGATTTCCCTGAAGAAATCGAAGAATCCTCCGTTTCTCTGTACCCGATGTACTATCACGGTTTCGCAACCCTCGAAGCGCAATTCGACGAGGGTGAATTGGACCTGAAAGGCGTTGGGTTCCAACACGTTCCGGCCTACGCGTACATCGACGTTAACAACAAGAAAAAGTTCCACGTTATTTACGATTGGATCTATGACAACTTCGAGTTGTCGGCGGCCACCAACCGTATCTTCGAACAAATCAACGATGCGTTCGAAGTGGGCATGAAAAATACCCACAAACTGTGGTACAACTTGGAGTTGGCGCCGGTTTCCGAACTGCCTGCTTTCTTCATGGTCAACAAGCGCATGAACAGCAACCGCCGTGCGCTGCGCGTGTTCCCAATCTTCACTGAAGAGCACGTGCGTCTCTGCGTGGATATCCGCACCAACCCCGGTATCCTCAAACAAATCGGTAAGCCGATTCCTAATGCTGGCGTGAAATGGCAGAAGGTTGACGGCGAATGGCTCTACTTCGGTAAGAACAAAACCGATTTGAAACAGAAAATCGCGGAAGTCGCTCGCAGCGTGACCGTCAACAACAAAGATATGGCGCTGAAAGAACTGGCCGATATCAACTTCAAATATAAAACCCGCTAATGTCCACGGGGCCATGGAAGGCCCCAATTAGCTTTGGAGGATTTATGCAAACTGGAAAAATGGAACTCATGTCGCAGCAAGTTGTGCTGGCCTTCCTCGGCTACTACAACGGCGCGATTGATGGCATTTGGAGTGCTGCCAGTATGAAGGCTAAAGTGGCTTTCGAATGCGCAGACAACTATGTGCCGGGCATCCCTTCCAACGGCCTGCCATTCGCGGTGACTGACCGTCTGCCAAAAGGTTTGTATTGGGAGAAAAAATTGCTGAATCATCGCGACATGTCTGCCGAACAAGCAGCTGCCTTGATTCAGAAACGCACGCGTCAAACTCCGGTCACTCCGCCGCCAGTGGTTGAAGAGCCAGAACTGGAAGAGGAACTGGAAGACGAAGAGGATTATTCCGATGACGATGCACAAGGATGATGTGGCGTTTCATTACGCTTATCTCAAAGGCAACGACACGCACTATCGGATTCTGACCACCAACTTTCCGCAGCTGATCGCCGGGCACGAAACGTCTGATCTTTTCGGTTTCTTTGGCCTCGGTTCCGGGGAGTATTGGGGGCCGCGCATTAACGGTCTGGAAGACGGTGTAACAACCGTGGAAATTCCCGACACTGAAGGCGGCTTGCTGTTGTGGAAAGACAGTCCTCGTTTTATCGGATTCATCGACGCGGCGCCACACCATAAACCGGTTGTGGTGCTCCGTGGTGGTGACACGTCGATTTACGAACTGCCGATCAATTGGGAAGTATACACCCAGCTTGGCGACAAGCTGCTGGCCACCGACACGCTACGCACCATGAGCCGTCGCTGGTGCTGCTACCCAACGCCCGAACAGTACGACGCAAGGCTGTCCGATATCCTCCGCATGGTGAAGTTGTTTTGAACTGGCCCCCATTTCCATTAGGATTTGGGGGCTTTTTCATGCCTAGAAAAACTGTAAATAACAGGTAGGTTATCACACCTATGGCGGGCTACAACTTATGAAGTATGAGTATGTAGAATTTCCCAGCGACTACAAGTATGGCAAGGGGCTGAAGCAGTACGACATTACTGGTTTCGATCAGGTTGAACTGGCTAAGCACGTGACCAAAAAGGCTCGCGGGAAAATTCTGTTTGTCTTTGACTACATGCCGGGCGAGGCGATGCGGAAAAACCGTATCCTCGACGGGGCGACCGGCGACCTTTTGCAAAACCTCATGTGGGCCGCAGAAGAGTATTACAAAGCCCCGAATAAGCTGGACGATTACAACTGGCTGTGCATGAGTTATCACAGTTTCAAAACGCAAGGTGGCGCACCTGCGTTTATCGAACTGGCGAAACAGGAATTTAAGAAACGCCTTGAATACGTGATCACCACGTACAAGCCTGACACGGTAGTGACCTTTGGTCCCGATCCGACCATGGCCCTGAGCGGCGATTTCATTTCGCAGCACAAAAACGAACGCGGTGTTTTGTGGCAACACTTTTACGGTGTGCCGATCAAAGCCAAATCAACTTACAAGGGCAACACGCACAAATTCAACCACGTCTCGACCTTGAGTTTGCGCAAGCTGCAAACCTCGGATGATACGATGGCGGCAGCAGGGTACGTTGCGCGCAACCTGACCACCGCGCTCAACGATGGCAAGTTGATGTACAAAGTTCCGAAGCTTGATTACAAGATCGAAATGGTCGATACAATCAAGAAATTCGACAAGATGCTCAAGGCCATTACCAACGCCGAGGTGGTGGCAATCGATACCGAGTCGCGAAATCTGAAGCGACGAAAGAACTACACGGTAACATGGCAGTTCGCGACCGACACAGGCAAAGCGTACATCCTGCCATTCCTGCACAAAGACACGCCGTTTCTCCCCAAGGAAATTGCGTACATCAAGACGAAGCTGCGCGAATACTTCGAACACAAATCGAAGAATAAATATAACCTCTACGCCAACGCCGCGTTCGACCTGATCGCTGCCCGGCGTGACCTTGGGGTGCGCTTCTTCAAATGCAAATTGTGGTGCATCATTTCGGCGGAATTCGCCAAGGATGAAAACCACAAATCGATCCAAGGTGTGAGTGGCCGAAACTATTATTCGTTGCTCAATATCACCATGCAGTATGGCTGTCGCGCCTATTACGAATCCGACTTCGGTAAGGAACAGCGGGCATTCATTGCGGACATGGACCTCGACGGCCCAGTGCTCACGTACATGGCCCTTGACGTAATCCTGCTGCTGCACATTCAGAAACTTCAGCTGAAACAAGCCAAGACAATCGGATACAAGAAATACGAATCCGTTGTTTCGGAACAGCTGTCGGATCAGATTCACACGCTGTCTAACCTTGAGTTCAACGGCTCGTATGTCGATATCGACTGGCTGTTCAAACTCAAATCGAAAGACTCACATATTGTTCGTGAGAAAAACCGAGTCCTCAAAGCGTTGTACGAATCCGAGGGGGTGCAGAAAGCTAACAAGCTTCTGGCCAAACGCTCGGGTGTGCCGTCCATGGGCCTATTCGGACGAACGCAAACCAAGCTGTTCAAAATCAACAAGGAAGAGCATAAGCAACTGCTGTTCTTTGAAGTCCTCAAACTCAAGCCCTTGTCGCAGAACAAAAAGGGCTTGGGCAAGATCGACAAAGATTTCCAGAAGCGTTACGAAGACGTGCCGGAAATCAAGCTCTTCACCGAGCTAACGAAGATCGAAAAACTCTACAACGCCTATGTCAAAAGCTTCATTAAAAAATGGGGCGAAGACGAAGATTTCCGATACGACCGCTGCATGCGGCCACGCTTCGGTTATCTGGATGTGGTTACTGGTCGTACCTCGGCACGTGACCCAACGTTGCAGACAATTCCGTCACGATCTGAAATGGGTAAACTGATTAAACGACTCTTCGTTAGCCCTGAAGGTCGAATAATCATTAAGGTGGACTACTCGGCGCACGAAGTGCGATGCTGGTCCCTCATTTCCGGCGACAAGGGCGTGGCTGATGCGTTCCGTGTAGGTCTGAAACTTCGTGAGAAATTCAAGCGTAAACCAACGCTGGAACTCGCGAAGGAAATTGACTTCAAGGGTGACGTTCACAAGATTAACGCCGCGTACTTCTTCCGTAAGCCAATCGAAGCCGTTGACAAGGTGATGCGTCAATCGGTTAAGCAGGTTATTTTCGGTCTGATTTACCAGCAGGGTGCGAAGGGTACAGCCAAGTCGATTAACGCTACGGTTGAAATGGTTGAGGAACTGACAGAACAGTTCTTTAAACGCTTCCCTGTGGGCGCCAAGTGGTTCGACAAGGCCAAGGACCACGCACGCAAGCACCTGTTTGTCGAATCGCCTGTGGGCCGTCGCCGTAACCTGTGGGGCCTGCTGACCCCTAGCAGCCACGAAGACGCTGGCAACATCACGTCGCGCTCTGAGCGGCAATCTGTAAACAGTCCAGTACAGGGCATGGGTTCTGACTTCATGATGACGGGCGCCCGGTGCATTGAGCGCCGCCGTTTCGAACACTACCAAAAGACCGGTCATTATCCTGATTTCATTCAGGCTAACTCGGTGCACGACTCCCTCGAATTCTCCTGCGCTTATGAGGATTTCTGGTTGGCGGTTGGGATGATCGAACAGGGCCTAACGCACGACGTGGAAAAAGAAATGATTGCACGTCACGGTTTCAACTTCGACATTCAGCTGGAAATCGACTTCGAATTCGGTTACTCGCTGGATAAGTGTGAAGGCTGGAACTACGCGTTGACCGGCGACTTCAAAACAAAAGACAAATGCGCACTCGATGAACTGCTAATGACAACCCTTGAGGGGCAGCGTGACGTTCTCGGTCACGATATCAAGCCTAAAGAGGTGTACAGGCGGATCATGGGCCGCATGAAAGAGGATGCCCCGGAATGGGTATTGAAGCAGAAGAAATTCTGGAAAAATCAGAAGGAAGCTGCCTAGAGACTACCCGCATCAAATCGTTCTGCCTTGAGGTTGAGGGTGCCAGCGTGGATGATCCGCGCTTGGCGCTCTTCAAGCAATTTGCCGGGCAACTGATGCTGGAATTAAACTCGCCAGATTCCACGTTTGAAATCTACCCGACAAAGGAATCAATTGAGCCGTTTCTGGATTCGCTAGAGTCGCAGGTTTTACCTCGCTATGGTCTGGTGTGGGCGTGGATGGCCAGTGTGCAACCCGCCGACGAAGACAACGAAGAAACGTTCATGACCATCACGTTGGTTCCATACGAATTCGCTGACATTTTTGGGTACAAGCTGCAATGAAACTTATCGAAGGTAACGAACTGGAATTCACGGCGATTGGTCGCGATGTTGCGGCCACGCTTTCCAAAATCATTAACGTTACAACCTACATCAAAGCCGACGACGCCAAATTCATCATTGCCTGCCAAAAGGGCAAAGGTGTTTACTTGATCGGCAGTTCTACCGATGCGCTGGCCTGTGCCAAGGTGAGCGACAATTGCGACAAAAGCGGCACCGTGAAAATCGATGCTGTCAAGATGATTGGCCTGCTGAAAGCGCGTGGCCCTTGCCAGTTCAAAACCGGTGGCGGCAACATCGCATTCAAGGAACAAAAAGGCCAGTTCAAAGCGCAATTGCCGGTCGGTGAATTCGACGGCGATGATATCCAGATGCTGGAGCACCAGCTGGTCGGAACCAAAACCGAGCCTATGCCAAAAGACGTGGTGCACGCCCTGCGCGAAGCGGTGAAGCGTGTACGCCTTACCGACTTCTACGGCTCAACCGAATTGCCAATCATCTTTGAAATTGGCGACAAACTGATGCGTGTTTATTGCCACGATGAACACCACGTCGCCCTGTTCAAAACCAAGGTGAAAGGCGCGGTGCCGCTGAAAACTTCGCTGCCCGCCAAGGCCTTCAGCGTAATCGAAAAATTCATCGAATCTGACAAAATCAGTTTCTCGGTGGATGGTGGCCGTTTCCGTGCGACTGGTGCACAATTCGTTGTGTCGATCCCGGTTGGCCAGCTGATCTACGGTGAAGTTGGGCAGGCTGTGCAGTACAACAAAATGCTGGACGATCAAAAGCCGCTGAGTTCCATGCTGTTCGATACGAAGGCCGTGGGCGTCGTTTCGAATATGTCGGTTCTGTCCGATGGCGATACCAAAATGGCGCTGGCCCTCGAAAAGGGTAAGGCGCGCATGAGTGTGCAGGGCGGTGGCGGTAAAGTCTCCGACGAATTCAAAGCCAAGGTGGAAGGTAAACCGTTGGATATCCGGGTTGACCCGCGAATCTTTATGGACCTTTTCAACAAAATCTCTGGTGTGGAAATCGACATGAATTTCTACAAGGTGCCGGGTGCCATGAGCGCCTATCGCCTCGTAACCAAAATCGATGGCGGCACCCTGACGCTGGTCGGCACCTATGATGAAGCTAAGTAATATCAGCCCGATTTTCAGTCTGGCCGACACGTTCACTCATACCGTGCGGCAGGTTGATACCTTCGAGGATTTCGGCAAGGCCCACGACGGCCACCATGTCGGGCTGTTTTTCCGTAAGCTGGTTGATACACCGATGCTGATTGATTATGAAAATCCGTATCCGCTCAACCGCTTCTGCAAAATGTACAACTTCGTCAATGCCCGGCGTTCGATCTATGGCCACCTGTTCGTTATCTCGGATGAATCCAAGGTTGAGCTAGAGCCGCACAAAATGATCGTCGCCTGCAATAAAAAGGAATTGTATGATTACGTGCAGCACCCGATCACGTCATACAAACAAAAACTGTTAATATTCAAGAGTAGCACCGGTTCTGTGTTGGCCATCAGCGGCAACGCCGAATCTCCCTACCTTGTAACCGAGGCCGTGTGATGCTCAATCTCAACGACGAAAGAATTGCAATTCTGCTGCGCCACAACGTGGTGGCCGCCCGCGTCATGATGGAACACAACGACCCTAGCGGATATCAGCCTATTGATCTGCGGAATTTCCCCAAAGAGAAAATGCGTTTGTATCTGGCGGCAGTTAAAGACCTGAAGCGCACTGCTGATGGTTATTACATGCCTCACGAAATGTGGTTCGAAACGCATTGGGCGCTGTTCCCATTCACCAACCGTTGGAACGATCTGGACCACGACGCGCAGCGCTTCGTTGAGTACGTCCACAAGCTGTGCCAACAAATGACAATTGTCCGAGGATAAAATGCGATATTTTGAAGAGGCTGAAATGGCGGAATTGCTCTGTGCAATGATCGCCACGTTTGCCAAGGTGTGCGGCCTGCCGTACCCGGTATGGGATCAGCAGCACCACGTGGATCAGGTACGTTTTGTCGAGTCGATTACCGACCTATCCGACAAGATCGAACTGCACAACAACCGGCAGCAAAACGCCACTGAAAAAGAAGCGTTCGATGTTAGCGGCTGGTACAGGGACAACTGGCGGATTTTCCCGTGGGCAGAACCTGACTACGAAAACACCACCGACCTGCAACAGGATTTCGTGGTGCAAGTTGCGGAATTCACGTTGATCATGGCCGGGCACTTCGGCACCCAAGTGAGCGGAACGGCCTATGAGTAGTCGTGAGCAACAGAAGGCGATTCGTTCTACGATCAAAAAGAACAAACGTTTCCAGCAATTCCTTGAAAACTTCCGGGGCAACCCGGCGTACAACATCGACTTTGAGTCGTACCATTCGGAATTGCAACGCCTTCACACGACACGCATAACCCGCGAATTGAAGCGCAAACGCTCGCGCGCATTTCCAGAAAAAGTTTGTGAAGCACTTTTGCAAGACCAAGCAACGCGCAGCCGCTGCGCTGAAATCCTTGGCGAGTGCACGAAAATTTCCCACGCTATGGAGCGCACGCTGTCCAAGCTGCGCGATTACCTGTGTGCCGAATATGCCAGCTACCTAAAGTCGGTTGGTGCACAGGGCGAACGTAAAGCATTTGTGGAGTCGATCATGCGCCCCTTCTACGATTATTTCGATGAAGTTAAAGGGCTGGAAAAGGCTGCACAAATCGTAATCGAAGACATTGACAAGGCAGGCTTTATGTTTAAAAACCTTGTCGAGGTTATCAAAGTCCTCTCCCGACCAGAACAGGTATTGTTATGAAAACTGCATTCGTGTACGCACCCGAAACCGTGTTTCCAGACGACGCTCTGGCACAGTTCGGGGATACCCGCGTGCCTCAATGTGCCAAGGTGATTTTCGTTTCGCCTGAAGCTGTTGGGGCCGCTACCGAACAGGATATGGTTCGGGAATTTCGCGAAGAGATTGCGGCGTACACGAATGAACATGACGAACCGGTGGTGGTTGCCGTTTTGACTCAAGACATTTCGCTGTTGCGTCGTGTGGTTTTCGATTTGCTGGAACATGGGCTGCCGGTGGTTTTCGAACTGGACGAATATCAACGTAAATTGGTGGGCTGCGAATGAAACTTGTGAAACTTGATCCCGACGCAATTCCTGATGGCAACCAAACACTGGACCCGCGTGGCTACACACCGCAACTGATCGCTATCAAAAGCGACAAGGCGTCGTGGTATTCATACGATTCCAAAGGCCTGTTTGCTTGGGGTGATCATATCCACCTTTTCGCAGAAAATGATTACGCATTCGATATTCTGTGGAAGATGGGCCACCGCCCGATTGTCGTGTGCGAATTCGAGAACGCAGAACAGCTGGGCATGCACATCGTGCGCACCTACGAATCTGTAAACAAACCATGGGGCGCAGTGAATGTGTACCCGCGTGGTTGGACCTCGAAAGACGTTATCGAATTTGTGAAGTTCGTTGACCAAAGCAAGATCCCAGCCTCCCTGCAACTGAGCAGTGAATTCTGTTTGACCGAAGAATATCGCCATCTTTATCCGAGGTAGTAAATGCACGAACAAGGAAGCTCCGGTTAAACCATGGGCAAAATCATCGTATCGGACAAGATGTACATTCCCCGGATCGACCTGTCGGAAAAGCGAGTCAAGAAAGAGTATTTTCACGACTTCTTTTCCGATCAAGGTTGCCGGTCGTGTGAACTAAGACCAGAACGCCCGGTGCAGGCCTGCAAAGGCTGCGAGAACTTCAACGGTTCGTATCGGCTGGCCAAAGCACGCGTCATTGGGAATACGGAGTACATCGGCCTGCCTTTGGGCGACCGAGACAATTTCGAAGAAAAGATGCGCATTGATCTAGGTGATTACAAAATCATCGACAAGCGCACTAAAGTTCCGTTTGATTACAAAGTTAAAATCGACCTCGGTGAGGATCGCGACTGGTTCAGTTACCAGCTGAAAACAGTTAAGCGAATGAAAGAGGCCAAGTTTGGCCTTTTCGTGCTTCCGCCGCGTTCGGGTAAGTCGTTAACCGCGCTGAAATTGGCAATCGAACTGGGTTACAAGGTGCTGCTTATGGCCGACCAGTACGACTTCCTAAACCAGTTCATTGGCGACATTGAAGAATCCACGAATTTGCCCCAGCTGCAAGAACGCACCGGCAAGAAACTTTATGGGTTCATCAAAACCAAAGAAGACCTCAAGGATATTCAGATTGGTATCATCACCTATCAGAGTTTCTTGAGCGAGAAAGGCCGTAAGTTGATGAAGGCCTGTAACAAGGTTTTCGGCACCGTCATTGTGGACGAAGTGCAATCGACTGGCGCCCCGGAATTTGCAACGGTCATGAACAGCCTGAAGATGCGCTATCGCTTCGGCTGCACCGGTACATGGACCCGCAAAGACGGCAAGCACAAAATCACGGCGTTGGTTATGGGGCCGCCGAAGTCCGAAATCAAACGGGCGCAGCTGGTGGCCAAGATGCTGGCAGTTGATACCGGCATGAAATCCAAAGGCGTGTTCAAGGGCAAACCGGGCTTTGTGAAACTGGGTAAAAACCTAGCCAACAACAAGCCACGAAACACCCTGATCATTTCGTGGATTTTGAAAGACCTTGAGGCCGGGCATTCCATCGTTGTTCCTTGCCATTTCAAGGACCACATTTTCGAAATCGTCAAACGGGTTAACTCGGCTGTCGGATACGAAGTGGCTGCTGCCTTTGTTGGTGGCGGTGGCAAGAAAAACAAAGATGATCGCGACCGCATCAAAAAGCTGGCTGGCGAACGGAAAATCCGTGTGGTGGTTGGTATCCGCAAGCTGCTGCAACGCGGTATCAACGTTAAGCCGTGGTCGTGCCTGTATTACATCATGCCGATGAACAACCCGGAAAACTGGAAACAGGAATCGTCGCGTATTCTGACGCCCGATCCCGATAAGCGCACGCCTATCATCCGCTTCTTTGCTGACACTGGCCACCAAGCATCGCTGAAGTATTGCGCACGCACGTGGCAACAGGCTTTGGAATTCAACCACAAGCCAACCGAGGTTGCCGAAGAGCGCATGCGTCAATGGCTGCGCAATGTGAAGCGTGATATTTCCGAAGATTTCGACCCCGAACAGGAAGTCGAAGTATCGACCATCACGAAGAAAGATAACGGGATGTTTGGCGGCATGTTTAGCCAGATTGGTTCCCGCATCAAAAACCGTGCATCAGAACAACGTGCCGAGAGAAAATCGAAATGGAAGAAAGAACGGTAGACCTCAAATCGCAGGAACAGTTGAATCAGGAAGAGGCCCAGCGCCAGCTTACCGAGGCCATGAAAGAAATGGCCAAGCGCGATCCCAAGCAATACAAGAAATTGCTGGCGCAAATGAACCCTGACATTGTGCACTTTGACGAAGTGCCGTTGCAACGGAAAAACCTCACGCGCAACCAGCGCCGCCTGCTGAAAAAACAGGGCGTTCTGTGAAAGAGGCCCTTAACCTAATTGGTTACGGAATTGCGGTGCTAGCCTTTATTGCGGCTGGCGCCTCGATTTTCCGAACCCATAAAGAAAACAAACGACTTCTGCGGGATATGGAAGACGCGATGCGTATGAATCGAGTTTATAACCATGAGGCATCTGGCCCGCCCGCCAATCACAACAAAAAGGAAAATGGACCATGAAATCGCGGCGACTGCGTTTCTTTACGTGGTTGAAACATTGGGCAGCAAAACAGGAACGTGATGCCTATCACGCGGGCATGCGGATGTGGGGCGATTTGAAATGTCCCCACTGCAACACGTGGGGCAGCAATATGCCAAATAATTGCTGGGCCGCCGAGGAAAGGAATGTGCCTACCATGCATCACGACCGCTACAAATGCGGCCAGTGTGGGCAGTGGACTACGTGGCTTGACCTCGGCATGGCCATTAAACTGGATGACCCGGCATTTCCTGATCAGCGGGTGCGTGATGTGAAAGGGAATCTCGCATATGATCAGTGAACTCTTTCGCAAACTTTTCGGGTTCCGCAACTACGAAGAGGATTTTCAGGCCGGTGTTCAATACGCGCAGGAACAATTGCGCAAATACCGTGGTAGCCTGATGGATTATCACCGGCTATGGGCCGAGTGCGATAGTAGCGGAATTGACGCCAGCGGCTTCGACGCAGGCATGCGCCAAGTTCTGATCATGCAGAATATTCCACACCCTCTGGATTTTGAAGGAACAAATAATGCAACAGCCACTGCAAATGACTGTCATTGTGGACGGTGAGCAACAACTGCGACACGTGCACAGTGTTGTAAAAGGACACGATGGCCGATGGGTGCAAACTCCGGTGCTGCGCGACGATGAAGAAATGCGCTCAACCGTCGATGGCATTGTGCACATTTTCAAAGTGCCAAAATCGGAACGTTTCCTGTCGAGTGTGGTTGCCGATTGGAACGGTGGCGAACGCCAAACGTACACCGCTGAATATTCCGATGGTTCTACCGAGACGTGGAATCAAGAAACGTTCTACGCATGGAAGGCATCCGAACGTGAATGGAAAATCTAAGCAAACGGAGGTGCAACCAATGATTGATAAACGGGTATGTCGCGGTATGAGCGTGCCGCCCAGCGGCTGGCCGCAAACCCAGCTGGAAGAAATGGAAATCTACATGGCAAGCAAAATGCTGGTAGATTTCCCTGCTGATCCTGTGCTGGCTGCCGCTGAATTCTCCGGCAAAGATCGTAAAGAACTACAGCAAGCCGTTTACAAAATGTTGTATGACGCAGCGCCCAAAACTGTAAACACTCAACATAAACCTAACTCACTCGGGACCGACTATGGCGAAGGATGTGAAGGTCGCGAAGTCGGCCAAAAGCTTGATGCAGCCGAAGAAACGGGCTGTCGTGGAGAAAGTAGCCGGGATTAAAAAACCGAAAGGGCAGGTTAGCGCCCCTTCGCGTATGCCTGCGCCTACCCTCAATTTCAAATACGATACAGCCCGCGTAAAATTGCTGAAATCACAAGGCGTGGACGGGACCGCATTGCAGGTGATGCGGCACCCGTTCTTGCTAGATGATGCGTTGACTTCGATTACCCCGATGGTGCCTAAATGGCTGCCTGAAGACTACGTGATTCCAAAGACCTCGGTACGCCGTCAAATCGACACGTGCTATCGTCTTTTGTCCAACCCGCTGCACGGTTCCCCGATCATTGGCATTGGTTCGATGGTGACGGATGAACGCGCAAAATTCATGGCCATGAGCATTATGGATGCAGCCATTGACGACCAGCGTTCTGGTAAACAAAAGGGCAAGATGCTGCCGGTTTATCATCGCGTAATGAGCGGGTTCTATGATGAATTGCTGGCCGAGAAAACCCGCCGCAATATCTCAATGCTGATCATCGCCAACGTTGGCCTTGATTCCACGCAAATCAAAATCGAAAAGGTCCGTGACCTACTCGAAAAATACGACAACATTCCGCGAATTGTGGTGGTAAACGGTTGTGACCCGGTTACGTTCTTTGCGGAGAAAATGCGAATGCCCATGCAGTTTGCTCTGATGCTCAACAGCAAACGAAGCGATAAAGCCGATCTAATGGATATGCTATGATCACAAACGCAAAACTCGAAGAAATCCGGGTAGACGAAGAAAACCTAAACCGATTCATTGAAATGCTGGAGCATGGTTACAGCTGGCTTAGCGCACGTTGTAATCACGCGTTAGGCGGCGTAGGTGACGGCGAAGAGGAAGAGGCCGAAGAGGAAGAAACCGAAGCCACTTTCGACCTGCCGCCAGAAGGTTGCACAGCCCTGATGAAAATCAAAGGCGAAGACCTGAAGTCGTTTGATCGTGAACGTTTCGACGAAGACGATGAAGAGTATTTCGAAGACGAAGTGGTTGATCCGAATAACCCGAACGAACCGAAAAAGCGTGAAGAGCACCAAAAGGTTGCAATTGGTGAATTGTACCGGATGGTCAAGCAACTGACCCACCCGGATAAGCTGCTGCGATTCAGTGCCATAGATAAGAAGAAACTGATTGACATTTTCCACGAATCAACCGAGTTCATGGAAGACGACAATCTCGAAGCATTGGTATTCTGTTACGTTAAGATCCGAATGATCCGAAACGAACCACACAAAATCCCGATGTATATTGAATCGTATGTGCGCGAACGCCACCGCCAAATCCTGCGCCATATGGGCGTATTGATGAATAAGCCATTCACCCCAGCAATCCTCGAATGGCGCGATGGCAATCACAATTTCGCCATTATTATGTTCAAACATTACCTGCGCGAAAAGGCTAAACACGATGCAGCCGAGGCCGCCGCACGTAATGACGATGACGAATTCTTTAGCTAAACCGTAATATCCGAAAAGGGGCCAATTGGCCCCTTTTTTGTTGTTCAAAATCCCCTTTGCGTAATTTAATGGAAGGAAATGCACAAATGCGCTCCTATTTCCCGCATTCCAACCATATAAGGGGATTCACCCATGGATTTCACCAACACCAGCGCTGGTGTTTACGACCGGGACAATGACGTAAGTCAACGTGGTTCCCCGGTGGTTAGCTCCATCGCATCCGCCGTTATCGAAGCCCCTCGCGGTTCTACCAGCGACTGGATTTATGTAACGGATAAACAAGTGCTGCGCGAAAAGTTCGGCATTAAAAACTATTCCAAATACGGCTTTGGCATGCACTGTGCCGAACACACTTTGGCGCAAACCGCCATGTGGATCAAACGTGCAGTCAACGCCGCGACCGCACGCACCGCCGGGGCATACCTGTCGGTTGACGATACCAGCGCTTTGGTGCCGGTCGTTAAGCTGGTCAATTGGGATAATGGCACCAATAAACCGCAAGGCGTTTTGGGTAATCCCCTCGATGTACTGGGCTTCACCGCCGCTGATGCTGGTGTGAAAAACGCGCTGCTTTATGTTTGCGCCAACTCGCCCGGCGAATGGTCTGGCATCATCAGCGTTCGCATTCGCCCCGCTAACCCGGAAGGCACCGAAGTTGGTGAATTCAACGACCCGACCCATTTCTACCTCGATGTTTTCCTGAACTACAAAGGTTCGTCTAGCATTCCGGTAGAATCGTATTTCTGTTCGCGGATTTACGAACTGGACGGCGAAGGAAACCAAATGTTTGTTGAGGCGCGGGTGAACTCGCAATCCAACTACATCAAGGTCAAAAACAACAGCCTGTGCCCGGCTGTGGAAATTCGCACCACCACCATCGAACGCCTCGACGGCGGCGAAGATGGCGAGCGTGCAACCATTGCAGAAATCAACGCAGCTTGGGAAGGCATCGAAGATACCGACCAATTCGCGGTGCAAATGCTGGTTGCGTGCGGTTACGAAAACGAACAAATCGTGCGCCGCATGAACGCCGTTGCAGAATCCCGTGGTGACGCAATCACCATTCAGGATTTGCCGTTCGATATGCAGGAAGTTGCACGCGCCGTTAACTGGCGTCGAAATATCCTCAACCTGTCGAGCAGCTATTCGGCACTGTACGGCCCACGCGGGCAAGTCACCGATGACGTTTCGGGTAAGAAATTCTGGTGCCCGATTTCCGGTATGGTCGCTGCGCAATATGCGTACACCGACCGTGTGCGTGCCTACTACTGGGCGCCTGCCGGTTTGAATCGCGGCCAAGTGAAAGTCACGGATCTTTCGAAGAAATATTCGCTGCCAGAACGCAATGCGCTGGAACAAGCGCAAATCAACTACGTGCGCCGCATTCCGGGCCGTGGTTACGTGATCATGGAACAGCTGACCCTGCAAACCTTTGCCAGCGGTTTCCAAAACGTGAACGTTCGTCGTTTGGTGAACGGGATCAAGGCCATGATTCGCAAAGCGTTCCTGCCGTCCGTTTTCAACCCTGCTGACGATTTCGAACGCAAGCAGCTGAAAAACATCGTTGACGCGGAAGCGCGCACTGTTAAACAGGGCCGTGGTTTGTACGATTGGGAAACCATTTGTGACAGCCGCAACAACTCCCCGGCAGATATCGCGAACAACGATATCAACCTCGATTTCGTGATTGATCCGAGCATTCCTGCACGTCGCGCTTCTCTGACCGCAGACATTCGCAATTTCGGCTCTTCCATCACATTCACCGAGAACTGATCAAAATGGAAAAACAATTGCAAGAAATCCGCGATTCCATTCGCGTGATTTCCGATATCGAAAATCTGGACGAAACCAACCCGGTTCCGATCCGCATGCAAAACTCCACGGTGCGTCGTGTTACCACCGTGGTTGCTGCACTGCGCGAACCGTACAACGAAATCCTGCCACTCAACGTGATTTGGTTCGATTTCGACCCGGCGTCGGTTTTCTACAATCAGGCGCGTCGTCGCGTGTCGAAAAACCCCGATACCAGCGTGGGCACCGTGCACACGTGGGAAGTGATCGACACCATGGATCAGTACAACGCTGATCAGTATTACGACGCAGAAGATTCGGAAATTCTGAATCAAAACGATCCGATTCCAGCCGCTACCGCTTCGACGCTGGGTATCGCTCGCCTGTCGGTTGAACCAACCAACGGCGCGGCTCCAATCGCGGTAGGTGAGGGCGATCCGCGCCTGACCAACGCACGGAAACCGACCGAGCACACCCACGAAGAAAAACCGGCAACCATGCTGAAAACCAACACCGGTTCGATCAAGATTGGCGATTCTGCAACTCCGGTTGTGGGCGCCGCTTTGTTCGCTGCTGGTAACGGCAAAGCCGTATGGCGCCAAGTGACTTCCAACGATATTCAGCGATAAGGAATCGTCATGACTTTGACCGAGTTTATCGACGAAAAAATCGCGATTGCACTCAACTATCGCGGTTTGTCGAAATTTAACCCGGTCGAGATTATTGTCGAGGGCAACGGAAAACAATTCGTTGTCCTCGTTTCTCTTCTCGAACCGGATACCCTGACCGTTCCCTACAACGTGACGTGGATCAACGCTGATCCAGAACACGAAGACTACAAGGTTTTGATGCGTCGTGTTGACGCTGAAAAATACGACGATAAAAACTATCGTGGTTCGTGGTCTGTGCTGTCTTCTGTGGATGAAATTTTCACCGAAGATCAGTATTTCAAAAAAGACGCTGACCCGATCCTCGGTGCAGTGCCTGATTTCCGCCCGCCGCTCGCTTCGCAACAGCGCCTCGGTGGTTTCACTCTGTCGGAAGGTTCCGAGCCTGAAGACGGCGAAGATCCGGTGGTTGTTTACACCAATGATTCGCGCATGAGTGACGCCCGCGAACCGCTGCCACACAGCCACCCGGATTTCCCGCGCACCAAGCTTTCGACCGGTGACGGAACCGAAAACTACGTGGTTGTAAAAGGCGAACCGGTTGCCGGTTACATGCTGTTCATTACCGAAGATTCCGGCGACGGAAACTTTGTTGCGGAATGGCTGCCGCCTACCACCGAATTTGCGTATGTTGGTCCGCGCCCCATTTCGGTTTCGGTAGTTGGTCCAACCGAGAAAGTGAACGGAAATACCAATCACGTTCTGCGCGCCGACGTGCTGATGGACGATGGTTCGAAATTCTTCAGCGTGCAGGCCACTTGGACCCTGACCGTAAACGCGGAATTCGGCACCATCAACCAGAACACTGGTGTTTTCCACGCCAACCCGGTTGCAATTGATACCCCGGTAACTGCGCGTGCCAGCTGGAAACACGAAGAAAGCGGCGTTGTTGTTTTCCATGATTACGTGATCACCATTAACGGCGATCCGTCCATTGTGCTGCTGCAATCGATTCGAATTGTTGGTCCAACCCAATTCCTGAAATCGGAAACCGGCACCTACACCGTCGAAGCGACCTACAGTGACAACTCGAAACAAATCGTTACGCCAAATGCATTTGTTTCCAGTAACACCACGGCGGGCACCTTCAGCAACGGCGTATTGACCCCGCGTCAAAGCCAAGTGCGCGACGTTACCACCAAGCTGACCGCGACCTATGTTTCGGGCGGCGTGACGCGTACCGCAGAACTGAACGTCACCATCAAAGATCCTGCAATTTATCCAAATTCCATCGTGATTAACGGTGCGAATTCGGTGGATCAAGATTCGACCAGCACTTACGTTGGCCGCGTAACGTTCTCGGATGGCACCACCTCCGATGTAACTGCCGCGTGGACCGTGACCGCCACCACTTACGCCACCATTGGTGCTGCAACTGGTGTGCTGACCGCGAAACCGCTGACTGTTCCGGGTTCGAAATCGGTAGAAATCAACGTTTCGTTCACGCAGAACGGCCAGACTGTTACTGCGAAGAAAACCGTTGCAATTGCCGACACGAAAAACTGGCCTGTTTCGGGCGCCATTACCGGCCCTAATTCGCTGGCTCCGTTGGAAACTCAAACGTTCACATACGCCGTTACTTACGCCGATGGTTCGACCGTGAATAAAACCCCGGTTTGGTCGTCGTCGGATACCTCGAAAGCCACTGTGGCCCAAGATGGTAAAGTGACCGGTGTTGCGGATGGTGCGACCAACATTCGTGCGACCTACAGCGAAGACGGTGTAAACCTCAACGCAACCAAAGCAATTACCGTGGTGACTGGCAGCGTAGTAATTCCGCCGCTGCGCTATGGTGTTGCGATGTTCTCCAACGTGAATTTCACTGGTGGTCCAATCGCCAGCGAAATTACGCAGGAAGAGCGCGATTACGGCGTAACCGAAGAAACTTCGCCTTCCGGCAAACAGTACACGCACTGGACTGGCCTCGATGATTTCGTGTCGAAAGTCATGACCAATACGCTGTCGCTGCAACCGGGTGAAACTGCGAAAAACATCGAAACCACCATCACCGTTGACGATTACGTTTACCTGATGTGGGATGCTCGCGCTGGCGATACGTTCATCATCGACCTGCAAAACTCTTTCAACGTTACTTTTGACGGTATTAACTACCGTAACGATGTACTGGGTAACGAAGACGGGTTGCCGGGCTATGATCCGAACTTGCCGAAGCAGCTGACCGTGCAGTACGACGACGGCACAGGTGTACGTCCGTGGATTATTGTTCGTAACGAGGCCACAACTCTGCCGGAGTTCAGCCCACGTACTAACCAATACTCCATTAAATACGATTAACAGAACAGGCGGGGATTCCATTTTGGTTTCCCCGCTTTTTCCGTTGAATATGGAGAATGTTTTCTCATGGCCGACACTAGCTTTGAGGAACTATGGCCGGTACAACTGGATTTGATCGGCCCTAGTGCTCCACTTGCGGAGCGCACGACGTTTCAGATGCGTGCCGTCGTTACTTTTGACGACAATTCGCAACATGAAGTCGAGGCCGAATGGTCTGTTTCTTCTGGTGGTCAGTACGGCACAATTTCTCTGACTGGATTATTCACCGCAGGATCAGTTACGACAGGCACCCGCCCGGTGCAGTTGCATTGCCGGTATTACCATGCCGCGTCTGAAACTACGTTGACTGCCATCACCACGGTTTCCGTGCGTGATACCGATACACCGCCCGCCCTAGTTTCCATTTCCATCGACGGTAAAACCGAGGTGGAGAAAAACACGGTTGAACCTTACGTTGTGCAAGCGCATTTCGATAACGGTTCTGTTGTTCCTGTTGTACCCACCACGTTTGTTTCCAGCCGCCCCAGCGTTGCCACAATCGACACGACGGGCGTTGCGCATTTCCAAAAGATTCGCGGCTCGGCCATGGTGCGCTTTACCGCCACCTACACGGCCAACAACGTGACCCGCCAAGTATCCCTTGATATTTTGGTAGAAGATCATTCGATTCATCCAGTCAAAGCCCACGTTATCGGGCCTTCGATTGTCATGGAAAAGGGCCGTGCAACCTTTGGCCTCGATGTTCTGTTCGACAATGGAAAAAATAACGAAGTTGTCGCCAATTGGATTAACACCAACCCGAAAGCGGGACACGTTGAGGTCAATGGTGCATTCGTTGCGAACGCTGTCGAAGGTGTTGAAACCACCACGATTATTGGCACCTACGAATACGAAGGAATTGTCACCAGCGCTTCAATCGAATTGAGCGTGGTGGACCTGACCGTAAGGCCGGAAACGTTGGTAATTGAAGGCCCGGCCAAAGTGCGCGAAGGCCTTGTGGTGCAGTATTACACCACGTTGATTTTCAGTGATGGAACGCGTAAAGCTGTCCAATCGAAAATTCACACAGTAACCGCCGTTGGCCACCTCGATGACGGCAACCAATTCCACGCGGTGCCGCAGGTGATTCAGGATACGCCAGTTAGCTTGATGGCTGCCTATGAAAACCTCACGGCATACAAAACGGTTGAAGTTGTGCCCAGTGGTACGCTGCCTGTTCGTTGCTGGATTGAACTGCGTAGTCCGATGTATGTTGGTGAATATCAATCGTTGAAATTCCACGTTGTTTACGCGGATGGCACAGACATTGTGCTGCCTGCCAAATGGGAATTGTCCAATCATCACATTGCCAGCATTTCCGCTGCCGGTGTGTTGCATGCGGTGCAGGTGATGGAAACCGCAGAACTCACGATTTATGCAACGCTGTCGATCAGTGGTGTGGATCTTGAGGCGCAGCTGCCTGTAACCATTATCGACAATCGCACGTACCCGACCGAAATGCGAATTTCCGGGCCGGAAACCCTGCGTGCAAATACACCGACAAACTTTGAAGCGTTTGTAACCTTCAGCGATGGTTCGGAACGTGTGGCATCTGCGCTTTGGTTCTGTTCGGACGACAACGTTTCGAATTACCTTGGCCAAGTGACTGCGAAAGTTCCGGGCACTTATTTGCTGCAAGTTTCCTACACGCTCCAACATGAAACCGTCACCGCGCAGAAAGAGATTATTGTGACATGATTATTGCCCTCGCCGCGTCACCAGCTGATTTCAAGCAGTTCGAATGGATGTATAACGCGGGCAAACAATTCGAACTCAATCTGGACGGCACGCCGATCAAGGTTGAACCTGATGACCTGATGGGTTTCCGAAAGGCTACACGCGGCCCAACCGCTGGTGCCTATCAAGTTGTGCTGGCCAAATATCCACAAAAGATTTACCGCTCTATCAAGCAAGAACAAATCGACAAGTTCATTAAACGATTCAAGGAATACACGGGCATTCCCGACGCACCGAAAAAGGAAGGTGCCCGGCATTCCTACATGAGCAAAGGTCGTCTGCAAAATGACCGTCTCGAATCGCAATTCTGGACCAGTCCAAGCAAGCCACGGGAAACCGAAAGCTACAACCGCGACGATTATCAGTGGCGCAAGGTCATGCACTCGACCCCAGTCACCACCAAGCATTACGGTACGTCGCGGGCGGTGCTGAAACCGGGTGATGAAATTGGTTTGCGCTATTTGCGTAAATCGCATGGTGGTTACATCATCATGCCGAACGGCGAACGGGTATTGATTGCCCACGACCTGTACGAACAAATCACCAACAACACCGACATTTTGCCACGGGCGCGCCAGCAGACCGGCATTGTGGAATTCAGCGAACTGAAAGACTCGCTGCCTAAACGTGCTGCTGCCCGGCGTATTAAAATCCCGATCAAACCGAAATCCACTGACCCGCGTCCGACCAAAACGGGCGATGCAGAAAGTGAGAAACACGCAGAACGTATCAAGCAATTGGTGACTACCTTCGATTACGAAGATATGGACCAAGACTTCGACTTCGAGCCGGAGGATGAAGAGGAAGTATTGAATCCTGTAACGGATGAAGATTTCCCACTCGAAGAAGATACTGTAAATAATGGAGAGGAACCGTCAATTACTGACCTCGAAGACGAAGACTTCGAGGAAGAGGAAGACCCTGAAATGGACTTCCACAAAGATCAGGAAGTTGACGAGGATGGTGAGGAAATTGTGGACGATGAAGCAGTGCTGGCCGAGGAAGGTTTGGTGCTGATCAGCCGTGACAATTCCGAATGGGTAATTGTTGGTATTGAAGAACAGGGCATGTCCGATTCGCTGGTGCTCTACAACGAAGATACCAAATCCCTGCGCCATTACAAGGTTCACGCGGGTGAAGACCTGCGCAACGTCAAATCCGTGAAAGTCGGGAAGAAACTGGAAGGTGACGCACTCGACAAGATCATGGAAAAGGCAGCCGACCTCGAAATGACCCCCGGAAAACGTCTATGAAATTCACGCTTGAACAGAAGCGCGCAATGAGAAACGCACCTTTGAAATTTGCGCAATCGTTGCCGCTTCCTCAACTAGATGCCGTGCTGGAAGAGTTGGATGATCGGTATCGCAAAGGGAAAGAAATTGTTGGTGATGACCAGTACGATATCATGGATGATTATCGCTGGTCGCAAAAGAAAAGAAAGAAGACTTCCAAGGATGTTGGTGGTGTGAAAAACGCCGACATTCAATTGGAAGTGCCGATGGCTTCGCTGGAGAAATTCAACACTCTGTCCGAAGCCAAACGGCTGCAATTCATGAAGCACACCAGCTTTACCCTGTCCGATAAAGAAGACGGTATTTCGCTGGCGCTCACATACGACGGCGGTGTGCCTGTGTTGCTGACCACTCGCGGTAAATCGGGTGTGGTTGGCAAGGACATTTCCAAAGCAATTCCATTGCTGAAGATTCCGAAAAAGATTCCGTACAAAGGCCGGTTCTCGGTGCGTGCGGAATTCACAGCTGACAAAACCGTATTCCAAAAACACTTTGCCGCAGAATACAAGACCAGCCGCAACATGGGGGCCGGTCTGTTGAATCGAAACGTGGCGCACGAAAGCATGAAGAAATTCCGCGTCGTGTGTTACGAAATCCTCATGGGCAAAGGTGCGGGTATCCCACTCAACGAACAGCTGGCCATTTTGGAACGCTACAAGTTCGACGTGGTGCCGCACATTGTGGTTAAGAAAATCACGCAAGAATCGCTGGAAAAATATCACGATCAACGCAAGGCCGAATCTGGCCGCGATATCGATGGTGTGGTGGCCACGCAGAACATTGCCTACAAGGTGACTGCCGGTTATCCAAGCCATTCGTATGCAGTCAAATTTAACAGCCTTGCAAATTCGGTAGTGATCCCTGTGGTAGACGTGGTGTTCGAAGAATCCCGCCTCGGAAAACTCACGCAGGTTATCAAGATCGATCCGACCATTATCGGTGGCGTTTCTGTGACCAGTTTTACTGCGCACAATTACGAATTCATCGAGAACGGTTACAGCGAAGCGCAGGTGAAGAAAAACGGCGGTAAGCCTCCGTACTCCCCACGCCCCATTAACGTTGGTGCCACCATCCGGGCCGTGCGCTCTGGTGACGTGATTCCGTACATTATGGAAGTTGTGCAGGGTGCGAAAAAGCCAGCGAAACCTGATCAGCCTTTCAAACGCAAAGGCAAATTCCTGTATGCGGTGCACGACGAAAAATCCGATCTGCGCACCATCAAAGAACTAACCCATTTCTTCACTGTGCTGGAAATTGACGGCGTTAAGCAAGGTGTTGTCACCAAGCTGGTTGACGCTGGTTACGACACGGTGAAGAAAATCCTAGATATGGATTTGGCAGACATTAAACAACTGCCCGGCTATGCTGATCAATCGGCAGTTAAGCTACAGAAAAATCTGAAATCTACAAAGTCGAAAATGACGTTCCTCAATGTCGCAGAAGGCAGCGCCGCATTTGGCGAAGGCATCGGCGGCAAACGTCTACAGCTGATTTACGACGACATTCCCGATCTGCTGGAAAAGCAGTGGGATGACCGCCAGCTGGAGCAACGTGTGCGGAACATCAAAGGCTTCGACAAACTGGCTACGCAAATTGCTGGAAACCTGAAGACCTTTATCAAATTCTGCAAACGGAACGGCATCAAATTGGTGGCGGCCAAAAAGGTAGAAGTCTCTGGTTCCAAGATGGCGGGACAGTCCGTGCTGTTCACTTCCGTCCGCGATGCAGAAGCGGAAAAATGGATCGTTGCAAACGGTGGTAAGATCGCCTCTACGGTTAAGCAGGCGACTCTGCTGATCGTGAAGGATGAATCGTCTTCCAATAATAAAATCACCGAAGCCGAATCCCTGAAAATCCCAAAACAAACGATCAACACTTTTCGCAAAAAACACGGAATTTAACCAATGAACACCGTACCCCTAGTCCAATCCATGTTAGCCCGTGATTACAACTACGATGTAAAAGTTGTGGAGCATCACGAAAAAGAGGGAGTGTTGCCACGCCTGAGCCTGATGGTGTACGACACTCGCAATGGGCTGGCTGTAGTGACACTGGAAAAGTCCGAAGCGTGGGGCATTTCGGACGTAAAAACCAACAACGACTATCGCAATGTGAAGTGGCCTCGCGACCTCAAAGCTGCGCCGAATGAAACCGGTGCCGTCGAGTTGGTGAAGACCATTATGGACAGCATTTCGACTTTCGATAAAGAGCGGGTCAAGTAATGAAAATTGCCGTGTACGCGATTGCGAAGAATGAGCAACACAACGTTTCCGAATGGCTGGAAAACGTGAAGGATGCAGACGGTATCTTTGTGCTGGACACTGGCAGCAAAGACGCCACAATAGGCTTGCTGGAAGCAGGCGGCGCCGTAGTCCACCAGTTGCATACTGGAAAAACCTTCCGGTTTGACCATGCGCGAAACGAAGCGCAATCATATATTCCGAAGGATTACGACGTTTGCATTTCTCTGGATTTCGATGAACGTTTGTCCCCCGATTGGCGGGAAGTAGTCGAAAATCAATTCACTGAAGAAATGTCCTCGGCCAACTATACGTTAGTGTATGATCATGACGATCAGGGTAACATTCTCGTATCTTACCCAAGGCTCGCGATTCATCGCCGTAATTGCGCTACATGGCAATACCCTGTACACGAATTGCTGGTGCCACACGAAACCGGATTGAAGCCAACGCTGGATATCCATTGTGTGCACTACGGAACCGAGAAAGAAGCCGGGCACTATCTCGATCTGCTGCAACTCGCACTATCTGAAAATCCGCAAGACGCCCGCAATATTCAGTATCTGGCGCGTGAGTATTATGCGCTGGGCAATTACCAGATGGCGACCTCGCTGTACCAACAGCACGTCGAAATCGAAGAATACGCACCGTTCCGGGCCGAAAGCTGCATGCGCATTGCCGCCATGTCTGAAGAGTTTTCCACGGTCGAATGGTGGTTCCGCCACGCAATACAAAACTGCAACAACATCCGCGAACCGTACTGCCATTTGGCGCAATTCTATTTCCGCCACCAGCGCTACGAACACGCGGTTGCAACAATCAAAAGCGCACTCGATTTTGAACGTCCTGCATACGACATGATTTTCGAGGACAAGTATTATTCGGGTCCGTGGGTAGACCATATGTTGATGGCCTGCTACCAACAATTGGGCTACTTCAAACAAGCGGCAAAGCACCGTGATAATTTGTTAAGTATGTACATTGGCCAAGAAATTCCGGTCGATGTGGCGAACGACATTGTGGTGCTGAACCGCACAATTCAGGATCTTTTCTATGATTATTGCTCTAGCGTGGGCGTTCAAAGATGACAGCCATGTGCAAGAAATGGCGACATGGCAAAAGCGCCTGAGTAAAGGGGAATTCCTCAAACTCTCCAAATCGCAGCGTGAGCGTTATCTGAAACTTTATCCGCATTCCTCCTATCGGTTCCTGATGCACAAAGGCGATCCCGATAACGTGGAAGACGGGCAGAAAACTAAAGCGGTGGCGCCTGTTGGCCGTGATCGCTTTATGTCCGAGGATCAGATTCAGGAAAAACGCAAAAAGCGTGCTGAACACATTAACACCCGCAAAGAAATCGCGGAATTCAACAAGGCGAATACTGCGGTGATTAACCCGGCTTCGTTGCAGGCGCTCGATCATGTGACCGATAGCCACCTGCGCGAAGCTGCGGACAATATCACCAAAAACAAGCAGGATATCGTCAAGACTGTTGGCAAAGAAGCAAAACGCCTGCCCAACATGTACGGGCGTGGGCTGGCCGCTACGCGTGATCTGGTAAGCGGCAAGGAACACCCCGACGACCTGAGCACCACGCAGAAACACGCAATGCACCGCGTTTTGGGCGGTATTGCAACCATGGCCCTGCTGGGTGCTGGTGTAATGGCGTGTGGCATGGCTGCGGCCCCGCTGGGCGTGCTGATGGGCGTTACGTTGTTCAACATGTGGGCCGGTTCGAAACACGGCAAAAACCTGCGTGATGATATCAACGAACTGAAAGCCGCACGTGAGAAGAAACGCCGCGACGAACGCAAAGCACTGGGCACCGAAAACTTCGATGATGACGATTCGAAGAGCCAAAGCGCAGCCGGTCGTTTGCACAAGGATTACAAAGCGGGCAAATTTAACGTTTCTGACGTTGATCGTAAACGCCATAAATCCTTGCTGAAGCGCCATGAAGCTGGTGAAGCCCTGACCAAAGAGGAACTGGATTTCATTAACACAATTAGCGCTCGCGACAACATGACGCGCATGTACAAAGATGCCCAGCGTAAAGCGCGTGAAAAACGTGAACAACAAGGTGATTTGGCAGTTGCATCCGATTCGGTTTTCGACTTCGAAGCAGAACCGGAAATGTCGGACGAAGATACCATTGGCCTGATCGTGGATCATGTAACCGACCTGCTGAAATACCACTCTGTGCGCGATTTCCAAGAACACCGCGACGAAATGTTTGCAGGTGCCTCGGAAACCGTGAACAATTTCCAAGACCTGAAATACCTGCTGCGTTTCGCCAACTGTGATGATTTCCGTCAATGCGGAAACGGCATGGCATTCAGCTGCGCGGGCGGTGTTCCATCCCTAGAAAAAATGTTCCGTCGTATGGGGTATTTCGTGAGTGCCACCGAAAACGATGGCCAAGTCGCGTACCACTACGACAACGGGAAAGGTCGTGCCACTCTCGGCAGTATTGACGATGGATATTACATCCATTTTGACGGTGATTTCGATTACCGCACTGTTCTTTAAGGAGGCGAAAAATGCTCACTTTTCTGAGCGATCCTGACGAACGCCATTTGCCGATGACTGAACGCACCAAGGTATGGGTTTGCGATGGCGATAAACGCATTGCAACCCTTGCCTCCGTTCCTGACGAAAGCGCAAATCGTTCACAACAAACTGCAATGTGGACCGCAAAACTTCACCATCAGCAATTCGACCCGTTTGATCACGACCACGAATTCAATGAGGAAGAGCCAAACGTCCACGTTGCGCAATCTGAGGAAGGTTTACTTTCTCTGAATAATCCCAACAAAATGGCAATTGCTGATGCTCGCCAGTGGGTACGTGATCACTACACCGGGGGCAAGCAATGATCGAAGACATTTACGGCAATGACTATGTGGCCACGGCGTTCAATATGGGGACGCCGATCACCACTGAGCTACACGGTGCACGCCTAAACGAAGCCGGGCAATTGCCTATCAGTGCTTCGATTTCTGGTACTGATCAAGCTGAAAACTTGGAAGCGAATGTGTGGTTGCCACGTGCAGCGGAATACCACGGTTTGTCCAAGAATATCAGCGATTATATTCTGGTGGCGGTTCCTGCAATGATCACCATGATTCCCAATACCAACGGGGATTCGGTAGATTTGAAGCAATTCACTGCGTGGAATGAACCGTGCGGACGGCTCGCATACAAAACGTGGGAAGGCCGCCCAATGTACGTTGAGCACCAGCACCAACCTGAATGGGTTCGTGGTCTGATTCTCGGTTCGTACCTGCGCCCAACCCGGTTTAAAAACATTCAAAAACTGGTAATGCTCGGGGCACTGGATCGCACCCTTGATCCTAAGCGTTGCCAATTGGTTTTGGATCGGGTTTTGAATACCTATTCCATGGGCATGCTGTACAACCGTTATACCTGTTCGGTTTGCGGCCATGTGGCCGGTAAAGGCGTTGGCAATCCGTGTTCGCACACTCGCCCGCGCAAACCAACGTATCAAATGCCTAATGGCAATCTGGTTTATCGTCGCTGCCAAAACATTACCGGTTACGAATTGTCGTTGCTGGAATATGTGGGTGGGCGTTCGGGCGTTGACGGCTACAAACAGGGCTACGGTGATCCGTCGTATGTTAGCGCAATCGGGGATATTATCCTTGATCCAAAATCCATCTAGCAGGGAACACAAAATGGCTGAAATTCTGATCATGTATCGCAAAGCAAAAGCCGCCCGCGAACGTGCTGAGAAACTCGGTATCAAACAGGGTCCGGGCGTTGGCGTGATTGCCACACCAAAAGACGTTCGCCCCGATATCTAAAAGGTGTTTTATGAATGACGAACGTCCAGACATTTAAAGCCTACACACGATAGCCCGTTCCAATACCGGGGCGGGCATCGCTGTAGAGGCTACATCATGTCGTTTGATAAACTGGCGAAACAGCAGCGTATTTCTAATCGTAATCGCGTGATTGCAAAGCACGTGAAAGATTGGAATAACTATCCGCACGCATCTGACCGTATTAAGCCCTCCAATAAGTGGGCAAAACGCAATGCATTTAATTGCGGGCGTTCGGGCTGCTTTATGTGCTGCAATCCACGCCGTACCCAAGGCCAATTGACTTTGGCCGAACAGGCGGCAAACGAAGCATTCGTGCTGGATATGCAGTTTGTAAAAGGTCGCTAATTTATTCATAGTCTACGAGGGTAGGCTAGCTTTATCTCTTTATGTCACAGCATTTAAGCCCATTCAGGTTCCCCCGCCTGAGTGGGCTTTTTTTTGCCCAAAATTTCTGTTTGCCCTAATTTAAACCTGTAGCTCCAAGGAGACTGCTATGGAAATGATGATTGCTTTAGCAGCCTCGCCATTAACTGAAATGCATCTGCCTAAAACCTTTGATCCATTGTCGCTCAAGCACCATTTGTTCAGCATCCAAGAAATCCGAAAGGGTCTGATCAAATGCAAGGTTGAATACGACGTAGAAGGGGACGGCAAACCGCATCACAGCGCTCGCGTCGATTTTGTTTCTGATATGGGTTCGGGATTTATTCGGTTTACCCGCGAAGAAACGAATTGGTGGTATGAGGGTGAAACGAATATTAATGGCGAACTCACGAATTATGAAGGTTATACGGCACACCATTCGGTGCAGGCCATTTGCCGGAAGGTCCGTGGGCTGCTGCTGAAATTGCTGTAATTCTGAACTTTGTAATTTTTTAATGTGAGGTGAAAGCCCACGAACTCTTAATGGAGTGAACCATGTCGAAACGAAATTCGCGCCTGCGCGGCATCGTCGTTATGGCTGACAACCAAGAGCAAGCAGTAGAGCAATTCAGTGCCGTTGCTTCCGGCGAATATCGTGTTTTGGAAAGCAAGGATGGTGAATTTGCCATCGCTACCGCCAACACCGATATGCAACTATTGAACCCCGTTGACGGGGAAGAAATGGTGGCCGTGCCGGAAGACGAAAAGCACGAAATGGTAGCGACCGCATCCGCCGATGGCGATATGGACGCATTCTATCAGGCTTGTTCCTCGGGTTGCGGCGCTCACGTTATCGCAGACAGTATTGAACTGTTGGATAAATGCCCGGCTTGCGCTTCCGACCTCCCCAAAATGGAAGACGCCGACTTGAAAAACAAACCACAACCGAAAGAAATGCTGGTTGCTGTTGCTGCCACGCGTGCTGAAGCTATCGAAGCTTTCCGCGCACTGGCCAGCGGTAACTGCGAGACTTTCGCCGCACAATGCGTTGATCACACGGTGGTTTCGAACCAGCCTGTGAACTTCGACATTTTCCGTGCAACCGCTGCTGAAGCCGTTGAAAACTATGTGCCACAACTGGCCGTAGCTTCCAGCGCCGAAAACGGCAAACTGAAAGTGCATTATCTGGTAACTGCCAGCGATGACGGCCCGGAAATGCACATCGTCTCCAACAGCGACAAGGCAATTTTCTGCCCTGTAACTTCGATGGGTCTTGTAGATCCTGAAGAAGAGTTCAGCGATGAACAAAAAGCTGTTGCTTCTGCTGATTTCGCCGCTACTGCCTCCGATGATGAAGAAGAGGAAGAAGACGACGAAGAATTCGACGACGAAGATGAAGAATCTGAAGACGACGAAGAGGAAGACGACGAAGAGGAAGAAGAGGAAGACGACGACCTCGAAGAAGAGGACGACGATGACCTGTCTTTGGGCCTCGCCGCCGCTGACAAACCAGCGAAAAAAGGTGGCGTTCGTAAAAAGGTAAAACCAGAAATGGCTACCGCCAGCGCGACCGAGCAAGAAACTCAAGAACAAACCGAAAACGCCGAACAAACAGCTGCCAACGTACAGGAAACTGCCGTTGCCAACGCTGAACAAACCGGCGCCGCAGAAACCACCAACGTGGAAACTGCAAATGTCGAACAAACTGCACAGCAAACCGAAGCGGCCCCGGTGGAAATCCAAGCCTCTTTCGTTTCCATCGCAGCCAACGACATGAAAGGAAAATCTGTTGATGTTAATTATGTAGGTAACGTTCAAGGCGAACCTACTTGGATGGCATTCCACAACGGCATTCCTTTCGCAAAAGCTGTTGCATCGGCTTCGGAAAACCCTGCCACTTTCGCTGATCCGTCGTTTGGCCGTGCTTTCACTGCCGTTGCCTCGGAACAAGGTGTGCAAGCCGCGCTGACTCAACTGCGTTTCGAAGAAATCAAACCGGTTCTGCAAATCGATCAAGTTGTGGCCGAACAAATCGCTACTCAAGTAGCCGATCAAGGCACCCAACTGGCCGAAGCCAGCGCCCGTGACCAGCAAACGCTGGGCGACCGTATGAACCGCGCACTGGCCACCGCCGCGCACGGTATCAATACCGGTTATTTCCGCGATACGCAAAACCCGATCATGACCGCTTTGGCCAGTTCGCTGGAATCCATCGGCATTCAGGGCGCGGAAGAAATGCTGCAACGCGCATTCATCGAAAACTCGCCGGAATACCACGCTGCCATTCTGGCTAAAGCTGGTGAGATCCTGAAATACGACGAAGTAATTCAGAATCAGATGGCGGTCGCTGTAACCCAAATCGAACCGAAAAATGTGGTTGCTACCGCGTCTTCGGCAATGTCGATGGGCCGTCCGGTGCAAACTCCTGCACAAGTGCAAAAACAGGAAAGCGAACTCGCAACCGCTTCGGCGCAGCAGTCGCAACCTTCCAACTTCCAAAGCAAGCTGCAAGGCTTGAAACTGTTCCGCTAATCGGAGAAATTCCAAATGATCGTTGATAAATACACTCGCACTTTCAACACCGAATTCCGCGATGTTGAACCGGGTCTGGATCTGCGCGAAGACGGCCAAGCACTGGTCTACTCGAAAGTTGCCGGTCGCACCTACGTTCGTCCATCGCAGGGCGTTGCTGGCGAAATCTTCGCCGGTATTTCGGTCAACCGTAACACCCCGCCTTCCTTCCTGCCGAAAATCGTTTCCGGCGTGGTTGTTCCAGAAAGCGGCGTGGTTGATCTGGCCCGCGTTCCACTGAACGGCCAAATTCTGGTGAAAGTTGACGGCGACGTTCTCGAAGTTTCCGCCAGCGCCCCAGTCGAAGGCAAAGTGCAGAGCGTCGGTTCGAAACTGTACTTCTTCACCGGCACCCCGGAAAACGGCGGCACCCCTGCCGTTGCTGGTGATCAGGGCAAAGAATTGTTCGTGCAATTCATGTACGAACCGCTGGTTTCCGAAGCCAAAACCATCCGTGGTGACGCGCCAATCGGCGGCCTGTCTTCCTCGGAACTGGAGCGCATCGCCGTTCTGACCCGCGCCGAATCCGTGGCCACCACTTTCTACGACGCCGCTGCTGACTGGTCCAACGTGATCAAGCCAAAACTGGGCGTTGACGGCAAGTTCACCACCACCGGCAACGGTGAAACCGTGCAAACCGTTATCGTGCTGCAAACTCCGGTCGAAGACGCCGCGTCTTACGGTCCGCTGGTCGTCAAAATCACCAACGCCTAATCCGGCGCTTTCGTTTAAATTTCTGGAGAAATACACATGTTGAACAAACTGACCGGCGCACGCATGGTTCTGAAAGACGGTAGCCCGCTGGAAGAACTGCGCTATTCGAAAGGTGGTGAACTGGCCCTGTCCCGTTCGACCGGCGAATTTAACGCTTCGTCCACCAAAGACCTCGCCATGCAAATTGGCCGTCTGATGGAAGCAGTGGGCAATGGCCTGATCGTTCCAGAACAAAGCCAGATGGCTATCGCTTCGTCCAGCGATGATCGCCGCGAAATCATGCGCGAAGCCATGGCTTCCGATGACAACTGGAAAGCACTGGGCGCCAACATTGCCCAACAGGTTTACGAGCAAAGCGAGCGTGATGGTTTCCTGCGCAAACTTTCGCAAGGTAACACCCTGCGTCAAGGCGAAGTGCAGCGCGTTCCAATGCCTCCGCACGATTCGATGGCAGTAGTTGCCACCGGTCCTGCTGGCGTGGGCTACCAGAACATTCGCGCTCGCCAATTCCTGCCAGCTGAGTTCGAAATCATCGCGAACGTTCGCGTGAACGCACTCGACATGGAACAGGTTTCCGGCGACCTGCTGGAGCACGCGTATAACGACGCGCTGCAATCCATCATGGTTCAAGAAGACCGCCTGTGGAAAAAAGCTGCCGATGCCACCGTGGGCATGATGAACCCACTGGAATACATCGCTGGCGAACTGACCACCAAAAACCTCGGTCGTCTGCGCACCGCTGTTACCGACTGGAACCTGCCAGCCACCACCGCGATCATCAGCAACGATTACTGGGCCGATATCATCGGTTCCAACGATTTCGCCACCATGCTGGACCCGATCACCAAATACGATCTGGCCCTGAATGGTCAACTCGGTACGCTGGTCGGCCTGCAACTGCTGACCGACGGTTTCCGTGCACCGAACCAGAAAGTTCTGGAACGCGGCGAAATTTACGTTGTTGCCAGCCCTGAGCACCACGCTGCCTACTCGACTCGCGGTGGTATCCAATCCCGCCCGGTTGACTACGCGCACGAAGGTTCGACCGCCAAAGGCTGGATGCTGTCCGAAGCGTTCTCGTTCGTTCTGGCCAACAACCGCTCCGTGGTGAAAGGTAAGCGTCTGGTTCGCTAATAAATCTCCGCACTTTCCGGGTTGAAAGGAGCGCCCCTTTTAATCCGGTTAGTGTTAGAAACTTTTGGAGATTTAATGATGGACATTCAGGCTCTGCTTTCACTTGCGGCAATTTGTTGCAAAAACGGAAGAGACGAATTGGCGGTGCAGGTGCTTAAACAGGCCTGCGCATGCCCTGAGTTTTCTTCGGTTCTGAACAGTTCGCTGATGCCAACTCTGTCATGCGCTCCGGGTATCCTGAGCGCTGATGGTTGTCAGGCGGGAACCGCCGAAGGTAGCACCGAGGGGCAAGTAGACGGACTGGATAGTTTTACCAGTTACGTTGAAACAACTTCCCCAACGACCACCAAGTTTGGTACTGCTCCAAATTCGGAAAATTCCATGAATCCTTCATTGCATGGAACTGATAGCGTGGCCCTCCAACAAATTGTTGGTTTGGCTTCCGCTGTATACGCACAAAAGCAGTATCTGGAAGACGGTGAAACAATTATCGTCGATCCACAACTATCGGCTTTTGCTTCGGTTGATCTGGAACCCCTTGATGAAGAATCTTTGGTTTCCCGTGAACCTGCCGGGGCGAGTGAACCGCTAATTCCGGGCCGTATCAGGATCAAGCTGTAACGAAAAGGCCGCTGTGAGAAATCACGACGGCCTTTTTTGTTTTCTGGAGACGAAAAACATGACTGATACGCAGCAACGGGAAAAGATCCGTGAAGCGATGCTGAAGCGCGACCTGATCGGCAACACCAGTTTCAAGCAGACGCATTTGTTCACTGCGTTTGCTGCAATCCGCGCCAGCTTGAAACGCTTTTTTAAGCTGAAAGATTTGCCATTCGTGCACAACAACGACGTAAAGCAAATGCTACGTGCCCAAATGGAGCCGAGCTATCCCTATGCTTACGTTTCCATGACCAGTATCGCAAAGGCTGAAGCGCACCTGCTAGGCCCTACGCTGAAACGGCGTGGCATTGGTCACGTGCTCGATGGTTCCAACAGTACGCTAACGCGGCTGCACTATTTCCCGATCACGTTGAAATACGAATTTCATTACGTGACCAACGATTATTTCGATGCGATCCGGTTTATTGGAGAGGCCCTGATCCTCTTCGATTCCAAGGTGCTAAACGTGCGCATCACAACCGGCAACGCAAGTTCGTTCCTTGAAATCAAGGCCGACATGACAGAAATCCCAATACCGCGTGCAGATAAAGATAATGAGGCCGATCCTGAAGCGTTCGACCTTGTGATTTCTTGCACCAGCAGTACGTGGACCGGCGTCGAGAAGAAAATCTCGAAAGTTAACAACGCTGGGGCCGTGGAATTCCATGCCGTTGTCGTCAATCCAGACGGTGAAGTCGTGGACGAAGAAACCACAACACTCAAAACGGCGGATGATGTATGAAACCTTTCAATGTTTACCGGCCACCACAACGCACCATCGTTACCGAAGTGCGGCAATTTCTGGTGGACAATACCCGGAAAACCGGCGTCAACAGTTTCAGCGTGGCCACCAAGGTAACGGAGAGTACGCTGGAGCAAAAAGATATCACGATTGGACCGGATAATCCGTACACAATCAAAGACGTGCACAACATCGTTTCGATCCAGTGTCCGCACGAAATCGAAATGGAATTGGTGAGTTTTGGTTCGATTCCAGAACCGGAAGTGCGCACCGAACAAATCTTCCACGACGCGGAAATCGAGATTGGCAAAGCAGACGCCGGTCGCTTCGTTTCCGTGACGGTGAAAGACCTTGATATTTTCACTTCGGCACCGCTGACCATTCAAGCAATGAACATGCGCACCGGGGAAACTGAAGAGGTGGTGTTGCAGCGCGTTACGCAAGGACTCTATTCGGGTTTCCTTGTGACGCAAAACAACGTGGCCCAAGGTGAAGATTTCGATCAGGTGATGTACTGCCAAGAAAACGACATTTTGAGTTTCAAATACGAAGAGGCTTATGGCGCTTCGGGACACTCGCAGGTCGTGACGGCAGAACAGGTTGTTACCCTCGATTTCGTTCCCACTTCGTTTGAAGCACCCGCTTCTGTACCGTTCGGGAAATTCATCAATTTCCGGGTGAAAAATCCATCCACGCCGCACACGCAAATCACCAACCTGCGTTCGGGTTCCACGCTGCAAGTTACCCATGCGCAAATGGTGCCAATCGAAGTTGGTTATGTGGATTCGCCAACGTCGTTTGCTGCTGACGATGGTGATGTTTTCCAGCTGGTAACGGTTGGCAAAGATATCCACGGCGACCCGCAAAGTATCGTGCACGAAATCACGGTTCGTTCCAACGTGGTGCCTGCGCTCGATGTGCAAACGCAGGTCAATATCGTTGAACCGTTTACGGTCACGGTTACTGATCCAAACATGTCGGATAATCCGCGTCTTACTCTGCGCAATCAGGTGAGCGGCGCCGTGCTGTATTTCCCGTTGACTGCGACCTTCGCATATTCGGGCAAATACACTGCGCAATTTGAATCGTTCTATCAATACGGACTGCCCGGCCAGCCTGTGACCGTTGAATACACGGCAGGTGGGCAGACCGTAACGAAACAGCTGGAATTGGTGGCACCTCCTGCACCAGAAATTCCGGTAATTGTTCCAACACCGGACGAAGAGCTACAGAGCGCACCTGTACGCTTCCGGGTTAACGGTCAATTCATGCTGAATGGTTCCTTTGCCGGGACCATTAAACTGATGGCCGATAAAGTGACTCGCATTACTTTGATAAAAGCGTAATTTAATAGTAATCCCGAAACCTTTTGGGAGATTACTGGAGATTGTCCAATGACCCTTCAAAACGGCAGTAACACGTCGGCGGGTGTGTATGGCGGCGAAGTCGATAATTCGCAATCGGCTTCCTCGACTTACCCAACCACAGGGGCAATGGTAAGTGAATCGAATCGCGGTCGCGTTGGTGTTCCTGTACTGAGCACCAGCGTTGCGGAATTCCGGGCCAATTATGGCCTGCGGGATGCATCGCTTACCTTCGGCCACTTTGCGGCTGAACGCTTCCTGAAAAAAGCACAACGTTTGTGGACCCTTCGCGTTGATACCGGAGCGAATTACGGTAACGCGGCGGTCAAAACTGAAAACGGTTTCTCGGTTCCGAAAGCTGCAACTCAAGGCTATTTGGACCCGGCAACCGAGCATAACCAACTGCCAGACGAAATCGGGTTTATCTACGGATCGAACCCCGGCGACTGGAACAACCAGCTGCGCGTGCTGATGTACCCCGATCCGAACGACGTGGAAAACGAGATTTTCGTTCTCCAAGTTTTCGAAACCAACATGAGCGTTCCGGTAGAAACTTACCGTGGCACTTTGCGCGAAAAAGTAGACGGTCAAAACCGCCAACTGTCCATCGCGTACCAGTTGGAAAACATGGAATCGCGTGTGCGTTTCATGGTCAACGAAAACCACCCGGAATACGTGGCGTCTAAAGGTGCCAAACGACTGATCAACGCCATTGTGCAGGTTGATTTGTCTTACGGTGACAATGGCCGCGCCGCAACCAACGGCGATATCATCAGCGGTTGGGACGAATTCGCGAACGAAGACGATTACGAAATTCGTATTCTGATCAACGCGGGTTATTCCGATGCTGGGGTGCAGCAAGCCATGATCGCGCTGGCCGAGGCCCGCCGTGACTGCTTCGCAATCCTCGACATTCCGTCGGATCAGCAAACCGTTACCCGTGCGGTAAATCACCGTCGTAACGTGCTGAACACCAACACCAGTTTCGCAGCGATTTATTGCTCGGATATTCTGGAAGTTACCGACGACAACCAAGAAGTCTACGTGCCGCCATCTGGCGCAGTGGCCGCTGTGTTCGCACAGAGTGACCAAATGCGCGATGTGTTTTGGGCACCGGCTGGTGTGATCCGTGGCGTCATTACCGAAATCAACGGTGTGCGTCACAAATATTCGTTGCCGGAACGAAATATTCTGGATCAAAACCAGATCAACATGATCCACAAGCAAGCCGGTTACGGTTATTGCGTGTGGGGTGCACAGACCTTGCAATCGACCAAATCGGCGTTGCAGGATATCAACGTGCGCCGTCTGATCAACTTGATCGAAACCACCGCAAAATATGACGTTCTGGTCGGCCTGTTCGATCCTAACGACGAATTCTTGTGGGCGCAGCTGCGCGGTATTGTTGAGCGGATCGTTAACCCGATCAAAGGCAAACGCGGTTTGTATTACGCGAAAGTCTACTGCGACAAAAATACCAACCCTCCGGCGCAGATTGCAAACGGAGACGTTGCATTGGTCTACATTATCCAGCCGACGCGTTATGCCAAGCGGATCAAGTTCACGACCACTGTTGCGGCTACAGGTCAATTGAGCACCGCCGTCGAATCTCTCGCGGCTTAACCCCAACAAGGAAATCAGGTGATTTATGCCTAAAGTAACGTTGGAAGAAACCTATAGCCTGCTCGACCCGATGCTGAATGACAACTTTGAACTTTTGTTCACTGACATTCCGGGCGGCGGCGATGGGCGTCAACTGCGGATTCAGTGCTTGGGTGCTTCGCTCCCCGGCGCCAGTCTGCAAACAGTTGAGGTCGAATTGTTCGGCCACAAACTGATTTACGCGGCTCGTAAAACTTTCAGCCACAGCATGAACGTGGCGCTGCACGAAGTTTACGACGCACGCACCTATCAGGCGCTGAAAGATTGGGCGGCTGTAGGTCGTGCAACGCAAACGCAAACCGGTGGTTTCGCTGCGGATTACATGCGCACTGCGGAATTGACCGTATTCGACCAAACTGGTGCGGATGCTGCGAAGTGGAACATTCACCGGATGTTCCCTACCGAAATCTCCGAATACCAGTTCGAGGGTGGCGGTGGCCAAGCGCTGCGTCAAGACGCGACTTTCGCTTACGGTTACGTCGAACGTACCCTCTGATGAAAAAGAAGCCCGGTGCAAGTTTTTGCATTGGGCTTTTTTCGCTTGTGTGGAGGCATAATGCCTATTCTGACGCTCGATGAATTTTACGAAAAGCGTTCGGGCGACAGAAGCCCGATGCTCGATTTCTATTGGTATTGCCTTGAACTACCTTTCGACCTCGATCCGTCGTATGTCGAGACGGTAAGTTTGCCGATGCCATCCATCAACATGAAACCAGTTTTCATGGGTGCAAAATTTCGACAGTTTCCGGGCTTCCGTGAATTGTCTGCGTTCGATATCACGTTTTATGAAGACGTGGCGATGCGAACGCGCAACTGGCTAATCGATTGGCAAAACAAGATTATGGACCCGGAGACAGGCACTTATTTCCTGCCCGGCAATTACAAACGAAATATGAAGTTCGCACTGACCGATGGGCGCACGACTGACACGCCAATCGTCACTGTTGAACTGATCAACGTATGGCCCACGACGACCAGCGCCATTGAACTGCAAAACGCAGGTGGCCAACCGATCAAGGTCCAGCAAAACTTTGCGATTGACGATATTGCTTACAGCTAAGGGGACGTTATGAAATTCGATGAAACTAATCTGCCATCGCGCTTGATTCCATACGCGGTTAAATCTATCACTGCACAGCCTTTCCGGCCTATGCATCTGCCGTATCTGTCCGAGGCCATTTTGACCAAGAACGATGCGCCGCTGATCGAGGCGGTGGGGATGGTCATCGATTTCGACGTTAACCAGCTGACTGAAGGTGATTTTTATCACATTCTGACTTGGCTGCGCTTCCACTCGCGTGACCTGCCGATCTTTGCCAACTGGGAATGTGACGGCGTTGTCTTCACCCGTGAAGGTGACGAATCGGGAAAAATCTACACGATTGCAGATATTGACCTGATGCACGAACAGTGGGAACTGGCTAAGGATACCGAAGCACAGGAACACATGGAAAACCCGTTCGAAATCGTTTTCATTGAACAGGATTGCGAGCACTACAACGAGCAATTCGCGCAGTGGGGAGATTTCAAAATGATGCAAATGGACCCGGAACCTTTGGGCGATGATCGTCTGGATTATCCGCGTGTCCGTGACATGGTGGCGTCCAAAGATTTGGGGACCGATGTGCGTACCCAAAAAGTGCTGGGGCCACTGCGTTTCATCAAGGAAGGTCGCACCATGCACGAACGCTGGGCCAACATCGAAAAAATCGACATGGAATTGTACGATAAAGCGGCCCGCGCTTCCCACAAATACAACCACGGCATCCTGCAACGCATCCACAAGAAATGCGAGAAGTGCGGCACCTCGTATCCGTTCGATGTTTCCATTGACGCGCATTCGTTCTTTGTCTGATGAAAACGGATCTTGACGCTTCGTTTGTAGAGGTCGGGGATTTGCTTACGGGCAATCCCGCTAAGGACGATTTCTATTCGTTTAACCGGTTGTACCTGCGGCCATTTACTCTGCGTGAATTGCCGCTGTTGCATACCGGTATGACGGCGAAGACCCGCCCGCACCAGCACATCATCCGCGCTGTGCAGATGTGCTGCAATGAAGATATTGATCAACTGACTGACGGCGATTTCATGTATTTGATGGCCCGTCTGCGCAGAAGTTCTTTCCCCGAATTTCCGGTGCGTGCGCAGTACACGTGTTCCAACATGGTTTACGTGAACAGCAAAAACAACATCGGTTTCGGGTTGAGTGCAAAAGATGCAAAACGCTTGGGCTACACGCTGCAACCGTGTGGCCACGAACAATCGGAAATCGTGCCGCATACGCAAACCATGATGCACACGCTGCCTGACGACGATAACCGGCTGATCCATCCGCAAATTTCGTTACCGAGAGTCGGCACCCTGACCGACTATTACGAGTACGTGGACGACTTCCCGCGTTTCAAATACGTCGGTGACATTGCACGCTGGGTAAAACCGGGTAAGGATTTCAAATCTAAACTGCGCTATCTGATGGCCCAGCCTGATATGAAACTTTTCCAAGAAATCGAAAAGATCAAGAACCGGTATTACCACGGCGTGGGTGAAAAAGTGCGGCTGCGTTGTGGCCAGTGCAACCACGTGATGTTCCACGAATCCAGCCCGTCCATGCTGAGTTTCTTTGCGGATAATTCCGATAAAGACATTTACAACATGGCCTACAATCTCATGTCGCAATTCGGTGTGATGGTTGATCTTGATATGCCTGTGCAGTGGTTCATGTACAGCCATTCGGTGCTTGCTGCCGACCGGCGCGAACAGGAACAAAAAGCGAAAGCTAACGGGCAGAAGGTGATGGGCACCAGAAGGAAATATTAAATATGGCGTCTCTTGAGGCACTTAACGAAATTGTCGATAAGCATGGCGCAGAAGCCAAGCATGAACCGCAACGCCGGTCCCGTAATGAGACTGCGCCACGCCTCATGCAGCACGCCCACATGCAACGTGACGACGATGTAAAACTGACTGGCCAGAAAAAGCATCAGTACGCAAAATCTGGCCCGAAAAATCAGCACGAAAAAGATGTGTCGGTCAAAACCCAGCAGGCGAAAGGCCAGCGCGGTGACGATTCGAATGCCGAGGCCATTGAGGGCCAAACGCAGATTATCCGCACGCAGGTAGTTGCGGCACAGAAACAATCGAATTTGCTGCAACAACAATCTGGCCTGATGCAGGATCAATTGCAGGCTACGCAGGAAATGTCGGACGTGATGAATCGTCTGGCCGCCTACATCCAGAAACAAATGACCAAACCTGAGCCAAAAATTCAGGAATCCAAAGGCAACACCTACGAAGGCGAATTCACCCGCGTCAACGACAAACAGGTCGCGGCGCAGGAACGTCAACGCTCGGTTATGGATGAAATGCGCGAACGTCGCCGCGAAGCCCAGCGCGAACGTGCACGCAAACAGGAACGTGATAAACGCGGACGTTTTAAACGAAATACCCCGCGTAAATTGCCACGCATTCAGCGCGTTGGTGCCGGTACTGGCGGCGGTGCACTGGAAGGTTTGGGCGGTCGTCTCGGCGGTGGTTTGGGGCGTATGGCGGGCGGTGCACTGCTGCCCCTGTTAACGCTGGGTGTTGGCCTGTTCGGTAAGCAGGCAATCGACGCTGTGCGTGAAAAATACGTGTTCGAGAAATCTGATTCGAACATGTTTTCCCGTGGCTGGCAAAACACCAAAGATTGGTTAGACGATCACAAGCCGGGCGATCCGAATAACACCGTTCTCGATCAAATGACTTCGAAGTCCAAGAACACAAACGTGGCGCTTGGGCAGGAGGCAATTCACAAAGATTTCGGTGCAATTTCCAAAAAATTCGAATCGGGCGGTCGTGGGGTTGGCACCGTATCCAGTGGCAAAGGTGATCCGGGCGGCGTGTCCTACGGTGCACACCAGCTGAATTCGAACAAAGGTGGCATGACCAACTTCCTGCGCTCGGCAGAAGGTGCAAAATACTACGGAGAACTCCGTGGATTGACGCCGGGTTCGGAAGAGTTCACCAAGAAATATAAAGACATTGTTAGTCGCGATGGCAAGGGCATGGAACAGGCCCAAACCGCTTTCATCAAACGCGAAAACTATGACCCGGTTGTTAAGTGGTTCGAAAAACAATACGGCGTCGATATCAACAAGCGTTCGCGTGCTGTGCAGGAAGCGTTTTTCTCGGTAGCTACCCAATACGGCCCCGGCAAAGCCAAGGGTGTGATGGGTGACGCATTCGGCAACCGTGATATTTCCAAAATGGATGATGCGGAATTTATTACGCGCATTCAGGAAACCCGTGCGTCTACGGTTGAGGAACGTTTCCGCAATTCCAGCGACGATACCAAGAACAGCATTTACAAACGTGCGGGCGAAGAAAAAGTTGCACTGTTGGCAATGCTCAACGAAGAGCGCCAAGGCCCCGGTTCTGCTGCGCAGGTAGGCTCTGGAATCGGTTCGCAATATTCGCAAAAAATGATTGGCCAGTTTGGTGGAAAACCGGCTGGTGGTGCAGGTCAAGTTGGGACCGGTGCAGCATCCAACGGCACTGTTGGCGTTATGGCCATGCCGCAAGGTGGGGGCGGTGGTGCAACAGGTGCAGGTGACGAAGCCGGGGGCGGTACAGCGGCTGCAATGCTGGCGCCTGCGGGCGGTGCGCTTTATTCGTTGGGCGTGAAGCACACGCGGCCCAATGATAACTCGGTGAATATGGCAGGTTTGAACGACAAGTTTAAACAGGCTTTTTACACCATGGTTGGCGACTGGGTGCAAAATAATCAGGGCACAGTTTGTAACGTTGCTTCTGCTTTCCGTACCCGTGCCGAACAGGAAGCGTTGTGGATTAAATACGGTCGCAATACCAAACGTGTTGCACGACCGGGCACCAGCCGCCACGAATCTGGTTTTGCAATCGACATTGACCGTAACAGCGCCAGCGCCATGGAAGGTTGCGGCCTGTTCAAAAAATACGGTTTCCATCGCCCACTTTCCAACGAGCCTTGGCACGTTGAAATGATCGGGGCAGGCAAAGGCGGTTCTGCTACGCCTGCGGTCGCGGCTGCAAATGCAAGCCCGCAACTGATGCAAAGTGCTGCCTCGCAGGAAATGGATAAGGCTGCTGAAGCCACGATGAACAAGGCCGAAGAAAACACCAAAGGCCTTGAAAAAACGTGGTCGCAAAAGCTGAATGAAAAAGGTAAACCTCCTACCGATTCTGAAACCGGTGGCACCTCGAAAACGGCTGAGACAAATGGCGCAAAAGCAGCCAAAGGTGTTGAGGAAGAGGAAGAAGAGGAAGAGGTAGGCGAACCGGTTGACGATATTGGTGAAAATGACACCAAAATAATCAACAAAGAAGTGATGCCACCAACCGTTGACGTAATGAACGGTGATGCAAACACGCGCACGCCAGAACAGCAGGCGCTTTATGAGCAATACCTGAAAAAAGCTGGCGGCGATCCGCGTGGTGTTCCTGACTCTGTAGCAAATCCGCGCACTGAAGCCGACCGCCAACGTGACCGTGATGAATTGCGAAATAATCCATACGGTGGCGTAACCACAACGCCTGTAACTGGGCAGACTGGTACATGGTCGCAACGCAACGGACAAAATCCGGGTGTTTCTGCAAACGGTTCTGGTACAAGTGGGCAGTACGGGCAGCGTGCACGGCCATGGTCGCAAACGCAAACCGGGCGTGCAATTACTGGCGCAGCTACAAAAATCGGTGGCGTTTATGGCATGGGTTCTTTCGGTACGATGGCGCCGGGTGCCTACGGCGGGTTGCGTAAAGTAGACGGAAAAGTAAACGAAGTTCTGAACAAAACTCCGGGCCTTTGTGAACTGATGCGTCTGCCGGGAATGCCGCGAATTCCTACGGTTTCCTCGGGCCTGCCTAGCTTCGGAAAAATCTTCTCAACAGGTGCCGATAAAGTCGCCGGTATGTTTGGCGGCGATGAACCTGCCCCGGCCATGGTTCCTGCATCCGAACGCCCTCGCATTATGAACGGGCAACGTGTGACGTATGATGGGCCTGCCGTGACTTCGACCGATCAAATCGGTACGACTTCGCTAAATGCTCCGGTTGCATCCATGTCGCCTGCATCACCAACTTATTACAACAACGACGCGCCGGTCACGACTAGATCAGCGGGTGCCCCTGTTGCGACCATGGCAGCGCCTTCGCAAGCGACCGCAATGCCAGTTGCAGAAAAAGTCGAACGAAATACGTTTGATGGTGTGCAAAAAGTTTCGATTGCTGCATCTGATGTGCCTATGGGTTCCGGTGGCGGTGATGCTGCGCCTGCCGGTGGTTCGCCGGGTGCTTCGGGCGCTGCGAAAAACGACATGCCTTCAATCGACGACGCACCTGCAATCATGGATGAATACGGGCTTCTTTTCGTAAACTTCGGGATGGTTTAAATGTCCGGTATTCAATTCGATCCATTCAGTCCAAAAATGCCGACGGTTACGCGGTCTGCGCCTGAGCTTTCCAGTATTTATACTGTGAATCTTGAGGTGCGCCGCGAAGGTGCCGTGGTGATCAATCTGGATACCCCGTTGCCTGAAAACTTCGGGTTCCAGTTGGCATCCAGTTACGACCGACCATATGCAAAACCTTTGTCGGAAGTTGCAGGGAACGCCACGGGCACAGGGCAGGCAACCGCCATGGCCGAGACAGCTGCACGGGCCACCACTGGTTTAACATCCGTCATGAAATATTTGTCGGGTGCGGTGTGGTCCTCGGGTAGTTCTTTGGTATTGACCGTTCCTTTCGTGATTGTGGCGCACGATAACGCCTATCTAGAAGTAACGGACAAAATGAAAAAACTCATGCAGCTGGCAGCACCTTCGGAATCGGCGGCAGGTACGTTGATTGCGCCGGGTCCGCATATCGGCAACATGGAAGCAATTAAGTCCGGTGATTTTACCGGTGGCGCGCAGTTGGGTGGCGATGAAATCACGCTACGAATCGGACGGTTTTTCAAATTCACACCGTGCATTATCAACGACGTGAACGCGACGTTTGATTCGCAGTTTGACGCCATGGGCAACCCGATTGCTGCAACCATTAACGTGACATTCGAAGCCTTCTGGACCACCACGAAAGAAGACCTCGATAAATTCTTCACCATCCTGTAAGGGCCGCCTATGTCGCTTTATGATCAGCGCGAATTTATTAGCGTGGATGAATTTGGAATCGATCCGCTGCTGGACGATTCCTATGATGCCATTACGGGCACCACCAGCTACCGGGATTATACTGTAAACGCAATGGAGCAGTTCAACCCCGGCCTGATTTCCTACAACGTGTACCGAACGCCGAAATGGTGGCGGGCTGTCATGGTCTACAACGGATATGTTGATATTTGGGAAATCACGGAAGGTGCCAAAATTCGCGTACCCGATATCAATGAAATGACCACACGCCTGCAACGAGCGAAAACCAGCACTGCAAGCAGTGTCACCCTAACACTGTAAACACTAGGAACCATCATGGCTCAAGCATCCCTCAACATCGACGGCATGGCGTTTTGCACGCTGGATATTGCAGGTAGTTCCATGCCGCCATCCATGAACCTGATTGAAAATATCCTGATCATGGAAGGTTTCGGCATGGGTTTGCCGACAATGCGTTTGTCGCTGTACGATGAAAAAGAAACCTTGAGCCGTGATTTAAACCTCAAGGAAGGGACCACGATTTCGATTCGTTTGGGCAAGACCGCCGACGCCGCACCCGAATACAAATTCCGGGTGTTCGGCTGGGGCCGTCACCGAAACTCAAGCGGTAAAGTTTTGAACGTTGTGTGCATTCTCGACGCGCCCAAATTCGGCGCCGGTACAAACACCGAATCGTTTGAGGGTTCTAGCGCCAATGTCATGCAGCAAATTGCCGAACGAAGCAGCCTGCGTTATGAGGGGCCGAAAGGCGATACCAAAGACACGCAGGTTTGGCTGAATATCGGGCACACACGTTTGTCGTTTTCTGAAGACGTGGCGGCACACGGGTACATGAGCGATCAAAGCTGCATGGCCCGCTGTGTGCGCATGGACGGCACGCTGGTCTACAAAGACCTGATGGCAGTCCTAAAAGAGGAACCAAAAAACACATTGATTCACAACAAGGACGGTGCGGGTGCCACTGGTAATGCAGTGGATGTTCGCGAAGCAAAAGACCGTTCGTATTCTGGTTTGTTTTCCCACTTCGTGAATTACGGCCACAAGCTGTTTGGTCACGATTTTGGTTCGGATGATGCGACGTTTTCTATCGAGTCCATCGACGTTGAGGCCCCCAGTGCTGCCGGGGTTCCTGTAAACGAGGAAGTGTTGGCCATGTTGAAAGATCGTGGCGCCCGGATTTCCTATGCTGGATTCGATCCGGGCACTGGTCCCGACGAAGGCTTCAACATCCACGAATTTTACGAACGTGCGTATTACCAGAATGTGCGTTTTCTGGCGATGCTGAGTGAGGGTGTAATTGCCCTGACTGATTCGGCAACCGAAGTGAAAACTTTCGAGTCGATTGATTATCAGCAGGGTTCCGGCGCCAAAGGCCCAAGCAGCCCGCCGCCCAACGACATTGCAGGCCGTTACGTGGTTGGTGGCAAAACCATCATGATCAAAGGCGGCAAAAAGTATTCCGAATTGTTTTATCTGTACCGTCCGTTCCTGACCGAAGCGGGCAACCCCAGCGGCACTGCCGCCCCGAAAAAGACCGTGAACGCATCTAGTTCCGGCGTCAACACAAGCAGCCGAAACTTCACCTAATGATTGAAATATACATCGACAATCATGAGCGGCCAGCCGAAGTCGAAGAAACTGTAAACAGACTAGGGATAGCCTTCATAACGATTGAACACGCCGATAGCGTCACATGCCTGCAACTGGCTGGCGCTATAGAGGTAAATTCACTGCACGGTTTAACCGTGTTACACCAAAGGGAAATTCAATGAGTCATTACATCCCGAACACCAACCTGAATGCAGCGCTAACCAAAGCGTGGAACATCGCATTTACCGAAGGCCGCAAATCCTTCACGGTGCACGAAGTCGAAGACCTCATTTGTGGAATTCGCGACGATCTTTTGCGCAACCGCGTAACTGCCCAGCAGGCTATGCAGGATCAGGTGGTGGTGCGTAGCGTGTTCGTTGACAAGGACCGCAATATCCTTGGCGACTACAGCGAAAAGCTGGAACGGAAATTGATCGACCGGGAAGACTTCGAATATACGGTGGTGCGTTTGTCGCAACGCCATATCGACCTGTTGCCGGACGGCTACACGAAGATTCCACATTATGTGGGCCACTACGCAACTTCGTTTTCGTTCGGGTGATTTATGACTGATCAACAAGAAATTCCACCATGCAATCAGGAAGTTTACGACCGGGGCGAAAGCGTTTGTTTGGTGGACGTGCCGAAGCACACCGCCGAGCACATTTGCCAAAGCCTGAATCAGGTGCTGGTGAAACATGGCGTTTTGATTGACTGGCATTACGTCTGCGGTCGCGTGCACATCAAATGCTTGCTGCCCAAAACGGAGCAGCCGGAATGAACGTGATTGACGAAGTGATCGCCCAGCTAAACATGGTGGAAACCATTCAATTGACCGGGGTTACGCCCGGCCCACACGTGCACAAAGAGCGCGTGCGCTACCTGCTGGAAATGGCCAGTGAGCGCCAAGATATGATCCAAGCGCACAGCACAGCAAAAGTGCTGAATGATCTGCTGTCGTCTATTCGCCGTGAATTAAATAACCGCGACCCGGACCAGCGCAAAAGTCTGACGCTGGACGACGTGGTTGGGCATTTCTTGAGCAAGATTTCTGAAATTCAAAAGGGGGAACACTAATGCCGGGTATTATGTCGGATCGCTGGATTGAAAGCATGTGCCAACCGACGCGGAAAGCGCTGTTTATCAACGGCGAATTCTACGCATGGGCCAACACGCACAAGGCCCGCAAAGCACGTGAATTGCCGCCGTGTGGCGCGCGTATTCTCAATGAGAAAATGATCGATCAAGTACCGATGATTTTCCCGTTCTCGCCCAAACAAGTTACTGAAGTGCAGTACAAAGCACTGGGCGACGAAGACGGCGAGCGTTCGACTCACAAGATCATTCCGTATGGCCTGAGCAGCTACGGCTATGACATTCGTGTCGGTAACGAGTTCAAGATTTTCACCAACCTGAATACCACGGTTGTCGATCCGAAGAATTTCACCGAAGACAACTTCGTTACCAAAAAGGTTCGTGACGGCCAAGCGGTGATCATTCCGCCGAACAGCTTTGCACTGGCCAACACGCCGGAAAACTTCAAAATCGACCGCGATACGCTGGTGGTGTGCCTCGGCAAATCGACGTATGCCCGCTGCGGCATTATCGTAAACGTCACGCCGTTGGAACCCGAGTGGGAGGGCAGTTTGACCCTCGAATTCTCCAACACCACGCCGCTCCCCGCCATGATTTATGCTGGCGAAGGTTGCGCACAAATTCTGTTCTTTAGCGGTGACGACGATTGCGACATTTCCTATGCGGATCGCAAAGGGAAATATCAAAACCAATCGGCTGTTCCGACCGCACCGAAAATGCTGTGAGGCCCCATGAGCGACGATATCGACCTTGACCAATTGTTTGAGGGCGTTGCGGAATTTTTCGGTGAACTCTTCGGAACGGACACTGCCAGTCCCAGCAGCGCAATGGCTGCCCCAGTCCGGCCAACAGAGCCACAAGAAAACCCGAAATATCCAATCGGCGCCAAGTATCGTGTTCTGGAAAACGAGTGGTGGGCAAACGTCACGACCGAAGACATTTTGGTTGTGAAAGAATCCACCAAACTCGACATTCTTTTCAGTCACCCGAATGGCGGCAATCTGATTGTCCCCATTGGCATGATCAGCGATTTTGAGGAAGTTTCTGATGGCTCTTCCACTGGAAAAGAACTACCCGGCACCCCTGCGTGATTGCATGCCGTTGCAGAACGGAACCACGTTCATTCTGCCGCATTACGGCCTCTGTTCCGATTACGAAAACATGTTGGATAACCACATTTTCAACCTGTTGGATTTCGGCCCGGTTGAGTACAGCGAACAGGCGGTGCAAGAACTCGATGCGCGGGTGCGGGCAACTTTCAAAAACTTGACCGTGGAGCGTGTGGTGCAGACGTACCGGCCACCACGCCCGAAGTGGCCCGGCAAATCGAAGCGCCCGCCTGTTGAGGAAACGCGCAATTCAATTCGTGTTTATTTCCGTGAACGCAACGCAAGGCCGAAACGGTATAGCGCTAAGTGGCCATTGCCGGGAGAACACGATGGCGCCTCAAGATAACCACGCTTCGAAAGCTAAGCAGCACAAATACCGCATCCGCCCAGTTGTAGGCGGCGGTTTCAAAGCCTATCGCTTTAAAGGCTATTACGTGGGCTATGGTTCGACTATGGAACAGGCCCATAAACGTTTCGTACAAATTCTTTGCGAGTTAACCTGATGAAAGAAATGATCGTTGGTTGGGTGCGTGTTATCAGCAAACTGTGGAACCCGCCGCTGATGTACGCGCTGATGATTTATTACACGTGGCAACGCGTTATCAAAGATCAGGCGGAATTGATTTACAGCGGCACCATCGACGGTGTTCAATACAGCCTGTCGATTTCGCATTTTGAGTGGACGACTTTCGAGCGGGTGGCGCACGTCGTAATGATCGTGGTATGCACGCACTTCGTAATCGAGACTTTCCCGCGCTGGTGGAAGACCATTCGCCGCCTAAACTATAACCGAGTTTCGCGCATCGGTTAAAACGAACGGGATTTGCCTAGCGGTGAATCCCGTTTTTCGTATCAAATGATCAAAACTATAAAGGATTATCCTGATGCCTGCGATCTATCTAGCGGTGTTGGCCGTGTCTTCAACCTGCATTGGTACGATATTGGCTGTGTTCTGCGTGAGCTTGTTTCATCTGGTGAAAATGTACGCGGATCGTGGCCCGGAACTTTTCGCCACATATGCTGTCGCGTTCATCGTGCCTGCAACCTTGATTGGTGTATTATTTGCGTCGGCTATTGCCCTCTGCATTTGGTCGGCGCGACGGCTCTTTAAATGCGCAATTATTTCGGATTACATGTGATGAAAGATCGGATTGGTTTGGCCCTTTGTTGGATGGCTGTTGTGTTATGGCCCGCGTGCCTTGTAGGGCTGGTGGTCCTTTGCTGCCTGTTTGTTTGGAGTGCGGCAACCGCAATGTCACTGTTACAAAAACAGGGTATGGAATTTCAGGTGTTGATCATGTCGCTGCTTACCATCTTCGCGCTAGTTTTTATGGAGGATTGGATTCGTAGTGGCACTATGAAATACCGCCAATTCTACAAAGAGTTCAAAGACATTCGCCACGTACTAAAAGGGTAATTTAATGGTAGGGTTTCGTATTGAACAATACGGAGTTTTTGACCAGTAAAGGGGTTCTTGATGAACATCCAGAAATATACCGGGGTAGTGGCTGACATTTTGGAAGCCATGCAGGAACGTGGCGATCCTAACCAAATTCGCCGCATTCAAGTCACCGAAGACGAAATGGACGAAATCGTAAAGTCGGGCGCGTTCCGAACTGCGGTTTGCACACACTATGGCACCTCCGACGCCATCGTAATGTCCAATATCATCGCCGGTTCTGACAACAAGATCATTTCGTTTTATTTGAATGACACGTTGATCTGTCTCGGCCCGTGGGAACCAACCGGCGCACTGGCCACCGTGACCTATGGTCCGCTGACTGAACAGCCGAAAGCCGAAACCAGTTTTGTTCGCGAATCTGGCGGCAAAAATTACATGCTGGTCGGCCATGGTAATCCGGCTGATGATTTCGTGCTGGGCACCAACGCGAATATCGAACTCGGTTTGGCTGTACGCAAAGTAAACGATTCGACCTACTACGGCGATGGCGCCAATGGGTTCGATATCGAACTGGACGAAGCACAAGCGGAATCGTGGAATTTTGCGGTAACTGTCGGCTCGCTGAAAGACGGCGTAACCGACGTGACGCAAATGTACGATATTTCGCTGTATCTCGACACCGACGCTTCGGGTGAAACCGATCAAATCAAATGGGATTTGGTATTCGGTAAATCGCTGGACGGCAAAGGTGACAGCTACGCGTGGTTCAACAACGGCATTCGTGTAATCAGCGATAGCGCCACCAACGAACTGCACAACGTCACGCAGATGATTCAGCGTTATGAATTCCCGTTCATTTCGCATTCCCTGCCCGCCACCACCGAACGCACCAAGCAAGGTGTTCCGCTCGGCATTTACGGCCTGAAACTCGTAGCCAAACCGCGCCTTAGCGCCGGTGACGAAGTGAGCGTAGAGGTTCTGGCAAACGTCGTAAAAAAGTCGTAAAACCTGTTCCGCGACGTTCGCTTGTTGTCGGTGGTTCAGGTACGACCCAAGATGGAAACGGTCTATTCGTTCAGTCTAATGGTTTCGTACCTGCGTCGGTTGCTGATTCTATCAACGGCATTGCATTCGGTGCAGGCCAGTACATCGCGATAGGGCAGCAGGTTCACACCTCGACCGATAAAGTCGAGTGGACCGCAACCGATGTAAATCTCGTATTTTCTCACATTGTTTTTGCTGCCGGTGCGTTCTACGCGTCGGTGGATGGTGTGGGGATCTATGCACTGGATTCAGACTGGACGCTGGTTCATGAGTTTGATGGCAATTTTGTCTGCGCTCGCAATGTGAACGGACCTGCATTCGGCACCGATCAGGGATCAATTTTGGTTGGCCCTAATTGGCAAGAAATTGAGGTAGGTGCGGGCCGGGTGTGGCTCACGGATCAAGCAACCAATTTCCGGGTAGTTCTGCACAGCGGACAAACCATGGAAACTTTCCGGGGACCAATCACAGCATTGACCTCTGAAGGCGTGACCGACCTTGACGGTTTGGTGGTTACGGGCTGCTGGTACGATGCTCGAAATGGGTACGCTGTGGTTAGCGCGGTGTTTGATGATCAACCGATTTTTGGTGTGTACAAAAACGGCTGGACATTCAACATTGTTGACCTCGATGCGCCTGCCGTGGCTTTGTATGACGGCACGGTACTGACCCATAACGCGGTATACACCACAACGAATTGGAGCCAGTTTGTGCTGCTGCATCAATTCGAAAACTTTGTGGCAAAGACCTTGCTCTACGCTTGACCAAAGGCCCTCGGTTCCATGGCGGATCGGGGGCTTTTTCATTTTGGTCAATACTGTAAATACAGGGTAGACCATCACGGAGCCTGCCCCATGGCTGACCTGTTTGCCAATGTGTATCGTCACCTCACACAAAAAGAATATTTCCAGTTCCATTGGATCGTCTATGGCCATCCGGTGCTGGCCGTGGTGCAGAACCGCGACGAACTGCGAGCAGGACTCAATCCACCGCCATTGGTGCGTAATGGTGCGAGTTATGCAAATCGCGTTTCGTTCCATCCAATTCACCTGCGCCTGCTGACCGTCAAAGATCACGAAACCCCGCACGCTGTTTTGGCCTACCCACTGGCGGCTGAAATGCAGAAAAGACTGGCGAAATTCGCTCTGGAAATCACACGTGGCCACATGCATAACAGCTACGAAGTCGAAAAGCATTTGCACCTGAGTTTGTTGGGTCAAAAGTTCGTGATGACTGGCTATCAGGACGTGCCTTTCGATCCCGGCCTGCATATCGATTTTTGGATTGCGCCTACCTTTATCAAGGAACCGGAAAATGTGTGAAGAATTTTTCGCAGAAGACGACCTAGAATACGAAGATGACGACGGCGATTACTGCACGTACAGTCTGGACTTTTCCGACTTTATGCCGCCTAAGCGAAAGCCTCGTTACCTGAAGGCCGAGCAGCCTATGGTGCTGGCGGATCGATTGAAGGCCTACAAGTACCACAAGAAACTGCAAAAGTTTACAGCCGATTTCAGCCGCATGCTGCTACGTCCCTTTGGTGATCCGAAGGCGCACAAGCGCAAGCTTTTGTGCGTGTACGTTGGCGGCGAATTCTTCCGGTTCCTGCCAACCCAAGCCGGATATGAAATGTCGCCCCCGCAAATGATGGAAATGTACGGGCAGCAAGTTAAGATCAGTTCTGGCCCCTCGACGTTCAAGATAACGTGCGGCCTCTACGATTTGTCGCCGGGTCACGTCCACGATAAATTCCAAAATCTGATGAAGAAATATTATGAGACGCCTGTCGTTTACGTCAACATTTGCGGCATGCCTTTCGTGATCAGCAGTCTGACATACACAGGCAACCAACCCGATTTCCACGGCATGGAATCACAGGTGGTTTTCGAAATGATGCCTAGCCACCTCGAAGGTGTGCACCAAGACCAGCGCCAGCAGCAACGTAAAATCCGCAAAGTCTTCCAAGAGCACTGGGCCAACGAAATGAATATTTGGCTCGCATTGTCCGAAAGAGAATAAACATGGAACTACAAACCCAACTGGAAACAGTGCGCAACCACAAAGGCACTGTGCGCGTCACCATCGGCAACTACACGGTAAACGCCGACGTTCTCGAAACGACAATGATCCGTGAACCGTTTAACGACGGTAAGAACCCAAACCCCGGCATTCTCCAAGCAGGTTTGCGCCTGCGTAGCACGCAAGACGAATTGATCCGCATGCAGGAAGAGGCAATCGATAGCCTGCTGATCGAAAAGTATTGCTGCGTCGTGGTTCTGGCGCAAACCAAAAGCAGCTGGTATCTGCAAGACACAATCGAATTGCTACAAACCGAGCAGGGCGATTTCACGTGGCAGATTAACGCGAGGATTTTCTTGTGAATGCACCGACCGAGCAGCAGCTGGAAGCCTTCGACCGCACGCAGCGTATGAGCCTGTCTGATCTGCGCGAAGAGTTTGAAAAACTCAAAAGTAAAACGATCAAACTGTCGTTTGGTGGCACTACGTTTGATGCAAAAACCCTGCGTGTAACGCACGTGGAAGACCTGACCTCAACAGGTCGTGACCATGTACGCCTGCGCATGCAAGCGACGTTGCCTTGGGTTAAGACAGTGCACGTGATGCATTACGCGATGCAAGGCATGTACGACGACATTGCACACCACCGAACTTTTAGCGAACCAAAATTAGGATTTGACCAATTCAATTTTGGGCGGTCGATTAGCACTGCCTATTCCTCGGATGACCGGGTGGAATGGGTATTTGAACTGGAGTTTTTCTAAGTGAGTAGCTTTACCACCAAACTGGTTGCCGAGTTTGAAGATGACGGGATTCATTACGTCATTTGGCAAATGTTTACCTACATGATCGGTGCGCTGGGTTCCGGTGTGATGGTCAATGTGCCGGTTGGCTACAGAACCGATCTGGCCTCGGTTCCGTGGTGGATTCGTTGGCTGCTGCCACCTAACGGCAAGTACGGCAAAGCCGCCGTCATTCACGATTACATCTGTTCATACAGAACTGTAAACATGAATGGAACAAACGTGTATGTCACCCGTAAGCAAGGCGACCTGATTTTCCTCGAAGCTATGGGCGTGCTCAACGTTCCAGCTTGGCAGAAATGGTCAATGTTCTGCGCCGTTCGCGCCTATGCAATCACCACCGGTATCGACCGTGCTGATCAGAAGAAAGCTGCGAACGATCCAACTTATTTCACCGACGTGCTTGTCGCGTAAAGGACTTTTATGATCACCCGTCAACAATCCGCACAGCTGGCCAACGAAGCAGGCCGCATGATGGCGCTGCCCGCACAAATTCAAATCGGGATGGACGGTGTAATCTGCCACATGGTTTGTGCCACCGAAGATTTCAAAAACAAGCGTTTCGAAATCGTGCTGGGATTGAATAACCCGGAACCTTCGGCACACATCCGCCACCAAGCGGATCAGGGTGTGCTGACCTGCATCTGGCAAGGCATCGAAATGCAGCAGGGTGCAGAGTTTTACCCGGACGATAACGAATCCGGGCTGGAGCATTGGGAAGTCGAAAAATACGACTCGTATCTCACGTTTTGGGTAGGGATCGCATAATGGCAGCATACGCTTGCGCTGATCTGCATTTGGGCCATCGCAACATCCACAAATACCGCAACAAACCCGATGGCTGGGCGCTGGATCAAACCGCAATGTTCACCAACTTCGCGGACAGCGCCGAGCACGATCAGTGCGTGGTTGATCGTTGGTTGGAAATGGGTTTTAAAACCAAGCGCGATACCATCTATTTGATGGGCGATTTGGCATTCACCCCGGAAGCGTGGGATCTGCTGGATTCGCTACCCGGTCGCAAGGTCGTGATCCTCGGCAACCACTGCACCGAACGCACGCATATCGAGAAAATTGCGTCGTTAAAAACTGTAAACAATGTGCATAGCATGCTGAGTTACAAAGGCATGTGGTTGACCCATGCGCCAATGCACCCGGCGCACCTGCGCGGCAAACGCAACCTGCATGGCCACCTGCACGGCGATTTGGTGAAAGATCCACGTTATTTCAATTGCGGATTGGAGCATACCAACATGCGCCCGATTCCCTTGGAAGAAATTTTCGAGGAATTCGACCGCCGACGTTCGTTCAATTACGTTCGGCAGAAGCTGGGCTGGCGCGCTGCGCTGCAAGGCCTGTGCAATGGCTAATTCTCAAACCCGCCTGTGGTCCGCACTGGAACATTACCGCCAGAACGAACACGGCCTGTTCCGCCTGAGTCACAAGCGTGGATTTATGCAGGCGGAATACGTGACGCACCGTGATCGCAAATCGCAAGACGGTGACGCGGATTTGATGTTGGTTGTGGAAATTTTTTCTACGGCCCGAAACCTTGAACTGCCGACCGTGCTGCAAGTTGTGCCGCAATACGACGAAGACGTTTTCCTGCTGATGGACGTTATTCGCTACGAAAAGCTGCGCGACACTGAGCACGGGTATTGGTACATCGCAAAATTACAGGGCCTTTCCACACAGGCCGCCAAGGAATTCAAATGAACGAACACGGCGAAGTACAAACACCGGGTATCATCAACTGGAGCGATGAAGACCCGAAGGCCGTCAAAGGTTACGGCGAACAAATCGCAGAAATCAAAGCGCACTATTCGACCGATCCTGTGGTGCCTGATGGTCACGTCGTTACTTCCAATCACGAAGAAAACGCCGCAAAGTTTTTCAGTGCGCATCCCGACCAAATCAAATCGCGTGTCATGCGCGGTCGCACCCAACATTTCGCAACCTTAGAAGATATTGGCTACATGGCTGATTCCAAGTGGGGTGGCGAACCACTGGACGAAAAAACCAAGGCGTATTACGCAACTTTCCCCGCCGAGAAAATCGCCGGTTTGCAGGAACTGGCTGGCGCCATGCGCGAAGCAGAAAAGCGTGTGGAATATGTGGAAAGTGGCGAAACCGAATTCGACGCAGACAAGGCGTTGGATGAACTTGAGGAATCTGGTGCACTGGATTTGTTCGACAAAGAATCCGAAGCCCAATACCTCAATGAGCAACTGGTAGCTGCGGGCCGTGCACCGGTCTACAGCGCCGCCATGCTGTCTGCCCTCGACGCTGCCGAACGGCGTAAGAAGCAGAAGCAAAACCGCAAGAAAAAATCGAAACGTTAACAGGAGTTTTTGCATGTCCTCTACCCCATACGTTGGTGCCCTGACTGCCTACAACAACAGCCCAGTGGCCATGACTGTGAGCGACGTTATCCGTAGCGAAGAAACCGGCGAAATTGTCAGTGTTGCCTGCCAATACTTCGTTGGTTCCCTGCTGCAACACGCCTACGGAAATCTGGACGCGTTTATCGGTTTCGGTGACAGCCTGATTTTCGAGGGCGGCGCCTTCCACGAAGCCTTCAACAATCGCATTGACGACGACTTGGAAGAGGAAGAAGAGGAAGAAGAGGAACTGGAACCAGACATGGACCCAGCTGCCTAATTCCTGCGGGCCAAGGACGGCCCAACCATTGAGGAAATTTCATGAGTTTGTTTCAGTGTGAAGTTTGCGGCTGCTGTGAGAATACTGCGCTGGCCGCGCAAGGTTTCAAGAAAATGCTGTTCATGAACATTTTCAGCTGGGCTTATGCGCCTGAGCGTGAAGGCCTTGAACTGTGCAGCGCCTGCGGCCCTACCAACTACCGTAGTGGCAAGCCAACCGAGTACGGCAAGTGGCACGGTGAATTCCCACGAATTTTCCTTGAGAAAGGGAAGTGGAAGACCAACGACCGGGGCAATCTGGAGCACGTCGATACAGGTTCGACCGATTTCGAGGCACACGCAATTCCACCAAACGATTTGGAGGACTGATGGACAAGGCAAAGCTTGAAGAAATTTACAATACTCTCAAAGACCAGAACACGCGCCTGCGCCGTCAATTGGAAACCCTTGAATACGATGTGCCTGAAGGCATGTCGCTGGATCGACTTCTCGGTCGTGATGGTTTGAAAGGTGTACCGGGGAGTGGCATTACTCGCTATTACAGCGAGGCCAAATGGTTCGATCTGATCTTACAAGAACGCGATATTCGCGCAGAACTCAACCGCAAAATTCTGGCATACATGGACAAAGAGCGCCATGCAGAATTGCGCGACTTTTTTCAGCGGGAAGACCTGCTTATTAAGCTGACCGTCGAAGCCCAAGCTAACGGCGAATATCGCTGAAAAAGTGGACTGGCGTCGGCTCGCAGAAGACCCCGAAAGTGGTTTGCGAATTGCAAACTTTGTTCGCCAAGACAAAGCCCAATTCCATCCTGCGATCAGGGGCCGCAAAAGGTTCCGATGAAGCATTTGAGTTAGGTGCTAAACACGCGGAGATTTACCTGCCTGATCGTGGGTTCCGTGGGCACCAAACTGGCATCTGGCAGTACACCCCCGAACAAACAGCGTGGGGCGAATATCTGGCGCAGAAAGTTTATCCGATTGTGATTCAAAACCGCCAGCACATGAAAATGTTTCGCCGCAATGCTTTTCAGGTAGTCGGCCTATCAACCTGCGTGGAAGATTCCGACCCTTCAGAATTCCTGATGTGCTGGACGCCTGACGGCTGCACCAAGCCATCAGAGTACATGCGTGGTCGCACCGGGGGCACCGGAATTGCGATCATGATTGCATGGGAATTCGACGTTGAAATCTGGAACCTTCGTCTGAAGCCGCACATGAAAAAGCTGCTGCAAAGACTCGAAGATTTCGGACACGATATTGTTCCCTACAAACAGCGCCTGATGGCCGAAGGATTATACGGATGATTTACGTCAACGACATTCAGTGGAAACTCTCGCAGCATGCCGCCCGCTACTTCAACGATATCGGCGTGCTGACGCAGGCGGAAAAGATCAAGCATTTCGCGCTGGTTACGTCGCGCATTAGCACCGACTATCGCATCGAAGGGCCGGGCATGTTCGCCAACCACGGCTTCGATCTGTTCTACTACAACACCATGTTCGCCAATTTCATGAATAAGGAAATTGACGGCTTCGCAACCATGGAAGAAAACGTGCTGGCATACCCGGACGGCATCGACCATATGCTGACCAGTGTTGACCTGATCATTCAGGCCGGGCAATTCTGCAAAATCGCGGAAGCCACCGACCACATGGAACCAATGAATTTCCGCGTGGAAGTGAGCAAGGTTATCGAGGCCCTGACAGTCATTGCGTGGCGCATGATGCGCACCGAGGGTGAAGGCGAAAACGTCTCCAAAAACTTCGAAGACTACATGCAGCAAAAAGAGCGCAAGATGCACCTGCATGAACAGCGCGGCAACTTCAGTCTGGAAACCGACGAATACCTGCCCTTGTGAGAATTCCAACATGATCAAGTGGATACGGTCGTGGTTGTACCCGGAAATTCTCAAGCACAATATCCAAGTGTGCCCGCGCTGCAATCGCGCGATCCGCGAAGACTTTAGCCGCAAACAACAGCGCCGTTGCCAGCTGATCCCAAGCTTCGCAAAAGGCACGCACATTTTCCGCTGTGGTCGTTGCAGCGGCATTTCGGAATACCTGCAAAAGCCTGATGGTATCAGCTGGGTTTTCCTGCGGATTGTGCAGCCATACATTTCCGGTATTTACACCGACGTGCGGCAGCGGGCAGAAGATGCACAGGCCCGCTACAATCTCGCATTGGCCGCCAGTGCCAAGCCAAATCGGCCACCGGACATTACAGATTTTTCCCGGCTACCTATGGGAAAATTGCTCTTGGCGATCAAACGTCTTGAGCGGCAAACAAAAAACCTTTGAGGTAATATCATGGAAATGGACCCGGACCCGATTACTCCCGACATTGCGATCAAAATTGTTGATCGTATCAATAGCCACTTTGTCTACGAAGGCTTGCCCGCCCGACTGGAACATTTCGTGCCCCTTGTGCAGTTCCACTACTGCGCCGACGAATACGGCGTAGAGTATTGCGGCTTCGGCATCTGGAACACTGCGGGCGATAGCCAGTATTTGACCGAGGAAGCTTTCGAACGTTTCCTGCTGGCGCGCATTGCAGAAATTCGCAAGGTAATCATTCACGCGACCATCGGAATTCCCAACTCGATTGTGGATCAGCTGGTCGATGAAGCAACAGAAGAGAAACTGTAAATATCTCATTGTAGGACCGCTGTAGATTCACCGAAATACCGGCGGTGTGGTAAGCATCGCCAACCCACTAAACTGAGACTGTTGCGCGGTAAGCGCAGAGGACTTTATGCAATACAAATTCGAACGTTCTGTTTTCAACAATCCACGCGTCTACGACACGGTGATTCACACCATGCTGATCGGTTATGCTAAGAACGTAACCCGGCTGTCTGAAGACGCATTAAACGGTTCGCAGTTTGATACCAACGTGATTTTGTACGGAGTTACCGAGGCATCCGCCAAGATCCGCGCCAGCGACACGTTCAAGGGCACCAACTACGTGAACATTCGTTGCGTTGGTTCCGATACCGAACTGGACGACCTGCGCGCCGCCCTCGACAAAAACCGTTTCAATGGTCACGTGATTATCTGCCCGGAAGTCGAGCACGCCCGTGACCATGTGTATTACCATCTGGCCTGCATGTTGAATATCGTTGGCTATGATATGGACTATCGCAAAGGTCGCTACAACCGCGATTTCCACACCCTGATTCCAAACACCAGTGTCGAAAACGATCTGCTGTGGGCAATGTTCGATAACTGGAAATTCAAACAGTTCGGTTCACATCGCAATATCCTGATCGAAAATGCTGAGCACCGTTTCATCAAATACTGGCCCAAGGCCGACGATTTCCTGATCCGCCAGCGCACTATGGCGCGTGACGTAGCTCCGAAGAAACTGCCCGATGATGCCTCCGAGCATGACCCGTTGGAATTCATGGGACCGCACGAATTGGACCCGGTGAAAACCTATGTGGCTTTCCTCGACCGTACCAAATGTTTCGATACCAACAACCTGCACCCGGTGCGTATCGGTCGCGATTTCCGCCATGTGCGCCTGTCGTACCTGCGCGAAATTATCGATGACCTGTCGCCCTATGGCGTTAGTTTGCTCTGCGCAGAAGACGACAAGCACAAGCAGGCGCGCATGGTCTGCCTCGATGATTACATCGCGTGGAAAATGTTCGAAAACGTGATTGAAACATGCGTGATGTACCCGGAAGAATTCCAGACTGGAAGCCGTGGCGAGGTATCTGGTTGCAATACCAATGAGCCGCAAACCGTGTACATGGAAGATATCGAAAAAGACGCTGCGGAATAAGACGATTGGGGCCAAGGAAGGCCCTTTCGTTTTTGTGAGGGAATCATGAAAACTTTCAAACAGCAAGGCGTCTCTGTTGTCGCCTTTATCGAGCACTGGGTTTATATCGGCCCCCGCCATGGCTGGCGCTTTGCTGGCCTCGTACCTCGCGAAGTTTCAGACGTAGCCGATCCGATCAAGGAATCGAAAAGGCTGTGCAACATGTGGCGAACCGAACAGGACCGCTACAAGCTGCGCGACCGTGAACCGTTTGGAATTGAAACCAAGGAACAGCTAGGTTTTCTGTCGCTAGGCCAGCTGTCCAACATTATTCGGAAGGTTAACTCATGTTGATTTTTATGCACCGGCACCCCGGACGTTTGCAGGAACCGACCTTTCTGCTTACAGCCAGCCAGTTGCTGGAAATTGCAAACACCGAAAGCCATCGCGAATATTGCCGTGAACTTTGCGACATTACTTTCGATTTCACCATGATGCGTTGTCGCCATGAAGACCTGCGTTATCTGGACGAACTTTTGTTGGCCGGGCATCAGATGCAGAACGTTAGCTGCACGCTTTCGCTGCTGCGCCAAACCTTCGTGCGCCGCCACTATCTGAACAACTGGCACCGCCTGCGTAATCATGCTTATGCCCGGATTCTTCCTGAAGAGGGTGAGAAAAAAGCACGTCGGCGCCTAGTTGGATTATTTACCGAGGTGAACAATGTCGCTGGGCCACTCCGAAGATACGTCCCGAAATTTAGCTGGTCTGATTGGTTTTAATGGGTTGCAGGTTGTCGAAGACTCGACGCAAGTAGAATTGGTGCACCATCTGCGCGAACGCAAGTGGGCACACCGAAAACGCCATAAGCCTGAAAAGCGTTTCAACATCACGACCACCACGAAACCTTCGCGCACCGTGATCCGCATGGGTGATAAGCTGATCATGCACCCCGCAATGGCCAATGAAATTCGCCGCCAGTTGGGTTCGCTGGAATCTGCGCTAAAAGAACCACAATTGCCTAATGTTTCTATGGGCATGCGTGCTGATCCCGGCTATAACTGGTGGATGCCCTCGGCAGACACGCAGCGCGGATTTGTCGATATGAGAGACTTTGGCATCCCGATTCGCCCACACAATTCCATCATAAATCTCAAAGGATTCTGAAAATGATCATCGGTAAATTTCACGTTATGGTCAGTGACTGGCAAGAACTGGAAATCCCGGCACCTGCCAACATCCTGTCAGTGATCATGCAGCCCGATATTTTCGGCAATGAAAACGTCGTGCTGTATGCGGAAATGGAAAAAGACGCGCCAGCCCTCAAACGCCAGCTGCGTATCTATGGCACGGGCCATACGATGGACGAACCACATACTGGCCGTTTCATCGGCACCGTGAGCACCGAAAGCGGCCAACTGATCTGGCACATTTACGATGTGACCAATTATCTGGCGGAGCAACACCGCCAATGAAACGCTTGAAAGAAAACCAAAAACACGGCTGCACGTGGTGTAAGAAAGCGGGCGAAAAAGTGCAAGCCATCTGGCGCGAACGTGCACACGGTGGTTCGTGGGCCTGTGAAAAACATCGTGAAGACCTGCACAAAAAAGAAGTGGAAGACGCACGCGCCGACCAGCGTATGACCGAAGCCGATTATCAAACGTGGGGCCGCCTGTGACTCGATCTTATGATTTGGCGGAAGCTTACCGCCAGCAACGTGATGCAGAAATTAGCCGAATGATGCGCTGCATGGGCAACATTCTGGCCACGGGCAAAGTGGCAGATGACAAGCGTAAAGCCTACTGGAAAGCCAGCAAGAAAATCAGCGCAAAAATCTTTCCACGCGGGCGCAATTTCACATTGTTTTTCGAGGGGTCGATATGAAAAGTCGTGTGCTCTATAAAGACGGCTGCTACATCCCACAAGTGCGGCACATGTTGAGCCCGTTCTGGTACAACATTTCTGACGAACAATTCGATCAGGAATCGGAAAATCTCGACTGCTACGACACCGAACTCACTCCGTCCGAAGTTGCAGAAGCCTGTGCCCGCCGTGCTGTCGGCAACAAACGTGATTTTATCGGTTGCGTAAATTGGTTGCCGTTGGGTTCCCGTTTGTTCAAAGTATTTCAGGGACCAGTAGGGCCGCAAGGTTACGCAGGCATGCCCGGCCCGCAGGGTCCACGCGGTGCCAAAGGTGACACGGGCCGTGATGGTTTTTCACGCAGTGCACTCGACCTGCAATGTCCGAATCCGAAATGTGGAAAATTCCTGTCGGATTACCCGGAACAGCAATTGAAAATGAACCTGTACCAAGATCAGCGCCGTTTCGATCACGTATGTGCCGCCTGTAACCACGGTGCAGTTTGGCAAATCGTGGAAGGTTTGCCGGTTCCACTCCCGCTGATGACGAAGGAATCGATTGATGCAATTTCTCGTTAATGGCCAGCTGTATTCGTCGCGACTTTCCAGCCCCGGAATTGTGCTGGCGCTGAATGCCCTACCACTCAACAAAGACAGGGCCGAGGCGCTGACCCTGCGCTATGTGCAATCGGTGTTGCGTAATCGTTTTCGTGGCATGCGTACCGGCATTTACCATAAAGAATTGATGGATTGTTTGGAGCCGCTGGGTGGCATTGGCCGTGCCACCGATGCAGACGCGCAAAAGTATCCGGGCCTGATCGACGCCGAGCGCAAACCGACCAACTGGGAATGGAATGATCAGGTCGATATTTTTGGTTTGCTCTGTGAAAGCTATCTGAGCAAAGCGACTTACGAACTGCTGAATTCTGAACCGTGGTATGAGGAATTCGAAAAGCAGCACATTTTCAATATCCAAAAACAGACGACGGAGCGTGTTGGGCGTCTGCTGGATATTTTGAGCCGCTTAATGCCACGCACTGTGACCTACAGTTTGCGTCATGGCGAAGTTTCTGAAGATGGTTGGGTGAACGTGTACCACTCGGTCAAGTATCCAGAACGTGAGTGCGCAGGCTATCAAACCTTCAATTTCATCGAGCATCAGGTAGAAATGCATTCTTCTGCCGATGGTAAGCTGGTGATGGATTCTTTGCAGTGGCTGCCGAAGGAACTGATATGGATGCCCTTAATACCCACAGCAACCGAACCAAACTGATTGACGAAATCAAAAAGTTGATGGAATTTACCCCGGCGGAATCGCATCCTGAGCAACAGGAAAGTTTGGCCTATGATCCATGGCAAAAACTAGGGGCCGCAATCGCCCTAAACATCCACTGGGCAGCCAACCAACCCGGCTATGTGCGAACCTTGATTGAAGGTCGTGGGCGTTGGTGGTTAAAACGCAAATCAGACGCCGCGCAGCCACGATCCAAACGACGCACAAAACTGCTGAGGCAGGTGCGAATCATGAACCAATTGCGGCGTGATGAAAAACGTCGGGCAGCGTGGCGCGAAGCTTGCGCAAAAGCCGGGCTGAAATAACAGGAAAGCAGTAATTTAGACATAGCATTCAAAAAGAGGAATATGCTATGTCTGTACGTCGTGAAATTACCGGTTCGATTTCCGGTAAATACGAATCTGGTGGCCTCGGTGTAAAAACCGTGAGCACCGGCAAAGGTGACAAGGGCGGTGTGAGCTATGGCAAGCACCAACTGGCATCGAACACCGGCACCATGGCCGCCTTCCTGAAATCCAGTTTCGGCAAACCCTACGCGGCACGCTTTGGTCAAACCGTTCCGGGCACCAAAGAATTTTCTGCAATTTACAAACAGATTGCAGACGAATCGCCGGAAGAATTCGAAACAGCGCAATTCATGTACATTGGCCAAACCCACTACGACCCGCAGGCAGCAAAACTCGCAGCCAACTATATCTTTGTGGATGATCGCCATGTCGCGGTGCGCGAATGCGTATTCAGCGTGTCCGTTCAATACGGCCCTAACACCAGTTTCATCATCAAGGCGCTGGGGCCAAACTTCAAAGGCACCGACCGTGAATTCATCGAAAAGGTGCAGAATTATCGCGCCAGTTCGGTCGGCGTTTACTTCAAATCCAGCAGCAAGGCAGTTCAAAAGGGCGTGGCGGATCGTGCTGCCAACGAACTCAAAGATTTGCTGGCGCTGTTGAAAACCTAAAGGACTGACCATGCAGCTGCAAGACGACGTACCGTTTGATGTGGTGCCTGTGAAAAAGCAACACGTTTTCAAAATAGGCATGACCGTTATCGAATACGATGATGCGGATATCATCGCGTTTCAGGCTTCGCAAAAATACGTGATTGCGCATTTGCGCGGGGAACCCGACCGCCAGCCAATTCTGGATGAATCGTTGATGGCTCTGCACGCCAAACCTGAATACGCGGATGAATTCGTGCAGATTCACCGTTCGACCATCGTCCGTCTTAGCGACCTGATCGAGGTGCGCCGTCTGCCTGCATCTGGCCTGTTCACCGCCCACCTGACCGGGGGCCAGACGTTCCCGGTATCCCGCCGCTACGGGGCCGCTCTACGGCGCATGTTGCGGGAGCGCCCGGTGGTTTGACCGAAGCGGCTTAAAGCGGTATACTCCGGGGCTTGTGGCGCAGTGTGGCCGCAGCCCCGACACTCACGAAATTTAGGAAGTTTATGAGCAATGAAATCCTGCGCGGTTTGGTGCAATTGGCACCTGCCGTTTTGAATGGCATCAGCGCCGCTGTGCTACGCAAGCTGCCCAATGGCGGTGCCGAGGAAATCATTATCGAAACGGACAATGATGCGGATTACATTCGCCAAGTTCGTGACGAATACGTTATGCAAGACGACGACATTACGGTCTACGTCAAGCAGTGACGGAAAAACTGTAAACACTACAGAGCAAGACACTAGGCGTCGGTGATACTAGCCCGCTAACGCCCGGTGAATCCTAAAGGCTAGTGGAGAATCAAAATGTCCACTCACGATCAAGCAGACCTGAACAAAATCGAAGAAGCCGTTTTCGCCATCACGCAGGCAACCATTGCTGCTGGCAAAGAACGTGCGGTTTTCAACATTAACCAATTGTTCAAATCGCTGAAGCTGTCGCGCATGCGTCGTTCTGCGTTCCCTGAGCAGGTTTGCGACATTCCGAATGGCCAGCCGTACTACCGCAAGTTCGGCAACTGGATGATTGGCGAGTACGGCGACAACATTTATGTGTTGGTCAAATTGGGGCAGAAGGGCAACTTTTGGGAAGATGACGACGTTTATCACAATTTCCTGATTGAGGGTGCACCTGTAACCAACGAACGCCGCCCACAAATCGTTAAGCTGCAATTGCCCGAGGGTATGACCGCAGACGAAGCGAAAGAAGCGGTACGCGTTGCGAATCTGCACCGTATGCCAAAAGCCGAGTAACCCACTGACAGAAGCCCCGGCCTAGCTGGGGCTTTTTCACGTCTAGGCCACACGGAACAAGAAAAATGCACGACGGACGAAAAATTCAGCAATGGCGCCAGCGCCTGCGCATCAAGCAATCGGATTTGGCACACCTGCTGTGCATCCCGACGCAGGTTCTACAGGCAATCGAAAATCGCAAGCCTGTTGCCGATTCCGAGTTTTTGCAGGATGCCGCTTTGAAGGCCCTGCGCGAATTCGAGCACACGCCGATTTATGATCTGGCGATTAATGCGCGCCGCCTCATGCACAACACCACCGGATTTATTGCCGGGCTGCAAACGGTGACGGACGCCGATACGACCATTGATTTCTACCGGGCGAAAGTCGAGCAGGCAAAAGCACGGGTCAGAATTGTGGACGGCCTCAAGTTTGTAAAAGGGCCGTTAGCCAATGAATCTCTGTTCAAGGTCAAATTTGAACGTGGACGCCACCTCGACATTTATGGACGCCACTTCAAATTGGCTGAGCATGTGAGCCAGCACTACAACCGCCACCCGGTGATAACAGAAGTCGTTGCCCTTTGAATCCCTTAGCCCGCCCTGTGCGGGCTTTGTCGTTTCTGGCGCCTGCGTTGCTTATACGCGTGTACACGCCCGCGTAGATAAGGCATCGCGGCCAATGGTTGACCTTTGGCGGGGGCTTTGATACCTTTGGGGCCAGTTGGGCAGCTGCTGCCCGCAAAACAGACACTCACGCAATTAGGGAAGTTTGAGCCATGGCACTGCACAGCGCGCAAATCGTGTACCGCAAAACAAACAGCAAGGGCGTTACCTACTCGCTGCAATGCGACAACGGTTCGCTGGCAAACCCCGACGCACCGTTTGGCGTTTGGAAGCTGTGCACTAACTATGTACGTGGCAAATACGTCTCGACTTGGCGCTACGTCGAAAAAGACCTGACGCTGGAAGCCGCCAAAAAACTTTTTGACCGCCGTTCGAAATAAGGAGCATCACAAATGGCCCAAGCAGAAATCATCAAAGCGCAATTCATGATCATCGACTTCGCGGACGGTAGCAGCGCCCCGTTTAGCAACCTCCAACACAAGGTGGTCGAAAAGGAAGGCGAGGTTTACACCGTGTACGATACGCGTGGCGGTCGCCCGGCGTACCGGTATCAGGTTGGCGTAAACGGCGTATCAGCAATCAATTTTGAGTGAGGGGCAAAATGAAACTGACCCGTATACGCAAGCTGGGGCGCTACGAATGCAGCGCCACTAGCCAGCAGGTGAACATCCACAAAGGCCAGCGCGTTGGTGCGTGTGGTGATGCCATTTATTACGTGCGTAGCGGTCAGCGCATAGTGATTCCCGAAGCCGAATTTTATCGTGAATGGAAACGCATTCCAGAATGACAAATAACCCCGCCTAGTGCGGGGTTTGTCGGTAGTAAACCAACCAACGGAAAACCGAGGAACACATGAGCACTCAAGCAGACCGCCACACCAAACTCAACGCAGTTAGCGAAGCGCTGCAAAAAACCGAGCACTACAAAGGAATGCAATTCACCCCTATCGGGCGCGGCTATTGCTTCCGCCACGTTGGCGAGCGTGTTTTCCTCCGTGAACTGACTGCCAAATCTTTTTGGGAATTGTCGGTGGATGAAATTGTGGCTCTGGCCCCTGCTGCTGAAGCCATTGCGGTCGAGCGCAGTCTGGCCCCTGACGAAGAGTCTGACGATATTCGTTACGACGTGGAAACCAAAGAAGGCTCACAAAACTGGAACGACTCCGGTTTCCGTCACCGCGTGGTTTGCAGTGACGGGCGCCATTCTGGTTGGGCAGGTTACGAAGAGGTGGCGTATCTGGATAACGTGGCGAGCCTGACGCCGTATCACGTAGGCGGCGACAAGGCCGTTACGCGTTCGATCACCGAGGCCCTTACATACATCGCGGTAGGCCCTGAAAACGTCACAGAGGCCAGCGCAGAAAGCGCCGAGGACGAATTGCTAGACGACACGGACAGCGCAGACGAATTCCCGGCTGATAAGGAGGCCAACTAATGAGCCAGTCGATTTTGTGGGACGTGGTTTTCGAAAGCGGTGAAGTAATGGAAGAGTACGGCACCGATCAACAGGACGTGCGCGAATTTATCCAACGTTCGTTTTCTCATATGGGGCCGATTAAATCCGTGACCCCACGCGAAGCCGAAGACGGATCAGAAGTCTAAACCCGAAAACTTAGCCCGCCCTGTGCGGGCTTTGTCAGTAGTAAACCAGACAAAGGAATTGCAGCATGAGCAATAACCGCCCTAACAAATTGCCTTCGTTCAACTGGTGCGATCAAGATATTGTGCCCGGCACGCGCATCCGAATTAAAAGCCGCGACGGATCGACCGGCCAAGGCACCGTGACTTGCATCCTGTACTGGGCAAATTGCCCGCCGACGATCTGCGCAGAAATGGACCCTGATACAGAATACGGGCCGCAGCGCGAAGGCTGGCCGCACGATAGCCAACGCATCCCCGACATTGGTTTGTGGGGCGGCGAAATCGAAGAAATCCTGAAAAAGAATTGAGGCTCGCATGATCGTCCAAGAACGCCACACAAAAATTGTTGACGCGAACAAGCTGCTGGACCGGAAAGGCCTGAAGTTGAAAAAGGATCAGGACGGCAAAAAATGGTGCTGGTTCGTTTTCGTAAATGGCGAGCGTGGCCGTTTCATTTCTAGCCTGCTGGTTAACGACCTCGACACAAAGCAATTGGTGGCGTTGGTTACGCGTTACGCGAACCCGGATTACACACCGCCTATTCCACTCGACGTGCGCGGTAAATTGATAAGGCTCGGTGATACTGTGGCCGTGGGCCTGAATAACGGCTCTACGCTCTTTTGTGGGATCGTTACGGCCCTTTCTGAATACGTGTGGGTACGCATGCCCGATGGAACTAAAGCGCGCCGCATTCCTAAGCGCGTGGCCGTTCTGGAGAACGCAAAATGATTTGGCTGCGCCAATTGCTGTGCCGTCACAATTTCAAATTGGTGAAGGTCGAAGACGTGCTGTGGTCTAGCGCGGTCGATGGTTCTTTTACCGCAATCGACCGGGGCAAGCGCGGCGATATTCATCACCGCAAATACACCACGCATTGCCCCAAGTGCGACACGTGGCGAATCAAGAAAATCAAACAGCACTGACCGGAGAAATAAAATGCGACACGAAATCATCACCGACGAAGCCACCGCCGCACGCCTGCTGAAACTGATGGAGCGGTGCGGAATCAAAACCACGCAGGAATTAATGTCCTACGCCACCGCGACCTTAGAGTGGGCAGTGGACGAATCGGAACGGGGCCACGTGGTGGCCGCACTGGACCGCAAACAAAACACTTTCGTTGAGCATGAAATGCCGCTGCTGGAAACCATCCGTAAGCGCGCCCACTGACCCAAACTTAGCCCGCCCTGTGCGGGCTTTGTCAGTAGGAAACTAATTTGAGGATCAACCAATGTTTTTCGTCGCCGTGCTGTCTGAAACCCAACCAACGACCGAAATGATTTTGTGGCTAATCGCGCATGACGACGAATTGCAGAAACGCATTTTCGAGTTCGGCGGCGAAACGTGCCATACCAAAATCGACCTGCGCTCTTCTGACAAATTCGCAGACCTGCGCTTCCGCCCTTACGTCGCATGTGTACGCCTGACCCACGAAGGGCAGGAATTCACCTACGACAAAATGAACGTCATTGCGATTATGAATCCTGAGCATGACGTGCAACGCCCGGTGGAAGAAACCGGCGCCAAATTCCAGTTCCGCCAGCCTGAAATTGAAGAGGCTGTAAATCGCCTCATGGGCGATTCGCAGTGGAGCACGGTTCAACTCGGACTGACCACTGGCGGCAATGCCATTTACCGGTTCCATGACATTGACGTGACCGAATTTAACAACGCGTTTGCCCTTGGCTCACGCCAGCACTTCACCACCGTTTGAAGGACCAAATCATGGGCTACAAAAACAATGTCGTGATTAAACTGGCGCAGGCCATCATCGACATTCAGAGCGACAAAAATTGCAACGTCGATACGCTGCTGGAAAAGTTGTGGGCTGAACTCGACCACGCAAGCAAAAGCCGCGAATCGCTGAAAGTGTTGGCGATACCTGACCACATGCAAAGCGTGCCGCCGAAATTTATCGAGGCGCATATTTATATGGACCCTGACAACCGCACCCACGACGTGCCGAAAGGCTACCGCCTGCGCTGGGCACTGCTGACCAATCGTTTGTGGCCCAGTGGTTTCAGCGCCAATGACGAACCGATTTACGAACAGGTGCATAATGTAAGCGGCGCCGAGTACGTTGATATGTGGTTGGAACGTTTGCCAGACGCAACGGAATTTGGGGATCGTCTGGCGCAGAAATTGAGGCGCCGGATTGATCGCGACCACATGCTTAAAACGGCAAATAGTTTTGGCGCCGGTACAAATAAGCCTGTCGAGCTTTTGCGTCTGACCATCACACACAAAGAGTTTTGCAGAAACCAAGGGCTGGATTACGAGGAACCTGTAGCTTATGACGCCTGAATTAATCAAGTGGTTGCTGTTCGCGGTGCCTGTGCTGGTCGTGCTGCTGGTCGTAGGCCCTGAAGCGCTGCGCTGCTGGAAAATGCACATGCACTACAAGGCACGCAAACAGCAGATGGATTTCGAGCACCAATTAATTTTGACTGTGCTCAAGCACGCAGGAAAATCTGACGATGACAAAACAGTGTAAGCCCGGAACCTGCATTGTTGGTGAAATTCAAAACGTCGCCATCTGCGAACGCGACTGGATGAAAAAGGCTACCGCGTTTCAGAAGGTGATTGCGGACTGGAACGAAAAGACCAAACGGATTGCCGTTCCGCACCCCGGCTTTTGCTACCGCTCCAACTACTGCGCAATGTGCGGGCGTCCGCTCGCAAAATTCCACGAAGCTAACGATTATCTAAAGGACCAGCCCCATGACTAAACCAATCGGTGACACCCAGCGCATTTATGACAGCGCGCAAGGCCGCGTGCGTGCATTCATGCAAAGCGCCAAGTTCCGCGAAAAGCTGCCTGCCCTGATGGCCGTTGCAGAATTTCTGGACACCGCCACATTCATCAAGGACGGCGGCGAAGAAATCACGGTGCAGGCGCTCCACGAATTGCGCCAGCAGATTACGGCCTACAAAACGCAATTGCCGTTCCTGATGAACATCAAACCGGGGACCAGCAGCGACTGCACAGCCTCTTCGATTTTCGAAGACGTGTACAACTCGCAATGCGACCTTTTCGACCCGCACATTATTCATCACCAGATGGGTTCGCGCATTCAGCCCGATTCGCTGTGCAACTCGGTTGTAGAAAATACCGAGGCCCTGCTGAAATTCTGGCTGGCCAATCGCGACACCGCAAAATATCCGCTGGGTACAGAATAATTCCAGCGGTAATAAATGAGCCGGGCACGTCCCGGCTTTTTCATAGGAGGGCATATGGAACTGGAGACGATCCGCAACATAGTATTCGCTGGCATTATTTTTCTGGCGGTGACACTGCTTATCCTGTTCGGCATTTACATGCGCAACGAGTACGCAGCGATGAAAAGAAGGCAGGCAGAAGAGGAACGGCAGATTGCCGAACACGAAGCGCAGTTGAAAGCGCACCTGCACCAAAAACCTGATGGGGAACCAAAACCATGATCCTCGAAACCATACTGAGCACACCCGAATGCCTACCAATCGCACTTTGGTTTGTGTGTGCGCTCGGCATCTGTTTTGAAATCTGGCGCGACCGCGTACATGGCAGCATCTACGAACGCACGGCCCGCCAAATCGAAGCGCACACGGCAGAACTTCAGGAACGGGAACGCGCTCGCACGCGTACACGCGTATAAGAGGTGCCGCCGTTTTTGCATTGGCCGCTTGACAGCCGGAACCGAATTTGAGAAGTTTGGGCCTCGGGCAAACTGTGCCTGCAAAAATGACACTCACGGAATTAGGGAAGTTTAGGAACATGAGCCGGATCGCATTCACCGCAATCGAAAGTTGGGCAGTACCAAAAAGCGCAGGCGTGCTGTCGTTCTTTGAAACCATCTGCCTGTCAGATTTGGAAGGTAAGGAAATTCGCCTCGACGCCAAAACCCAACGCGCAGTGATTGGCTTTCCGGTTTTCGGCAAACAGGCTTTCACCGTAAACGAAGACGGCACTGTCACCGTTCGCAAAAGCATTGCGTTCGGGCAGGATTCTGAAGAGCGTACCTATTGCGCCCGCGAAGTGGATTATGCCCGTCTGAATAACCTGCGCATGGAACCCAGCGCACAAGGCCCCGGCATCTTTAGCCACATTCCACAATCGGAGCACTAATAATGGCTTACCCGCAGAAACTGATCCTGACGCTACACCAGCGCGTAATTTTCATTCATCGCCTTTCTATTCTGGCGGAAATGGCGCTTGATGAACTGGACGCCCTTTTCAACGAAGGGCGCGAACATCCTCTAGACGTTGAGGCGCTGGAAAAGGCTATCGAGTTTTTCGACACGCTGTTTACCAGCAGCAACGGCCACTTGATTGCCGTTTGCATTCAGACGCCGGAACAGGCCGAAGCGCTGGCGGAATGTTTGGAAGGCTGCACGTATTTTGCCACGCGTACAAAAGGTGACGCGGTTTACGTTCACGCAGCAAACGCAGCCGCTGAACTTCTATCCACGGTGCTGGAACGTGAAGTGGTGCCGCACATTGAACCACGCACCACCAGAAACATCGCCTGACAGGTAAACCCGTTTGCGCATCTAGAATGGTGCGCAAGCTGGCTGCACTGAAACCACAAACCCAAATGGAGTACGAACCATGGCACGCAAAGCTGCCGTCTCGAAAACGGAAATCGAAACCCCCGCCAACCTCGACCCGGCGCTAACACAATTCATCGTCGTGGATTTCGGGGAGTGGGGCCGGGGCGAAACCATCAAGGAAGCGCTTTCGAAAGTTGAGGGCGGCCCGCGCAGGAAGCTGGAACCGCACATGCAGGTTTGGCACGTTGCGCCCGGAACCTACATTGGTGCGGACGGAATCCTGTACAACAACGACCCGGCATTGCAGATTCGCCCGGTCCTAAACGAAACCCGACGCAAAAGCCGTTGACACGCACGCGCCTCTAATGGCATTCTGAAATCCAATCGGCAACCACGCCGACTAAGTTTGACACTCACACTTTATAGGAAGTTAGATCATGACCAACGTAATCCACACTCAAACTGCCCTGCTGGTTGCTGCTGCTGAATCGCTGATCGAGCGTAACAAGCAACACAAAAAAGAAACCGGCGCCCCGCTGTACAAACTCGGTGACGATATCGGTAACGGCGTTACCTATCGCGAACTGAACAGCTGGCTGAAGGATTTCAAAGCCAAGCAAGCCGCTGCTGGCACCCCAGCGCCGAAAGCGACCGAAACCAAGGCCCCGGCTGGCAAAGCTGCCCCAGCGCCGAAAGCTGACGCGGTAGAACTGAAATCCGGCGCCATCCGCGAAGCTGGTGAACTGATGATCGGTCGCAGCAAAGAAAAGGTGCTGCGTATTTCGAACATCGCTGGCGTGCGCACTGTCGTTACCGACAAGGGCAGCAAAATCGCCGCTGCCGATCTGGAATTCAACAATCGCGGCAACCTGCGCGTTAAGCTGGATCTGGTGGACAAATACACCGCTGCCCCTGCTGCCCCAGTAAAAGGTGGTTCCAAAGCCCCAGCGAAGGCCCCAGCAGTCGAGCAGGAAGATTTCCCGACCGAAACCCCGGCCAGCACCAAAAACGCCGGTAAGGCCGCTGCCAGCGCCACCGAAGGCCGCGTGTTCCCAATCCGCGACCTGAAAGTCAAAACCAGCACCCAGTTGACTGGCGCCCAGTACGACCGCAACACCAAAACGCTGTTTGTCACCATGAAGGACAAAGCAGTGTGGGCCTACGATGATATGTCGCTGAAAGACGTGCGCGCATTCGAGGAATCCGCACAGCCTTGGAAGCACCTCACCACCAAGATTTCCACCACTCGCAAAGGTCGCATGGTCAAAAACCACGGCCTCGAAAAATCGGCTGCACAGCACAAAGAAACTTCGCAGCCTGCGCCAAAGGCCCCGACCACCAAGGCCGTAGTAAATGCAGCACCTGCCCACAAGGCAATCAGCACCACCGAATTGCGCGCCAAAGGTTTCATGGATGGCCGCAAGCTGGAACAGGTTGAGAAAATCATGCGCGTCAAAGAAACCGACGAACGCGTGGTAATCACCACCAGCGGCAAGCGTGTACCACTGGCCGCAATCATCGAAGTGAAAGGCAAGTTCCGCGTTTCTGATTTGGCCCTGATTTCCGGCGCCATGGAAAAGGCCGGTGTAGCTTCGACCAACGCTAAAGCCGGTGCAAAGTCTGCCGAGAACACCCGCAAGGCCCCAGCCAAGCAAGCGGCACAGGAAGTAAACGGCAAGGCTCCACGCCTGAATTTCGCAGCCGCTGAAGGCAAGGGCACTGCAAAGAAAGGCACCACCGTTAAGCCTACCCGCGACGAAATCAAGGAACTGGGGGTACGCGTAACGAAGGGCGCAAAATCGAAAATCGTTTCGGTGCTGCGTATCGTGAAACGTGACGGTGTTTCGACCGCAGTATCTGCCGCCGAAGGTCACGCCGGTTTGCCTCTCGATCTGATCTACATGAACGACGGCCAACCGACCTACGCCAACACCATGACCATTGCCGAGTTCAACGCGCTGTAACTCGGCAGTACCCAAACCAATAAACCCCCGGCGACCAGTTCAAAGGGGGTTATTTTTCGACCTTGAAAAAGTCGATGGGAGTAGCAAATGGATACGCTGCATATCAAATTGTTCTTTGCGGTGCTGGGCATTTTGGTGGTGCTGTGCGTTTATGCTTTGTGGCGCATTACCAAACTGGAAAAGGCTGATAGCGTTGAACGCGCCTTGCCCGATCTGGATATTTCGGAAATCACCACCGACGAAGAGCCGGGCGGTTTCTGGAACGCTGCAAATCAAACGCCTGTGCGGGATATCCCGTTCACTGCTGAAGAGCGGGCGTTGGCCCGTATGCGTGAAACTGAAACGGCGGGTGAAATTGAAACCGTGGTTGAGGTCGAAACTGTAAATACAGAGAAACCCCGGTTCGATTATCCGAACGTGGATGGTTTCCCGTGCGAAGGTAAAACGTTTGATGATTTCTCGCTGGCGATGATGACTCACGGTTTCGTTATCCGGTTCATCATGGCGAGCAAAGAAGTGATGGTGGTTTATTCGGGGCCTGCTGTGCGCGATCCAATGGACGCGCTGCGCCGCACCTACCGGCCACCGCTGGAAATCTACCCGGTGAATTTGCTGCACGACGAGGGGCGAATTCAAACCGCTTTGTGGACCATGCGCCGATTCAAGCGCGATGAAAAATTGCCGGAACTCGACGCTTACGCTTACCTGTGAGGATTGTATGCGTAAACCTGAAAATGAAATCACGGTGCCTGCCGAAATCAAAAAGCTTTACCCGGTGCGCATCAATATTAACCGGCGTGAAATTGATTACGCGCTGCACCGCCCTGACCACAACAGCGACATAGATTTCAATCTCGAAATTCGTGTTATCTGTGATCGGTCGTCGCGTTCGTTCGGCACCATCACCATTCCTGCCGGTGGCCTGATGGCTGCAATGGGCAACCGCGCAGAAATTCGCGCCCAGTGGGAATTCGAACAGAGCGCGGAATATTTCGGCTTGGGTAAAGTGACCAAAGAAATTTGGATCAGGGCGCAGCCGAAAAAAGCTTGGGACGAGGAACCGAAGCTGCCGCCAAATCGTGTTGCTGACGGCTGGATGTACAGCGGTGGCTACGGTAAGAAAACCGAAGTGCGCAACGGCGTCACTCACCACCTGATTACCATTTACCGCTACGAACCAGCGGAAGAGGAATAAACATGGCACGCGCAAAGAAAATTGAAATCCCTGCCACCGGCTTCGCATGGGACGCGCAACACGATCAAATGCTGGCCAACGCCGAAGAAGTTTTCCAAGCGGCACATAACCATTTGCGCATGTTGCAGGCGGCGCAGCATCGGGAAATTTCCTTGGCCGAACTGATTGTCCGTATCGACGCAGAATTCAAACGCCAAGAAAAAATCATTGCGCGACTAAAAGCCGCAGCCGAACAACTGGGCGCCATCGTTTCCAGTGTGGAACATGAAGGCGTTTTCGGGCCGGTGCAATATGGCTGGTGCTTCACGTTTAAAACCAACGCAGGCCACGAAATCGACTTCAGTTATGGTCGCGGTATGGAACCTGATGCCTACGACCTGCCGTTGTCGTTCCAATGGAAAGTGCGTTATCCGAAAAGCCGTTTCAAACTTCAGCGCATCGCCACCCCGGAAAACGACCACGACTATATCGACTGTGAAAACGTCGGTGACTTCAAACGCTACGTGAAGCGCGCAGTCAAATGGCTGAACGACACACGTGGCAGCGACAACAAAAAAGTAATCACACTGGCCTAATGGTCTAAGGAACATAAAATGCTTTCGCTGATGCTGAATATTTGTCTGGCTGGTCAACCGTGCAAGGAAGTGCGTGTCGCAGATTTCTTCACGGCGCAAGCTGCTTTCATGTGCAATTACAATCGTGACGGCATGCAGGAATCTGCGCTTAAAGAAAAGCGCACAGGAACCTTTAGCTGCAAAAGCGGCATGCCCGAAAGTAAGTTGCCCGTGCTGGCCACACTGAATTTCAAAGTGTGCGCGGCGCAGGGCACGGAGAACGAACAGTGCGACGGTTTCGCACTGGCGCAGTTCTACGGCAAAGAATACGCCGAGCCTGCGTGTGCCAAGAATGCCGACCATATGCGCCCGGCGATGGAACAGGCCGCAGCAGCCACCAACGCCCGCGTAAAAATCGACTGCCATTCGTAGGAGGCACCATGACCATTACCGGGTCACAAATCGGCACCGTGTTTTTAATTGGCGCCTGCATGTTCATGGTTATGCTGTCGGTGAAACAATACGAACGCATAACCGCCATGCGCCGCCGTGTGCAGGCAGCCGAAGCGAAAGCAATGCTGCTGGAAGTAGAAAACCTGCAATTGCGTCACCTGCACAAATTCCGCTCCAAGTACGATACGCCCAAGGAACAGGAACAGGTGGGCGCTACTTTCGAACTGTGCAAAAAGACTGGAGGCTGGCGCGTAACATGAATGCTGATTGGCCGTTAATTCTTACGCTGGTGATGCTCGGCGTTATGATGTGGTCTTCTTTTGTTTGGCGCCGCAAGTTTATGCGCGTATCTAATGAGGCTGATGGATTGCGCACTGATCTTGCTCACGTTCGGGGCAATTGGCACAGGCTCAAAAATGAAGTGGACGAATTCAAACAGAGTAACAGGGAATTCAAAGCGCAAAACATTTTGCTACGTCAATATGTACGCACGCTAGAGGGCAGCCGCGTAAAGACCGATGACCGGCTAGATCACAAGGCAGGTATTTATGGCGTGCCTGATCAACCTTGCGATGGGCCGCATTTGGGAATGGTCACATTTGATATCAAGTCTGGCAGGTGGCACATAACATGAATGGGCAATGGCCGGTAATTATTCTGCTGGTGGCGCTGGGCATTATGGTGTGGTCGTCGTTTGTGTGGCGCCGCAAATTTCTGGAAGCGGAAAAGGAGGGCCACAAATACAGCGTCCGGGTTTCACAGCTGGAGATTGCCAACCACAAGCAACAAGAGACACTGCGCGGATTCAAGCAGAACGCGTATTCCCTCAAGGCAGAAAACATGCGCCTGAAAGATTACGTGCGCGTTTTGGAAAGCAGCCGCGCTAAGCCCGATGCCACGCGAATCCAGTACGGGAAGATTCGCAACGAGTGGGACATACCGAAACCACGTAAGGAGCCGAAACCGACCGTTGCCCCGAGACTGGGTGTGGTTGAATTCGATTCCAAGGCTGGGCGCTGGACCATCACATATCCCGATTGACCCTAAAGGCTCCCCAGTTCGCGCTGGCGGGGCCTTTTGCGTTTCTGGCGCCCGGTGGGCTGGCCACTGCTTCTTTATACGCATGCGTGCGCGTATGCGCGTACAGAGGCATAGCCACTGGCCCAAACGAAAGGTGTTGACTCCCTAACAGGCCTTTGATACCTTTGGGCCACCTAGAGATTGGCTGCCCGCTAATCTCCCACTCACGCAATTAGGGAAGTTTAAAAATGGCCTACGCATCGACTGCCAAACGCAAATCCGCTTACGCCCCCAAAGCCGCCACTTGGAATTGGGATTCCGATATCCGCAAAGCCGAAGCCGAACGCGAACAACTGGTTTCTGACGCAGCCCGCCGCTTCCGCAAAGGGATCAGCAAATGAGAACCACCACAATCATTAAAGCGCTGGGTTCGGATAAACTGACGCTGTACAAAGGTTCGGGTTACTTCTATTTCACGTATGACGACCCGGCCAACAACGTTTATGAGACGCACAGCGTTGACGCCGTGTGCCGCTTAACCGACCTGACGCTGGATCAGTGGATCAGCGAAGGCAAAACCCTACTCAACAAAATTCAGGAGCAACAACAATGAAACGCGTTTTCGAAATCTCGGCCACCGCCACTTTCACCAACACCGAAACCAAGGCCACTGCAAACAAGCGCGTGACCTTCCCGGTGATCGAAGTAAGCGAGGCAGCAGCAATTGCCAGCGCGCAGTCTGATTTCCAGATTGGCCGCATCATCGCAACCTTCATTCCCCAGCAGCACCAGCACAACATCACCGCTACCCTGTCCAACATCACCGCCAACGCCAAATAAGGAACCGCTACAATGGAATACGCAACTACTACCATCGGCCACGTTAAAGAAATCGCCGTGCTGGCCTCGGTTCTCGCAATCATGGGCGCCTTCGTTTACGTTGAATGGCGCCGCAAGAAAAACGCCCCGAAGCCACGCGGTGCCACAAAGATTGACCAGTGAGTTTTTTCTGCGCATCTAGAACGGTGCGCATATGAAACGAAGCTGTACCAAACCAAAACGATCCTTATCAGGAGCCACAAAATGACCGCTACCAAAACCCTCGTAAAATCCGTTCCAGCTTTCGACGTTGTAGACCTGAACCAAGAAATCCTCGACCTGCCTTTCGGTTCGATGGGTGACGGTATCGGCCAGCCCGGCCTGCGTTTCTGCGTGGCTAAAGAATCCATGCGCCACGGCACGCTGTATCCTGAAGTCGCGCCGAATTGCAGCGCCTATTACGCGATGGAGTACAACGAAGACCCGGTAGCGGCTGAAGCGCAATGCACCGAGCGCAAGCACGAACTGTACTGGGTGAACAATTGCGCATCTTCCATCGTCGGCCACAATCGCGCACGCTGGGAAATGGTGCTGCTGAAACCCGGCCAGAAAATCCGCATGCATGGCCGCGTCGTTGAGTTCTACCGCAAAGGCAACAGCGACCATTACGGCATGCGCGTAATTTCCGAATAACAGCTAATCGGTTCTGCACATTCTAAGGAGTGTGCAGGCACGGTAAAACTGACGACCCAACGAGGATTCAAAAATGTGGAAAATGACAAACACCGTTAAATCGCTTTTCGCTGACGTAAATCACGTGGCACTGATCAACAGCTTCGGGAACGTGCAACTATACAGCGTAGAAGAGCGCCGCGCTGGTAAAAATCAGCTGGTCTGCACTTTCACCGTGGACGAAGGCGATTATTTCGTCGTCACCATGGTGCACGGCGACAAGTGCGTGAATGGCATCGGCTTCCTCGAATTCAAAAAGGCTCTGAAATCGCAGGGCTTGTTGCACCCGGATGAAACGGTCGAAGACTGACAGCTAATTGGTTCTGCGCATCTAGCTGGTGCGCAGGCACAATGAAACTGACACCCGAGGAACAACAAATGAAACCTTACAAATTTCCAGAGGCCTGCATCGGCGGCCTGCGCAGCGAGTGCGGCACCAAAGTAAAACGTGATGGCGACCTAGCCGTTATCCTGCTGAAAGGTGGCCAGCCACACGTCCGCATTTCGGTGGATATCGTGGCATCGGTGGGCGTCACGGTGCAGGTGCTGCACAACAACACATGGCAGCCGTTCTACGAAAGTAAATGGACGCCTGAACAGGCTCAAGATCACGTGGCGAAAAACTATACGCCATTCTTTTATCCTGAGTTCCCGGCGACGTTCGCGGAATTGAACGAAGAGCAACGCGCCACTGTCCTCTACGACGAAAACGACGGCATGATTGATTTCCTGATGGATCAGGTTTCAGCCATCGTGGCATCTGCGCTGTTCTCGGAAGAGCCGACGATGGAAATAAACGTCGATGGTTATCCCGAGGTGATGAACCGCGCAATGCTCGAAGCGTTCAACATCGATACACGGGACGCCGACGATCAACTGGCGGGCCTTGTGGATTGCCACGGCAACCGCAAACGGAAAAAGAAAAAGGCGAAGTGATGGAAATTCACGACCGGCAACACCCCCGTGCATCACGCATAGCCAACCTGACGCAGGTGGTGCGCAACCACTTTATCGACGTATCGAAATTGCACGGTGCGGCACTCGAAAGCCACTACGACACCGAGCAGGATGCAACGACCGTCGTTTTCCTGCTGTATCAAAATTCCGAAGTGTTTGGGCACGCCTCATTCACGCACAAACTTGGAACCACGACCATTGGTTTCAAGCTGGAGAAAAACGGCGAGGTTCTGGCCAGTGGCGACACGGCTAAAGACTGGCTGAAATATTTGAAAGAGCGCTACGTTTTGCGCCCATGGGTAAAAGTGGAGTAACGACATGATCGACCGCGAAGATTTGCTGCATCAACTGGTAGACCTGCACGACCAGCAGGGGAAATACATCATCGCTTTTGACGACGCGATGCTTAGCGGTGAAACCGTCGAAGACGTGGCCGCCAAGCTGCGTGACATGCTGAAGCCGCACGGCCTGTTCCTGTTGAAATTCCGTGGTAATGAATACGGCGTTTGCAACCGCGCTGAATTCGAAGCCGAAGGCGGCATTATCGTGTCGGACGCGGAATTTGATGAAACCGCTGCTTTGCTCGACAACGATCCGCAGCAAATGGCGCAGTACCTAAAAAACAAAGCCCGGCCAAATTAAGGAGACATTATGACCGAGCAAGTTAAATTCCCGGCGTTCTTTCGCGGCGTGACCGAATTCGAACGCGGCTGGGGCGACCGCCCGGACGGCTATCTGGTGGCGAAAGACGAAGCGTCGTTTTACAAACGTGCCGCCGAAATCAACAGCCAACAAGGCGATGAATTCAGCCGCACCAATGGGGCTGAGCCACGCCCGTGCTGGGTGACTGAGGTAATGCACAATAAATTGCAGGCTTCTGAAGACGGCACTGTATGGACCGCCAACGAAGTTAGCTGGTACATCATCGACCGCGAACCTGATCCTTTGCCCGCTGTGGAATAATCACTGCTGCGCATTCTCTTGAGTGCGCAACAGGATGAAACACCGGAGTACAAATTATGGCTGTAGGTTGGGCACGTGACGGCGACATGGAAAAGGAAATGGAAAATTCCATAGCGCTGGAAATTTACCGGGCGCGTAAATCGCTCGCAGGACCACCACGCACCGATTGTATCGACTGCGACGAACCTATAGGGGCCGCCCGGCTGAAGGCGCACCCCACGGCGCAACGCTGCATTGTGTGTCAAGCACTGACGGAGTGAATATGTTCGACTTCAAGGTAATCGAAATTACTGGCAGCACCTATGCCAGCCTCGAAATGGTGGACGGCGATTATACGCTGTCCTACGATATCAATTTCCAAGACGACCCGGAGGCCCGCGACTTCCCCGAAGAAAATGTTTGGGCGCGTGCCTGCTGCTACAACCACACCCGCAACCTGTATTTCCCCGACGACGGCGAAACCGAACTTTCCTACTGAGGACTACCCGCATGGAAAAATATCTCACTGTAGAATACTTTTTCGGCCTGTTCCCCTACTGGTATATCGCTGCCTGTTTCATCACGGGCTTTGTGGTGTTCCCTATCATGCTGGCGCTGGCAGCTAGGCCGCTGGCGCGTGGGTTGTCGCATGGCCTGTGGGAAACCGTCGTCTACTGGAAAGCTGGCGTGCCGATCTGGAAAACTTTCAAAAGGCTGCTGCGTGCGTTCTGGTTTGACCTGTGGTTCTGGCACCTGATTAACAGCACCCTTGATAATGAGTCGATTGGTGGCGCCTACTGGTGGGGCGTTTTCGGCTGGAGCTTCAAAAAAGAATTCACCCGCGCAAACTCGACGCGCAAGCAAGCAACGAAGGGCTAAGCAGATGAAAGCACGTGAACCAATTTGGAGTCTGGCGGAACTGGCGGAACATGCAGGCGTCTCGGTGAAGGCGTTGCGCGAACGCATGGCGAAAAGCCCGGTGACTATTCGTGATCCGGGCGCCTCGAATATCACATCGCGGTTCGGCTCCAACATGCGAGCCAATCGCTACCCGAAATCGCAATTAATGGATTGGTTCAAAAATCAGGATAACGAACGGCCCTTCAAAAGGAAGGCGACCGATGTACAAAACTGATCCTGAGTGGGTAAGGGAACACAATTATTACGGCTGCATTCACTGGGCCGTTTATTCACACCGGCATTACCTGCGCACACGCCGTCACGGGTTCATCATGGCGGCCAACGAATACAAAATTGATCGCGATACGTTTTTGCAGCGTGCGCGTGAACTGAGGCCTAAGAAATGATCGAACTTCTGGACCATCCCGAAACTGTAAATGATTTAGTAGATCAGCAGCACGTGCTGGTCGGCGGCGTGGAATGTGTGTTCGTGCACGACTACCAGAGCGGTTCCAGTCTAGTGCACCTGCAAACTCTGAGCAGCCGCCAGTTTGAGTACGAAGAGGAAGTGCGGCGCCTGTGCAAGGAACTGGAGGAAGACGGTGCAGACGATTTCGTGGTCAAGGCTGTGCCTGACCTGATTTATCAGCAGTACATCCACCACCTGCGAAAAACCGAAAATGGCGTTGCGCTAATGGAGCGCCGCCACATTATCGAAATCCTCAAAAGCGGCGTGTACGTTTTGGCCTAAAGGAGAAAACCATGGCAATTAATTTTTGGGTGCTCACGCCGTTGGTGTTGTGTGCCCTTTTCTGTTTGTTGCTGGTGGCAAAAAAGATCCCGTGGTTCCTCGGTGCCATGGTCGGCTTTTACTACCACCTCAAGGCCGCCAAGATTTACCACCTGCCACGCTGGCGAATTTGGCTGTATGCACCAGCCCTGATTTGGGGCGCGTTCAAAAACCGTCTGGATTACGGCGTGATGCTGCGCGACCCTGATATCAGTTTCAATTACCGGCACGGAATCAAAAACCACATTACCAATAATGTGCGCTGGCTAGATTACGTGGCGGCGTTCCTGCGCAATGGACGTACCGTGGGTGTGGTGCCCATGGTGAAAAATGAACCCGACCTGAAAATAAACGAGGACATGGAAATCACGGTCGGTAATTTGCGCGGCCTGTATCTGGTTGGGCAGGCACGCCAGCAGGTTCTGTTCCTGCACCCGCGCACGCCTGCCGCTGAAATGGTGATCGGTTTTGATCTGGCGCGTCTGCTGAAAACCGTGGAATTCTACGCACCGGAGATTGATTCGGTGGTCGTGGTAGATCCCCGGTCGATGATCGACGGCAAACACAACACGATTGAATATCTGGCTGCCCGTCACGGGGTGTGGGTTGATAAAGATCATCTGGCTTTCAAAACTGCATAGGAAATATATGGACCGTTATTTCTTTCAACGCGTGGTCGAAGGTGGCTACGAACTGGTTTCAGAAATCACTGTAGGCCGTTTGGCCGTGTGCATTAAGGAACTTGAGCGCGATGGTTATCCCGGCGCCGCTACCATTCTGCGAGAATTGCGCGACGACGCAAAACAACGTGCAGGCGGAATCTGGCACCGCAAGAAACCAGACGAAGAAAAACCGCGTGGCCCGTTGTGCCTTGATAAAGATTCAGCACGGGTACTAGGCCCCGGCCTTGGCGCCACACCGAACACCCGTGCGTCATTGGCTGCCCTGCGCGCTCCCTATGTGTCGGGCATGCCTGTGGACTATTCAGGGGCGCACCGCGTGGGCCTGTTCCTGCACAAAGGCCGTAAGCCTATAGGGACCACCGTAAAGGGCGTGGAGCGCTGCCCGTGCTGTAAGAGGCCGCTGTAGGACGGTTGACCGTTCGTCGGCCCATAGGTACAATGAAACCTCTTCGGGCAACTGTGCCTGCAAGTTAGACGCTCACACTTTTAGGGAAGTTTGACGCTTCCCTTTTCTGGACCCAACGAGGATCGAACCATGGACCACAAACAAGCGCTGATCACCATCCTGACTTTCAACCGCGAAACCAACAACGCAGTTTCTGAATTGTCGGTGCAGTACGCATCGGGCGTTTTGACCGAGACGGAATTCCTGAAAGGTGTGATCGATCTTGCGAACCGTGCGAACGCGGTTCCAAAAGAATCGCTGGAGGAATTCGCGAAAGGTGCATTCCCCTACGGCGTTGTAGCTGGCAACTGGGACGGCGACGAAGAAAATTGCAAATACAGCGATGACTTCGCCAGCCTGCGGGATGCAATCGTGGCGTGGGAGGAACACAACACCCGGCCATGGTCGCGTATCGAATTCCGCGTAGACAATTTCATTTACGGACTGGACCCGCACAAAGTCATGCGGGAACAGAAAGTGGAAATCGACGGCAAGAAAACCAGCATCTTCAGCCGGTGCGATGCCAACGGCCATTTCATTAACCGTTGAAACCTGTGGGGCGCCTAGTGCGCCCTAACCCATTTTGAAAAACCGAGGAAAAACGATGGAACTTCAAGCACTGCAATTCGCTGCATTCATCCGTGCCGCTGCCAAAGCACACGAAGACTCTTTCGACCGTGCAGCCAGCGAGAAAGCGCAAGCCAAATGCGATGCCGATTGGGAGCGCGAAAAAGAGGAAGGCAAGCCCTACTATTACCTCAACGTGGTTGACCACAAACAGTTCTACCGGCTGACCATGCGTCAAGCCGTAGAAAGCGTGGTGCCTGCTGAATTCGTGGAGCCTGTTTATCTGCTGCTGCAACTGGGCTGGAACGACATTCATAGCTGGGCAGAACAGCAGGAAAATGCGGTACGTGAAATGGTCGAAATCAACCACGACCATGACCCGAATGATCCGGGCGCCGATTACCGTTTCGAAATCACATTCGACCCGGATACGCCCGAGGCACGCACTGGCGATATCCAAACCCACGGGCGCAACATGCTGCACGCTGCCTTCTACTTGGGCCAAATGCACAGTGAGCAATTCGCGCATGATTTCCGTATCGTGCCGAAACCCGCAACGCCAATCGTCATGGTAAAAACTGAAAGCTGATTAACTTCGATACGCATCTAGAATGGTGCGTATCCGAGTGAAACCAGCGAGCAATAAAATGGAAAATTGCGTAATCAAAATCGAGCGCATACCGAGTAAGGAATCTGCGCAGATTCAAGAGTACCGGCTGATGTACAACGGCGCCTATGCCGCGTATTTGGAAGTCGTGCAGTTTGACGGCTACGTCGCAATTCACGGCGTCTCGACTTTCGACAACTATCGGCGCAAGGGGATTATGCGCCGCCTGCTGCGCCACGTGCGCATGTGGGAACAGCAACAAATGCGTTTGCTGGTCTACCCGGACAACGCGCCAGCAATCGCCTTGTATCGCTCGCTAGGCATGCGCTTTACCACCAATCGCGTATTGCTCGCCAAGCTCCAAAGTCTCAAGGCAACCAACCCAATCTATGACGGCCCGCTAGAGGAAGACCTGCCTGAAATGGTCTGGCCTAAACCTCGCACTCGAAAGGAAATCACAGCATGAAAATGGCAAACATGAATCGCCGTGACATTCGCCAAATGTTCCCCAATCAAATGGTGTGCATCGATGACACTGGCGTAGACCTGCTGGACCTTGCGACCGGCCAGCGGATCGCTAGTGTTGTTTATGCTGCCCATTCGGGGGCCATCGTGTGGCTGTACACCAGCAAGAAAGTTATCGGCAAGCCCGATCACAAAACCGTGGCACACGTAAAAACCTACGAATACGAAGCCGACCACCACAAAGCGGCACAGGCCGAACGTCGCCAAGCGGGCCGCAAGGAACTGGGCGACCGCACGATCAAAAACGAGTGGAATAAAATTCAGGAGCAGGATTTCAAAGAAGCGCTCGAAATCCTGCGCGTTTTCATCCACCTGATGGCGGGGAACACCGGGGGCGGCGCTACCCGTGAACAGTTCAAAAAACTGACCGCCTATGGGCGTGTGCTCAACAATCGTTTGCAGCGCGAGATTGACGCGGAAATGGACCCCATGCACCAACACAAGGTGCAGCGTGCAGCCGAAACCGTTGACGACCGGATCGCCCGACAAGACGCCCGCGAAGAGGCCCCAAACGTGCCGCCAGTGGCGCAATTGGCAAATGCGTTGGAGTTCGGCCAAAGCAACCAACGCTTGATCGAAAAGCTGCTGGAAGCGCTGGACAAGAACGCCACGGTTTCCGACACCCGCCACCAAACGCTGCATCAGCACCTTGTCAAAAACGGTGTGACGTGCCGCCGCATTTTGGTTGGCAATGTGGGCATGTCGCGGGTGAACGCAAACCGCTGCCTGCGCCGCATGATGAATTGCGGACTAGTGCAGGAAAAAATGATGGGCCACACGAAGCAATATATTGCGCTGACGCCCGAAGGCATCGACGTACAACGCGTGTCGGCGGCCTATGCTGTGCTGGTGATGCAATACACCTACGAAGAAACCGCCGATAAATACAAAGCCGCATATGGAACCATGCCGTGAAAAAATTCACCTCCTTTACGTTCATCAAAACCCAAACGACCAATCCGGTTTCGGTTCAACTGGCAAAGATGCTGGGTTACGAGCCTTTCCCCGATGGTGAATGGCGTTATGAGAACGACACGGAAATCGGCTGTATGTATCGCCCGATTAAACCGCTGCCACACGTGAAGTTCGATAACCGCTGCCCAACCACGTTCGATCCATTCCGCACTGGCGTGGATACCATGGCTGTGCAATCGCTGCTGAATATCAGCACGAAATTCGAAACGATTGGTGGCCAACGTTATGTGGCTGCGTCGAATGACGAACATAGTGTGCGGGTGCAGGTGCAGAAGTCAGAACACCACACCGGGGCCGCCACTGCGATTCAGGCGGCAATCATGGCCTGCGCAATGTTGCACGTTCAAGAAAAATTCGGTGTGGTTTACACGCCTGACGAAATCAGGGCGGTTCCCGATGGCAAATAAACCAATCGACAAAACGCGGGAACACCTGATCGGCACCGTCACCGTCAAGGTTGGGCAGGTCAAAGACAGAACTGTAAACATTCTGTACTGGCCCGGCTACGGTGTGGTGATGCCTTCGGGTATGACCACCAATGGCAACGTTTGGCATGCCGCCGAATTCATCCGGGGCCAAGGGCATTACAAGCGCGAACTGGAGCGCATGGAAGTAGGCGTAAAAGTCACAGTTGAATGCACCGTGTTGAAAGGCGAAGAATTCGTGCCGCTGGACTACACGCGCCCAGCTGCGGAAATCAAAGAACTGCTGTCGAGTGCAGCACGACAATTTGACGGGGTTGAATAATGCAATTGGTAGACGCAGACGGCAAGGTACTTTCCATCTGGACCGCCGAGCAATACGCGCAGGTTTGCAAGTTCGCACGGCCTCCGAAAAACCAGCCTGTGAAAACTCCGTTTACGCTTGATTCCGGCGAGCAAATGACCTGCACCGCCGCCAGCTTTATGCATTGGCTGCGCGATGCCCACGACGGCTTTGCCGTCATGCTGGACAGCAAAACAGTTACAACCGCTGACAAGATACAGATTTATCAGGCCGGGCTGCTGGTAATGATCTTGCTGGATAAAATGGAGCGGGCGAATTTCGTTCCATGGAAACCGCTGGTGTGGAAAGTTGAAGAGTTGCCCCGCCACGCGACATACTGAGCAACCGACGGAAAAACTGAGGAAATCGCCATGATGTTTCAACTGCAATGCCCGCAAGAAAAATTCAGCAATCTGCTGTCGTCGTCCGAAGTCGAACTGATTTCGAAATTCACCGGCCACGCGGCTTTCAAAATCCAGCCCGGCCAGAAAATCGAAATGCCTATGAGCATGTTTCAAGACCTGTTCAAGCAGCTTTACGACCAGCTAGTTTTCGAGGCCACGCAGCACAGCCGCTATGACAGCAAATTGGCTGTGCATCAAGCGGTGGTCAAGCTGTTGGAATTCGTGACGGCCATCAGCTATGCGAATATCCTGCCGGGTTATATGATGGTGTGGGAGGCTGTGGAATGACCTCTAAAATCATTGTCGATTTGTCGGCGGGCGGTTGGATCAAAGACGGTGTGCCTCACAGCTTTTTCAGTTCGAACGTTGGTCACATGTACGAATACCGTAAAGACCTGCTGGCCCAAGCACCGGGTTTCACCGGTAGCCCGTTCAACTTCTACGGCGCATCGTTTATCGAGGGTACGCCTAGCGAACTGCAAAAGTTCTTTGGCGCGTTTGTCGAAGAGTACGACGAAGAATCGACGCTGCGTGAAGTGCAAAGCATCATGGCTGCTGTGACGCGCTGTGAGCCGATTGTGCGCTGTTACAGGCACGTATGGCCCGACCGCTACCCGCCAGAACTCAAAGAGTCTGTAACGCTTGCACGGGCCGCACAGGTGCTTTCCCATGAAGACCGTTTCTCGCATGGCCACCTTGGATCAGAGCGCGACCAGTTCCGCGTCTATTGCCTGTGGGAAGTCGAATCTTTCCGCGTGGAAAAAGACCGGATTGCGGTTGTGCACCTGAACGGGTTTTCCCGATCCATTCGGTACTCTGAAATAGGCTTCGACTGGCCGGGCATTTACGCGCCAGTGGCTGAAGATCGTGAACGCCTGATGCAGTGTGTGGAAACCACGGCGCAGCGGTACAGCGCGATCCTCGAATGGTTTGCCGAGTGCATGGCAAATAATCCGCAATATTATCCGCAGGGCTAGTCATGAATTTCACGTCGGGTTTTTCGCTTGATTACGACAAAGAAGTGGAAAAGTGCAAACAGCTGAAAGAGTGGGGCCACATCCGCGACGTGCGTAACACCAAGCGCGACCCCGACGCGAAATCGCCTGACGGTATCGTTTATTACGGCCAGCGCATCGTAGCCAAAAATGGTTCGGTACGCTTTGCCAACGAGACATGGAAAACCGAATTTCTGTTGCCGTTCGCCGGGTTTCAGGTTGGGCTGGTGGTATGGGATTACTGGATCACGAAAATCCAAGTGTACCGGCCCGATTACCCGAGCGGCACCTACATGTTTACGCTGCACAGTGAATGCGAAGGCGACCGCGAACGCCGGGACGAATGGCTAATCATTGAAGAGCTACTGCAAGAAAACAGCAGCGCGATAATTCACCTGCCCAATCAAAGGATTTTGAAATGAGTAAAACGAAGTTTTCCGATCTGCGCCAAGGTGCCACGGTTTACACGGTGCACGCCTTTGACCCGTCGTGCAAATCGGTTGCAGGCGAACAATGGGCAGGCTGGATCACCAAACATTTCGTGACCGGCAAACCCTACATGCACACCGATATCGGCGTGGTAGTTCCTACCATGACCCGCAATACGATTTGGGGTAATTGGGAACCGGATAAATTCTTTTTGACCACATTCGGCGTTAAGGCGCCGGGTGACAAACTGTGGCCGCAAACCAATCACGGTTGCTTCAATTCCTACAGCGCAGCCAAGCGTCATATGGACCGCATTGCCAGCGGGTGCATGACAAAGGTTGAGCACGAACGCGCCGCACGTTACCGCGCCATGCGCGAAATGATGGACGAATCTGATAGCATGTATGGCGATCAGGAATACGAAGAGGCAGCCGCTGCCTATTACGACGAAGTTGAAAACGCTGTGGAGAATGCGCAATGAGAAAAACATTTTTGCTGACTCACGAAGTCGAAGGCGAGCGTCTGCTGAATTTCTACCTCGACACACTGCACGACGCCAACGTGCTGGCATATCAGCTGATGCGCCTTGAACTGCAAAAGCTGGTTCCGTTCAAAGGTGCAGAACAAAAGCTGTATATTTCCATCGGCGGTTTCATTCCGAACGTGGATGGCCCTGATCACGGACAGGAATACTTAGACAACCGGGGCCGCACATTCCACCAAAGCGCAGAAGGCACTGACCGCGTTATCTTCTTGGCACCGCCTGAAGCCCTGCCGATCATGGAAGATCACGCCAAGCGCTTCGACATGCAATTCACGCACGTTGAAACCAACTTGCCCGTAGATCCAGACAAAGGTCAAAGGCCGCTGCTGATGGCCGTAGGATTCAACGCAATGCTGTGCGGTGGCGATACCCTGCCGCATACGTGGCGTTTCGCTTCGAAGGCCTACCAAATCAACGGTAAGCTGATGGTGAACAAAACGAAATATCCTGATCATCAATTGGAGCATTACATTGCTGATCTGTATATGGTGCTGGAGCGCAAGCCGTCGCTGTACGACACACATTTCAGCCCCGAGGCCGTGAAGCGCAATCGCGAATTCCCGCGCCATCTGCAAGTAGGGGAAACTGTAAATGAATAATATCGTCGGTTTCTACCAGCAGCCGCGCCATATGGAAGGCCCAAGGGCCACCATGGTGGATGTTGTGCCGGGCGCCATTCTGTTCATCGTGGGCGTGTCGTTTGACCGCCTACAACCCACGCGAATTTCCACGGTCGAAGTGCGCAGCCTGCCCAAGCTGTTCAATAACGACCGTTGGTATGCGCACCATGTAGGCGTGCGCCGGGACGGCAAGCGAAACAAAGTCGTGACCGACATGTCATTGCGTGACGCCGGTATCATCCCGAACACCTACAACCTGTGCCGCACTTTTACCAATCGGGAAGATGCGGAAATCTACAAGGCGCGAATGGACAATCACCAGCTGACCCATTTCGAGCAACGCACCTTCGAACAAATCATGCGCAAACGCATGCAACAATACGGATATTGAACAATGGCCAAGCTTCGCTTAAAGGATTTCCGGCAGGGCAAAACGGTCTACCATGCATTCGTGTTCCCACACTCGGACCCGAGCAAAAACGTGGCGTGGTGCGATACTGTAAACATCCTGAACCGACCTAAGCCGTTCTATTCGCCGTATTTCAACAAACCGCAATGGGGCTTTGAGTGTGCCGAGGGCGGCATAAACAATCTGCGTGAACGCGTGGTGTGGATTGAAAGCCTAATCAGCGACGATATGCTGACCATCAGCTTTCACCGGATGTTCCGCACCGCGAGGCAGGCACAGCGCTACTGCAATCGGATGGAACGGGGTTGTTACACGGCGCTGGAACGCAAGCGCATTGCTGAGGCAGAAACACGTTTTGCCGAGGCCGAGGAAAACCGCAAGAAAACCCGGTGGGAAAGCCGATACGGAACCGGCACCTACACCAAATGAGAAACACTGAGGAAAAACCGAGGAAATTATGAACAATCTCCGCAATCATCTGTCGAGCTTTAATGGCCAAGCGGTGCAAGGCGCCCGCGATGTGGTCAGTAGCAGTTTCGATCTTGCCAACGGTGCCGAAGAGTTCAACGAAATCGCTGAACTGGAACGGCGTGTCAATAAAACCTTCAAGCAGCATGTGAAGGCCTTCCGAAAAGAAAACACAGACATTCTCCCCAGCTAGTTTTTAATGGGCATCAGGCGGTGCCCATTGGAAATGAAACCGGTGTGAGAATCTACAATGTCTGCTGACCAAAATACCTACACCTGCAAACATGGCGTCGTCCTCAAAAACGATGACGATTACTGCGAAACCTGCGACGAAATCGAAGAGCAGAAAATGCGCGCCGAATGCGATGACGATAGCCATTGCGAGCACGGCGTCTACGAATCGGAATGTCACGAATGTGGCGCCCGCGCTGACCGCCTGATCGAACAGGCTGAAGCCCAGCGCGATTTCAACCACTGGCACCCTGTCGGCCCTGAATCGGAACTGTGCGGCCACCTGCGTGATCCTCGCGACTGCGACGACTGTGCCGAGGAACAAACCTGTAAACACGGTGTGCGCGTCGATCAAATCGAATGTGAGGATTGCGCCGAAGAGGAATGCGGCGATATCCCCGGCACTGGCGAGGATGAATAAATGCCGACTGTAATTGATTCGTTTAGCCTGACTTACGATATCCACCGGCTGCCGATCAAAAAGGGCTTTGGCCCGGATGGTGAAAAGCTGGAAGATTTTCTGCACGAATTCCGCCAGAACTATTGCCCGGAACCTGTGCTGTTTGCTGACCCCGATTTGAGTTGGCAAATGTGCCAATACGGCGGGCTGGTTTGTGTCGGTATTTTCTCGGTTTGTGTTCTGACCGAAGGGGGCCATGAGTCGGTTAACGTGGGCATCATCAGCACCAACGTGCACCACATGGAAACAAGGGCGCTGGAATGGCTCAACGCGAACCGCCAGCCGGGCATTGACGGCAGAGGCTACTGGCACCCGGCTATCGAGTTTCCTGCGCCGTATGACCACTGCGCAACCTACCCGATCAAACTGCCCGAAGGCATGCTGTAATGGGCGGCGCATTTGGTGGCATGATGATGCGCGTTGCAAACAGCCTTGGCATGGGTTGCACGCATTACGCACCGACCAAGCCAAAGCGTAAAAGCTGGGCGCAGCGCGTCGAACAGGAAACCGAAGACGACCTGTGGAACTTGAAGCAGGATCGCGAAAATGCGCGCAGCAAGGCCATTAACGTTTTCAAGCATCGTTTGCTCGACAATTACGACCAGTTTGCAGAAGCTGGTTTGGTGAAACCCGGTGACTCGCTGATGCAGATTATTTGCCGGGCGCACGGGCTGCCATTGCCCAAGAAAAGGAAACGGAAATCTTGATTTATGTCACCGCTTTCTGCATCACGTTCATTTCAGTTTTCCTGAAAGGGTTCCAGTACAAAAACGTGCTGCACAACAACTGGATTAGCATGGCCGCCACGTCGTACATGATGAACGTGTTTGAGGTGCTGGCGGTCGGCAACTACGCAATGATTTTCATTAAAGGGGATTGGTGGTATTCGTTCATTTCTGGAACCAGCGCCGCCATCGCCATAGTTGCAGCAAGTTGGCTGCACACTAAAATCTACGAGAAAAACCGAGGAAAGGAAACGCAAGATGCGTACTAACAAGCCACGTGTAGAATTCAGCGAGAAATTCACCAACTTCGCTGAGACGGTCATTGCCAAATTTGTTGCAGCAGAAAATCCCAAGCTGCGCATCATGCGCCAGCAGCTGAACGCAATGGCAACCGATTTCGGGATCGACATTGTAAAGAATACCGGCAAGCAGGCCTTGCGCGAATTCCTGACCGAGCGTGGCTACAAAATCCACATCGGGGCCGCTGCTGTCTACGTCTCGAAAATTCCGGTGACGAATGTTCCCGAAGACCAATGGCCGAAGCTGGTAGAAAATCTGGCAACGCGCCTTGTTCAAATCTACGCCGAAAAGGGCGAGCCTTACCTGAAGATTTGGCCCGCACAATTCCGCAACATTGCAACTGTGTGGCCAGCCGATCACATGGCGTTTAACCAGATGGTTATTGACCGCATGTTGGCCCTCGGTTACACCCTGTCGTTTCACGTCAACAGCGTGGATATGCGCCCAGTCGGCACCAAACCACGCAAAGGCAAACGGCCCGTAGACGAACAGCGGCCCGGCCCACGCATCCGACTGATGACAGGCCGTAGCTTCCTGCCGGTTGCGCTGTCGGGGCGTCGTGTAAGCTGGCGCAGGGGCTTTACGCATGCGCTGATGCTCAACGCGGTAACTGGCGAGAACGAACAATCGGCGCTCACTACCGCTATGCTGTTGCTGCCTGATGATCGGCGCGTACTCGATTGCAATAACATCGACATGCACGCACTAGCCATTAGTTGCGGCGACGTTTTGTTGGCCAACGACGAAGCGCTGGAAAACATCAAGCATGGCCACATTGTTGACGTGACTAACGGCCATCGTTATCCGTTGGCAATTCAGCTGGTTTCGCTCAAGGACTAAAATGGATCGCACGTTTCGAAATTTGCTGATCTTAATCGGGCTGACAATCACGCTGATTCACGTTGTCGCCTATTCGATTGTGAATGAGCATCTGGAAAGCTGGTGGTGGGTTGTGTTCATGGGGTTTATGGGCCTAAACATGATGTTTGCCTGTGCCAGCCACACGCTTGATCACCCGGCGCTTGAAGGTGCGGTCGGCAGGCTTTATTTGCGATTCAAAATCTCGCATACGTGGATCTACATCACGGACCCGAAAGGCAATCGCAACAACCAGCTTTTCGCAATCGGTTTTATCGAACATTCAGTGGTCAAAGCGTGCTGCTGGAATATAACCTGCCTGACGTTTTCGTTTAGCATCGGCATCTTGCCGAAAAGGAATCGCAAATGAGTGTCCCAACACCACAAGAAATTGTTGCGTATTTTGACGATTACCGGCGCGACCGTAGCTGCCTTGAGGAAATGCGTGGTCACACGGTGCGTCATTTCTGTAGCCTGTTCGATCACAAAGGCATGTTCACCACGAAATTCGATCCGTATTACACCGATTACCGGCTGGAAGATATTGGCACCGAAGGCCAGCGCGGAACCGAAGAGCATATTCGTGTAGCCCATTTCCTGTTTGATGCTAACGGGGCGCTGCGTGAGCATCTGAAAGAGCCGTTGGTAAATCTGATTCACGCCCTCGAAGCCTCATGGGGTTCTGATCTGGTTGTTCTGTATTACGCCAACGAAATGGGCCGCATCACCAGCGGTTCTTATCCAGCAGTATACGGGTGGAAATAATGCCAATTGCAGAGAAAGGTTTTATCACCACGCTGGAACCGCTGCGCCTCAAAATGCTGCGCCGTGAACTGGGCGAAATGACGGTCGATGAACTTATCGAACTGGCGCAACAGGCGGAAGGCTATTTGCTGGATATGACGGTGCACGATCCGGCCCACAAAAAGTTCTCGGCAGACCGTCGCAAGTATTGGGAATATGCGTGGCTGCTTTCGTGTGAGGCTGATGGTTTTTGCCCGTCTGATCCGCATGTGCAATATCGCGGTTTTCTGGTGGCATATCCGCAACGCCAACCGGGGGTCGATGCAGGCAGTTTCCGCGACTGGCTGAACCAAAGGCCTGAAGACGTAACCGAAGAATTCCACACGTGGTTGCCTGTGTATTTGCGCCCGGATGAAGTCACGGCCTACGCTGCCAAGGTTTACCACAAACAGCGTGGGGTTGACGGCCATTTGCGCAACTTCGAAATCATGGAAATTCCGGTGGAGGATTAATGACCGGCGCCGAAGCAGATTACGAATTTTACGACACGGTGGTCAAAGCCATTTTGCAGGCGGCTGAAGTGCGCATGCAGCGAACTGGTTCTCGGTTCCCGCTGGGCGACCACCGCGAGAAGCACGGTTTTGAAATCTTCGAAGAGCGCCGCAAAAACGCAGCGCTTCGTATAGACCTTCAACGGAATCCAATCAGATGATGGGCCAAGACGCATACATCGAACGCCACGCGATAGAAAACAGCAAATCCGTTTACTACTTCGCTGCACATGCAGGTTCGCACATTTCCAACGCTATTTCGTCGGCTTTGGGGCAGCTGGTGTATAAAACCAAACTGCATGGCCACGGTAACACGTGCGGCTTCCTCAAATTCAACGATTTGTCCGTGCCCTTGATCGGAGGGGATACCGTCGAACAGGCGTGCGCCCGGTATCAGGAAATGAGTGATAAACGCCGTGCCGAATGGGTGGCATCGCCTGAGTACGCAGCACGCGAAGCCGAATCCGCCCGCCGTGCTGTCGATAAGCAAAGGCAGCTGGACGAAACTGTAAACAAGATCGAGGGCCTATGCGCGCAGTGGTTAACCGACGTTGGCAGCTTGCCTAACGACTGGGCGACCAATCCGAAAAGCGTGGTGCAACCACACGGGCCGTTGGCTGCTGATCTGTTCCAACAATTCCTGATTTACATCGACGGCGCCGATTTGGTGGGCATCACGAACCACGCCGACCGGGTACGCACCGCGATGGAAAGCGTTGGCTACAAAGAAAACGAATATCTCGGCCACGATTTTGAACTGCTGAACGCTATCGAGCACCAACAAATTTACCGTGCGTTTTACGCTGGGCAAATGCTGAACATGATGGGATCGATCCATCCCGGCCTTGCCTGCCCTATGGAAAAACACGAACTACATCTGCAACACCCTTGACCGTAAGTTGAGGAAAACCGAGGAAATAAAGATGGAACGAGCATACGAAATTCGCGACGGTCGATTTGAACCAAAAATCGGCCAAAACATCGCCACCGCAATGACCCACGCAATCGAAGACGTGGAAGTTGGCACCGTGGCAAAATTCGGGCTGGACGAAGTGCGCTATGTTGAATTCAGCAGCCACGACCGGCCACGCGATCTGTGGGATCGCCTGATGATGAAAATTAACGGAGGCAGTTAAAGTGAAATTCACCAAGGCCAAACGCCGCTTTGATGTAACGGCAAAAGTGAGCACCCCAGTCAACGGTGTAATGACCCAAGTTCTGGAAAGCACTTTCACCGTATGGGCACACGGGCCGGAACTGAGCAACATCATTGACCCGATCTGTGATCATGCGCAGGTGAAGCGCGGCCCGAGCAACGTAACCATCCTGTATATTCGTGAGCACGAATTGCACGAATACACCCCGGCGCAATTGGGGAAAATGATGGCGCAGGAAGGCATCGAAGATGCGATGCTGAATAACCCGTACCTTGACGAACGCGATCCACGTAACGCGGATTTGTGGGAAGACGCTTTCCGCTCTGAACTCGAATTCATTCGCCGCCGTCGCTAATCTGTTTCTAACGCGGAAGACCCGCACTAAAAAGGAAGTTCAAATGAGCAGCAATTTCAAAACTTTCGGCCATGCAGTCACTCACGTTTTCGCTTCGATGCTGAGCAAAGACGCTGGCCAAAAGAAGCACGTTTTCGTCGTCAAATTCCCTAATGCGGTAGACGAAGACGGCGAAGTTCTCGAAGGCCTGTCCACTGGCGACAAACTGTGGGCCGCGTACCTCGCTGCGTTCCCTGAAGGCACCAACCCGATTTTCCGCGAAAAGACCGAACACGATTGCAGCACCTGCCGCAACTTCGTGCGCAACTTGGGCGCCGTGGTCTACGTCGATGGCAACAAAGTTAGCACCGTGTGGGATGTGAAGATCGATGATCCGATCTACCAGCACGTTGCAGACGAAATGTCGAAGCTGGTGAAAAAGCTGGAAATTGCCCGCCCGTTCGTTGTGAGCGAACCGAAGTATGGCGCGGCCCGTACCACCAACGGCGAAACCGGCGAAACGTGGCATCACTTCGTAGGTGAAGTGCCAGCCGTTTACCAGTGGCGCAACAACCCAAGCGATTACGTTGGTGAGCGTACCAACGACGTGAAAGGTCTGGAGCGTTCCATTCTGGAAATCTCCGACGAAGCCTGCGAAATCGTTGCCGAACTGATCGATACCGACAACCTGCACAAGGGCGAAGAGTACAAGCACAAACTGGCGATGCTGATGCGCGCCAAGCGTGAATACAACGCGCTGAAAACCAAGCGTGCAAAAGAACTGTGGCTGTGGCAAAACGCCGGTCCGGGTTCGCGTGTGCATTCCAGCGTATTCGGCACCCTGCTGCTGGATCTGACCGAAGGCGAAGACCTCGAAGTTGCGGTCAAGAAATACGAAGACAAAACCTCTGGCGAAAACTTCCAACGTCCGAAAGCACTGGTAACACAGCGCATGCTGGACGATGCGAAAAAGACCATCGCGAAACTGGGTATCGAAGATTCGCTGGCACGCCGTTATGCGGTGCGTGAAGATATCACGGTAAACGACGTTCTGTTCGTTGACGGTTCTGTACAACCGAAACTGCTGGGCGGCGCGCTGGACCAAATCAAACCGACTGCCAAAGCCGGTGCGAAACTGGACGGCCTGACCGAAATGTCGGCAAAAGATTTCGTGCAAAAAGTTCTGCCGAAAATCGATTCGCTCGAAGTGTTCATGCAGAACCGCCACGTACCACGTCTGGTTTCCCTGACTGCACAGGTGCATGCCGATGCCCCGCCGCTGTTCAAGTGGGAAAACGGTTTCTGCTGGAGCTACAACGGCGACGTAACCAACGGCATCAAAGAGCGCGTGAAAAAGGCAGGTGGCAACGTCGAAGGTGAAGTGCGTATTTCGCTGTCGTGGCACAACGCCGACGACCTCGACCTGAGCGTGCGTAAAGGCCGTGGTGGTTACGGTCAAGAAATCTCGTACAGCGACAAGCAAGCGTTGGGCGGTGAACTCGATGTGGACATGAACGCATGGGGTCCAAAGGATGATAAAAATCCTGTAGAAAACATTTTCTGGACCAAAAAGCGTGACATTGAACCGGGCACCTACTCCATCGAAGTGAACCAATTCACCAAGCGCAAAACTCACGACATTGGTTTCGAAGTGCAGGTGGAAATCTTGGGCCAGATTTACACCTTCGAACATCCGAAGGATCTGCGCGGTCGCGTTGTTGTGGGCCAACTGATTGTCGATAAAAAGGGCGAAATCACGGTCGAAGGTTTCACCGCTGGCGCTGGCGTCCCGCGTGAAGAGTGGGGCATCCAAACCGAAGGCTGGACCCCGGTCGATCTGATCACCCGTTCGCCAAACTTCTGGAACGAAAAAGAGGTTGGCCACGAACACCTGATCTTCGTTCTGAAGGGCTGCAAAAACCCGGATTCTGCACGCGGTTTCTACAACGAATACCTGACTGCCGATCTGAGCAAACACCGCAAGGTAATGGAACTGCTGGGTTCGCAAATGCGCGCACCTTATGCAGATGAACAGCTGTCGGGCATCGGCTTCTCCATGAGCGAGCGTAACGACATTCAAGTGCGCGTGAAAGGCACCATCAACCGCGCATTCACCATCAAGTTCTAATCAACAAACCAAACTGAAAAAAGGAAAATACCATGACTCAAGTAACCACCAACATTTTCGAACAAGCTTCCCGCCTGAAACTGCGTTTCGAAACCACCCGTGGCAATATCTCGGTGGAAGACCTGTGGGGCCTGCCACTGACCCCGAAATCGGATCGTGTTAACCTCGATCAAATCGCGGTCGAACTGCACCAGAAAATCGAAGCACAGGGCACCACCAGCTTCGTGAAATCCGCGAAGAAAGACGAAGTGCTGCAACTCAAATTCGATATCGTGAAACACATCATCGACACCAAGCAGGCCGAGAACGAAGCGAAGGTCGCAGAGAACAACAAGGCTGCGAAACGCGAGCAGCTGGATCGCCTGATCGAAACTGCGGAAACCGCCGAACTGGCCAAGCTGTCGCCAGCTGAACTGAAAGCAATGCGCGACGCGCTGTAATCCATAAACAGTTTGCACGTTCTGTCTAAAAACGTGCACCTTTATTTTCTTTAGACCATCACCTTTTATTTCGAGGCCTTCGTTATGTCCACTTCGATTTATACCGACGTTAACGGCACCATGATCCGTGTGCAGATTCCTGATTTTTTCGAAATCGGAATTCCCGTCAAGCAGGGCGAAGAGCGCGAACATGCATTGACCAACCTGCGCTGGGTTTTCAACTGCTGGCTGAAAGGCATCATCGGTAGCAAAGAAACGGGCGGGTATTCCAAAGGCGCGCCGCGTCGTGTGGAAACCAACGAAAAAATCCAGAACGTTTACAACGAACTCAAACCACACCTCACTGAAAACGAATGGGACGAGTTGTGCCACGGTTTGTTGGATGCAGACACGGGCCGCGCCTACGATCTGGATTAAGGAGGTTTCTATGTTCCATATCGACTGGGATGCGGTGCGCAGACTGTTGCCGATCTACGCATACGAATACGAAAAATTCGACGCAGACGGCGAGTATGTTTCCAGCACCTATTGGCACCCGTATGAGCACAAGGGCGAACAGCCGCCCGATGGCTGGACCAATATCGACCGCGAGGAATCGTGCCCGGATCTGTGGCGCGCTGCTGTAGATGAATGGGTGAAAACCATTGTTCGTCCGAACGAAAAAGCAGTTTGGTACGACACGGCGACCGGGGATTTCTCAAACACATTCCGCATGCGGGATTTGCTGAATTCCACGCTGACCGCAATCGACCAATCCCTGACCGGTGGTGATCTGGCCGAGAAAACCAGCAGCTGGCGCCTGATCGTTTACCGCTGTGAATATGATTCCGGTTTCGAGTTCACCAACATGATGCGAATCGTAACCAAACCCAAGGAAGCGCAATAATGCCCGAAGTAAAATTGAGCCTGATCGGCAACGCATATGCGCAGGCACATTTCGCAGCGAACGAACGCCGAGACAGCCGCGACGAATTTCTGGTCAATTGCGGGGTAGGCGGGGTTAGCACCGTATTTTCCACTGATCGTAAATCGCTAACCGAACTGCGCGACATGCTGAGCGATCTACTAGGGGACAATGAAAAACCCGATGCGGGCCTAGTGGATGAAATCACGCCTGTGTTCGCGCTGGCTGCCACAATTCGACTGGCGTTTAAGCTTGGCCTAAATCACGCAGAGATTTGCAAAATCACAGGTGCCCCGCTGGGCGTTGTCCGTGATGCGCTGCAATCCGTCGATAAACGATCCAGAACTCAAAAGGGGCATCGCTAAATGGCTGTGAAAAAAGCAATCACCATTCAAATTCCCGATTTCTTCGGGTTTCAAATTCCAGTCCAAGGTCAACCGGGGCGCCAAGCCGCGTTGGAAAACCTGCACTGGGTACTAGGATGCTGGGAACTGGCGGTACGCGACACGCATCAAGCTAACACGCCGCGTCGTCACGAAGTGGTGCGCCAGCTTGAAAATATCGCCCGCGAAATCAAACCGCATTTGTCGGATAGCGAGTGGGCGAAATTCAGTTTCTATCTGGTGAACGACGACTGCACGGTGGATTCGGCGCGTACTGCCGACATGCCGGGGATGGCCGATCAAGATGAATAAACCAAATTGTGAAACCTGCAACGACCATGGGGAAATCGGCTGCCTGCGCCCGGATGGGTACGACGGCGACCGCTGCCCTGACTGCAACGCCCCGCAGTGGTTGGTGGTGAAGAGTTCGCGAGCCTTTAGCGGATTCTCCTACACCGGCCCCGCGCTGCAATACACGTCGTTTGCCGGGCGGCACAACACCACGTTTAACAGCTACGACGAAGCCGTCAAATGTGCGCAGGAATTGACCGAAGCTAACCCTGTTGGTTTCGACGTTTATATCGACACCGGTCATAAAGTTTGGCCCGTCAAACCCGAGGGAAACTGATGCGCGTTGTTTTCATGAAACACCTGAGCAAACAAACCGGCAAGCCTGAAGTGGCGCCGTTGGCTTCCACCGAAAACCACGGCATGTCCACCATCGATCTGATGGAACATGCACTGACCCAACTGAAAAAGCGTGTGGCCTCTGGCGAGATTGACCAGAACAACATTTACGAAATCAACTTGAGGAACTAACCGTGGGCATGGAACGCAGCACTATCGATATCATTTTTGACGACAATGGCAACCTGCGCCAAGGCATGAAAGGCGATTGCCTATTCGATGGCCACGGCCACATTAACGGCCCCGTAGATAAGGCGCTGCGTCAACGCATGATGGACAACATGCCACTGGCCCATACCGATCTGGCGCGACTGTTCTACGCGGTCGAAGCGCAGAACAAAACCGAACGTAAATACCCGGCCAAATATTTCTGGAAATGAACATGCGCCCACGGACCATTATTAAACTGCCAGAACCGGGCCGCCAGTATTACTTGGCACACAACGTTACGCGCCAAGAGGCAAAGGTAATGAACGTAGACGGTCCCGGCGTTCACCTGTTCAGCGGCTACTGGTATGCAGGCTTTCAACTGCGCCGCGAGTGGGGTTTGTGTGGCCTGACTCGAATGCGCACCGATTGGCGTCACCACGATGCATTCGGCAAAGTGATACCAGTTCCGAAACGCTCACAATACAAAGTCGTGGCCCGGAACGTTCGTAATTCCTACCTGATTCGGAAGCTGATGAAATGACCAACAAACTGACCGAGCATGAACAAGCCAGAGTGCTGCGCATTCTGCGTGAATATTTCCCAAACAGTTTTGACGACTACGGCCAAGCCATGGAAAATAATGTGCTGGCTGTCAAAGTAGCAATGGCTTTTGCAGATTCGGATCGTATCGATTATCTGGAAAAACAAGCAAGGCTTTCCTACACCGGCCTGTCGATCAATGGCCATCCGAACGGCACCACGGAAATCATGTGGCACCACCAGCGTTTCGATCCGCAACCGGACCTGCGTAAAGCCATCGAATTAGCACGGGAACACTTCCCACAAGGGCAAGCCAAACCAGCACCGCCCGGCACCCGCGCCGTGATTCGCGCTGATCAAATGGTTGTGACGGAACCTGTGGCGGAACAGGTTGCAAACTGGCGACCAAAAGACTTGCCGCAAAAATCTGGCACCATTTCGCGCCGTGGCAAATTGCGTGACTGGGGCGACCAAATCACCAACAAGATTTTCGAAATGGTGGTGGAACAATCCAGCGTGTCTGTAGATGAAGCCAACGCGCTAACACTGGACACGGATCTGGAAGAATGGGGCCACATGGATTCGCTCGATCAAATCGAAATGATCATGCGCCTCGAAGACGAATTCGCCTGTGAAATTTCGGACGAAGACGGCTACAAGTTCCGTACTATTGAGCACATGGTGCAGTACGTGAAGAGACTGCCAACCGATTACTAAATCTGTAAACATTGGAAAAACTGAGGAAAACGTCGTGAGCACAATCGAAGACATTTTGGGTAGCCCTGAAGAATACCGCGCAGCACAAGCGGCACATGAGAAAAAGAAAGAAGACGCGCGCCAACGCATCATCGGCAAACTGCGCAAGCGTGTGGCGGAACGTGAAGAAGAATTCCGCAAAGATTTCGAAGCGCAACTGACCGTGCATAACTGGCGCCGTGACACTACTGGCACCTACGAACCTATGCCGGTGCAGTACATGTGGGAAGGCTATCTCATGCGCTGCAAAGAATTGCCGTCATTCGAATTTATGGGCGCCGAAATCCGGCTGCCTGTCGATCCGGCAAAACGCTACGCAGCAATTGACGAATTGAGCCGCGTATTCAACTCCTACGTGAACCAAATGTTTAGCGTGTGGGCACATGGCAGCGGTCGCCGCGTCATGGTAGCCGACGACGTGGAGCGCATGTGCCTAATCGCCCATGCCTGCCTCGATGAAGCAGACTATCACCAGTTCGCAAACCGACTGGTTAACCAAAATTTCCGACTACAGGCCCTCTTCAAATGAGCAGCAAGGACAGCAGCAAATCGCCAATCGATATCGCCCATGAGAATGGCAAATTTGAAATCCTGAGTTTTGACAAGCATCTGGACCGTAACGCCGAAGGTTTCCCGACTTGGCTTTCGCACATGCTGCTTGAAGGCATGTCGAAAGACGACCTGCGCGAAGTTGTGGACACGCCGGGCTGGGACGCGGACGCAATGCAAATCAGCATCACGCTCAATGGCCGCCGAATTGTGTTCGCAGATTTCGAAAAAGTCTGTTCGTATTTCGCCAATCGCATGTACGAAGACAAGCTGGCCCGCGCCAACTTTGCCAACTTCGAAAAGGCTGTCGAAATCCGGGCCAAAGGCATCATCAAAACGCATGCTGATGAACTGCAAGACAAACTGCACGATCTGCACCAGCAGCTAGAGAATCTGACCGGCGTCACGGGCGATATTGTGCAGCGTGAATGGGATGCACCTTTCCTCTACCAAATCACCGATGATATGGAACGTGCGGCGCTGAATGCGCTGGGTCGGTTCTTTGACACTGAACCTGACGTAAATTTCGAAGGCAATTCCGACCAATCCGAAGCGGATGCCAAACACCACGCAAAGCAAGCCATTAGCGAAATTTACAAGGCGATGGTGCACGCCCGTGAAAAGCGTGAGCCGCGTACCATCAAGCTGCCTGCTGCGCACAACCCGGATATTCATCACAGGTTCAACACTACCCGCCGTATTTTCTTGGATCAAATCAAAGATTGTCTGGCCGAACAGGGCCTGCTGTTTGAAGAGGTGAAACCATGATTGCCCAATGGAAATTTGGTGAGCCTGAAGAATACGGCCACTACATCGTAACCACCACGCAAGGCACCGTGTGCAAAGCGTATTATGGCCACCCGAACAGCGAGCGCAAAACTGGGTGGTACGTGGCGTTTGTTGGTGGTTATGAGCAAATGGATGTTGTGGCCTATGACAATTTGCCAGAACCCTATGGGCCTAAAGTGTTCGACGTTCGCGACTTCATAAAAGGCGACGAAATCACCGAGCAATGCCATTCGATTTTCCGTGGCCTCGGTGTTGGCGAGGAACTGATTGATCGCCTTGCCTACTCTGAAGACAATCACATTTTCGATTGTGAATTGGGCCGCTCCGTTGGTGACTACCGCGAGGTTGACGGTGGGGTGCCAGTCGTGGCGCTGCATGGTTACATGGCGTACCCGCGTAAACTGATCGAACAGCGTCTGGTAAATGGCCGCCCGCAATTCTGGCCAACGATTGTGCAGCGTGACAAAGTTGGTTTGGAAATTCGCGGTGTTCACGCACACCCGGATCTGATCCATTGGCTGGTGCACCACGTGTTCACGCAAGAACCCGAAGCACTGGCACGCCGCGCCAAATCTAAACCGTGTCTGGAATACGGTTCACACCAGAACGAATACTGGATCAACATCGAATTCGACGGCGACGAAGGCATTTATGATTTCGTTCGCTACATCAACGAAAATTTCAAGGTCTATGAAAATGATTGAGAATCTTGCGTGGCCGTGGTCGATTGAAAAAGACTTGCTGACCGGCCCGGATTGCATCGCCATTGCCTACGCGCTACTCGACGCAGGTTTTCCTCCGATGTTTTCCACGGATGTTTTCGACAACCTGATCGCCGGTTACTGCCCGGACAAATACGGGTTCCGCTACGAATTGATCGTGCGTATGCCGGAAGATTCCACCGACGTGAAAGACGCAACTTTCATGCCATGGGCCGAAGTTAAGCTGAGCCTTGCGCACATGGAAAGTAAGGGACAACCATAATGATCTACGCTTATATTTCGGTGGCGTTGCTGGCTGCTGTTTACTGCAACCTACATGTCAAGGACTGGGCGGCCACCGGTTGCGGTTTCTTGGCGGGCATTGCGGCCAGTCTGGCGCTGTATTACGGGCCGATGTATTGGCAGGCGTCCGATACGGAAATCATCAGTGGATCTGTCGCAAAGAAACAGCGCGTTTACGATCCTGATACCGAGTATTACGACTGCGGCAAAGACTCGCACGGAAATACCAAAACGTGTAGCCGGGAAATCCCGCGCTGGCGCTGGGATGTGATCAGCGATTACGGCGATTACTACAGCGAACACACGTCGCAATCCATCCGTGCCCCGGCCATTTACTCGCAGGCGCAAATCGGTGATCCATACGCCAGCACGCAGCGTTTCATGAATTACCAAAACGTTAGCGACCAATCGGTGATGGTTGATCGCACGTCTGCCGAGGAATACCAAGGCTGGCTGCCTGCGTATCCGCATATTTATTCGGGCTTCAAAGTGAGTCGCGGTTTCTCGAATACGCCCTGCATGGATCAGCGCGGCCTGTCGCATTTCTTGTCGGTGGCGCAGAAGCGTTGGGGACCAATGCACGGGGTTAACGTGAGCGTGATTGTGGTTGGCCCCAAAACCAACTGGAATCAGTTCGTCAACGCCGTGGCGTCGAAGTGGAATGGTGGCAAGAAAAACGATGCTGTTTTGTTCCTCGGTGTGAACGACGAATGCCGCACGATTCACGCTTGGGCATTCAGCCGGTCGGCAGACGAAAAGATTGACAAAAGTGGCCGCGCTTTCACCACCGCGCTTTTCGTGAACGCACACGAAGCGCTGATACAACAGAAAGGCCCTATCAGCGTACCAACCATCATCGATTCTATCGACGGTTCGCTGGCGCTGTTCCAGCGTGAAGACCTTGGCCGTTACGATTTCCTCAAAGACGAATATACGCCGCCAATGTGGTTGATCGTTCTGTCGTTGATTGCCATCGCTGCCATCGTCTGGATAACTGTAAACAAACTGAGTGAGCGTTGGTCTGCCGGTTACAGAGGTATGTACCGACGCCACGGCTATTTCTAATCCCTGAAAAACTGAAAAGGAAGCACCAAGTTGACCGCACCAAAAATTAGCCCCATGTGGATGTTGATCGGCCTGCTGGCAATCGGTCTGGTTTGGGTTGTGAACATCAACAACACGTTGGTGACACAGGAAGAGGGGATTGTCGCAGCGAACAACAGCCGTAAGGCCACGCTGTCGAACATCAGCCAGAAGATCAAAGAAGCAATCGGCGTTCAGGATATTTCGGTTGAAAATATCCAGAAAACTGTGAACGAGCAAATCAAGCTGCGTTCCGGTGCTGATGGCCTGAAAGCTACCATGCTGTTCCTGCAAGAAAACAACATTGCGCCGTCCAACGCGCTGGCGGAAAAGATCGTGAACCTGATCGATCAGGGCCGTGAGAAATTCCTGCGTGAAGAAAAGATGATGACCGACCGCAAACAGGTATCGTGTACCTATCGCGGTAAGCAGCCTAACAAGCTGGTGATCAACACCTTTGATCTGGCCGACCTGAAAATCGGCTGTAAGGGCACGCAAGACGATTACGCGCCACTGATGAACGACAAAGCCGAAGAATCGTTCCGCACCGGGCGTGACCAAGGCCTGTACGATCTGCCATCGCGTAAACCAGCGGCACCTGCTGCGCAATAACGAGCAACAGGGCGTTCCTGACGGGGCGCCCTTCGAGGAAAAACGATGGGAAAAATACACACAAAAGGTCGAGGCATTGTGTACGTCAACCAGCCTGACCCCGAACCCGATTTGTCGGATGACGATTTCGAAATTATCCGCGCCGTTATCAATCTGGTGCGTCGATATCCAAAGTCGAAAGCGACATTCATACGTTCCGAAATCGAACGTTATTATCCCGGCACCACTGACGGCCAAATTGCCCGGTGCTGCGAGTTCATTACTTCCCGCTGGTCTGCGCCCATGCTACGCGAACTGGCAAACAAACGCTAGGTACAAGGAAAAGTCATGCAAGCATTCAACGAATTCAACGAAATGAACCCCGTCCAAGTTCGTGATTTTTACAAGGACGTTCGCGATGCCCGCAACATTCCCAACTGCCCGTACTGCGCGTGCACCAAAGTCAAAGAGTACCGCCAGCATTCGCAGCATTGCAGCGGCCAGTGGAACACCAGCATCCAGTTTGATTGCGGCACGAAATTTTCGTACACCCCAAACCTGATTCGTATCGAACAGGATTCCATGTGCCAGCGTTCGCCGGAATGGAAAGCGCGTATCAAAAAGGTCGATGAAATGCGTGAGAAACTTTACCAGATTGCCGTGGCCGAAAACATGCACGAAGCTGATCTGAAAAAGTTGAAAGATCGCCTCGAAGGCTGGAACCCACGTTGGTACTGAGGATCACAAAATGCACATGGGCGGAATCATGACGGGCCTGCTGGAAAACGCAGCCGAGAAAGAAGAAATGGCCGAGGTGATGGCCGTGCTGCTGCAAGAACTCGAAAAGCAAATGGAACGTAAGCGCTACAGCCCAAAAGGTGAAGTGCTTCGGGCCATGCACAGGGCACAACAAATGCTGCAAGGCGGTTTTTAATGGACGTGAAAAAGCGGAAAGGTTGGTTGCGGTCGCAGGTGGCTAAGCGTGAATTGTCGTGGCCGACGTACCACCCGCACCAATACGATGTGGGCGGTAACAAGCGTGAAGAGTTGATTAAAGACGCTCACGAAAATGGCATCGATCAGGTGGTCAACGAACTGGTTTCACCGCTGTTGCTTGAAAGCGAAAAGCTGCGTGAAAACGCCAAGATTCTGGTTGAATATCTCGACCGCGAATATTCGCAAGGTCGCTTCAGCCGCGTAACCAAATATGGCCGGGCCGTCGAGGCGCTGCGCAACATCATCACCGATCAAAGGAACTGAACATGCTCGAAGTACGATTGGATTATCAATACCCACTTAACGAACTGATCGAAAATTGGGAAAACTCGCTGGATTCCAACCACGACGATTACGAATTGGTGGACAACGAGGAAGGTGACTACGGCATTGTGCGGTATTACGGTGCTGACGTGAACGGCAACCAAAACGTCCACCTTATTACTCGCTACGTGCACGGCGGTGACAGCGAAGAAAGTTTCTACACCGAAGCAGGCCGCGCAGTCGCCAAGAAAATCTACATGGACAATTTCGAATCTGTGATCGACAAATGTCTCGCAGATTCCGTCGATCCGGGTGAATGCGACGGCCTCTTCCATGGCTGGAAGAAAGACGAAGTTGAAGCGGCTGAAATTGCAGAACGTGAAAATCGCAAGTTCTATAGCGTGCTCCATCCCGGCTACGCTGAAGCGTTCCCTAAGCAAATTGTTGGCGAAGGCCTGTATCGCTTCGGCTACCGCTACTTCGTGGCTGTCGTGAAAAACCCAACACTCGGTGACAAAGAATCGGTTTATTTCTACAACATCGTAAATCCTGCCGAGCGGCTGGCAATCAAGATGAAAGAAGGCGACGGCATGTTCAAGGCACACCGAGAAATCTGGAGCCTCGGTTTTGGTCGCCGTGAAATCGTGGTGGCCCGTACCGATCTGCACGACCGTAACCAGTCACCAGTCAAGGCGCCGCTATGAAAGATTTGTTGACCGTTTTGTGGGTTTTGTTCCCGACGATTTGCATTTTCGTTGTGCTGTTCGGCCTGCACGATCCAACTGTAAAGAAAGATTGGCCACGCATTTTCGTTATGACCTTCGTGCTGTCCATGATGCTGATTCCTTACGCGGCAATCAATCAGGAAACACGTGTCCTAATCGAACGGAATTTCACAAATGATTAACTACCTCAAATCCATTAGCCGCAAAGCGTGGTGGTTGATCGGCTGGTCCACGCTCTACGTGGCCATTGCACTGGGCTACCTCATTTACGAAATCCACGCCGACAAATGGCCCGGACCCAATTCGAATTTCTCGACGTTTCTGATGTTGTTGCAAATGCCGTGGATTGCGATTTGTGCCGCTCCGTTGTGGCCCGGTTCCCGGTTGGGCGCATGGGTGTTTGATAGACCGCTAAACAAACCGTGGTTCATCATTCAGGAATTGCATACGCAACAGTACGTGAAAGTCATGGCCGATCAGCCATTGTTCGCGTCTAACATAAACGTTGCACAACGCTGGCACAATCTCGAAGAGGCGAAGGCCTGCCGTGACCATCTGGAAACCCGGCATTCAGGCCCCTACGATCAATACATGATCAGCACAGTCTATCGCATAAAGGCCAAAGCAAAATGAAATACGAAATTTTCCAAATCACCAAAAGCGACATGACGTTCGAAGTCGGCCTGATGCACCATGATGCACTGACCCACGCCGACGTTGCGGAACACATGCAAATCTGCATTGCCTGCACCTACGATACGACCACTGAGGACGTAAAAGTCGTGGGCGCAGGTTTCTGTTCGTCGGGCTATCCGGTGACGTGCTACGGCCACTCCGAATCGCTGGGTATTTCTTCGCGAGGATATGCCGACGAAAACACGCTCAATTCGAGCATGCTGCAAACCCGCGATGCCAATCCGGGGCCGTTCGATATGGTGAGCACTTTGCTCAACAATTTCTCGGATACGTGCGCACGCCCCATGCTGCGTCTGACCCAGCAGCGTTACATAGTTGGCCGTGAGGTTCGCGCCTTCAACATGATCGATGAAAACTACGTCGATTTGTTTGTGGGTATGCGTCTGGAATATGTCGGCCCTTCGCTGGACGGTGAAGGCGCAGCGGTCCACATTTTCAAAGTGGCGCCAGACTCGGAAGGCTACGAAGATTTCCGCGACGGAATTTACACCGTTAGCGATATCTGGATGATGGCCATTCACGTAGACTCGCCGGAAATTCGCAAACTGACCAGAGAATCCTGCCGCGCAGTCATGGTTGACGGTGCGATCAGCGTAGCCAATCTGGTGGCCATTGTAGATCCGTTCCCGATTTCGGAACCACATGATCAGCTGGTGGCGCACTTCACGTTACTGGGCGATGAAAAAGAAGTAATTCAGCACAAAGGTTCGTTGGAAGGCCTGTGCCGTTATTTCCACATCGACCTCGATAAAGACTGATGCTGTTCAGTTACGAAAGTGCCGTCCGTGAAATGAGGCGCCTAAACGATAACGGTGGCAACGGCACCTATTCCATTTCCAAGCGCTGGTACGGCTGGATCGTTGTCGAAGACGTTAGATTGATTCCGAAAGAGGAACCGAAAAATGAACAATTATGTGCTGCTTTATCCGCACGCGGCATCCCTACGAAAGATTGCGGAACTGGCGGCCCTTCACTCGAAGAAAATTGTGACGCCCGAACAGCTGCACCGGTACATCGCGTATCTGGTGGACAATGCGTTCAAAGTGCAGGGCTACGTCGCCATCAAACTGGAATGCGAAACGATTCCAGCCGCGTACCGGAATCCAGCGGAAGAAATTTTCCAAGTGGACGAAAAGGGAAATCTGACCTCGGTCAAATCGCGTATGGCCTCAAGACATTCAAGCCTAGCGGCCTACGCGGCGCTGGCAGCAGTGTTCCCGAAAATGACGTTGCAAACGGTGAAAGAAGAATGACGATCAAACCACACATCAAATCGCCGTTGACCGAAGACCAAATGTATCAGCTTGTGGTCGAAGTGGAACAGCTGGGAATTCAACCGCTGCTGATCAGCGAAACCGGCAGCATGGCATGGGGCACCAATGTCGAAGATTCCGATCACGATTTCACGATTGTTGGCCACGATGTAGATTACGATTATTTCCGCTGGCCGCGCGATTCGTTCAGCGGCAAAATGATGTTCATGGGCAAGGAATGTGATGTGCGTGTTTTTTCGGCACAAAAATTCCTGCGTAAGCTGGCGCGTTCTGAATTGGTGGCCTACGAAACGATCTACACTCCATTCGGCTACCACGACTCGACCTGCAACTGGCGTGTCCATTTGCAATCTGTGGTTGATCGCTGTTTTGACCCGCGTGAAATGTACCGTTCCGTCATTGGCTCCATGCACGCAGTAAAACACATCGATCCTGCAAAAAGACGCCGCCAAACATTCCGCTACATGTTTATTGCGCTGCAACTGCGTGCACTGAGCGAGCGGCGCGGGGGCATGCCGGTTGTCCACATCGAGCAATATCATGGTGTGGAATCCCGTATGGAACACATCGAGGAATATGCAACGGTCATGCGTCTGTATGATTGGGCCATGCAGCCGGAAACCAACCAGAAAGAAGAGGATTTCGCCAAATGGGTATGGGATCAATTGGTTGCTTTCCAATTCCCGAAAATGGTGGACTTCAAACAGGATGAACATCGTGAATTCTTGAGCGGTATGCTGGCTCGCCTGATGGGACAGCCGCAAACGTGGGCCGAACAATGCGAGGCACTAGAACGATGAAAACTCATTACCACGGGCGTTCTACCTCGGTCGCCATGATCATGCGCGCAGCGCGTCTGTTGAGCAAAGCGCCCGGCGATCATATTTGGGATAAAATGAACGCCCGTTTTGTGCGGGCACACCACCGTTGGAAAGCCCGTTACGAACGCCAGCGCCAGCACGCTATCCATCTGGAACAGCTGCTGGCAGAAAAGAACGCGTACATCCGCGAACTCAAAGAAAAGGTTGAATACCTTGAACAGCCCGCAGACTATTTCGCTAAGTAGCACGCAATGGGAACGGTTGGAATTATTTCTGACCAGTGAACCCGGTTGGGATGGCGGCAGTGCCAAAGGCGCACCCGATCAAAAAACGGTGGCCGAAGCCCTTCAGGTTATCGAGTATTTGCGCCAGCATGGAATCAATCACCCGCTGTTGTTCATGGGCAGTTGTGGTGAAATCGAAATTGCCCACATTTCCAAAGGCAGCACCAGCTATCTCAATATCGAAGTACAGGGCGACGGGTCATTTATGATCGGGCATTTCGTGGGAGATATTGAACAGGCCTATTTTGTTAAGGCACTGAGTGAGATACGCCCCGAATTTATTAGGGCAATGAGGAACGTAGAGGAAACCGAATATGGCACGCCAATCAAAACCGAAGGCACCAACCCCGAATAAAACGCCAGACAGTGCACCGCACGTAATCAAGCAAACCGAACGGGCTGCAATTGAACGCGGTTTCATTGTGAGCGTCACCGAGGCCGTTCACAGCTGGGATCTGGCCGTGTGGTTCAACGGCAAGCAAAAGGCGTTGATCCAGCACGCCAAAGGCACGCTAGGGAACACCGTTAGCCGCTTCTATGCAGATACGGGCACCTGCATACGCGTAACGACCGATAGCCCCGCTGTGGCCCTGCGCCAGTGCTACGCGGGCTAACCGCCTGATTGACAAGGCAACCCGACGAATGGTAGTGTGGCGGCTGGCCTTTGCTATGGCCGTTACATTCACACTCACGCAATTAAGGAAGTTTGAGAATGGGCAAGCGCTTAGAGTTGGCGGAAAAGCTGGTCGGCCAAATGTTGGTCGATATGGGTCCGCGCAAATTCATGATTGCGGTTCACAACGCAACCGCGCATGGCGGCGCTCTTTTGGAAGCACCGGGCGTTGAACTCGATACCAACGATTGGAAGTTGCAGACGTGGCACGCGGTCATTGACGAAATGCTGTCGGTTTCCAAATGGATGGAAGGCGACGAATCGCTCGGTGCCTATTTCCGCAGCGAATGGCTGGAGGGTGATACACAGCATGGCCACAAACCGCGTGCTGCTGACCGGCTGGAAAACGAAAAGCAGCTTTGCGATTATGGGATGCAGGACTTCACCACGTACCGCATCGAAACCGTCGAAGCTGTGATTTTCGAACTCACGGGCGAGCGCGTGCAAATTCTGCATGAGCATAAAAACCCGAGCAAATCTGTCACGCTGCGTGGCCCGCTGGTGGCCTGCATCGATCACATCCGCCACGAAATGCAGCTGGATCAGGAATGGCCTGATGTGATGTGCAAGATTGCGCGGATGATTGCCGAGGATGACGTTACCCTCAACCATCGTGAATACGTTTACGAGTGTTTCGAAAAATACCGCCGCATTCAGCTGGTGCAGGCGCAATTGAAAGAACTCGAAAACAGCTTCACGTGGATGATCCTTGAAGAGGATCTGGAAAACCTGATCACGTCCGAATTGGGCGTGGAAACACTCATTACCGTCGATCCTGATTCCGAAGGGATTGAAGACGAAGAGAAACCGGAAACCCCGTTCAAGTTTGAACACCTGAACGAATCGACACTGCGTGAATTCCTGCAAAAGCTGGTGGAAAATAGACGCACGGCGCAGCACTGCGAAGACGCGTTGGAAGACCTGCTGGGCACCCCGGTAAATATCCTGATCGATGATAAGCGTATCGTCGCAGGCCCCGGCTACCCGGACGGCATTTCCAAGCGACAAGCCGCCGATATGCGCCGCAAACAACGCACTGCGTAAATTCTAGGGGGAGCCATATCGGTCCCCCCTTCCACATAGGTACAATGAAAAATGACTGAGTTCCAGAAAGACCTAATCGTGGTAGGGCCGGGCTTCGTGTTCCTGCTGATGGTGTTCGCCTACATCTGGCGCAAACAGTTCAACGACCGCGAAGCGCGATTGCGCAAAGCTACCATCGAAAAGATTTTGGTTTGCACCGACAAAATCCCTTTTGGTGAAACGATCCCGGTGGTGGCTGTAGAGCGCTTTATGTCCTACATCAAACACCCTGACCCGACGTTTGACCCCGACGCGATCATTCGGCAAGAACGGTTCAACATTCAATCGGTGAACCAGCACCCGAACACAATCCCAAGCAAAGAGGGTTGAGCCATGCTATTCGATTATCTGGCCGATAAACCTTGGCTGCATGGTTGGCTAATGCTATGCGGCACCCTTGTTACGCTGGCCCTGCTGTGCACGCTGGGAATGTTCCTGTTGGAAATTGTCAAAGGTTTCGTGCTGGCAATCGATTTCCATCGCTTCAAACGCAAGTGCGCCACCTACCGCAACACCCAGCACAAATTTCGTTTTCGCTGGTTCTTTAATTCGTGGTGGCATTTCATGGGCTGGAGCGCAGGCGAATCTCTGACCTCCGTTCACGGCGATCAGTTCCTCGGATATGGCCGCTGGATTATCCGTGGAAAATTCACAACTGTTGTACCGTCAACGCCTATCGATCCAGAAGACCTCGAAGACGATGACGAAATTGAAATACCTGACGATTCAGCCACCGATCAAAAACGACCTTAATCAAGGACCATCAAAATGTACCGACCACGACTGATTCACCGCGCCGCCTTCCGCTATGACGAACTCAAACGCGGCCAAGGCCTTACCGAACTGGTTAACTACGATATCATGGGCAGCAGCGAATATGACTGTGGCGCCGTGGGTTTCAGCTGGATGCGTACACAACGCGATATGCTGGAAAAAGAACCCTATTCGCTTGTGGTTCTGAATTGCCGTCCACGTTTCGAACCGGACGAATACCGCCACCCCGGCGACGTTCGTTATATGACCCCATTCATGCAGGGGCGCAAGCTGTACGCTTTGCTGCGCACCAGCACACTCGAATCCTTGGGAGGCCCTGAAGCCATTAGCGCGGGCCTACAAGACGTTTTCGAAGGGCGCCACCAGTTGGCGGTCCCTATGCAGCCGCGTGGCTCCTATTGCCTGTGGCACGATCTGGAACACGATATCTATTTTGCACCAAACGCCACGTTCCTCAAGCTGGTGTATTCGGTGATGAATCGCCCGGCCCACTACTCGACCGAAATTGACAATGAATTGCACATTGGCGAAACGCTGAAACTGGCGACCATTATCAACGGGCGTTCGTGCAAAAGCATTTTCGGTATGAAAGCCCTTGATGGACCGATTAGCAGCCTGCTGCCAAATCAAGTGACAATCAAAACGCGTGGCAAAAGTTTCCGTATGCCGTATGTGTACATCCTGACCCACGATATTCCTGTTAGCAACGAAGCGAGGCCTGCCAATGAAAAATGATTTGTTTGATGCACTCATGAGCAGCGAACTGGAACGCATGCCACCGACCACCCGTGAACGTCTTATGGGCGACACGCGTATTATGCGTGCTGGTGCCAGTCTACCCGGTTACGACAGCCGCGCCCCTCAACCAATCGGCATTGACGAAATGCGCAAGGCACAAAAGGCCAAGGACAAACGCAAAGCGCGTAAGAAAATGCGCCAGCAATCGAGGAAGAAAAAGTGACGCTGACCCAAGCAATGCAAATGATGACCACCACGGCAAAAATCGGCAAGGAAGTTGGCAAGCTGCTACACCCTGCTGGCTATCCACATCCGGGCCGTATCACCACCAGCGGGCGCGGTGCACCGGGTGCCGCCAAGGCACGTGCAAAACGCAAAGTCAAAAACAAGGCAGCACGCAAGGCGAGGAAGCGTTAATGCGCTACGTGGTTTATCAGGGAAACGATTTGCGTAGTCTGGCCAAACAGCTGCTGCACCAGCGCATCTACGATGATCGTGGCGACGAACTGCTGGGCGTGTGGGAACGTGTGGCCGAAACCGGCACCAATAAGGGCCGCAAGGTTTTGGTGGTGGTTGCCTGTGAGTTGGAAAAGGGCAGCGCATATTTCCCACACTGGACGTTTTACGGGGCGCTGGTTTACGAAATAAACCGCAGCCACATTCAGCTTTACGTGAAACCGGAAAATCGCAGGCAGGGCGTAGGTTCTGCGTTGATCAGCCGCCTGCGTGATTTCGAGAATTACGACCGGCGCGTTATCAGTGCTTACGAAGGCTACCCCGGATCGGAACATTTCTTCGAACGCAATCTGATTTTCGTTCCTGACTGCACGTTCGGGGAAAAGGAACTCAAAGACACCAACGCCGAATTGGCGCGGGCCGGGAAATTGAAAGACCTGCCGCAGCCTTATTACGGTGACGCGGTGCGGGTAATCCTACAACGCCGGAAACGGGCATTTTTGCAAAAGGTGCTGAAGGCACAACAGCGAGGTGAAATATGAGCCATAAATTCTACCAAGAACTCTACGCGTTTTTCGAGGAACGCAAAGGCCAGAAATTCCCACGCTCGAAAGAGTTTGTGAGCGAGGAAGGCATTGTGGTTTACGTGCGGGCCAACAATCGCATAGTGCCCGGCACCAACGTGTGGGAAAACGCAATGGTGCTGTCCCGTGTCGATGTAGACCCAGCAAAACGCGGGCAAGGTTTGTTCCGTGATTTTCTGGTGCACTTTGTTGCGCAGTGTCACACACTGGGCTACGACGCCATGTGGGTAGATCAGGTGCACAACGAAATGCTGCGCGAAGTTTTGCTGCGTAACGGTTTTGTACGCGTGCCGGGTAGCGCTGAAGGTGAATATAATTTCCGTCGCCCAGCCTTCGAAAAAGAAGCAGAGCCAGAAGCAGAAGACACAGCGCTGTACGCGATTTGCGACAATCACCACAATCGCTACATCACTGCGCTGGTTGGCCCGGATATCCGCACCGATGAATCGTTGGACCGTGCAATGCTGATTACCGGGCGTGATTTGGCGTTGCAAGTTCGTGATTCGCTGCGAGGGCCGCAATCGACACGCTACGGGATCACGGTCGTTTTGCTTCACGCTGGCAACAAAGGCGAGGTAACAGGGCGGGCTTTCCGGTGAGTAACGAACAGAAAACAGAAACCATGTGGCTGATTCGCGAGAATCGTTCTGGTGAATACGTGGCCAAAATTGCGCAGTCAGTTGTGGTCACTACTCCCAAGGGGAAATACGCAATGCACTGGCGACATGAAGGCACAGCCAACGAACAAGCCGGACTGTTAAATAACAACGTGAATGTTCCTGCGAGTTTTATTCCTGTGATTGCATCGGCTGAGGCGCTGCTGTGAAGCGCGTTTCCATCCTTGGGCATTTCTCGGCGCTGGCGTTGGCTGCGCAGATGGCACAATCTGCAATGCCCAAGGTAATCACCGAAAGTTCACCACGCTGGGAAATTGGTGGAACAGCGGGGCGCAATTCTAACCGGATCGGTTACGGCTGCCCCGGTGCCAGAAAGCTGCGAGCAAAGCGCAAAATCAAAAAGAAAATGCGGCAACAATCAAGGAAAAAGAAATGATTTCAGTAGCACGTGAAGTTGGTTCTGTAGATTTCCCTGCGTTTTTGGGCGAGCGTGTTTACATGCACGAATTTCGCATGGAACAGGGTTTGCCTGAAAGCCTGAAACGCTGGCAAGAAACCGTGGATCAAATGTTGGTCGGCGTCGATACTGACGGGCCGATTTATTTGATGATCGATCAGAAAGCGGTGAAGGCCAATGTCACGCACCGTCGCCCCGGCCTGCACGTCGATGGTTATTGGCACCCAATGATTCAGGCGCACGGTGGTGGCGGGCACGGTTCTAAACCTGCACCAGAACCCGGTCACGGCGGTGGTTCTCACATGACCAAATCAGCGCACGGTGGTGGCCAGCCTTCCCGACCTTTCCACGGCCCAAGCAATCCGCAACCGCGTCACGGTTCCATCGCAGCTATTGGTGGCCACCAAGGGCACCGTAGCGCCTACCTGAAAGGCCGTTGGGATACACCGACGCCTAGCTGGTATTTCGATATCAACGACAAACCCGAATCGATCATTTTGGCGACCAACGTTTGCGCGAGTCGCGGCTTGATCGGGGAATTCGACGGGCCGATTTCGATTGGTGGTGATGTGACGCATTTGGACCTGAGCCACATGCAAGAAATCATCATGCTGCCAAATCGTGTTTATCAGGGTAACGTTTCGTTTATCCATGAATCGCTGCCAGTGGCGTTCGACTGCGAGCGCACGCTGGTTCGTCTCAACGTTCCGGGCCACGTGGTGCACTAAAATGAATCGAGGTGTAGGTCGATATATTTTGCTGCCTAAAGTGTTTGCAGATAATCCTGAACTGAGCGCCAAGGCCGACGAAGCCCTACAGATTTTGGCCCGCAAATACGGAAGGCCAATCGACGCCGGGCGCAATCGTCTGGTGTTCTCTACCGGTCGCGGTTTTGTGCTCAAGTTTCCGCGTAGCCTGAATGGCGAAGCTGACAACAATTACGAAGGCCGTCACCGTGGCCCTACAAAGGCCCGTAGCCGTCGTGTCGAGTTTATGGGTTTCTGCTGTGTTATGCAGGAACGTTTGCAGCGCCTACACCATGACGTTAAACGCCCAAGGAATCTGCCTGTGTGGGTTGATTCCGTGGACTGTGCACAAGTTGGGTACGACCGGCAAGGCCGGTTGAAAGCCTACGATTATGGAATCCGATAATGAGCAAAGAAAATCCAACGGTTGACGATCTGCGTCTGGCGGTAGAAGCGGCGCGTGATGCAAACCTGAAACGCCAGCAATCGAAAACGTGGCATGAGGATCAGTATCGCGCCACCGTGAAACTCTTCAGCAAAATGTTTGACGGGCAATCCGAAATCGAACTGGCATCCACGCTGGAAGCCTTCGACATTGACGGGCGTTATATCCCCGATCCAGTGTCCAACGTGATCGAGCGTGGCAACCAAGCGCTGCAAGAAATGTTGGCCAACGGTGAACTTGAGGCCAGCGACGTTTTCTGTTTCTTCGTCACAAAAACCCTGCATAAAACTCTGACGCAGGACGACGTTCGCCGCGCAGAAATTGCGGCGGGCATTCCAGTAAGCCTCTGAGGAAAAATCCATGACCAATGAACGACGTGAACCGCATTTCCGCGTGGTGTGCGTGCAAGCCGTAAAAGGTGGCTGCAAAGATACCGAACTGGCTCGCACCTATCCGTCGCATGATGCAGCAGGCACCTACATACCGCACCCGATTAACGAAGTGCTGCGCATGGCGGGCGAAACGCTGTATGAGCACATGACCACCGAGGGTGAAGACCACATTAACCCCGACGACATTATCAGCATTCATGTAACCCGCATTTGACGGAAACTGGAAAGGGAATTCACCTGTGCTCTACTCGAAAATCTTCAACGATCTGAAACACGCCCTACCGCATCACCGCGTTCTGCGCACCCGTCACGCGGGTACTCAAGAGTTCCGCTTCGAGCCGCGTGATGGTCACAGAAAAATCCAGTACATTGTCATTGAATATCGTGACAGTACCGTTCTCCGTAATTTGAATACAGGCCTCGAAAAAAGTTACCCAGCACATGAAAAGGAGTCACTACTGTGCATGCTGCAACAAGTGCAGAAACGCCAAATAAAAAAGAGCTACGATGGCTCTGGCCGTGGCAACGAAAATACCGTTCGCAATTTCTGCAACGTGCTCGGGTCGTGCATCAGTTTGATCAAGCACGTGAAGCCCGGCACACTGCTTACCGTATCGGGCCGTCTGAGTATGTCCACGAAATATTCGTGAGTGACGATCTGAAAAACATCCGGGTCAGTGAATACGTTACGAAAACCAGTCGCAAATTCACAATTGACCAAATCCAGTATGGCGTGGTCTGCAACCGCCGTTTCTTTGAGGAACTTGGCCAAGCCGAACATTTCCTAAACGTGGAGTTACTGAATCGTGATCACTCTGTATCTACACCTACCCGGCTCCCCCGATCTGGAACACGGGGCCTACGCACTTTCGGATTCCGAGGCGATTTCTTTGCCTGCTCGCTACTACGGACCCGACACCGAGGCCAAAATCCACTTGTCGAACACGCTGGCGTTTGACGCGTTCCGACTGGCCGTGGCACTGGGGCACATTCCCCCGGAAAACATCCGCTGGCGCGCCTTTGACGATAAGGGCCGCCATTCCGGCACAATCAACCAATACGGCGTACCCCGCAACGATCACGCGGACCATGACCGCTGGCCTTGCACTGACTGGCACCTAAAATTGTCAGAGGAAATTATTCTGTCAACGGTCCACAAGCGGCGTGCGCAACAACGCGAGCGAATCACTCCGATAATTACGCGGATTCGCCGCACTGAAGAAAACTGTAAACCAGAAGGAAGCAGCGATGAAAATCCATCCTCTGATTGAACGCCTTATCCGGCTCGGCGTTGACGTAGAAATCCACTACGACCGCAACCGCAATGTTTTCCTGTATGACCTGCATTCAGGGGCCAAGGAAACCATGACGGCCTATGCGCTCGAAGGTGGTTCGCTGGCCGTAGAAACCCGTTACGATTTGACGCGAGTCGTCACCAACATTATCGAACTCTGCCACGTGTTCGAATCGTGCGTGTTGCCCAAGGGAAATTTCAACCCGCAGTGGGGCGACGTTATGCGCGAACTCGATCTATGGGAGGCAGATTACGTTCCATAAAATTCAAAAGGTTTTAAAATGCAAGTAAGCCTCACGTATCCCGCAGGCACTTACGGCGAACCGCTGCTGGTCGAATGGAATACGACGCCACAAGTTGATTTCGTCATGTTCACAGTCAACGGCCTTATGCCGACATATTCTGAATATGTGGCGTATGACACGCTGAACCCACCAAACCCGTTCATTGCTGTCACGCAGGATGGCCGGGGCAACGTGGTTTATGACGGCGGCTTTCCGAAGTTTTACAACGTCGGGGCGCCAGCCGAAGGCACGGTGTTTGCTGGACTAACCGGCGCCTACAAATATCTCTACAACGCCCTCAATTTCGTGGCCAACCAAACGAAAAAGGCGGCAGGCAATAACAAGGTGTTGATCCTTGGCGATCAGGTCGAAGGCCAGAACTACAGCGTGAAGGGCAGCGAATCAACCAGCTTCCGCACGTCGTTTACGCGCCTGTTCGCCATCGCTGGCTATGTGCCGACGTTCAAGGATCGTTCGGATTATGGGGATGTGTTAAATCCCACATTGTCCGAATTGGAAAGCTACTGCGCGGTGCTGGTCATGTCCTCGGACTACGGCACACCAACCGGGCGTTTCACCGATGCGGCTGTGGCTGCAATGGTGGCCTATCGCGAAGCAGGAAGCGGCGTAATTCTGATCACGGACCACGGGCCGGATTTACCGGACGTGAACGCGGCGGCAAACAACGCTTACACCGGCTTTTTCCGCAGCGCTAACCAGATTGCTTCCGAGTACGGAGTTTATTTCACCGGCCTGTTTGATCGGACGCCGGTAAACGTTGGATTTTTGCGGACAAATTACGGGGATCACCCGCTGTACGCAAACCTAGACAATAGCGAAAGCATTCACGCAGGTGCATCCGAATCGCGTGTTGTGGTCGCAGACTATCGTCGCTATAAACCGGGTGAACTGCCATCGGTGCGGATGACGGAGGGTTGCTACCTTGTGCAAATCCTCACACGTCTGAAGACCGGTGCGGTTGAAATTCAACGTCAAAACATCTGCATCGAGAAACAGGTTATGCGAGTACGGAAACTTTACGTTCGTGAATCGAGCACCAGCCCGTGGATTATCAACTTCTCCAAAGGCGGCTGGTGCGTCTACCAACAAGGGAAGGCGATTATCATGTCGCCAAAGAACACCAAAATGTGGGATGCAAAACTGAAAGAATGGGTCGGGGTTAAGTAAGAAATGACACAAACGAATTCCAGTCACGTGGGTATCACAACATCGGCCCACACTGACAAAATCTTGCACGAACAAATTGGGCTGAATACTTCGCAAGTTGTGCTCGGCCTGATGATTGTGTTTATCGTAGCGTCTCTGTCCCTTTCATACGCTGACAAGCAGCGACAGAGCCGAATTCATCGGGCGGTGGTGCGCGTGATCACGGTTGCCGTATCCATCGCCTGCACTGCCCTGCTGGTCCTCAACTACAACACAGGAAACGTGTAATGCCCAGCACAGTCAAAGCCGCAAAGTCTTACAAAGAGAAAGTGAAAAAGTCCGAGCCGAAATCGATCAAGGTCCGTTCGGTTGAAATCGGTGTTGAACATTTCCTCGACGGCCTCGAAGGCGTAGTGTCGTTGCCGATTCGCAATGCCAACGGACACAACCTGATCGAAGGGCTGATGCGTTCGGCAAAACCCGAAGAAATTTTCCGTGAAGTTCTGGCGGATAAAATCGGGGGCCTGATGGTCAACCTCAACGAGGTACGCACCGAGCGTAGCGTTATCGATTTGACGCTGAAAGCCGAAATCAAGCGTGACTTCGATGATCGCTGGGTAGAACTGACGTTGCATGCCATTGTCGATCCTGACAAAGAACCAGATTTGCCCGCGTTGACCGGTCAAATGGCAAAGGCTGCATTGGAACGTATTTTCGGCGGTTTCCCTGTACATGTGGAAATCGAAGGTGACAACGTAGATTTCCTGCAACAGCAGCCGATTTGGATCAAAAGTCCAGAAGGCGAAAGCCCACTGCGCTCGCCACTGCCTACTATCGATGTGCAACAGCTGTACGTGAGCGCGGCCCACAACATTTGCGCCGCCATTCTGGAACGCAGCGTGAGCCACATTCGTTTCGGTGACGAACAAGGGCAGGAATGGGTGAGCACCTTGGACTGGCTGGAAATGTTGGCTGAGGTGGAGCGTGAATTCTCCAAGACTAAGACTAAGAAAAAGTCTGGAACCAAACGAGTTAAATAAAAGGAAGTTGTGATGCAACATCAAGAACAAACCCGTAGCCCTTTCGCAGACTACCCAATCGAGCAGCGCACCCGCATCGGTTACATGCTGTATCTGGATTCATACGAAAAGAAATTCAAATATGCGCGTGACCTGCTGACCGGCCTAGCTGATCTGGAAGTGCGTATGTGCTTTTTCCATTCGATCCATGAGCGCCATGTTGATCTGAATTCGCTGGAAGACGCTGGGTTTATTTTCGGTGATCTGGCCACGTCTTTGCTCAACGAAGCGAAGGATTGGGCGCAGGAAGCTGTGACCAAACAAGTCGAGGCAATTTTGCCTTTCATAGACCAAGCCACCATGGAACAAATCGGCCAGCTTATGCGCGTGCCGAACAAGCCTACAGTGCTCGGTATGCAAGACTGGCGTGAAAGCCTGCGAGCCGATCAGAAACGTGCTGAACAAAAGAAGGCTGAACAGCGCGAGCAATTCCTGAGCCAGCACAAACCAGCGCCCGAAGGTACAGTGAAAGAACTGGCCGCGAAATATGGTAAATCGCTGAGCGAAATTCGTAAGCTGAAAGCGGCTGGTTTGCTGCACACTTTGGACCAACAACAGGAGCAACAAGCATGAGTGAAGTTCAAGCAGGTTACGGTCGTTTGGTTTTGGGTTTCAGCCATAAAGAAGCGTTTGATAACTGCGTGAAACAATTCGGCCTGCAATACAGCGATGATGATATCGCCGCCTTCCTGATCAGCCACCAAATCGACGGCGAAACCTTCTGGCTGCTGCGCTGCGAACGCAAGAAAGCCCTGCATGATCCGCTAGGTGACAAAATGCATTTGATGGTGCCCGGAATCTGGCGTGAAAGCGCCCGGTTTGTCTACAGCGAAACTGTGGACGGTCTGGTCGAGTCCAAACATTCCGGCTGCTGCGATCAGGTGGAAACCAAACGTCAAGTTAACGCGCTGGTCACGCTGAATATGCCGGTGTTCAAAGGGCGCATGAGTCATCCGTTGAATGCCATTCAACAATGGGAATCGTGAGGCCTTATGCGCAACGGAATTTCCTACGGGCAACAAATGGATGCCGCTGAATATTTGGCGTGGAAAACTACACGCAAAAGCCTACGCGATTCCTTGGATTGGCTAAAGGGGCGCGACCTGCTAACCCCTAGCCAAGTGTCGAAACTGAAACTGGTGCGCGATGATTCGTTGGTGAAATTAGAGCCATACAGCAAGCAGGCGTGTGGCTACCAAAATAACGTACTGTTCATTGTGGCTAAACCGATTCCAAATGGGCATGAGGTGAGCCGGGCATTTCTGGCTTGGGTTCCTGATATTTTCAAAAAGGAAGCTATGCTGCCCAGCCTCTACGCCGTAGCGGATGAATGGCGAGCACACGACGAATTCGTGTTTGATATTCAATTTCTGTAAAGGACTGTTATGGACAACACAGACGACCGACCGAAAAAGAAACGCTCGAATGGCGACCGTTCAAATGCTACGGGTGACAAGCATTACGCATCACACCAGAAGCAGCAAATTCAAGACATGAATGATGCTTTCTGCCGTAAGGCCAATGGGCTGCACCGGCTGGAAGTTGCGTTGTTCAAATGGCTAGGCAAAGACGGGCTAGACCCGAATGTACGCGCAGCGCTGGACCAAGCGCGAACCGCGCAACAAGATACCGATTTTAAACCGTTGTGGGATTTGTTGGATGAACGCGCAAGCACTGCTGGAACCGGAACCGAAGAGCATTACTGATTTTCCACCTGTTGTCGTCCCGTACATCCCGTATTACCCAACAGGTTTTTTCGTCTGGTTCGAAATTGACGAAGACCTGACCTATCGGCCTATGCCTGTGAAGCGCATTCCGTTCCCGCGCAAGTCGATTGGCTACCACGTGCATTTTGTGGTGCATCCGAAAAAGCCTGACCCGGCGCCGGTTGATACACACCACGCCATTTTGGTTGTGGGGTTGGCTGCAAAAATTCACGGAACTGCATTGGCCGTGCGTAAGGCTGCGTGGCGTATGCTGCGCCGTGTTGAGTCTGTGCGTTCTGAAGCAATTGATCCTCTGGATGGCGTGTCGAAAGTGTTCGCAAGTGGGGCCGAAATCATGGACCTCATTATGTACCACCGCGAACCCGTAAGATTTGTTGAACTTATCGTACAAGAAACGAGGCTGAAACAATATGCTGAGAAAAAACCACCACAAGCCGCTAAGTCTGGACGACGTGTTCGATCTTCCAAACGCTCTCGGAAAAAATGAAATCTTTGCCGAGTTCGTGAACAACGGTTACGAGTGGGTCCGCGTCCACCCCGAAGACCTAGCGCGTCTGGAAGATGGTGAATACGACTTCTGGCTGCGCAAACGTTTCTACAAAACCGTTACGGAAAACTATCACGAACTGGCCTACACCGTTCACGTGAAAGTTTCCAACCTGTTCCGTATTGAGGGCTATCCGAAGGATGGTTCGGCACCGCGTTTCCTGTTCCGCGCCAGCGTAGATTTCCAAGATGTTGAGCCGGGCACGCCGATTGGTCTGCTTAACATGAATTGGCGCGTGTACAACGTGGACGATGCAGAAAAACCTGCGCGCTGGTTCTGGCAGCAACTGGGGGAGTCTGACCAGTGAGATACAGCCGGAAAGAAATCGAGGACATGATGCCAATGGAACGGCAGGCCTACGCACAGGAACTGTTCCGCCGCGTTGCCGTTCTGCGCCACAAGGTGCACGTATCGCGTGAAAGTTTCGCCGTTTCTCAAATCGATGTTGACGAAACTCACGTGCGCCATTCTATCCCCGGCCTAACACGTAGGCCTGAATTGGAATTGACGCTGGGCGGCAATCAACGCTGGTCCGACCTGTCGGTGGAAATCCTCACGGTACTGGATGAATTGCAAGACTTCCTGAAAACTGTAAACGATATATGTGGCGAACGACTCGAAACCGTCCACATACGTCTCTTACAGGAACTTCAAGGAATTCAATATGGCAAAGCAAAAAGTTGATCTGGACCGTGGCCGCATCGCGGTGCAAGAAATGCAGGCGCAGCTGATTTCTGCATGCCAAGCCAAGCTGATGACACTCGGTTTGCAGGCACCGGAAATCCAGAAGCTGTACGACATTTCGAAGATCGACCTTTACTCGGTGGTTAGCGGCAAGGGCAACATTCCGTTCGCCCGGCTGGTGATGTTCGCCGCTAACCTTGGATACACTGTGGATCTGGTGGTTTCGGAAAATGGATAATTGGGCAGGCGCAATTCTCTTCACGCTGGTTAGCTTCAAGGCGCCGCTCAATGTGGGTGTGCCTAGTGTTGCACAGGGCATGCAACCATTCCCCGATCAAGCCACGTGTGTACGGGTGCGCGACCGCTATTTCGAGACGCAGGGCTTTGCCTATATGGACGGCAAAGACGACGTGAAAATTACGCGCCGTAGCGACTCCAAAAAAGATGCAGTAACCGTCGTCAAAGAAAGCCTGATCAACGGCTTTGCCGTTACTTACACCTGCGTGGATACCACCGAATGATTCACCTGTTTGCATTGTTTCTCCTTTTCATGCACTGTCTGCCTTTGGGTGTAACCGTATGGTCAATTTACAAAACCAACTATCGTTTCAAACCGAAGGCCACGGCCCGAACCCAAAAACGGGGGCGATAGACGTTTGCCAGTGCGGTGTAGTCGGGTGTTTGGTATTGCGTTGTCGCGAACTGGCATCACAGGGCTACAGTCGCACTCACGTGGCTGACGTGTTGGAAATCGAGCACCGGAAGTTTTTCAATCTGGTGCGTCACCTGCCTGTTATCTGGCCTGCCCCGAATCAAAGCATCCGCGACCGGGAAGGGCAAAAACGACGCGCTGAAAAAATGCGCAAAGGACTGAAAAATGTCGGAACCTAATCTGAGTATTTCCCGTCTCAACCAGCTGTATTCTGCGCTGGGTATCCAGCTGAAAGAATTGGTAGATCAATATTCGATGATGATCCGAGGCAAGCCCGATCCAATCGCGCTGCGTGTGGGCAACCACCCGGATTCGAAGGCGGCGATTCGTGCCATCCTCACGATCCGCGAAGACATTCTGGAAATGCGCCGCAAGATTACCCATTTCCAGTTGTCCCAGCAAGACGAACTCGAAACCCGAGCACGTGCCAATCCAATCCACATCGTGGCGAAAATTGCTGCCGAATTTGACCTGAACGGTTACATCGAAGAGCACGCCTTAGAATTCGCGGATAAAGACGCGCTCTATAGCGTCTACCACGACACGGAAACCGAGGACGGTGAGTGGCTGAGCCGTTCGATTATTCGCGACCGTGTTTCGTTTGACGTGGCAATGTCGCTGGGCCAGACAATGGCCGGTGCACTGGGCCTCAAACCCTCGCTGATCTATGGCACGTGGATGACGTGTGTGCCGTGCGAAATCGAGGAAACAATCGTCGTGGAGAAATCCCAATGAGCCTGACCGTACAGCAGCACATCGCCATTCTGCACAACGTTTACCAGCGGCTGGAACAGCGTAAACAGGAACGCAGAATCGAGTTCAACAATCTGCGTTATAGCGTGCCGACCGGCGAGCAAGTTAACACCGCGCCGATCCAGCCCAAGGGCCTGACCATCAAATCGGTTCTGGAGCACATCCGCGCCATCGACCGGGAAATCAAATATTTCGAGCGTCAAATCGAGAAATACAAGAACCCGGAAAAGCCAATCGACAAAATGACTGACGAAGAGAAATTCAGTCAAGCCATTGGCATCGCCATGGAAAACAAACTCGACATGTCTGTCATTCTTTCGGAGGTACTGGGCGAATGAAATTTTGTGGCGTAGAAGTTTCGTTTCGTCGTGTTGGCAAGGACGGCGCAGAGGCCGAGGCTGACATTGCGGAACGTACCAAACTGTCGAATAGCAAAGAGGTTTCAGCTAGCGTTGATTCCAATTACGGCTACCGCGAACGCAAGGCAAAAGATTTCACACTGAAGACCTACCGTAAGAAATCGCCGGTCGAAGAAATCGTTTTCCCTGAGCCTGAAAATCCAGATAGTCCGTGGCAGCAACAGGCACTGGCCAACCTTGTGCGCAAGACGCATGAAATGTTCGAAAAAGGTTGGTTTTCTGTGTGCATTCCAAGTGATGCTGTTGAGCAGTTTAACGTGGCACAGAACGGGGCGGCCCGTATGGCCTACGAGAAATTGCGCGTTTTGCATTGCGTACATTTTGATCAAATGAATCCAAAGCTGTATGCGCAGATTCCGGCTCTCATGACCTGCATGTTTACCGGTGGTGACATTGCCCCGGCTGACATTTGGGAATCGTAAAGGAACAATGAAAAATGACAGAAGATAACGATCTGATCGCCGCCATGATCATGCAGGAAAACCGGGACGGTTCGGGCTTCGAACCTGATCCAGAATTCAGCCAGAAACAACCGTGCTTCCACCAGAGCCACCGACCGCCAACTGGCATGGTGATTCCTATCGGCCAGCGCTATCGTCACGTGTGCCCCGGCTGCAAGGAAGTGACGTACATCAAATCACATCGAGCGACCTGCTAATGGTGCACTGTGAAGGTGGCAAAAAGACGCGGGAAATTTCACACGCAACCACGCTTGAGGAAGCGCAGCTGTTTGTGAAGAAAGCCCGTGAAATCGAACACGAACTGCACCTACAGGTTTGCGCCATTTGGAGCGCGCCCCCACACGGCCAGCGCGGCTATTCTAGCCTGACCACCATTGCGGATTGTGTGCGTGCCCTCAACTCGCACGAAAAGAAAATTCGTGAATACACCGAGTCGATTCGTAATTCGAAAATGGGCCTCAACGAGTTCAACCAAACGCTGCAAGTAATTGCGCAGCACGTTGACTCTGTTAGCCACATGGTGCCGATCTATGAAGGCCGGGCAAAAACCCCTGAAGAGCAAAAGGAAAAGAAACGGTGGTGGCGCCGGTAGCGGAGCGAAAATGATCAACGATGCAATAGACCTTTTCAAATTCAGTGCCAGACAAATTCGTAAAGCGACCGGGGCCAAGATCACGTTGGCGCAGGAAACGCTGGCACGGGAAATGAAATTCCAAAACTTCCATGAGGCGCGCAAACGTCTGCTGGAAGAACGGGCCGAACAATATCGGCCACTAATTGCTACGGCACAGGCCAAGGCAATTGAGCGACTTAAACAAGTCTAAACCCATTTAGGAAATCCCATGCATTTCACACAAATTGTACAAATCAAACGGAACGCCCAAGGTGACATTTCGGTTGGCGGTGTGCAGAATCCAAAAGACCACATGGATCTGTCATCGTGCCTTACCTTGCGCGGGCGCCTGCCCCATGGCGAAGTGTTGAAAAAGCTGGCTTTCCGCCGAGAAGAGCGCAACAAAGATCACTGGTTCGGCTACACGCATTTGCTGGATGCTTCCCACATCAAGCAAGACAATGCCCACCGCTACCGCCTGCTACTGGAAATTCCGATCAAAGATGAACCGCCCTACGTTGACCTGCTGCCGTGCGGCGTATATGGCACACACGACGGCGAATTTCTGATTTACATCCTGCACACCAATGCGATGGTGCAGGTCAAAGAAACGGGTTACGAATTTACCGGTTCGTACATGATGCAAATGCTGGAGCAGGAAAACGAACACCTGCACCGCATGGTTCTCAAAGGGATCAAGAAATATAAACTGGACCAGAATGATCCAGATATCTAACTGTGGATCGTGTCGGCGGCGAATTTACGTTAGCCCCGAAGTCGCGTCCCTGTTTGCTCAAGCTGAAATTTCTGTGCGCTGCCGTTGGTGCGGCGCACTTACCAAGATCCTGAGAACCCATTATGAACACCTTGCCGGAAGTTCTGAAGTGCCCGTACTGCAACCAGAAATTGCAGAGTTATACAGTCCCGAATTTTATCAGCGAGTGTTGCGGGAAGCTAATATGTGTACGTGAGGAACAAACGTCACGCGTGCAGGTGTACATTCCCCCGTACCCGCCTATCGACTGTTTGGACCCAAAATTGGTTAAACCGATTTCGGGCGTGACGGTCCGTGATGGGAACAAGGGCCGCGAAAGCCGCTGGACCCACATTTACTACAGCGGTGGTTGGTACGTGCGGATCACGGGTGGTTTCGATCTGGAAAAAGCTGGATTGCCGCACGGCCTTTCTACGGGTCAACTGTTTAGCACGGCTAAAGAAGCACAGGCCCACGCTGATCTGGTGGACAAAGTTTTAGACATGATCGTTATGCGTGTGGTCGAGGAAGCAGCAGAATTGGTCGGAAAGGAAATTTTGGAGCAACTTTCATGAAAGACACGACGTTTTGTTTTGGTGCGTTGGGCGCCGCATGTCTGATGCTGGCTGTGTGGTCGGTGTTCGGCCAAGGCTCCAAAGTTGAGGCCAATGCCGCCCACGCGGAGAACCCAATCAAGGGCCAGCGTTTCGAAGTCGGATCAACGACCGTTGTCCGCTATTACGACCAACAGACTGGTGTTGTGTGCTACGAGCTAAACAAAAGCGGAATGTTCGCATGCTCTGCCGTCAAGTGGCGCCAAACCATCGAAGAGAACCTCGGCCTCTAGGAATGAAAATGTTAGAAAAACACTGGTTGACCATCCTGCTGATTTCCGTGTTGCTGGTGATCGCGTCCAATGCGCGTGCGGAAACCGTCACCAACCAATGGGTTGAAAATTCGCCCTACATGTTCGACAACGGTGTTAACGGCCCCGGCGTCACGGACGTGCAACGTACCTACGATTCCGAGGCCGACGTGGTTTGCTACAAACTTTCCATTTCGCTAACCATGTCGTGTACGCCCAATAATTCGGACAAGCTACGTGTGAAATATCGAAAGTACCGCGAGTTTATCGAAGACCGCAACGCCCGAGAGAAAGAGGCCAAAAAATATGAACGTTAATATCTCCGATCTGATACCTATCAGTGCACGGCCTCACATCGTTACCTTCCGTTTCCCTTCGCCGGATATGGAAGCGCGGTTCAAATTCCAACCGAACGGCAAGGCCCTGCGTGGCCGGGAACAGGCGCAGCACGATATGCGCGAGTGGTGGCGCCAAGACGTATTGATTCCTGCCGCCCGTTTCTGCTGGCACGCACAACAACCAGAATATCAGCAGCTGGAAGGCATGCCGCCTGATGAATTCTGGAAGAAATCGAAGCGGATGTGCGACAACGCCACGCGTAATTGCTGGGTGTATTTCGACGGCGGATTCGTCACGGTGCAAATGGAAATCTTTGCCCACGCAATCCCCCTCTACGCCCGCAGAGAAATGCAGCAGCTGACCGGCGCCATCGAAGCTGCACTGATGCTGGAAATTGGTGTGATCGAAAACGATCTGGCGCGGCCACTGCCTGAAGGTGCAGAACCTGACAAATTCCAGAACTGGCGCCTGCGTGTGTACAAAGACATTCAAAGCGGCCTGATGGATGATTTTTTCACGGATGACCGGCTGACCATTTTGCCGAGTGATCAAGTGCACATTTTGGGTAAGGAACCGAAATGAATCATACCGTTTTTGTGGTGCTGGCCATGGCGTGCGTTTTGTTCGTCACGACGTTGCTTCGTGGTTTTCAGAGCAAGGCAGTTTCCAGCGGCCACAAAACGGCGGCTGGCATCACCGGCACCCTGATGAATGCTTGCGAAATTTTGGTCACGCTTTTTGTTGTGGGTGCCACGCGTGATTTGCCCAATCCGTACTACGCGCTATTTGCCTCGTTTGGTGCTGGCGCCGGTTGGGTTGCAGGCATGTTGCTGCATGATCGTGTGGTGCGCAAACGCCGTGAGAAAATGAAGATTGCCAAGCGTGGCAAACGCCAGCGACAAATCGAACGCATTGCACGTGAAATCTACACCGAACTTCAGGACGAAAGGGGCACCGTGTGAATTTGTCTATTCCGCTGTACAAAATCTCTTTCGACCTAGAAGAGTGTTTGGCCCACAAGGTCGAACGCGGTATGGGGTTTTTGGTGCCGATCAAAGAACAGCCAGATTCACAAATTCTGTTCAATCGAGCCATCATGCATTATTTGTCGAATGGCTGGAAGCGTGATGAATTTCGGATGTATTGGTCAGAAAGGCCGCGTTACCTGACGAAAGCGGTGAGGGACCAATTAGACAGAAATGGTTGGTCGTTTTTTCACATGTATCCGGGGATTGGTGCGGTGGTTTGCCCCAGCGTGGAATCCGGCCACGCTATGCCCATGTTTGATTTGGTGGTCGTTGCATCCATCATCGAAAACGTCGGAAATAGTGTAGACCGGCTTCGCAGCATCCTGAAAGACAATGGATATAATCCGTTGGACTCTGCGCATGTTCGCCAATACATTCGGCTTGTAGAACAGGCGGTGCACGATACTATCAATCACATGACGGCCATAGGCTACATGCACCTGCGAGGCAACCACACATTCCGCATCGCACTGATTAACCAGTGTGTGAAGCTGTGGAATATGGCAGGCCCCGTGCCCTACGAACTTTATTTCGACCTGAAAGATTTTGGCTTTGTGGTGCGTTGCGTGAAGCCTTTGCGTGATGCGCTCAACCGCAATTTCGGACCCTTCGTTACTGATTACATTGGAGACTGCTAAATGAACGTCGTTAAATCTGAAGACCTGAACTATAGCCGCACCGCTACCGGCGTTGCCGTCATTTCCTACGATACCAATAAAGTGTTGCTGGTCACGTCACTGAAATTCCCCGGCCTGTGGGTTTTGCCCAAAGGTGGTTTGGAGGAAGGTTTGACCGAGGCACAAAACGCGCAGAAGGAAACCCGTGAAGAGGCAGGCATGGAAGTTTTCCTGCGTGAAAAGATTTACGACGAAGTATTGTCCTACGAAGCAACCGACGATCACCCGGCAAAGATCCAGCGCGAGATTTATTTCCGCGCTTCGTTCGCTTCCTATTGCGATTGGGAAGAGTTCCAATTGCGCAAGCGCGAGTGGTTCACCATTGACGCCGGGTTGGCCAATCTCATGTCGCCCGAGCAATACACCGTGGTTCAACTGGCGCAGGTGGCGGCCAAGCTGGAGCACGCCAAGGAAGCCGGTGCAGGGGTTGACCCGGCCTAACCCTGCCCTGTATACGCGTGCGCGTGTGCACAGGCCTATAGCCGCTCCCATTGGGGCCTAAGCCCTTGATCCGTGGGCAAGTGTTGACAGATGGGCGACCGTCTGTCAGATTGGTGGCTGGGCATTTGCTGCCTGTTACCTACACCCTCACGGATTAAGGGAAGTTTCCATGGGTACAATGAAAACTACGCGGGCACTGCTTATGCGCCCCCATTCAGGCATCGTCGTTGGATTGCTGAGCCTGTGCTGGATTGCCGTTCCGTTTAATAGCCAAATGGCGCACGCCATTATCGGCACCTTGGGAATCCTGCTTTCGGTTGTGTCGCTGCTTTTTGTAGGGCGCAATACCGACCGTTGGACTGCCCGATTCGAACGCTTCAATATGGTGGCGTTCGTTGTTTGCTTTGCACTGTTGATTAATAACTAGGCCCCTACGAGGTTCACAATGGCTACGCTTTCCCGCACCACGCATTCGCTGAAACACTTCCATTTCATTTTCACCGTGCTGACCCCGGCAGTCACCAAAATGGAAGCGCACGTTATGGCGCTGTCCAAGGATGAAGCCGATTTGCTTTTCAAGCAGGCCTGCCCAAACGTCTGGATGATTCTCGACCAGCGCGAACTGGGTTCCGCCAAGCAATGGATCATCCGAGGCAAGAAAGCGAAAACCGACCGTTCACACGTTTATCAGGTCGGCCCGTATTTCGAGGGAAGCGACACCGCTACGCCGTTCACTGATTTCGTGAACCTCTACCAATCGACCTTTATGGCCCTGCCGTTGCCTGCGCTGCGCTACCAGCTGTTCAAGCACAACGGCACGCACGTACCGACCGCCGAACACATCCAAATCATTGCGGACGAAACCGGCGAGCGTGTCGAGTACATCGAGGGCATCATTCAGCAAGAATTCCGCGCCCGCTGGTTTGAGAACACGGTGCAGCGTTTCGGCCATGTGCACATTCTCAAACTCATGAGCAAAACCCAGTTTGAGGAAATGATGATCGGTCGTGACATTCCCGAAGTGTGGGGGCGCCTGTGTGAGGCAATTCCGAATTTCGGCATGACCCGCTATTACCGCATGACGGTTGGCGAATTGCTTTTCTTCCACGACATGACCAGCATGTACAAGTCGAGCCACGAACTGTACAGCGGCGCCCAGTCGATTAACAATTTCCCGAAACGCTACCTGAAACAATTGTGTGAAGTGGATTCCCGCTTTGCCGAACTGGCAGCGCAAGAACTCAACAACAAGTAAATTTCAGAAAGGGGACCACGCCCTGTTGGCGGTCCCCACTTTAGGAGTAACACCATGAAAAATCGCGTAGCCCTCAACAAAGCCACCGACAAGAAAATCACCCCAAAAGAGCAACCCACTTTCGCCAACATGTGGAAGCTGCGTTACAAAACGCTCAAGGGCTTTACCGATGCGCTGGCGAAAACGGGCGACGATGAATTCCGCGCCTATGCCGCGTACACCGATGGCGAGCCGCAAAAGCTGTTGACGCTGGTGGCGGAAGATTTGGACGCGATGGCCAAAATCCTCAAGGGGCAGCAGGTCAACGTCTACGGGCTTTACATGAAGGCCCTTGTAGCCTACGGCCTGAACAAGGCAGGCACCGAGGTAATCGACCAGCTGCGCAAGCGATTCAAGCGCGAAACCGTCAATTCGTGGCTTACCCAGCATTCGCTGCCGAGCGACAAAACTTTGCTGGCACTCGAAGACGAATTCGATTTGGACCTGCTGAAATATTCCGTTGTTCCTCAATCGGAATTCGCCAAGCCTACCGGTGCCAAAGACGAAAGCGCGGTCGATGAAAAGCCTGTGAAAGCGCAGGGCAAAAAATCTTTGCCGCCGTTGTCCGAAGACGACAAAAAGAACGCACCTGTCGGGGGAGCAAAAACCGTGGTCGAGAAAGTGAAAAAACCTTCGTTCGTTTTCAGCAATGTATGGCTCGAACACCATAGCGATCTGGAAGCGTATTGCGACACTACTTTCAACCGCCGTGAAGCCGATATTTACGCGCACGTGGTCGAAGGTGATTCGGACATGCTCAACGAATTTTCGGGCAGCATGCTTGATGCCATGCAGGACAAGCACCCGAGGCAGCAAATCGACGTGCTTTATCGCAAGGCTGTTCTACAGCGCAACTATGCGCGCCTGTCGCCTGAGCAACACGCGGAAATTCAGCAAATGTTTTCGGCGGCGCCAGTTGGCCGGTGGCTTTCCGACAACATGGCTTCGCTTCCCAGCTATGACGCGCTGAACGACATGCACGACCGTGGCATTTACGTCATGGATGGCTCTGTGCTTGATGAAGAATTCCACGCGCCACGCAAGGCCGTGCGGGCCGCTGCGTTTTCCGAGGGTGACGAAATTTACGATTTCTTCACTAAGCGTGATTTGGATCGGGTGCAGCACCTGTCCAAGGATTTCGCGGCCATCATGGATGAAATGCCTGCAAACGTTCACCGCAACGTTTACGCCGAACTGGTGAACGGTCCGGGCTTCCGCGCCATGATGGAACTGTGGCCTAACACGCTGCGTCATGAACTCGAATCCGAGCAGATTCTGGACGAAGACGGCGCCCGCGTTTGGTGGAATCTGGAAACCTGCAATTTCAAGGCACGCGTGACCGAAAACCGCGCCGAAGTTTTTGTCGAGGAATCCGGGGGCGGTTACGTGATGTACGCCAACACCAAAGGGCTGTGCGAATCGGTTGAACAGGTGTTCCGTCTTTTCGACGTAATGACCAGCGATCAACTGGGCGAAATCATGCACAAAAATCTCGGTTTCGAAAACGATCACGTGGCTGGTGTGGAATTCCATTTGGAGAGCAAGACCAACTACACGCCTGCCGCGTTCTACGACCAAGCCTATTCCAACGAAATCACGATCACAGGCAACGGCAACCTTTACAGCGCTTCGCAATTCCTGCTGCTGGCCGCACAAACCACGCGTGGTATTGTGATGCGTAAAGCCAATGCGGTGGAGCGCTTCGCGGCGTTCAATCTGCACGTTGGTGAAGAGGCCGAATTCCACGTGCTGAATCTGGATACCATGGCGGCCAATGGCCCTACCAAAGGCGCGGCCAGCTACGCGGACCACATCAACGATCTGGCCCCACCGTTCCCACGCGGGGCGCAACTGCACGGCGCGTTCCTCAACGAACGCAATGAACTGGAATTGCCGCTGTCGCAGGCTGCTTACAACGCGTTCCACCAGAACAACAAGGACGCGGACGAATACATGCATAGCATCGTGTTCATCTGATGCAAGGGGCCGTGCCGGTTTGGGCGGCCCTACTTTTTTATCGGTACGCAACACCCTTTATCTCATTTTTCAAACGGCAATCTGTAGCGATTCTAAGAGGTTTACATGATGTTCAATCTATCGGTTGGGGCTATGGCCAGTAACCGGTCCATTATCGAATCGTATGCAAATAAAATGGGCTGGGATGTAGAGCGGGCGACCGCTGCATTAACCGCTTATGGAACTGGGCTTTATCTGCCCACGCTGGACGAAGTGAAAGCCATTTCAAACCTGCCTGACTTCGAGAACGAATGGCGGTTGGCCCTGTATGCCTACCACATCCTCGAACTGGGGCGCGCAGGGCACGATTTGAGCGCGATTGCGAAGCCTGAGACAGTTAGCCAGTGGGCACGCGCAAAACGCCTCCTGAAGCCTGTTAGCCGCCGTAGAATCAAAGAGCTATTCGGGGTCGATGTTGACGAAGTGCCTGTAGGCCGCCAGTTCTTTTACAAGAACGAACTGAGGCCCGAGGTGCATTACGACGCCCGGCGTGGTCTGTTGCATGTGGGGCGCTACGTGTGGAACCTCACACAGATTCACGAAAAAAGTTTTGTGGTCCGTAGCAGCGACCAGAAAACCCTGCTGGACCTTGATGCAGAATTGCGCATGCACGGCATTGCGCTGCATCTGTCCGGCGAATTTATCCGCGCTGAAATCCCAGCCACCAATGTGAGTATTTATTATGCAAAGCCATGAAAAGTGTTTGCCGTAACAGCCAGCAAAACGGTTGGTACATTCCCAAGGCGCTAGGAACCCGGCGCCAACGGTTTTTAGATTCGGTGTATGGCAGCCGCGAGCAATCGTATGACGCTGCCCTGCGCGAACTGGAACCGGATGCAGACGAAACGCTGCATCGAAAAATCGAAACAAAAGCGCGACCAAACAAAGCGGGTGATTTACCTGTTGGGATCACCCATTACATGGTCACGGACGGCAAGCAAATCAAGCATCGCTTTGCAGTCTGCAATCCAGCCACGAACAAACCGCACATTTTGTACGTCGGCACAGAAAACACCTACCTGCGCAATTGGGAACAGAAACGGGCGGAAGCCGAATCCCTGCGTGAACAATTTATCGAGCAGTACAAGGAACAGCACTCATGAGCATGACACCGGACCAGCACATTGCTTTTTGTGGCGACACGTTGCAGGAATTCTACAACATTTGTTTCCTCAACAACCGCCCGTTCGCCCCGTGCAATTTGCACATCATGGTTTATACCGCAATGGGCGTGCTGCGTGCTGAATATCTCGGTTCCATCACGCCACACGAAGGCGCACTGGGCCATTACCACCCGAAGGTCGTTAATCAGGCGCTGATTAGCTGGGCGTTCCATCAAGGCTACGCGGATCGCGACAAGGCCGAAGTGGTTGTGGTCGAGGCCTACCCATTCAGCGGTCTAACCGTGGAAAACTTCACGCATTACCTGAATGGCGAAATCGACGTGCTGTCGTTGTCGCTGGGCGTGCGGGTGAAAGGCGTTGACGGTATCAAGGCAATGCGTCCCGTGCGCCGGGATCATGCTGTAATGGCTGCGCAGGCCGTCAAGATTCGCCGTGTGCAGGCCGATGGTGTGCAGCATCGTTACGCCCGTGCTGCATTCATCACGGAATACGCGGAAGAGTTTTCGCCAAATCCGTTCGAAGCATGTTCGCTGGCCTACGGGTTGGAAAATCTCGCAGAATCCCACGGGCGACAATTCGATTACAAGGCCGATTCCGAACAGGTGGTTTACGGAATTGCCAACCAGATTACGGTGGTGCACGATCTGGAAACGGACGGCGTAAAAATCAACGTGCTGGGCAGCACCACCGTTTACAAATACGAACGCCACCAGCACGAAAGCGCATTGAATTGCGTTAACGGCCTGATCGAAGCGTTGCAGCCAAGGGAACCCATCGAGTTTTCGGCACCCGCAAAAAGCTGGATCGTGCAATTCCAAGAGCACCTGTGCGACATGCTGCCGAAGTATGTCGGCCAGTTCACCAACGGCCTGCATGAGTTGGTACTGCATCGGAAGAAAACCCTGAGCAACCGCAAGGAAATTTTGGGCACCCTGTTTACCTGCGTAGACGGTCGCGGCAATCTGTACCTGCTGTGGGTTGTTGAGGAAGAGGGCAAGATGAAAGCCCGTCGCGAATTGTTTGAGGTGCGCGACCGGGAAATGTTCATGTCTCAAATCATCAACGACATGAAAGTCAAAACCGAGGAAAAGGAAGAAAACCATGAGTAAGCATATTCTGCATAACCACATTCAGGTCGTGCGTGAATTCCTCGTAGGCGAGAAAATCAATTTCGAGGAATTGCCAACCCGCTGGGGCATCGAATTTAAGGCGGAAGAATTCCGCATCGTGTTCAAGAAACGCACCTGCGAAATGTGGGCGCCGGAAGTGAACCATCAGGGGCTGGTGGGCGAGCGCTACCACGAACAGCTGCACGAACCGAAAAGCCCGGAAGAGCACGCGGCGTTTGCCCGTGAGTTGCGCATTTTCTGCACCGCAATTCTGTATGCGACCAAAGCGCGGGAAATGACGAAGGCCCCTTACTGGATCATTTTCACCGTGGGGATCAAAGGCGATTCGCATGCAGGTGAGGGCGACCACCGTTTGCGCATTCATGCGTATGTGCGTCTGAATATTTTGGGACGTGAACCGTTCCACAAATATCTGGCCGGTGAAGAATATTACGTGGTCAATTGCGATTGGTACGATAGCCAGTCGGAACGCGTTTTCACCCGGCATTTCAGCAGCATGATCAACGCGCTGGGTTCGCCTATTGGCAGCAGCTACACCAATGGGCATGCGCCCGAGGCACACGGCAATTTCTTGGAGGGCGGGCCGTTTACGTTCATTCCGGCCAAGGCCACGATCCACACCACCAGCCAATATGTGCTGCCCGAATTTGAACCAGAAACGTGGGATATTTTCGTGCTGACCAAAACCCACGACGTAGCAATCGCGGCCCAACCCGTACAGGAAGAGAAGTAATGGCAATGAATCACGAACAACGCATGGTTTTCCTGCGCTATGTTGCGGATAGCGTGGCAGAAGATCCAAGCTTGATGCGCGACGTAATGTCGGCCATGACCGAAGGCCTGCAAAGCAAATTGCAGCAGGCGCACCAAATGCGCGTTGACGCCGAGGTTTCTGTTAGCTGGCTGCTGGGCGTCGTGCCTAAATCGGCTTTGGACCGTGAGCCGGGCATGGCGGTCAAAGCGAAAAAGGTTGTCGTGAATTCCGGTATGTTCAGCGGCACCGTGCACGCATCAGAACTGGCCAAGCAAATCATGGTCGGTGAAGAAATCATAAAACTCGACGCCGAAGATGCAAAAGAAATGGCCGAAGAGGAACGCAAAGCCCGCGACCGCACGCTGCGTTTTAACCGTGAAAAAGAGCGCCAGCGCAAAAAGCCAGTATCCGTTATCGCCGCGTCCGACATTGCAATGTCCGTGGCGGCTGGTGAATCGAAGATAAAGCCGTTCCTGATCGCTAATGGCGAAGGCCCATATAGCCGCCACGGTTGGGCGCTGGTTGTTGGTGAAGACAAACCAGTTAAATCGCAGGAACAAAGCTATCTGTACGTCGGCACCCGCGTATTGGGGCGTGACATGTTTGCCACCGAAGCCGAAGCCTACGATGCAATTACCAGCATCAAGGAATGCGGCATCAGCAAAATGCAGGATGAAGTCAATGGCTAAAAAGATTTCGATTTACAGCGATTGTTCCCACGACGAATGCCTGTTCATCATCGGCAAAAAGATCGGTGAACGCCTGCTGAAAAATGACCTGCTGGTGATCGTCGTTTGGAACCCGCTGAGTCTGCCACATAACCTACGGCATGCCATCGATAACAACGGCGTACTGGCCCGCGACATGGTGATTTGCCACGGTGTTTCCAACATCGAACAAAAGGCCAAAGAACTACAGGCGCTGTGGGCCGGTCCCGAGGTAAGGCCGCTGCATGTGATTTACTGGATGCCTGAGCACATCGTGGCTGACCCGGATCTGGACTGCAACGGCGCGTTGCCGGTCTACATCGCTTCGCAAACAATCCAGCGGCAAATTGCCTCGGATCTGTTCCAAAAAGTCACCCTGATTGTTGAACCAAAAACTGGAGAGTAAAACCATGATCCCACGTATTGTTTCTTTCGGCATGACCCACGGCGGCCTGTCGTCTTCCTGCATGCGCCAGCTGGAAAGCCAGTTGGACGTTCGCGACTCGGTACACATGCTGATTTCCGATGAAAGTTCGCCGGATAATCTGGCCCAACAATTCGTCACCAAATTCGGGCTGGAGCGTCTGGACGAAAAGAAGGGTGTTTTGAATTTCGCTTTCGCCCTCGAATGCGGCCACGTGTTCGGCGCCATCAAGCACATGACCGAAAAATTCGCAGATAAAGAAATCAACATTTATCTGGACGCTCCGGGCATGACCAACATCCGCGCCAAAGGCAAAGACGTACAGGTCACACTGACCGACGAAATGCAAAGCATCGAACTCGACCGCCTGCTGGAAGAAAACCCGAATGTGGTGGTACGTGTCGCAAACCTGCGCATGAGTGCACACCAAATGGTTGATTTCGCCCGCGCCACCGGAACCCTGAGCAAATGAAAAACGTAAAACCTGAAATCATCGTTGGTGTTACCCAACCGGGCGCAGGTGCCACCAACGCGGTGTTAATGACCCTGTTTGCCGACCTGTATTTTGCATGGGATGTGCCCAACACGGTTTTGCTGTATCTGCACGATGAATCCACGCCAGCGCAATTGTTGGAACGTCTCGAAAAAATCGTGGATGACGGTGAAGGGATGTTGCAACGTTACCAGCAGTTCGGCCAGCGTTTGATGGTTCCCGATCTGGCAGGCAAAACCCCGGAACAAATATCGACAATGGTTCAGAATATTTCTGACAATTTGCCGGTGGAGCAGCAGCTGTGGATTTATGCTGATCTGCAACGCACGTTCAAGCTGGGTTGCACCACGGGGGCCGGAATGGTGGTTCCGTTCTCGGTTGAAACCAGTGATGCGATGGCCGACGCATTGAACGGGCATAACGTGCGTTTCCGTTGCGCTTCCATGTCCACTCGACTGGGCGACTAAGTAAAACTGTAAACACTAGGTACAGGCGAGCGGTCCAAAGGGGGCCGCCCTGTATCTAGGAACCAACATGAAATATCCAGAATTCATTGGCGCGATTCGCCGCACCGTTCTGCGTGACATTCCGCAACTCGGCATGGGTCAAACCGGCTTCGTAAAAGTGGACTGGGAACAATTCTCCGGTTTGGTTCGTCGCGGGTTCATCATTGGCCAGCGCGAAGACCTTGACGAATCTTTGCACTGGGGCGAATCGTTCAAAGGCAACCGCGATTACGCGCAATGGCTGAACTACTTCACGGTAGAGCAGGCTGGTACGCCGCATTACCTGCCGGAACTGAACGCCTACATGCGTGCACGTGAAGGCAACGGCGAATCCGATCTGCAAGGCAAAGGTTCGGGCATGCCGGGCGGCCACCTCGACGCGGTGGACGTGCGTTATCTGCGCGACCCTGTAACACACCGCAATACCAGTATTCCGAACCTGCTGGAAACTTCTCTGCAAAACATCATGCGCGAAGCATTCGAAGAAATGACGTTCTTCGTTCACGGTGAAAAATTCAGCGCCTACCGGGCAGAAGGCACGGCGAAAGAACGGCTGACTGCCACGCTGGATGATCTGGCGGATTTGGCAACCCTGCATTTCGAAGGCCTGATTTTCGACAATAGCGACAACGTAGGCCGTCTGCATCTGGCTATCGCGTGGCGTCTGCGTCTGAAAGACGGAGTGACGGTAGGCAATCGTGAAAAAGGCGTCGATTTCATTCCGCCAGTTGCGGCCCAAAAGCTGTACGAAACCTATCCGGGTGTGAAGTTCGAAAACTGGACCAAACTGTTCGTTGATCACCTCAACGGACTGACCGAACAAGACGAAATCAGCAAGGATTATTTCGCAGAGGCTGGCTACGGCTACGACCTCGAAGAATGCGACGATGATGATCAAGATGATTGCGCACAATAAGCAGAGGAAAACTGATGGATCACCAAAAACCGCGTAATTTTTACTGGTTCGACAAGCTGTTCGGCACCCGCCGTTTCCGCGAGTTCCAGTCGCACTACAAACTGCTGGCACTGGGCTACGAATCACAAGCGGCTGAACTGCTGCGCGTAAACCGCGAACTGGCGGCAAAGAACAAACAAATCGAAGGCCTGCAAAACGAAATCAATTCGGTGCGCCGCGAATATTTCGAAGTGACGGACCGTCTGAGCCGATTGCAGCGCGAGCAGCCCCAGCCGGTCCAGCACCCGGAACGTCACCTAGCGGAAAAGGTGGCGCGTTATGGCCAGCAATACCGCAGCGGTCAAATCCAAAGCACGCCGCCAGATGATTCTGCAATTCTGATGGCAACGCACATTGCGGTAACGCAAAACGTCAACGGTGTTTACGACGATGCGCTAGAGCGTGCACAGGGCTACCCTGGCGACCTGACAGTGGGCAACCGGCGCGCCAGCGTAGAAACGCACACGCTGAAGGTTACGCCGGAACAGCGCGAGCAAATCACCGGCAACGCGTTGCACCAGCCCTCGGTTGGATACCGCGAACCTATGGCAGAAACGCGTGGATACCGCGAACCTATGGCAGAAACGCGCCATGAGGCCCCTGCGCCGTCCTATACGCCTTCGCGCCATGATGATTCGCCTAGCACTAGCGACCGTTCCGGGGGCTGGGGCGGCGGTGGCGATTCTGGCGGTGATTCCGGTGGCGGTGGCGGCGGTGGTGACTGATTAATCGTTTGGGGTGCCCTTGTGGTGCCCCACTCCAAAGGTACAATGAAAAATGGATAAACTCCCCAGCTTATTTCCGGCAGTAAAGGTTCACTTTGTTGAACCGAATCCATACCACCCGTGGCCGCATATCGAAGCGCGCTGGGTGAAACTCAACCCGGACGGCACACCAGAAAAAGGGCAAGGTTTAAGTGGCGAAGAAAACGACTGTACCGATCATCGAATTTAACTCGTATGAAAATCCGATGTGGAGCGCGATGTGGCCCTCGCCGTTTTTCTACAAGAAACGGCTGTTCAAATCCATCGAACACATGTACCAGTTTTATTCGCTGGACCCGAGCGAAAAAGAACTGCGCACCAAAATCCTAAATTCCTTTGATCCCTACAAGGCCAAACATTTCGGCGGCCCCAAGGCGAAGGGCAAGGAACGCAAGGATCAAAAATCGAAGCGTTACGACACGATGAAAATCGCGATTCGTGAAGCGTATTTGCAAAACCCTATCCGCCTGTTAGCCCTACTGGAAACCAAAGGGCGGTTGGTGCACAAAGCCGATTGGGATAAGGACTGGGGCACCGGGCGCGATGGGAAAGGTGCAGACGCGATGGGCCGCATGCTCACAGAATTCCGAGATAGCTTCAAAGGCAAAAAGCGCTCTGAAATAATCGACCTGTGCGTGAACCATAGCCAGATGCGCATGGATTTTTATTATCATGGATGACTGGGATATCTGGCGGTGGCTGCTGTACGGCATGTATAGCTTCGCGGGCTTCTACCTGTTCCACGGCTGGCGCACCAAAACCTATTGGCACCAGTTGACCCCGATGCACATGGCGGTCGGCATGTTCGCAACTGTTCACATCATCAAACAAATTCTGCAAAAGGTGTTGTAATGGATCTTCTGAAATACGACGGCAAAAAACCTTTCTTCCCATGCATTTTCTTCCTCGACGTGGTGCCTACGCTGTTCAATGATTCACCGCTGAAGACCGCTACAGAAACGCCGCTGTATTCCTACGACGAAGCGCGAGGCCTGCACGTCTTCACCTTCGACGGTTGCGTGGTCCATAGCGACTCGGCAATCGAACTGGTGGAAATCGCAATTCGCGAAATTGAACGTTCTGTAAATGCGTTGCGTGCACGCAGCACCGAGCGCCCTTATGTGGTGTTGCATCTGGCGTGCCCCGAGGATGGCCCAAGCATTGATTTCTACGACGCATTCAACGTGCTGGAGCGTCCGTATCGTGTCGAGTTTTACACCGATTCTTTCCGCCGTGGTATCAACAAGCTGGCCGTTAGCTACGGTGTGAATCGCTGATGGTCGTTGATCAAATGGCGGAATCCATTGCCAAACTTTTGGCCGAAGGGCTGGACGGCAAAGCGGTTGCGGCCCGGCTCAATCGTGACTATGCGTATGTGCCGCCGAAACTGCGCCAGCGTCTGGTGGCCCAAGCACTGACCAAAATTGCAGAACTGAAAAAAGAGGCAGAACGTGGAACAAAACCATGATCGTGATTTCCGGGCAGTCGATTACATTGGGCTGATCGGTAAAACCCCGATGGAACTGAATGCACCCGAAGCCAAAGCCCTGTGGGATCGTATACGCAACATGGTGGTGTTTGGTGATTATCGCTGGCAACCTCCTGCCCGCACCAACTGGCAAGCTAGGGAACGCCTCTTCGCCCGGTCCCGTCCACGGCAATGGCAAACCATGAACATTCCAAAAGGCGCGGGCAAAACCGGCATGTGGGATTGCGTCGGCCACCGTAGCGAAATTGACGACGGCCCATTCAGTTTCCTGCGCAATCACCCTGTGCAAGGCACCAATGTGGAGTGTGAAAAAATGGCGCAAGAATTTGCAAACAGCCTTGAATGGATTCGCGAGAGACTGGGTGTAAAATCCGAGCCACGCATTCCGATTATGGGTTTCGATCCCGGCCTGCTTCCCGGCGGTTACTTGAGCGGCGGATTGCCGCTTTACAGCGCTGGCCGTCCGCCCATGTATGCGCATCAATTGCAGGTATACAAACGACTGGCAGAACTGGGCAAGCCGTTTACCGTGTGTCTGGAGGACTCCATTGACATGGAAGCCTCGATGAAAAATATGGAACGGTTCATCTGCGATTCTTTGCCCCGAAATCCTATGCGTGTGGTGCGCACCAAACCTCGATCACCAATCAATAGCGACCACCATTTCGATTTCGATCTGGAACGGAAATTCATCGTGTGGGACGAAGCGCATATTTATCGGTACAACCCGGATGATCTGCTGACCAAGTTGTACACCAAAGAGCGCGAAAAGAAATACGACCACAAAGCAGCGGTCAATCGCGTAATGAAGCACAACAAATGGCACGACAAGAAAGGCACGGCCCAACGGCTGGAGCACATCGGCGCCGGTTACGAAAAAGAATTGAAGGCCAAAAAGAATGCAAAAGCTGCTGAGTAAATTGCCGATCATTGGCTGGTGGCATGTGTGCTGGGTTGGCCTTATCGGGATGGCGGTCGATTGCATGATCGATTTCTCCAAGGGCCGTGCGCACAAGGCAATGGGCACCATTATGTGCATCCTGATGTTGGGTATGTTCATGGTGATGCGCGCAGCTTACACAGCCGGGCAAAAAGGCAAATAACCCAAGAGGTGAACCAAAATGTCGTACAGTGAAAAAACCGTAGCAGTTCTGGACGCTGAACTGGACGTGGCCGCTACCTATCGCCGTGCCATGTTTGAGGCCGCGATTGACGAATACAAAATGGGTGCGATTTTCGAGTATGTGCAAAAGCCGCAATTCGACACGCACCAGCCGTACCACAACGTCGATCACTGCATCCGTGTGGCACACCGCTGCCTCGAATTGTTTGCCGCAATGGGCTGGCGCCTGCGTCACGAAATTTCGCAAACGTTGTGCGCCGCGCTGTTCCACGATTTCGGCCATACCGGTGGTGGTCCCGATAGCAAAAATATCCAAATCGCTATCCACGGGCTACGGCAAGCAGAGTGCGTGCAAGATTACTTCGGCGGTGTTTCGTTGGGCCGGATTGAAAACATGATCCGCTGCACCGAGTTTGCGCACGGCTTCCCGAACCCACCGCAAAATTTGATGGAAAAAGTGCTGCGCGATGCCGACCTGATGGAAAGCTGTGAACCGCGTTGCGTGCAACACGTCATGTTCGACCTGTGCGAAGAAATGAACGTGGACGTGGCCGACGCAATCGAATTGCAAATCGGCTTCCTGAAACAGGCGAAAATGTTCACCGATCCCGGCAAGATCATCTGGACCCGCACGCTGCCCGCACGTGAAGCCGCTGTGCGTGCCCTGAGCCTGCAAAATCTGCCACCGCACGAAGGGGCTTACTGATGTACAACGAACGACAAAAAGGCGTGGCAAAAGCTGTAATGCACAACGTATGGCCCATTGCGATAATGATGGGTTTGCTGATGATTGCCAGCATCTGTTTCCTCCGTGCGGAATCCTTGGCCGCTGATAACGAAACGCGCTGGCTACTTTTGATAATTCACGGCCTGATCACCATCATTCAGGGCACCATGGTGGCCCTGTTGTTCTGGTCGCGCAAGGTGGTGCGCAGTGGACAGGGAAAACTGTAAACGCTATGTAGCCCGGTTGCCATCGGGCGAATATATTTTCGCAATTCAAGAGACTAAGATTTTATCATGCAAAAGCAGATTACGCGCCCGGCAGTTCACACCGAAAGAATGCAAGGTGCTAAGGCGCAATCTAAAAGTCCGGTTAATCCTAGCCGAGTGGGAACACCTGCCGTAAAACAGGCGGTGCCGGTGCAGCAGGGGAATGCACTGGGCGAAATGGATCGGCTGTTCGGCATGTGGGGCAGCCTCTAAGGAGGAACAATGGAACAAGATAAAAAAGTTTTGTTGAAGCTGGATATTGGTGAAGACCTGCACCGTGCGCTGGCCGATCATTGCGAGCGCACAGGCGAAACGGTCGAACAGGCGATTAGCAAAATTCTTGAGCAACATTTGGCGACCACTGAAGACCTGTATGAAAAACAGGCCGTGCCGCTGGATAGCCTCGAATGGACTGAACTGGTCCCGGTGGCCCGCACAATAAAAATGGGCATGATGTTTAGCCTGTATGACCTTGTGATTCGCCTGCATAGCCGTAACCAATTCAGTTCACTGAAGGTGCCCGGCTACTGGCATTCTGTGTTCGCGCAGTGGGTTCGCCGTCACGAAGAGTTCCGCATAATCCCGGCACAAAATGGCAACCTGTTCCAGCGCATTAGCGACGTAGAAGCGCCGCTGCCCAAGGGACGCGCCAACAAAAAGCCACGTGATCCACTGGCACTGCGCCGCATGACGCAACAGCAATTGCAGGACGCGGTTCGTCAAATGGCTAAAGAGTGGCCGATGGGTGAAACGTTCTCGGTAGATATGCTGCTGGGGCGGGTGCCGCACAAACAAAAGCCAGTCACCCTCGGTTATGGATTTTATTCGAAGTTCAACACGTGGGCCAAAGACACAGAGCATTTCAGCTGCACCGATTTCAATTCACCAAGGTCACACCAATTTACTCGCACCAAAGATTTTGCTTTGGAGCAAACAGGGGAGCAACCTAAATGAAACGTCTGGAGAAACAACCATGGTACTTCGCGTATATGCTTCGCGATCCGAAACGCTGTTTATCGATCAAGTCCGAGCAGCCGATATCCACCGCTACGGCGATTTCTTTGTTGCAGCAGTTCCGCGACAACTATCCGGCGACTTTGAAATAATCGCTACTGTCGATAACGGCAGTTTCACCATCGAACAAAACAAAGCGTTCATCAGTTATGACGACATGACTGATCTTCTCGAAAACGCTGCACACCATTGAGGTCCACATGAAATACGTTGTTGTCAAAATCGAAGGCAAAGAAGCTGTGATGATGTTTGATCCGAAAGTGGATCTGGAGCAGGTGAAATTCCCATGGCCAATCGTGGCCGCTGGCTGGGCCGTAGGTCAAACCATTTTCTACACCTGCCAATCCTCGCTGACCATTGGTGGCATCGAGTTCGGTTCGCGTGGCCTGCGTGACGAAATCCTGATTCGTTCTGCCGAAGACGTGGACGCACCGGCCCCTGTGCAGCAGCCTGTGACCCAAACTGTAAACAAGGATAAGGCTACCATCATTCTCAATAAAACCGAGTTCAAAACGCGGGAGTAAACATGCTGACCAAAAAGCAGCAACAAGAACGCAAGCGCAAAGAACAACAGGAAGCGGCGGCCCGTGCAAAGCTGGCAAAACAGCTGGGCCGTAATGCCGATGGTTCTTTGCCAAAAGCTGCAAAGAAAGTGGACGATGGATCGTCCCTTAAACTCGAATATCGCACGTCGGACGTTGGACATTTGCCGAGTGCGAAAAAACTGACCGTGACCGAGGAAGGCGTTTTTCTGGTCGAGGGTGAAGACTGGGCTGCACGTGAACAGGCGGCACAGGAAGAAATCGAACGCAAAAAGAAACGCACTGCGCCCCTGTACAACAAGGGCGGCTATCAATACATCAGCGATTCCGAAGACCCAACGACAATTGGGCGAAAAATCTAGGGTACAAGGAAAGCCTAAATGGAACAGGTGAATCAAGGTTCACAAGCGCAGCAAGTAAGCCCCGAAAAGCGACCACGCGTATCAAAAGAACAGTGGATTGCCATTCGGGATGCACGCGCAGCTATGGACGGGACACTGGCCCGTCTAAAGCATTTAGTGGAAGGCGCTGCCTTTCGCCAAGATCAAAACCTGCTGGAATTTATTCACAGCATCAGAAAGAAAATTCTGGTTAAGAAGCAGGGCTGGCTTCCGCAGAAATATTTCCTCGAACAGCCAACGAATTTGTTTTGGGTAGAGGGCACCAGCCTGTCTATCCTGTACAACCATATCCCGCGCCAGAATGCGAACGTGTACCACGTGGCCTACACGTCGCCGCTGGTGAATCTTACGCGGCTGATGATGGTTATGCGCTGGGCGCACTCGGCGGCCATTGGCAATGTGCGGCAGTGCCAGTTCGTTTGCGAGAAAACGCACGTCTTTACCAACACTGATCTGGTATGGACTACTGATCAAGAACTGTTTGAAAAACACAGGGCGAAGATTGAATTTTTCGCTGATAAATATTAAGGATCAATTGTGGGACACACAGGGGAAGGGCTGGACATGTCGAAAATCAATGACGAACTGAACAAAGATCAAGAATTGCCACCGCACGTCCCAGACGCAGCGGACCGGGCGCTGCCTCCGTTAACGCCGGAAGAAATCGAGGTGTTGGCGGCAAATCTCGCCAGCGAGGCAGAACACGTCGCCAGCCTCGGCACCGCGCAGGCGAAGGCCGACAAAAGCCGTATCGCGTTTGGCAAGTGGATGGTACGCGCTTGGATCTTTGCGTGCTTCGTGGGCCTGCTGGCGCTGCTGGGGGCCATCGGCTGGGCCTACCGTGGCGAAGTGGTGCAGGACTGGAACAAATACGGTTCGCACGAAACGCAATGCATCTTCAAAGTGGGTGATCGGACGGTCAAGGGCAATCGCGAATATTCGTATCGCTATTTCACCATTTTCAACTGGCGCCTGTATGATCTGCGCCACATGGAAGAAAAAACCTTTGTGGATATGCCCAACAATGGCGTATCGGTTTTGGCCCACATGAGTGATGGCACGCACCCGAAAGTCAACGTGAAAGATGCAGAGCCGGGGCGCTACCCGCTGCCGCGTGCTGAGGCCTATTCGTTCTTTATGGACAACGGCAAAAACTCTGATGTGATTTCCTACAAGGACATGTGCAAATGACCGGCTACACGCAGAAGGATTTCGAGCGTGTGGTCAAGCATGCCCGATCCAAGTTGGGTTTTACGCACCACAAGAAACTGCCAGTCGTACACGCCGCTTATTTCGATGGTGCGTTGGAGATTTTCCGCGATCCACAAAATGCGGACAAATCCCCGATTGTTCTGGAAGGGCTGGTGCAACGAACATTTACCGATGAATCTGTGCCTGCTATTTGCCGGGTGCTGGATGATGCAAAACTCGAAGCTGATTCCATCATTCAAAATTTCGCTGAAGTGCGCCAGCAGATTCTGGAAAACGTCACGGTGCCGGGCCATACGTTTCGACTGGACGCACCAGCAGAGTGTCCAGACATTGCGGGCATCCTGATCGACGGAATCGAAGTGGTTAGCATGGGTGCTGAAAGCCGGGATGTTTATACGCTCCGCACAAGTTCGGTAAAAGGCGCAAGGCATAAGCGGTTTGACTCCGTGCCGAAACTCAAGGCTGCTGCAAAACGTGCCGTCAACAAATACGTCAAGGATCTGAAGAAATGAGCTACCAACACCCCGCTATGACTCGCTCGAAAAAGCTTAACGATTGCCTGCGTGGTCACGGCTTCAAAATCGATAAAGACGATTCGGACGGCGGCTACCTGTGGCAGCATAAAACCGATACCGATTTGTCGGTGCGTATCAACCAATACGGCGTCGTGGTCGAAATCGAAGTCTGCAAGGATTGGGACAGCTACAATCACAATACCCAGCGCCGTGTCCCGGTGCCAATCGATGAAATCGTGGCCTACATCGATAGCGAAATGGCGATTTTCAATAAACGCCTTGAGGAATTTGTGGCGCTCACGGTCGAAGTCCAATACTGGGCGCGCACCATGGGCGTAATTGGTAAGTTCAAGAAAACCACCAACTGGCCGTTCACTCTAGGTTTCTTCTGCCGTGGTTACATGAACGGTGAAGAGGAAATGTTTTCTATGTCGATTCGTGGCAAAGATTTCCTGTTTGATCATGCTTTCTATGATCAGGTAGTCACCTGCGAACAAGACGTTACCAAACGTCTGTTGGGTCAGGACTTCGATGACTGGCCAGACGAATCGTCGCCGCTAGTGTTCAAAGGTAAATCGATGTTCTCGTACCGCCCGGCCTGCGATTTCAAACCGCTGTTTTTCCAATTCGGTTTGGTCGGTTGCCACAAGCGGGAAGGCGTTGTGATTCGCCAATCGGAAGACAAAGCGCTCAACGAGTTGTTGCTGGGTGGCAAACCAGTCACAAAAGAGTATTACGAATATCGTTTCCGCATGCCGGTCAACCGGGGCATGTTCATGGAAGTCAAAGCCTTAGCCGACAAAGTGATGGATGACATTTAATGAAGCTTGCAAAGCAGAAACAAACTAACTTGGGTTCCCGTGCAGAACTGGGTCAGAAATTGCTGGACCTCGGTTTCGTTACCCGCACCGGTTATTCGTTTGTGTTTGACCGGCTGAAAATCAACGTCACGTCATACGGTAACACCATGCGCATCATGTTGGATGGCTCGGTCGCTGAGGCCAAGACGTTCTTTGATACGGTCCCTGATCAGGAAGTGCTGGAATATATCGAAAAGTGCTTGGCGACCATGAAGGCTGAGCGTGACGATTTCAGAGCACTGATTACCGATGTAGAAAATCGCATTGAATCGCTCGGCGTGCGTCTGCATCCAACGGACAAACCCTGCAAGGTCGGGTCTGCGCACATGCGTGCCACTACCGATTGGTACAACGCATGGCACGTGTCGTTCCGCCTGATGGCCGAAGCAAAAGGCGATCCGATTTTCACTATCTTTTACCATGAAGGCCAATCGTTCATGGAATATGGTGATGAAGAGCACGAAATTACGTCGGCTGGTCAAGTAATCGAAATCCTGCAAACTGACAGCGGCCAATTCCCGAAACGCTACAGGTCCAAAGATCAGGTTACGATAATCGACAACGACAAAATTTACACCACCGGCCCACTGCATCAGTTCGGCCCGTTGCTCTTCAAATATGGGCTGGCTAGTGCGCGAGTGGTAGCGGCTCCGGTGCAAATCATTTCGCATGACGAAGCGGCACACCTGCTGTTCAACCCGCAGCCAGAAACCCGTAAATATCTCAAAATCAAACTGCGCCGTTCCAGCGGCCTCAACCAGCGAGTTACCGAATGAAACGGCCTGTCGTAGCTAAATTCAACGTGCGCATGTATGACGGTGAAATGCGCGACAAAATCCAGCGATTGGCCAACCGCAACCACCGGTCGATGAACAGCCAAATCAGTGCGTGGCTGGACGCCTGTATCGAGGCCGAAGAAAACGGCCTGAAAATCGGTGAGCAGCTGTTGCCATCCGATGCCCGCGCCGATGCTCTGGAACGTGTGGTGCTGCGTCTGCTGGAAAACGGTTCGTGGTTCAGTAGCGCAATCGAACTTGATAGGTACGTCAACGAAATTGACGGCAAAGAATTCGAAAATGAATTGCGTGCAATTCTGGCCATGCCGAAAACGCTTGATGCTGCCGATCCGATGGGGCAGGTGGTCGCTGTGCAGAAACCAGTGTTCCGCCCAACAGAAGGCATGCCCGTCAAATTCAAATCGGGTGACAAATACAAGCTGGGTATTCTGCGTAAAATTTGGGTTGACGTTGATCATAGAGTGGCGTTCTCCCCCGAGAAATTCCGGGCGTCGGTTGAAGGTTCCAACGGCAACCTTTGGAACGTTGCGTACTCCACGCTGGAAGACCCCCACGAATGAAAGCACCTTCCCCTTTCCGTCATGTGCTGGTGACGTTCAAAATCTGCAAACGGCTACGGCAGTTGGAGTATTCGTTTCACCGAGAATTTGCGAGCGAAGACGTGGGGCCGGGCCTGAAATTTAAGACTCCGGCGGACTACCTCAACGCGCAGTCTCGCAAATGTTTCTCTAACGACGGTCCCGGTGGCAATAACGAATCCCGTCAAATCGAGAATGTTCAAATTTTCTGAGGATCTACCAATGGAATTTCGCGATTTCAATTCTTCGATCATCGACCAAATGATTTTCAAGGGCGAAGAGCGCCAAACCCTGTGGGGCTACCAAAACCCCGAGTTTGACGGCTCCACATTGCAGGTCACGTTTGATGCAATCGTGATGGAAGAAAGCCGCGTGCCGTTTAGCTACAAGGGCGGCAAAGATTACTGGATGGATATCGAAGGCCTGCCCAATGCATGCATGACCTACGTGTTCAAACTGGGTGGCAAATTCACACCGGAATTGCAGGATTTGCAAATGCGTTTGATCGGTGCGTTTACCCACGCACTACCGCACGACTGGACGCAATACCACGTGTCGCACCGCATTTTCGAAGGCTCGGCCAAGGGTTCGGTACGCACGTTCATTTACCGCGTACACCGCAACGTTGAGGGCCATTGCCAAGGGCACCCGGAAATGCTGAGCGGTGAACCAATGGGCATGCACCACTGCCCGGTTTGTGGCGAAATGGTGATGGCTGGTTTACCGCACCAAACAGAGGCCGACATTGAACGCGCCGAAGCTGAATTGATGGAATTGTCGATGCAGCAGCAAGCACGCGAAAAAGAAGAGTGGTTCCAGAAAGTTTGGGCCGGTGTTGAAGCTGAATATGTGGCCTACGGAAAACTCGAAGACGGTTGGTTCGAAGACCTGCCAGCACCGTTGCCCGATTCGTTGAGGTTGGCGCGTGAATTCTTCGAATACGTGCGCGAAAATCTGGCCGTGCATTCGCGTAAGCGTGTAATGCCCAGTCTGGATCATGAGGGCTACGTCGGCCTGATGCTGCCCTATGAAGAAAACACTAACGTTTGGTGGTCGTGCTCATTCTACCCGGATGAAACCGTTACCTACCGCTACGAAAAAGGGCAGAACGAAAACGGCGAAATCATCAAAGTTCCGCAAGGCCCCGAGCACAACGCGCAGTTGCTGGCGCTGATCCACAAACTGTAAACAGGAAACGTGGAATGAACGTTTTGCACGAAGGCCACATTAAGTTGGTCGAGGCTGCCGGGATACTGGCGTCCTATGCTGAAGGGAAGCCGCTCGAAGTAGATCCCGAGTTTGAATATTTGGGCGTCTTACTGAAATGCGATAGCTACGAACGTTACCGTTACATTTCCGTTTGTGACGAAGAGCCGGTAGAAATCGCAGTCTCGGTTAACGATCTAGTTCGCGAGCCGTTGGATGTAATCACTTGGCCGCAATCCGAGGTTATGCTGATCGACCAACGGGCTTACGATTTTCTGCACAAATATTGTGGTGCAGTCGATTTGGAAGCTATCCAGTTCACCAAAATCAAAAGGGATTAGGCATGGCGTGGTATTGGTGGCTGATCGTTCTGTGGACCTGCTGGGCCGCGTGGGGTTTTCGGTACAGCTGGATCAACCACGATGTGAAATGGTGGGCGTGGCCCATTGTTTTTCTCGCCATGTACATTTGGCAGCCCACAATGTTCCTGATGGACGTGTGGATCATTAAAGACAATCTGGTTAAAAAACTGAGGAAAAAGAATTGAGCAACAAAGTTCTGTTGGCCGCAGGCGCCGCAGCATTGGCTTTGCTGGGCGGGTGTGACGATAGCGGGGCCTATCCCGATGAAGAAAAGGCGTATGTTGACGAACAGGCATCAGAAGCAACGCGCAAGCAAATGGCTGCTGATCAGGAAGACGCACAGGCCGCGTTGCGTGAACTTCAATCTAAAGATCCGTCGGTAAAAGACGTGTATTATTCCGTCAACGAAAAAGGCGAAAAAGTCTTGAACGTTGTGCGTGAAGAAGCGGACGGCACCAGCAGCAATTCCATCTGGCCAATGGTGGGCGGTGCGGCACTCGGTGCGCTGGGCGGTTACGCGTTGGCAAAATCCATGAATCAATCGGGCGGCTATCAGCAATATCAACAGCAGCATGCGCCGATGACCACGCAACGTTGTGACAATCGCGACGAACGCCGTAAATGCCGGAATGGTGGTTCTGCCATTTACACCAGCGCCCTGATGAACAGCAATCGCAATGCGGTTATGGCCAGCCCGAATTATCGCCAGAATATGCAGAATCGCGTATCGCAATGGCGCGCCAGCCCTAGCAGTGCCCCAGCCACGGTACAGCAGGCTACGCAAGCCCGCGTGAAGTCCGCAATGCACAGCGGTGGCGGTGGTGCAGGTGCCAAAGGTGGTGGCGGGGGTTAATTCCCCGTTTCACCCTTCCAATTTCTCAAGGAATAGATCATGCATTGCACGTATCACGAAGTATCTTTCGAACTCAACGATTTCATGGTTAACGAACTGCCATGGACTCAAGCATTCTGGCGCGAAATGCCGAAGCCAGAAGCGGAAGCCGACGCAGAATTTTATCAGACGGTTCGCGATTATTTCTCGTTCCCCATGAACAACAAACACAACCTGCCGGTCTACAATTTCAACCTGAGTTCGTGCCGCGATATTGAACTCACGTTTGAAGCCGCTTACGCAATGCTGGTCGAGGCTGTGGGCCACCTGTTCAACGAATCCGAAAGCACCATCATGGAATATATGGGCTGCGATTTCCTGCGCAAGCACCCGTATTTCATCGACTACGCAAAATGGACCTATCGCGACAACAGTTCGGCGCGCCAGTCGATCTACGGTCGCTTTGACGCCGTGATGAACCCAGTCACGGAAAAGATCGAAGGTATCTACGAATTTAACGGCGATACCCCGACCATGCTGCTGGAATCCGTTTCGTTGCAAAACGAAGTGTGCGTAGCTGTGACCGGCGATTCGGAATTGCAGTTGAATTCCTATTTCCCGCTGGCATCCGATCTGTTTGCGGAAATGGGTGAGATTCCCGGCACGGCGGCTGTGGTGTTTGACGACGAAAGTTTCGAGGTGCAAGCCACTTCGGAAGTCGTGGCGCAAATCATGGGCGAGGAAAACGATTGCCTGTTCATTTCGAGCAAGGATATCGAGTTCGATCTGACCGACCGCGAAAACCCGTGGAAATACGGCGACACGCCGTTGTCGGTTATCTTCGCGCTGGTGCCGTGGGAAGAAATGGTCGAGGCCTGCCCGATTGCCTATCAGCAGTGGGAAAACTGGGCGCGTAACGTCACTATCATGGAACCGGCGTGGCGTTGGTTTACGTCCAACAAAGGCATTTGGGCCTACGTCACTTACCTGATGGAAAACGATCAGAATTTCGCGGACAAATATGCGACGGTTCCAGTGCTGCGCACTTACATGAAACCGGATCGTTTTGTGGGCAAAAATGCGTATGTGCAAAAGCCTGTGATCGGTCGCATGTCCAACAACATCGTGATCTATCGCGCCAACGGTGAACACCAGTTCTCGACCGATGGAATTTACGGCGGTTCTGATGTGGTTTATCAGGAATATAAAGCGCCGTACAAGGTCGATGGCCGTAACAGTTTCATCGTCGGCATGTTCATGTGCCCGGATCGTGCAACCGATTACCGTTCGCTGCGTGAAGCGTCGGCTGCCACACTGTGTATTCGTGAATTTGACGAACCGGTTTTGGGCACCAGCAACGAACGTTTCATCCCGCACGTTTTGATTGACGATGTGGATCATGACGATGACGACATGGGAGATTTCGAATGATTTTCCTTTTGCTGATTGTAGGGGCGTGGTTGGCCTACGCGTTTTGGTTTGTGTACGACACGCGCAACGACCATTATCCACCGGGCGGGCGTGCATGGTGGACCCCGCTTTTCATGTTCTTTATGGGCCTGTTCGTGTTCGTGATGTTGATTGGTGAACTGGCGCAAGATGCATGGCGCCGTGCGCGTTGCTTCGTGCGTGACCGTGACGCTCGCTACCGCGACAAATAAACTGTAAACGATAAACAGGTGCCTGCGTGGTGTGGGCACCTTCAAGGATTTAGGTACAATGAAAATTCTGATGGCCGTGATGGCCGCACTGGTTCTGGTTGGTTGTGATTCGGGCGCTGAAAAAGAATATCAAAGCATGGTAGATCGTGACCAAAAACGCGCCGACCGAATTGCAGCAGCCCAACGCTATGTGGCGGAGCGTCAAGAATACCGCAAGGGCCAGTTTGAACGCACGCTGAAGGCACAGAAAATTTGCGCTGATCGTGACATGGTTTACATCGGTTTGGTGCCGGGCGTTGACGACATGAAACCCCGCGCCACCTGTATGCTTGAAAATCAGCCGGTGGAACAATTCGAGGTGGCAGAATGAAATATTTGATGGTGGTTGCCGCACTGTTGCTGACTGGCTGCGATGCCCTTGATCGACCTTCGCGAGGCGTTGATAAATCCAAAGAAACGCGCCTGAATTGGGATGCGAAATGGGAAGCCCAAGGCATCTGCCAGCGTATGGGCATGCTGTTCGAAACCAGCAACTACCTGCGCAGCGGCGGGCCAGAAAGCTACCGCGCCGTTTGTCGCCAGAAAGATGGCACCGTTATCTACCTGAAAAGGAATGGCCAGCAATGAAATATTTGGTGGTGTTTGCACTGGTTTTGCTGGCTGGTTGTGACGGCAAATATCCCTATCAAGATAAGGGCGTGAAGGCCAAGGAAAAAGCAGAGAGTGCCGAGAGCGCTGCAATCCGCGATGCTGTGGTTAAAGCCAAGCGTGAAGAGCGCGAACGTATCGAGGAAGAAAATTTCATCCTGCACGATATTCCACCACCAGTAAACGGTAAAGATCGTTACGAGCGGCGTGTGCTTTGGGCCGAACGTTTCGAGGCCCAGCGCCTGTGCCTTGAAAAAGGCTGGATTCAGGAAGGTTTCCGCAACGTTAGCTATGCGGATCAGGAAAACCCATATCGCACAGTCTGCACCAAACCTGACGGCAGTCGTGCAGTGTTCCGCTTGAAAGGTATTTCTAAAGATGAATAAACCAGAATTTCCGTTCCGTGTTTTTGCCCGCGTACCAGCCCCCGGCATCAGCGAAAAAGACATGTTCATTCCGCAATATTTCGAAGGCGGTGGCTGGCGTGCATGGAACAACAACACGGCCACCAAACAGGTAGCGTTCGCCACCGAATTGGAAGCGCAGCTTTACCTGATTGATTTCGTGGAAAAGACGATGGATCAGCACACCCGCCGTATCAACCTGCTGACCACCGAGCGCGATAGCCTGCGAGACAATTTGATTGACCTGAAACGCCAAACCATCCGCATCACAGCACGGAGCAGCAATTAAAATGAGTGCGTTCAAATACATCGTTTTCAAGGCAATCAACAGACAGGGTGACGAATTCGAAGTCCCTGTGATGTTCCCGAAATACCTGACCCATGCCGACATGTGTGAAGCGTCGAAGCGCGTAATGCTGCGCGACAGATACAGCGACATGAGTCCGGGCGGCGCCATCAGCGCAGGGTTCTGCAATTTCGGCAAAAGTGGCATGAGTTGCGAGGGCGAATCGGAATCACTGAATTTGAAATCGCGTGGGAAACAGGACGCCGATTTGTTCGAACAGTACAGCACTTATGGCCACGGAAGGATTCAAAAATAATGTCGAGCACTCAAATTGTAACGCGGCACCGGGTGAACCTTATCGAGGGTTTGATTGCCAACGGCTTCAGCATCAGAAGCCCGTGGCCCCACGATGAACGACAGCAAGGTTATTTGCCGCCTGTGACCATGGAACTCAACGGCGTAAAAGTTACGTGGTTGGAAGTTCCGGCAAACCGCGAGCGATGTACCGCGTTTGTCGAAGGGTGTAAAGAACTGCCAGAGGAAATGACGACCAGCGCGCTATTCGGAATCCTGACCAAGAGTGCGGAAACCAACCTCAATTTTGACCAATTGTGGGCCACGTTTTTGTCCGACGTTCAAGTTATTCTGAATCAGGTGAAAACCGAAGCCAAGGTGGTCCTCGATCCGAAAGGGTATCCGCACAGCGCGTCGGTCATGCTGGGTGATCATGAAATCTTTGGCCTTGGCCGTGACACCAGCACGTTTACCGATGGGATGTTTTCGGTATATTTTGACGGGATTAAATGGCTGGAGCCTAACAAAAACCGTTTGGAAGGCGAGCCGGGCGCCTATGACGAACCGGAAGACTTCGAAGAGTTCCACACGCGCCACGGCCTGCGCCTGAGCGTCAATGTCGCTTCGGAAATTCCGCTGTTGTTGGAAGAGAAACGCCCGTCGTTTGCACTGCGCAAATACATTCCATTTGCCAACAATACCGAACTGCTGACCCTGCTAAAACCTAGCGCTTTTGCCGACATGGTTTTGCGTCATGGAATTGTCGGTATCAAAACCACGAAGGTGGTTAGCTGGCAGGTTTGCGATTCGCCGTTCTTTATGCCGCTGCTTGATTTGACTAACAATGAATACACAGGGTACACCCTCATATTCAGCGAGCCAGTTGAGGAAGATAAATGATTTACGATGGGAATTGGGCATTGGCGCAGGCCATGAAATACGGCATGTATATCAACTTCGCTATGGGCACCATCAAATGCCCCGGCCACACCCGTTATTGGACGTGGAATTCGATTGATACTGCGGGACTAATCGAAGCCATGGTCGAAGCCGTTGCATACGTCGAGGAACGCCGCACATGAGCAAATACGAATGGGCAGTTATCCAGCTGGCAACCTACGAACTCACGGTTTGTTTCCGCACCCGGACAATTTCACATCCGGGCATGACTAACTTCTGGTCGTGGAACACTGAAAACTACTCTTTCATCGCAGCTGTGCAGCGTGCAGTGGATGACATGCGTGAAGCCGGTCACTAAAACTGTAAACATACCTTGTAGGCAGTAATTTAATAGGGAGCGATCTTTAAGGTCGCGACCATTAACTAACAAGGGGCTGTATGGAAATGCAGGTTGAACTCCAATTGGCCACCGCGAAGTCGGCCAAAAAGAAGGAAAAAGTCCGCGAACAATCGGGTTGTATTCCGTACCGCGACAAAGACGGCATTCGCCAAGTTTTGCTGGTGAAAAAGCTGAAGAAAGGCGCGTGGTGGGGCTTCACCAAAGGCGGGCAGGAGAAGCATTTGAATGCCCGTGAAAACGCGGCAAAAGAATGCTTCGAAGAGGCGGGAGTCACCGGAACCGTTACCAAGAAAATTGGTAAATTTGAGTACAAGAAAGACGGGATGAAACAGAACGTCGTCATGTACGCGATGGATTTCCATACGGCACTCGATGACTGGCAAGAAAAACACATGCGGAAACGCAAGTGGTTCAGCCTACCGGAAGCCCGCGACAAACTGAGCCGCGAGCACCACAAGCTGCTGGACGAAATCAAAAAGTTGCCGAAGAAAGACAAGCCAAAGATCAAGGCGCTGAAACCTGCCAAGATCAAACCGAAGAAAATCAAGAAAGCTGCATAATCAAAATGGCGTCCTTTTGGGCGCCATTGCACTTTCTGGCAGGAGAAAATATGGATATCAAACTGAATACCCATGCAGTGTGCGAGCAACTGCAAGAGCAGATACCCGATCAATACGGCGTTTTCTTTTGCAACATCGAACCGGTCGAAGGCAAAGAGGCGCACACCTTCGAGGTTTTGATTCCTGAAACCGACGCGGAATTTGGCCTGACCGTCAAGGCAAACGGCACGGTCGAAATCTTGCGCTGCAATCCTGATGACCCGTCAAAAGTTTTGATGGAACTCATGATCAAAAAGTTGCTGGATCGCGGATTCATACAGGTGCATTGAAATGAACGTAAATCCTTTCATGGTGGCAACCACGCTGGTCACTAAAATGGCTGCGTATAATATCGACTACACCTTAACCAGTGGCAACCTGATAGGTGATTTGCCGAAGGGTAGTCCAACCTGCGTGCAGCTGGAAGTCTTCAACAAACGTGGGCGTGTGGTGCTGCGCATTTTCTCCAATTGCCAAGTAGAGGTCGAACACCTCGAAAATGCAGGCAGCCAAGAACTGTGGACCACCATGGAAATTTTCCTGAAAACCATTTTGGGTCCAACCAGCGGCTACCTCATTCACCACGGCTAATCGAAAAGGATTTTTGCACCATGAATTTCCAAGATTTCAAAAAGAAGTGTGAAGCACTGTTTGGTCAAGCCTTCCACTTCGAAGATGATTCTGAATATATGCAGGTGCGTAGCCATTTGGGCCTCGTACATTTGGTCCCTACAGTTTTCGGCCCGACAGGGCATTATGACCGCGTAGAATACGCGGTACGCGGGCATGTGCTGGAGTTAAGACCCCGCCACTTGGCGGCACGGTCTGCCGGGCCATCCCAAGATTTCACCGATGTTTTCGAGCAGATGGAATTCGCGACACAGATTCAGGCTCGCCGTCACAGCACCGATCTGGAAAAGATCGAGCAGCACATTGCAGAACTCGAAAAGATTCGCAAATGCGCGGTTGAGTACAAACGCCACAACGGTGCACGCCCAGCGGTAAAAGTGGTGTTGGCAAATTCCGAGATTGCATTGTTTGAAATCTATGGAGATTACATCAACTACGAACCTTCTAACAAAGCGCTCGAAGCCAACGGCTTTAATCCGCCAGAGTATCGCCGTGGACTGAACAAAGCTGGAAGCGTCGATGAAATGATGATGGTGCCGATCACCGACAAAAATACTATGCGCAGCAAATACGTTCCGCGTCGTGCAGATTTGTTCGTGACCAATGCGCGCTACGTTGAACCAGCAGGTGGTGAAAATCCATACATCGAAATCATGGAAACAACCGTATGAGTGTAATGTCCCCAATTGACGTAATCACCGCGATCATGAAAGGGCTGCGCGACGACTGCCCCGACGTTATGTTCAGCCCGCGCACCAGCTGCGAACAGCACAAAGGGAAACCCGGATGGAAAAGCGCAGATTTGGTTCTGTATTCGCACAACTGTACCGATCTGGAATTGCGGCTGCACATGCAGGATAACGGCGAATATGTGATCACAGCAGCGCCTGACAACATGTCACAAATGTGCAAGTCGTACATCGTGGGCTTTATCAACGGCCTGTATGATGCTGGTGCCATTCCAGAGCCGACCACGGGCCGCGAGAAAACTGTAAACATCCACTAGCAACACCTGTTCTACCCATCCAATCGCAAGACTAAGGAACTACCATGACCCAAGCAGCACAACAAGCAATGGACGTTTTCAAGTGCATCGGCGCCCCGGATTTCAGCCTCGCTGATTTCCTGATGAAAGTTGCCGAACTGATCCAGACCCGTGACGCATACACCGTCACCGAAAAGTTTGAAAAAGAATCGCAGCTGAAACACCCGTTCTGCTGGTCGTTCCGTAACACTGGCCGACTGGGCGCCGTGACCATCACCGTTAACCCTGCGCAACAGCACCTGCATGTGAGCTACCGTTCGGGCGCCGAGAAATATTCGGATTGCGTGAACTATTTCCGCGTAGGTCAAGACGAAAACTTCCTGACCATCATGGCCAAGCGTGCAGCGACCGCCAACGTCTGGCATCGTGGCGCCGTGGTAATGGCCGAGGAACTGCTGGCCACCGTGCCGACCAACGCTTTCCGCCACGAAGTGATCCGCCGTCCGTCCTATGAAAAAGCGTATCCGTTCTGCGATTTCGTTCTGCGCGAATTCCCCGACGTGTGCATGCTGCGCGTGGCTCACGATGGTTTCTCGCTGTGGCAGGGCAAGAAATTCCAGCAGGTTGAAAAATGGTCGGATATCGACACTCGCCCAATCACCGAAGTAGTTGAAGGCGAAGTGCAATCCATGTGGCGCCTCGGCACCGGCATCCTGTTCACCAGCGGCCAGTTCGAACGTACCGAAAACGGTATCAAATTCGTTCCGTCCAAGCGCGGGTAATCACATGAACGCTCAAGAATTTATGGCGAGAGTCGAACGTCTTTTTGGTCCTAATTCGGATCATAAATTCGTGCAGGAAGATGTGTTGAGCCACACGCTCAAGCATCCAATGATGACGGTTTTCCTCAAAGAAAAATTCTTGGGCGGTTTCAGCGTGTTCGTGGTGCACAGCTATTCCGATGTTGTGCAACCGGAAACCGAAGAGTTGGCTGATGCGCTTGAGCGTATCAGTCACACGCTGGACCGCATTGTTGCCGATTGGTCGTCGTATGAAAATTACGCCAATCGTGCACTGGAAGAATTCAAAACTCACGCGAAAATGCAGCTGGTTTACACGTCATGCATCACCAACCATTTGCCGGGCTACCGCGTAAGCGCGCCGGGCGTCGATCTGGTGCTGGCTACCGTGACTACCGATTATCGCGGCAATGACTGTGTGCGAATTGGTCAGCTGCCCGATTGTGGCACCAGCGTGCGGGCATTCTTTGGCCCGGTTAGCAGCCGCATGAAGCCGGGAACCTACGCCGTTCGCTGTGGTGAAAAAGACGGCGTGCTGCACCTGTCCAACACTTGCCACAACCGCAGGGAATTGGCTTCGATTTTCAAAGAGCCGAATGTGGAAACGCGCATACGTCAATTTGCGGTAAATCGTGTGCATGAAAAATCGGATGATCATCTGGATTACCTGCCTGATTGTGAGGTTTACGACCAGCTGTTGGGGCGCACGGAATACACGTTCGCGGAATTCGACGTGTACCACTAATGGCCGGGTTATTTCCAAGCACTGGCCTTGTCATGATCGGCAAGGTTAGTGACGGCCCCCGCGACGGCTGGTTTGATGTTAGGGTTGATCGGCAAACTATTTTCGGCAACAAATTTCCGATCAGCGAAACCGGATCACGCACAAAAAGCTGTGACCTGTACGACGCATGGGCCGAAGAGCAAATGCGTAAGAAAGGCAAGTATTGGAGCCGGGTGCAGAAATATCGCAAAATGCATAGGCAAGGAATCAATCTGTTGCTGCGCTGTCATTGCTGGCCCAAACGGTGCCACGCGCAGACAATCAAACGACTGATAATGAGGGTACAATGATACATCCTAACGAAGAGCGTTATCAGGAAATTCTGGAAAAGATCATCAAGCTGGCTGACCAGTCTTTCCCGGTCGAGTGTGCTGGCCAGTTCAACCGTGGATCGATTCAGGATAAAGACGGCAAGGATCAGAAATTCGTCGGTATCATCATTGTGCGCAAAGAAGACCACGAAATTCTGGCCAGCGTGCGCATGTATCTGGACGACGGCAAGTTCAAGGTATCCAGCCCCGCTGCACCCGGCGTGCTGGGGGAACAAGCTTCGAAGGTGCAGGCTGTGTTGAATATGGCGCATTTCGCAATCTGCAAAGATTCGATTAAGACCACCGAGCGGGAATTGATCCAGTGAAAATTCTCAAGTGGTATGAACTGAAAGGGAATCCCGGCTACTACTGGCTGTTCAACCAAAAAGGTGAAAAGGATGTGGTGCGCGTGTGCGATGGAATTTATCCTTGCCAACTCACGTACACCGGATATGACGGAATTTTCGAAGTGTGCGAGGAAGATCACGCCGGTTGCGATTTCGTGCTGATCGAAGCGCCGGATATTTCCAAACAGAAGAAAATCGACGTGTTCGCCCAGTGCCGTGCGTTCCAACACGCAAACGGCGATTCGAAATTCCCTGAAAAGGTTGAAGGTTATTGGCGCCAGCACGAAGACGTTCCAACCTTCGTGGGTGCCGGTATCAACATGCTAAACCGCGCCGCCCGCGAAGGCGAGAATTACCCGTGGCCCGTCGTTTGGAACATTCCTGAATTTGACGTGCAGGAATTTATCAATCGTCTGGCCGACGTTGAAGACACACTGGCGCAGGAAAAGCGCTATCGTGGTTGCAGCCTGTGCCGGTTGACTAAAGTAAATCGCGGTAATGGCGAATACGAATACAAAGGCTGGAAATGGCCTAGCGGTCTGATCGATTACGTGCGCATGGGCGTGCCTGTATCGCGAGCGTTCTTTGCACTGATCATGGACGTATCCGAGGAAGACTGTAAATACCTCCCTACATACAACAGGGAATAAGGAGCAAGGCTGTACCATGTCCATTACACGGGAAAAGCAGCGCATCCTGTTAAACGGGTGTAATTCGCTGGAACAAAAAGTGTTTGATCAGGTGCCAATCCAAGATCCATGGACCGCCGAACAAATTCACCGGCATCTGCTGGTTGGTGGCAAAAGCCAATCGGATTACAAAAGGGTGCGTGGTGCACTGGGCGGCCTGAAAGATCGTGGTTTGATCAAAGAGGTTTCGCGCCATTCGTTTTTGCGCGTGCCGTTGAAAGTGCGCGAACTGCGCGAACCGGCGGAGGAAGAGGAATTGAAAAACCCACGGCTTGGCGACCTTACCGCTTGGAAGGTGCTGAAAGAAAAACTCGACAATCCTGATCCAGAGCCGGAAATTCCAGAAATTAATCTGGATCGTTCTGGCCCTCCGAAAGTCGTGGCACCCGTTGTGACTACTGCTGTAAAAACCGAACCTGTGTCCGCTGTTAAGGAAACTGAAATGTCCGCAAAATCCGACAACACCCTCGAACTGCTGTCCGGCGTAGCAACTGAACTGATGGACCTCGGCACCGATTTGGCCACTCGCCTGAAAACCATCGCGTCCAAAGTTGAAGACTTGGCGCTGGCGCTTGAGGAAGAGAAAAAAGCGGACGAAAAACTCATGAAGAAATTCCGCGAATGGAAGGCCCTCATGAAGACCCTGAGCGACGACGATTGATGGACAATGAAATCGATAATGATCCGTTGGATTTTCTAAACCTGATCACCAGCAATGAACAGCGCTCGGGCTTTGAACTTGGCCTGATGTACGCGGATATGCTGGTCGATGGTCTAGGCCCGTGGATCGTACAGGCGACGTGCGCGCCGGTAGTCGGCCCCATGGCTGCGCGGCTAGGCCTTGTGGCCACCGTAGAGCCGTATACAGAGCTAGATAGCCCTGTGCCCATGGTGGTCGTCACCTGCACCCCTAAACCCCGTCTGAGGCTCGTTTAAGCTATGGCAAAGGTCGATCTTATACACCCGCTGAAGGGTGAACCGGGCAAACGCTATTGGGTGTATAAGGCCGACCCCGAAGCGTTGGATAAACCCCGCTGGGTGCAGTGCTACGATTCTGGTTTCAACAACCAACGCAACCCGGTCAAATACGTTTGTCGTGAAGGCAGCATGACCATGATAATGTTGCCCGCCGATATGAAAGATTGCAGGCTGGTGGAAATAGTGGCGCCCGATCCAGAAGACGTGCTGCGCTACATGAAAAAACAGCGGCTGATCAAACCTAAACCAGTCGAATCTGAAACACCAAACCTTTTGGGATTTTGAGGAACAGAAATGGCATTGATTGTAAGTCGTGAACAGTTGAACCGCATCCTGAATAACGACGGCATGCTGCAACTGTGGCCAGCTTATACCGAGAGCGGATCACAGCGCTTTGCACATGCGTGCGTTGGCGAGCCGTTCGCCCGTATCCATGTGGGTGAAGGCAATGACGCGCAGTTTTTCAACAGCCGTCAAATCATGGTTTACACCGGCCCCATGATCAAGAAAATTGACGCGATGGAAATCACGTCGTTTTTCCCGACCTATGTGTACCTCGATAAAGAACTGATGATGTGGGGAAAACTCGACCGTTTCTACATGTCGTTGCTCAAGGCCATTCACCGTCCATACTTGCCAGCTTCGGAACTGACTCGCCGCCAACAATTCATGGCTCCGGGTGAAGGTACGGACGAAAAGGTCGATGATGTGTTCCTGCAATATCTGGAACAAGGCAGCCATGCACTGGTGCATTGCTTGTGCGAGCAAAAAGGTTTCAACATCGACAAATTGTTGGCCTACATGACGGCACATAATCACACGGCTGAATCGCTGGCTGTGATGTTGCGAAACAAATGGGTTGATTAACCAGTAAACGAAAAAGCCCCCGTATCCGCAATGGACCGGGGGCTTTTTTGTGCCTGTTATTCAGGATTGTTCAGGGCCTTAGCGATTTTACGCCCGGACATGCGTGCATTGTGTGCAGCACGGCGGGCCTTGGCGCTACGCTCACGCTGGGCGTCACCGCGTGCGTGCTTGGCCTGCTTGGCGTAGACGCTGTTCGGGTGCGCGGCGATGTAGGCTTTTTGGGCAGCTGGGGATTTGCTGTGGAACCAGTGATTTTTGTCGGCCATGATTTTTTCCTTAGCTAAGTACGATCTTACGGTTAGCACCTTCGACCCACGACACGTGGATGTAATTGCCGCGCATCTGCAATACGTCGAAAGTTTGGGTTTGCAGCCATTCGAAAACGGCTGTGCTTTGGTTGGAAATCAGCGACACAGCGCAGCCCAAAATGTGCTGCTTGTCCGCCAGATAACGTGCCCAATTGGTTTCGTTGAACGGCAACCCGGCTTCGCGCAGCCAGTCGTAATAACTGCCCTTGCAATATTCCCGTTCTAGGGCCGCGCTTCGATACCAGCTAACAATACGAAAATCGAACTGTTCACGCAAGGGTTCCAGAATATTTTCTGCAACCTTTTCCGCTGCCAGAAGTGCGGCACGTGGCGGTGTGTTGTCGATCTTCGATTTCTGCGCCAGCAGGTCGAAGCCTACGTCAAGATCGGTAAAATGTTCGCTAATCCGCATTGCCCTTCCCCTCTACAGCGCTAGGCCAACAATGGCCAACGTCTGCCAAAAGATTTTTTCAATCTGCCACCAACGCCTATCGCTTTGGTGATCCTCAAATTCCTGCACGTAACGGGCTTGATACTCGTTGGCGCGGGCTTCCTGCTGTTTCGCAATATCTACCATCAAATTATATTGTTCAATTGTCTGGTTATGCGCTTGGGTCAGCAGGTTCAGGCCTTTGGTGTTTGCCGAGGCCTGTTTTGCATAATCGCTAAGCTGATCAAGCTGGGTCACAGAAAACCCAGCCCAATCTTTTCCGTCAACCACCAACGGCGTCGGAATCGGCCTTTCCGGTAGGGACGCCTGCAACGTAATTTTTTCCAACTTTTTCAGTTGCATGTTCGACGGCTGCGGTTGTGTCGTCACGCTTCCGCACGCCGGGAGGAACAATAATGCTAGGACCACCAGAACCCATTTCATTTTGTGCGGCCTCAATCTTTTCCATTGCTGTGCGCACTGCGAGAGGCAGCGGCGGTTTGTTCAGCATGGAATCTGCGGCCATACCGATTGCCAGATAGGTGATTTTCCCCACACCCGGCTCGGTGATGATGGTCAGCAAAAATGCAGCAATTGCACCGCTGATCACGCCGATGGAAGCACCGACGTTTTCCAGCCAGTAGCTGCCCACTTTGATGCCTTCACGGCGGCACTTGTAAATCCAGCTGATAAGCACGCCACACAGCGTGCAGAAGAAATACCCCAGTGCGTCTTCGAGGGGAACTTCGATTACCTTTTCGATGCTTTTGATCAGGAATTCCACGGCTAATCTCCCGCTGTTTTCCACGCGTTAATCGCGCTTTGCATATCCTTCGAAACCGTAGGTGGTTGCGGCTTCAAAGTTTCCGCAATTTGTTTATGCTGTTCCTCTATCGGAGCCAGTGTTACTTGCTCTTCAAGTCGGTCGCCCTTGTAAGTGTCGGTGATGGGTTCTGGTTTTGGACGGCGGGCGAATATCACGGATGCCAAAGCAACCACGAACATCAGTCCACCAATAATCCATTTGCCCCATTTTTTAATTGTTTCCATTGTCACAGGCCCTGCTTATGGAATGGAGTTTCCGGCCCACGACCTTGGCCAGCGGTCAGACCTTCGTCGTCAATAGTATCTTGGCGATTCAGAATTTTTCCTTTGGTAAGGCGTTTCATACGGCGTTTGGTGGTGCCGTTTTTCGTAGGTTTTGCGTCAATCCAAACAATCATAAAATCTCCCCCGATTTTGAAAAAAGAAAAGGGGCCGAAGCCCCTTCCCTAGACGCTACGGATTAGGCAGCGGGTTGCAGCGCGTATGCAGTCACGATCACGTCGATGGCGGTGCCGAGGCGAACCACGAACTGAGTAGTCGAAGTGAATTCGATTTCGTCAGGGATGATTACTTTGTTGGTTGCCTTGTCCACCACTTGCACCAGCGGCCAGCGGACGCCGATAGCGTGGGTGAAAGTGTGCTCGACAGCAGCTGCTACGGTGGTGCTGGTGTAGTACGAACCACCAACCTGAATTTGCAGATTGTTTACGACGGCAGCAACCGGCTCGATATCGGTTTCAGTGATGAAATTCTCGGTGGCGGTGGCCAGCGCAGCCGGGGTCACGTAGGTGGCCGACAGGTCGCCAACCGAAATACCACCGGCAGCAACAACGATGGAAGCGTTCGATGCTTTTACCGAAACAACATCGCCAACTTTTTCCAGACCGTCACCAGCGGTGAAGCCTACCAGACCGCCGAATTCAGCCCAGTTGGTGCCGTTCCAGCGGAAGAAGTTGACAGTTTCGCGGTTCCATACCAGAGCGCCCGGACCAGCGTCGGAAACGTCGTAGGCATTTGCGGTAATCACACCGGCTGCGTCCACGACCACGATATCACCAGCAGCGGCAGCAACGCCGGTTGCGAAAGTGGTGCCGTCAACGTAGATGTAGCGACCGGCAACGTTGGTGAAATCGCTTTCCAGACCCAATACGTCTTCTTGGAAATCGAGGCCAGCCAGCGCGTTGTCGATTGCGCCCTGCATTTCGGTGCCGGAAACCAGATCCTGCACAGCGTTGGAAATGGCGGTGTTCACATCGGAAGTTTGCGCGTAAGGAACCAGCGCAGTTTCCAATTCTTCCTGAGTCAGGCCGCCGCCAATCGAAACGGCTTCGGTGCCGTTGTAGAGTTTCAGGGCTTTGGTGACAGTGTTGTACCAAACGCGAGATTCAACCAGACCGCCGCCGGTAGGGTCAGCCGCCAGTTTTTCCAGTTTGAGGCCGAGGACTTCGCCAACGACGCTCAAGTTACCATTGATTTGTGCCATGTTTTAGTGCCTCTGTGTGTTTGCTGGTTAGTGCTGCGTTTCCACATCGATGATATCGACGTATTCCGCGCATTTTTTCAAAAGGGTGGCCAGCGGTTCATCCCCTTCGATTACACCGGAGTAACTGAGGTTACAGGTGGAATGGTTTTTCACTAGGGTAGGCAGACGGCGGCATGCAATGGTGTTGTAGTATCGAATCCTTTCTTCACACATGAACACGCCCGTTTTGTAAAAGTAATCAAGGGCGTAATTGTCCACGTACAAAACCATGCGGTTGGTGTTGGAGCGGTTGGTGCTGCACCGATCTTCCACGAAATCAGAACCGAATAAACAATCGATTTCGTAAAGTTCGTACATGCAGTTTTGCAGGGTGGAGCCTAGCGCCGACATGATGATCGGGTAGGCCTCAAGGTGCGATTGCCCCTCAACACTTCTGATCAGCGTATGAAACGCTTTTCTTGTGTGAGCATTCACCTGCCACCAGACTTCGACAAACTTCGGATTAAACAGGTCCGTATGCTGTTCGAAAATTACCCGGTGGCGTAATTGAATTGCTTGCTCGGCGTCTAACGTGAGGTCGATTTCCTTACGGGTCAGCGTCGGACGATTCAGCAAAATGGCCTCTACATCGGTGGCCCATTTGCTGTAGGAATTGAACAGCAGAAGCAGAGTTTCCTTTGCCACTTCGCTGAACTGGTTTTGCTCGTTAATGACCACGTTGAGCATGTACGACTTTGCAGCGTAAAAATGCTCAAGGGAATATGCGGCCACGGAACGAAAACGAATGTTGTTGGGTATGAAGGGTGCCATATGAGCCTCAAACGCCGCGTGGTGGGTTGCCACGCTGCATGCCTAATCCAAGCATTAAGCCTGTAACTTGACTTTGTTTATCGCTTACGTCAGAAACTGTGCGCAGAATACGTTCCGAATTACGTTCAACAGACTCAAGCAAGTTCAGTAGCTCGGCACGATCCCTCGGGTCTTCCTTACCTAAATTGTTACGAATATCGTTCATCTGCGTCATGATCGAATCGCATACAACCGCCAGAGACGTTAAGGCCTGCGTATCAGGATGCCGAACAGCATCATGAATTTCGTCCAGAACGTCTTGCATTTTCTTAATTGCGTCAACACTTTGAAGGTAGCTGTTGTCGAAATTCTCCGCTCGCTTTCGTAGCGATTTCACTTCCTCTTGCAAGGGCAGCACGTAGAACCATCCGACACACAGTAATATCAGGTTGAATCCAATCGCCAAGCTAACCGGGATCGGACTGGAGTAAAGAACGTCAATCGCTCCCATCGGCGCACCTATCTGTGGTTGGGGTAAATCGTACTGTCACAGCTCCTTCGTAGTCGCTGATTGTTATTTTAGTTATTTTTGGTTTTTGAACTGTGCACGCTTCACCGGCACCCGGCAAATCGTTACAGATTTTCGCGACGCATTCATACGATTCTCTAACCGTAGGTTGTTCGATGCGGTCCCAGCCGAACGACAATGCCGCCCAAACCAGAACCCCACCAATGGCCAGAATCAGCGCCTTGCTAATCGTGTTCCGTCCGAGATTTAACACGGTAGAATTTCCCTGCCGACTGCGTATAAAGATCCAGTCTATCTAGCAAACGCAGACGGTCGAGATTTGCACAAACGCTCGCAGATTTCCCTTGAGCGATGACTGTCTGCACATCCAGCGGATCGGTGGTTGGGCCGACCGCTAACGCCGTTTTGAAACCGGGATAACAAACCCCGACTTCTACGTGGCGGTTGTGATGTGCAATGACAGTTTCTTCAATCATTTTGTACGATCTTTTATCATTCCACGCATCGAGGATCGAGAAAACATTGATCACCACGAAGCCCGGATTTTTAGAACGCAGGGCCACAAGGGCCTTGCGCAGATCGTAGTCATTTGTGACCAAAAACTCTTCGGGCTTCAGGTGCTCGAAAAGCTTTTTGCGGTCTTGCTCAAGGCGACTTTTTCCTTGGAGAAGATAGACTGGCATTCCATTTAAAATCGGCGGCACTTCGAATTGCGTCAACACCGGTAGGTAGGTGCCTTCGAGATTCTGGCGCTGGCCAATTACTGTGATGTGATCGAACTTGTGCGCCGCTGCATATTCGTGCACGGCATGCTCAACCTCTTTAGGTTTTGCTTGCCGCTCAAGAAACACCACGTTTTTTGCATCGAGTTTTTCCAGAAAAACCGTGCCGTACAGATCCGAAATCGCTTTCGATTGCACGTACAGTTCAGTGGCCCCGATAACTGCGCTATACCAATAAATTAATGTCGCTAGAACAAGCCGCCCCAACATAAATACTTCCTTTTATTCACCCGATTTTGATTGTAAATTTCCGCAGCTGCATCTGAGCATACCAATAAACCGTACCAGAGGTTCCGCCACGGCGGCGGCCAAACACCAAAGGCTGTGTTGATTTATAGGTAATGTCATACGGGAAATCTTGCGAGGCTACTTCGGTCCCGTCGATGTAGAATTTCAGCACTCCGCTTTTACGTGCCCATTTAAATGCGTACCATTGGCCAACACTCATTTGCACGTTGTGTGTCAGGAATTGTGAGGTATCGTGAGACGTTAGGAAACCGTGTCGGGCAGGCGCTGTGTTGATGTAGTACATATCCATATTCACAGGCTGGCCGGGTGTTGCCCAGTTACCCCAGTACATCACAGGCTGTAGTGACGTACCAGAAACCGCAGCAGGCATCGAAGTGTACAAAACTTCGTAGTCAATTTCGAAATCATCTGTACGCGGAACGAGTGCATCCGAACCGGGCATAGACAAATACGAAGTACCTGAGAATGTAATCAGATTTGGCGCAACAGTTGCTCCACTGTTGGTTACGCCGGTTGCCAGAGAACCATCAGATTTAAATAGCGAGAATGGTTCTGGTGTTGGTCGTTTTGCAGAAAGGCTCAATTTAACCGGGCCGCGAATCGCACCAATTGTGCCTCCGCCAGAAGGCGTTGCACCGAGAACGATCCGTTTGATGGCCGTTATATCGGTGTCAATGGTGAATGTGGTTTGGTCGTAAGTGGACGTGGTGCCGATTGCTAGGTTTTGACGAACGTCGTTAATGTACACCGAAACAGTTGTGCCCTGTTTTACCATTACGCATTTTCGCAGAACGCCGTTCAACGTAGCTTTCGTGTAGTTTGCGTTCCATACGTTGGTTTGTGCGCTCATTAAGCCGCCAAACTGTAGGCGGTTGCCGTAGCCCCCATCGCCGTAACGCGCAACAACACCCAAATTTCCAGCAGCGGGAAGCATCGCAATTTCTGCGTAATACGAACCATCCGCTGCTGACTGATTAAGTGTTGTCCATTCCAACGTCCAATCGGTCGCAGCCAAGTTTATTGGTTGGTCCAAAAGAATTGTTATGGAATCCTGATTTCCATGTTGCAAAGTGTAAGAGGCCGTACCTATTTGCGCAGGTTCGTCAACACTTGCACCAGCAGTTTTCTGAATTGTGTAAGTGAGCGGTGCGCCACCTGTATCTGTGGTGAAAAAATCAGCTGGGGCTGGTGGTTCCACATAGGGACGCAATTTAACTGGCGCAGTTAGCGGAAATTTCCGCATATACGTCCATTCGTCGGTGCCGTCATTCGCCACCACGTGTTGACCAATGTGCCGGTGATTGCGCAAAACTTTCGCGGTGCGCGTGGTGCCAGAAAGCGTAACGGAGCCGTCGCTGTAGAAAAACGCGAATTTATCCGAACCCGTATGGGCCACATGCATCAGGGTTTTTGCTTGCGCGGTGTTGGTCAAAACAAAACCGGTATAGGTGCCGGTCAAGGTGCGTGCGCTGTTGTAGACAACGAATGAATTCAGGCCGCAACAAACTTTATCGGCAACGGTGGTGGTCGCCGTCAAAAGCACAGTAGTTTCGCGAATTACCTGCACAGCCGTTGGCTGCAAAACAATCAGGAAATTCGAATCGGAAATAGCCATGGCACCCGTCGTCGCCAACGGATCGTCGGTAGGCATGTGCAGACGGTGCGTTTGTGTTGCGGTTTGCGCCGCCATGCACAAGCCATCTTCGGAAATTGCCAGACGTTTCACATCGGCCAGCAGGTATGTCTGGCGCAGCAGCAACGAATTGTCAGCTTCTTTCCGATAGCGTTTCACCTCACCCGACTGATAGGCCAGCAGGTGATTTAATCCGTGCGCCACAATTGAGTTTGGCAGCGCATTACTTTTCAGTAGGGCCATTTTACACGCTCACAGAAATAACACCGAGTTTAGGCGCCGAGTTAGCGTCGGCCATGAAGCAGCCAATCAGCCAGAAATGCGAATCGTCAACTTTATGCAGAATTCGATTGTTATTCATCCGTTCTTTATAATAGTACGGTGTTTTGATTGGATCGAACGGGCCACTATATTGACCCTGACCTACAGGCAGGCGGAATGACAATTGCAAAGGCAGTACAGTGTCCGTAACCGTTTCCGCATACGCCTGCCAAACGTGCATGGCCACGTCGTTTTCAAATACGGTGTAAGGTACGCTGATGGTATTTTTACCACCTACAACACACACGACACCCGAACTGTGCACAAACCCTGTATCCAGCGGATTGATCAATATATCACCCGTTGAAATTTGATTTGCATTGTACACACAAGATGCTGTTGTGGTTGACCCTCCGCAAGCGTAATAATCGCCCTGAGCATCAGCCGAAAGAGGAACTAAGGAATTTGGCTGAACATAGGCCAACGCTGGGGCTGAACGGTACGAATAAGAACCTGCATAAACACCACCAGCAATCAGATGGCAAGCCTCACCAACGCCAGTTGTGATTGGCGGACGCCAAACCATTTTGGTGTTGGTCATTTCGAATGACGAAGAGGATGTGGGAATCACTGCCCGAATTTCTACGGGCCGTCCTTGCAAATCTCGAACATTTTTATATTCAAAAATCTGCATGTTGTTCGCGTAACTGGCGTTGTAGTTAATTAGGCTGGGGCCGTCCATTGTACCGACTGGTGTACCCAATACCCCGTCAGTAACGGGAATTGTGATGGTGTACCCAGCTAGGCCGTAGTAGGTCTGGTTAGGTCTGCTGCACGCTCTTTTTACAACAACTTGTGTGCCAGAAGCTTCGGCAATTGTTAGGGCATAATGTACCGAAATAGTTTCGGTAAATCCGCTAGGTGTTGTATTGATTTGTGCACTTGATTTGACCGTATATTGTCCGCTACCGTTTCGCTCCATCACGTAACAGCTGTACAGGTTCGGCATACGAATAACGGCGCGCTCACTAGCTGCGGCTGATAGGCTGCATCCCCATCCGCGTGCGCGTTCCGTCGTGGGTATTAAATCCCACGACGCGGGAACCATAACGAACACCCGATCATTTCCCATGGATCGAATTTTTGGCCGGAACGGATAGCCTGCATTCAAACCAGACGTTCCAAGCTGCGCAATAAACGAGGGAACGCCCACAACAGGCGCCCCATTTACCTGATTGATTTCCTGAATCAGTGCTTTGAAATCGGCGGTAATTGTGACCATGGCGATACGGGTATCGCTAATCGTGGTCCATGCCATCTGCCCGCCGTGGTGCATAATCCCACCGGGGTTATCAATTGTCACGAAGGCCATAGAAATTCCTATTGATCCTGCTGATACGACAAGTTAGTCACATCAGTTTTTGTTTGTGTCAGGGTCGAAACTGCGTAGTCGAAAACGTAGGCGCCGAGTGTTGCAGTTTCCATTGGCAGTGGGGCTGCAATAATCGGATTGCCGAGGAAACCGGGCGGCACAAACGAACCGGACGCCGCATCCCCATAAACATCGACCTTCGCACGATCATCGATCCAGATTTTATTCTGATCTTTGTAGTCATGTTCGTAGCCAAAAGTTACGGCGGTGAAAGTCTGCGCAGCGGCAATCGGAACTTCGGTCGTGAGTTGTTTCCACGTCGAGGTTGGGATCGTTATTTGTCCGTAGACTTTTGTTCCGGCAATTGTCACGAATGGCAATAAACCTAAACCATCGGCAGCAGGCGTCAACCGCTTGGCCTGCAAATTTACGAACGCCGTATATGGTTTAAGCGTGGAAGAGGGGCGCGTGGCCCCAAATTCGTTTTTCACATAGGGCGCAGAACTAACCAAACTGCCGAACATCGTGGTATCTTTCTCGGTGTTTATGTCAGTGGCAAACCTACCCAATGTCTGTACAGCAGTGGGGGTGCCGGTTACGTTCAAAGTCGATTCGAGCGCACCTGTAGTTGTGACCGGGAAGGTCTGTACAATTTTCCGCCCCATGCGCTGGCCGAATCCACCGGAATTGTCGCAAATCATCAGACTGCGCAGAATCAGCAAAACCGCCCGATCATCGGTTGGTGCAATGGAGATTTCGGTGACTGGCAACGTTACCCGATTTTGTCGGATAATCATTTCATTATTGATCCACAATTCCATGTAGCCCGGACCAAAAACAACGTCAATAAAAGCTTTCACCGATGCGGGCCGGTAGAAGGCCTGCACTGTGGTTGCTACGCCGTTAAACGTGTAGAATCCGTCACCATTTATGCCCACGGTATACAGGAAAGATCCGGGCATGGCTTGAGTGTTGGTGAAGGCAGAAAGTGGTGAAGCTTCTGATCCAAACTGGAAAATTGTGCCATTCTGATAAACAGTACCACCCACCAATTCAATGCACGCACTAAAATACAAAATATCCCCCGACGGTCGAATGGTTTTACGCAAACCAACGGCGCCGGGGAAGTTGTAGATTGGGGCAATAGTGCCTTTGTTGTGGTGAATGGCTAGGCCGCCATAGGTAGTTGAGTAAAACACTGATGGAACAGCCCATGTACCACCGTTGGTCCCGCGCATACCGACAGCCGGGTAAAATCCAAGTGCTTGGAATCGTGGCTGGATTACGTTATAGGAGGAGAATTCCGGCACCAAAAACGGCTCGGCACTAGCACTACCGATGTTGCCGGAATTTCCCCACTGTTGAAAATCGTCAGCAAAAATAACGGCCATAAACCATCCCCTTATCAGGTCGGCTTAGGCAGAATGCGTTGGCCGAATTTCACGTTTTGCGCCTCGGTTGGGGTCCAAGGCAGATTGGTTTTTGGGTTGACTTCGAAAATGTGTTTCATCGAAGTATATTGCGCAGCTTTCAGTTTCATCCGGTAGCCAGTGGCCTGCACACCGTCAACGTCAACCACGGCAGTTACGGACAGCGAATCCGGTTCAACCATACGGGCAGATGGTGCAATGGTGATGGCACGCACAGCCGCGTCATCCACCGTTTCAAACGAAGTGGTGTTGGTGTAAAGGTCGGTGACGCCGGATTTGTTCGAAGACACATACGACGTATCGCCATCAGGGGTTGCCTGATTCACCCGGCTGAAGTTTGCGGTGCCGGTATCCGGGGTCATTTGCACCGTTGCATCAGCGGTTGGATATCGGGTAATTGTTGCGCATTTTCCGATTCGTTCGTTGTTGTACTGGCCTGCGCCGTCGAGCATGTGGTGGTCGTCTACGTGCAGAACCAAATGGGCAGTACCGCCCGAGGTATATTGCGCTCGGATTTCCCAAAAATCGAGGGTGTATCCGGTGATGGTTTTTTCGTAAACCTTTACATCGGTCATCCAGAGTTCGAATTTGTTGTTGGCGATATCCACCACCAGTTCAACGAAGTTCCAGATATTCAGTTCGCACTGATAGTTGGTGTTCACGCCATCGACGTAAATGTACCAGTCGGAGCCAATCGAAACGTTTACCCCAGCAATACGGGCGAATTGCAGGTTGCCGGTCGGAGCCAGAACGAAACGTGCGGCGAATGCATGCACCACGCGGATAGTCGGAGTGTACGCGGCGCCGGTTGCGAAAAACGATTCAGGTTTGATTGGTTTTTTCAGCCAAATCAAATCGGTGGTGCTGGCAGTCAAACCAACACCTAGCGAACCCGTGTTTTTGCCATAACCGGTGGCGCAAGAACAGGTGCCCGTGGGCTGCACGAAACCCCCGGAAGTCAGAGCAATTGCCGCCACGGTGGTTGGGGTCTGTAGTGCCGTGGTGCCGTAGTGGTCGAAACCGTCTTGTTGCAGAAGAGACATAGTGTTCTCCAAACGAAATAAAAAAGGGGACTGCAAAGAGTCCCCTTCGAGGGGCTTTATTTCCCCATGTTACGACAGCGAAATGCCGCCACCTTCCTTGATGGTTACGATCCGCATACCGGTGTTATTCGCACCGTTTGCCATCAGCGAAACGTATTTGCGATCAGCAGCTTCGCCGTATACGCGCAGCGGAACGTCGGTGTTTTCCGAAACTACGTCGGCACTGGTATAACCCAGCATGTCGAGTTCGTAGGTGTAGGCGTAACGCGTGGTGTTGAGGCGCGACGGGAAGTTAACAACGTATTTGTTACCCTCGGAAATGGAAACTTGTTCCATCCCGTTGATAATTGCGTTGTTGTAATCCGAATCGGCGGTGGCGCTAACCGGATCAGACGGACGCAGCACGTCAGATTCACGCACAACGAAACGCATGATTTTGTTGTTCACACCATACAGGCAGAACACCGGGGCCTTACCGGCTTCGATGGTGGCGCCAGTGTCACGGTTAACCGGACGCTGAACAACAAACCACGAAATTGCGACGGCGCCCGAATCCGAAACGAAGTCTTCCCAAACACACAGAGAAATCCCGCGATTGGTAATCGACAGGCTGTAGGTCATCGGGAAAGAATCCGACAAATCGGTGGTATTCATCACCACGCGAGAAGTGCGGTTCAAAAACGCTTCATCGGGCTTCGTCACGTCCGGTGCGAACGTGGCGAGAGTGGTATTGTTTTTGGTGTAATAACCACCAATCGCACCCACGGGGCCGGTCAGAGTTTTCGAAGAGCCAGAACCAGCGGTGCCGTAGGAGGCTGAACCGTCAACGCGCAGGGCTTGCTGCGAACCAACAGTAATGCCGCAAGTGTGTTTATCGAAAACTTCGATTTGCACGCGCCATGGTTGTTTGTTTTCGAGTTCGGTTTTGTTGAGCGGGTCAACCAGTGGCCCGGCCTCAAGGGTGACTTTGAATTTCGCACGACCGGTCGCGTCAACGGGCGGAACCCATGGGGTAGGGAAACGTGCGGTGAAACCGTTGTTTGTCAGGTCGGTAATTACCGCCAGCATCAGTTCGCCAACATGCGTGTAACCGCTGCGACGAACGTAGAATCCAGAAACTGCCATTTAAATTGCTCCTTACGCGATGCCCGCGCCTTTCTTCAGGGCCAGAATGCGCATGCCGTTGTTTTGTGCAATGTTGGATTGCAGGCCGATATAGGTCCGGTCTTCTGCTTCGCTGTAAAGTTTTTGTGGAACTTCAGTGGTCGAAGAAATCACGGTAGCAGACGCGTAGCCGATCATATCCAGTTCGTAGGTGTACGCGTAGCGCGGGGTATTCAGGCGCGACGGGTAGTTTACGATGTACTGGTTATTTTCCGAAACACCAACCTGTTTTTTGGAGTTGATGATGGCTGTGCAGTCTTTCGAATCCACGTCAGCACGGGCAATTGCCGAAGCATCCACCACATCAGATTCGCGCACCACAAAACGGTTGAGTTGGTTGCCAACCGAGTTCACGCAGAAAACAGGGGCCTTGCCATCGGTGACAACTTCGCCGGTATCGCGTTTTACTGGGCGCTGCACAAGCATCCAGCTGAAGTTGGTGCCGCTCATATCCGCCGCCGAACCTTCCCAAATCGACAGGAAGAAACCACGCGGGGTAATTGCGAGGTAATAGGTCAGTGGGTAAGTGGCGCTGATATCTTTGGTCGGATCGGTTGGAGCCACCGGAACTTGCTCGGTGCCGCCGCTGGTTTGTGTGGCAATATCTACCCAAACGCGAGCTTTGCGGTTAATGAAACCTTCGGTGACGTTTTTCCAATGCGGCTGGAAAGAAGCTGGCAGACCAGCGGAAGCGAAATACGGAGCGCTTTGGCTAGAGGTGGTACGTGGTGGCGTATAATCCTCACCAACAATACCTTTTGCACCAACAATACGCGTGTTGATTGCGCTGGATTCGGTAATGGAAGCGGTAACGTATGGCAGCGCACCACTGGCAGGCAGCGCAGCGTCAGAACCAACGAAAACACCGAGGGTTGCGGTATCAGAAACGTTGAACGAAACGCGCCATGGTTGTTTTTTGGTTACGTCGGTTTTATTCAGCGGGTCAACATCCGGCCCGGCTTCCAAAACCACAATGAATTTTTCAGCAGTGGCGCCAGTCGGTTTGACGTAGACGTTGGTGCCATCCACTGGATAGATGGCGGTAAATCCGTTGGCCAGCATGGAATCGATGATATCCAGCGTGACCTTCCCCGCAGTCGGGAAACCCTCTTTAAGAATTGCGATACCCATTTTTAATCCTCGACCGTAAGGTACATGAGTTTGATAGTAATCGAAGCGGCAACCGGTTGCGAATTCGTGATCTGTCCATACACTTGAGGCCTACCCGGCGTCTCAAGGTTCACGAAAATCGAATATTGCCGCGATTTAATAACGGTTCCATCACGCAGCGTGGTAGAACCATCATCGACTAAATGACCAGCGACCGCGACAAACCGGTAAGGTGTTTGGTCGAGAATGGGACTGTGACTTTCAGTCCCGAATACCTCGACCACACAGGGTTGGTCAACCTCAAGCCTTTGGACGATTGCGGACTTGCCGCAATCAATCACAAATGTTTCCGTGGCGTTGGGGTTAAGCAGCAAGGTTTTCAACTGAAAATTCTTGCGCAACCGGTTGCCGACTTCACTTAGCTTTTTGACAGGTGTTAATGCCATGTGAAATCTCCAACGTTTCTATTAAATTAACCACCTTGCATGAGGCCACTGATTGGACCGTTGTAATAGACTTCACAAACGAATGTTTTGTCTACATCAAGGTTATAAACATAACCATTGAACTTTTGCAGGGTAGTCACACCGTCATAGTTCGCAGTGAAATCGAGCACGTCGCTCAACGTGTCAAAGCCCTGATACAGCGAGGCTTTACCGCGTCCGTTGGTGGCTTGTTGTGGGCGATATGGAGTGTTTTGTGCCACGCCCATTTGTGCCTTAATCCTGATCCAGCTGATTTGCACCCGTTCCACGTGCTCGGTGCGTTTGATGATCCCCGTTTTGTACGTGGAAATACCAATTGCACCGGAATAAACTGGGAAGGATTGGAAGTTGTGGAAATCATGTGCGCCATGCACTTCAGGCGTCCGCTGCACAAACTCGGTGTGGCCGTGCGATTTCTCATTGCCGAACAATTCACCGATCCCGAATTTAACCTGCGACAAGTCAGCGGTTCCTTGCGGGATATCAGCCAGCCCTGTACCACCGGAACGAACACCGACAAACGCGAACTCTTGCAGAACGGAATAGGCAATTGTATCGGTGAAGCCCATAAGGAACGGGGCTGCAAAGCCGGTACTCAACACCGCTTCATATTCCTGCACATCGCTGTAGGATTTCCCAACCGCGTTGTATTCGAAATGGAAGTCTGTCAGTTCAACGCCCACGTAAATCGGGGTTTCGAATTCAATCTCCATCGCATCGGAATTAACACCCGATTCAATGAATTCAACATTTTCGAATTGAACCATGCCGGGGCCGTTGATTTCACCTTGGGCCACATCGTGGACAATGCCGTATTTAACTTTCGGATTAATGACCGTCATATCAAAACGGTCGGCACCAACGCCAACGCCGGAATCGAATGTAACGGTGTTCTGGTCGTCTTGTGTTTGCAGCAAAATGAAGTCGTTTTGTTCGAATTCTGCTGCGTAAGTTTTGGTAATGAGGGACTGCGCACCTTCAGCCAATTGATGCTTGGCCTGCACCACCATTTGCCCGAGGCTATTGGTTGCCTGTTGTGCCGAGGAAACCAGCTGGCCCAACGTGGCACCCAGCGCAGAATACCCACGGCTAACCAGAACGGAAAGCGTGTTAGAAAGCGCGGCGTAGGCACGGCCAATAATGGATTTTGGCAGCTGTGCAGTAGACAATCCATTTTTGAGGAATTGCCATTTGTTATTGGTGTATTGTGCGGCGTAGGCGCGGGGTTTGGTTGGGGTGCGCACCACGTGTTTAAACAGCCACATTCCCACCTGTTCGCGGGTCACTTCGCCGTTCACAAGGTAATAGGTGTAAACGTTAATCGAAGCCTGCCACCAGTTAGGGATGCCACCAACAATTTGCACCCGATCATTATTGGCAATTGGCGACGACAAACCAACGTCAACCCCGTTCACAAACATCGTTGTGCCTTCGGCGTGAGGGCCTTCCAATTGGATATAGGCGCCGGGCTGCACACTGGTAGCGCGACCGGTCAACGACGTATAAATCTGATCTTTTACCGGATCGTTTACTTCACCGAAATTCAACCAGAAAACCGATGGAATTTCAGAGACGAAAACCAGTTCTGCCACCTGCGTCATGCGGTATGGGATACGTGGCACGCGGGCCAGAATCATTTCCGCACTTTGGGTCAGCATTGTTTGCGTTACAGGCTGTTTAACCAGCAGCTGTTCAGCGGTTTGGGTCACGGCAGTTGCTGGATCTTCAGCGTCTACAACAAAACCGATATTGGCATACGAAACTTGCAGCCAGTTGTTTTGCTCGCCTTCCTTGACCAGCATTAATTCCGGGGTTTGCGACGTTTGCGTATTGGCGATTGGAGATTTCGCAAACAACAGTTCAGAACTTTGCGTGATTTGCGTATTGGAAACGGAGGCCTTTACCAATAGCTCTTCTACAACCTGCGTAACCTGCAAAACGTTGTCGGATTCTGTTTCGAAAACAAATACAGCACCCGGCAATTCCTGATAGGTTGTAGCCGTGTTGTTGCCCACCAAAATATCAATGGAACGGCTAGCCATTTGAGCTTGGGAAAGTGCAAAGAATCCGTATGCACCAGCACCACCCGCACCCTTATACGGATACGAACCAGAACCCCGCCCGTAATTACCTGCAATGGGTGATGTGGCTAGGGTATCGTATCCGTAAATGCCTGCAACGCCATCACCCGAATTGATAGAATCATTATCGGATACAAAAACGCCGCCAGACACGCCAGAGGTGCCGGTTGAGTTCCAGCCACTTTTGGCTTCCCAACGACCGGCACCGGCCACAACTACAGTTGAATCTGGCTGCGAAATAGAGGCAAGTTCGCGGCTACCGCCAGCACCCACCATGATGATGAAAACGTTTTTGGTTTTTTCGCGCAGTTTGTGAGTAAAAGATCGCTGGCCACCATTCGTTAGCCCGATATAATCGGTGCGCGAGGCCCCTGCAACTTCAGTACCGGGCGCCACGTTGTAGTTTGCGAACGTAGGCAAAGGCGAATCGCCATAAGCCATAAAACCTTTGTATTCGTAAACAACAATTACACCGTCACCGCCATTACCGCCCGGTGCACCACCAGAACCCCGTGTACTATTTTGTGCAGCTGTTACGTTGGGTTGCTCACCAGCTTGACCAACACCGCCTTTACCAATAACACCGGTTAATGGCTTAGGTGCCATATACAAACGGCTTAATGCGCCCGATCCACCAGCGTTTACACCCGGCGCACCTGTACCACTAAGTACGACCGATGTGATAGACGCAAAAGTTCCGGCTTGAACAGGTGACAGGTTTCCGAATTCCAACCGGACGGTGTTAACACCGTCAACCATTGCGTAGGTAAAGGCTTCGGTTTGCTCTGAAACACCGCTAAATGTAGATCGGAGGACGCCGTTAAATCGAATGCGACCAGCCGCATTTATGGTCGGATAACCAATATTGCGACGGACGTTAATCGTGACGTTTCGGCCTGCATACCCAAGGAAAGAATATTCAACATACCCACTCTCGTTTGCAGTAGTAACTTGGCTTTTCAGCCCGTATGCTGCATCACGCGCAAACTTTTCATAGGTTACGGTGCCTTTAATTTCGGACGTGCCTGTAAACGTGTTGGTTACAGGCTGGCCAGCTGGAACAAGGATAAAACTTGCACCAGTTGTGGCACCGAGGACGCCGGTATTAGCGCCAGCTGGCGAGGCTAATGCACCACCAGCCACAACTACACCGCCATTTATGCCTGCGCGATAATCGTATCGAATCCAATTTTCTGTAGATTTACCACGATCGTCATAAAGCAAACCGCCAGTGCCGTCATTAGCACCACCATTTGCAGTAAGAATAGTTCCGGCTGCGGACGCAATAGTAGTGGCTTCGCCGGGACCGGATACAGGCGTAATTGATCCATCCAGTTTATGAACAACTCGACCACCAGCACCCGCGCCTTGTGCCACCAAAAACATAAGTTTAGTGTCGGCGTCTGGCGTATGTGAAAACGGGCCGGGCGTGGAATATTCTGTGCGCTTCCAGTATGGGCTAGGAGACGCAGTGAAAGGAGGCACTGGAATGCTATTGGGCAGCGTTGGGTTTATGCCTTCATCACCAACCGTATCATGCAGCGAAATTTCCCAAATGCGCAGCCGGTCAACGCCTGTTGCGTTGTTGATCCAGATTGCCCAATACTGAGCCGCAATTTCGTTTTCAGGCAGAAGCAATACGTTGGACGAACTAACATCCATACCACCGTTGTTGTCGGTAACGACATTCCACTTATTGCCCAAAGAGTCGTTTGGTTCGGTGGCAATGTTGACGACTTTTATTTCGGTGTAGCTGGATTTTACTGTGCCGCCAGTGTGCGAATAACCAACGTGTAAATCTTGTCCCCATGTACGGAACAGCAAACGGATTTGCTTAGGGGTTACACGCCGGGGAAAACCCAAAACAAAAACGTCGTTTACGGTCGCAGCGTAAGTGTTGTTGGATTCCCAGCGCGTTAGGGTGGACCCGTCAATGGCCTGCGAAGGCGTACTACCGTAAGACGTTGTGGCGTAAGCTGTTGCGCCCTGAATTTTTGCCATAAATGCTCCAAAAAAGGGGCCTTGTTATCGGCCCCTTTCGGTCATCAGAATGTGCCGACACCTGTTGCAACCGTGATGTTGGCGTTACGGGCGTTCGACAGCCGCACCGAAACAGTTTTCTGAGGCGGATTAGGCGTGGACGTTCCGTAGATTGTGATTGGAATTTCTTTTTCTTTTTCGCCCGGTGCGAATTCCAGCGTACCAGATGCACTCACGTAATCGGCGGTGCCGAAATTGAACGAAATGTTTTGCCACACGGAACCAGCTTGCGAGGCAGCGAACCAACCGAAACGGCAGCTATCGCGGAACATTGCCAAATCTGGATCAGATGCCAAATTCACCGACAAAGGCGTAGCGTCCAGAGTGGCGCTGTTGAACGGCGAGGCGAAGCACTGCACAGAATCACCGTCACGCACCACTTTCATGACGCTGGTTTTGCCACTCCATTTGTTTTCGGTTACGCCAATGTCAACGGCGCCCAGTTCTTTGACCGTGGTGTTATCACGCACATAAACCAGCATGAAGTTTTTGCGTGAAGCGGTGGACAATCCACCGAAACCGCCCTGATTTCGCAGGGCCAGCAGCATGTGGTTTTGCCCGTTTTGACGTACATGCGCCACCACCAAACCAATTGCGTCGTCGTCTGCGTCTGCCGAACTTACGGTTGCCTGCAACTCGAATTTCTCGAAAGAAATCGGGCTAAACATTCCGATATAGTTTGCAGTGTTGCGCGTAACTTCAATGCGCCCGTTATCGAAGACCAGTGTTGCGCCTTCAGAGCTAGACGGAATGGTTTGCGACGGTGCGAAGAAATCAGGGCCTGCCGATTTGTACCACGAATCAAACAGCTGCTGAGTGGTTGGCACCGGAATGCCGGAACCAATCGCATTATCCGACACAGTTTCCCAGTCAACCAAAACCGTTTCCTCACTATCAACCGACAGCAGGGCCGGGAACTTCAGCGTGGCGGTGATTGCAGGGTTGCCCGGACGTGCAACGTCCAGTTCCGTATCGTACATGCGCACGTCTGGCGTTGGGCTGGTATCAAACATCGCAACGCGCCAATTGAAATCGAGGTTGGCAATTGCGGCGCTCGCAGTAAACGTGAATTTATGCGAAGTTTGTCCGTCAATTGTCGCGCTTTGCGTGATCGTATAGGTCGAACCAGCAGCCGCTGGGTTCCACGTGTTGAAAGAAATATAGACCTTAACAGCACGTGCCGCCGCACCGTTGTATTCGAATGGAATGTCGAAAACTTGTACCGGTGTGCTGGATTTGAACGAACCGAAAACTTCGACCGTTTTATCACCAGATTCCAGCGAGAAATAACGGCCAATTCGTGCATCGTTGCTGAGCCACGAACTGTTGGTGAAAATCGACGCAGAACCAGCAGGGCCGCGTTCGCCAACACCCATCGGGCCAGTTGGACCCGCTGGACCTTGCAAACCGTTTGGACCTGTAGGGCCAAGCAAACCTTGCGGGCCAGTTGGACCCGTGGCGCCGGTTTCGCCTTTTGCGCCTTCGGGGCCAGTTGCACCGGTCAAACCGATTACGCCTTGGGGACCGGTCGGGCCAATCGAACCAGCACCACCAGAAACGCCTTGAGGGCCTGCTGGGCCAGTTGCACCAACATCGCCTTTTTCACCGGGCAAACCTTGCGGACCTTGAGGACCAGTTGGGCCTACAGGGCCACGGGGGCCGATACCACCATAACCACCAGCAGGGCCAGCGGGACCACTATCGCCCTTTGGACCAATGCAACCTTGTGCACCATCGCGCCCATCTTTTCCATCACGACCATTTGTTCCTTTTTCGCCTTGTGGGCCAGTTGGACCCGTGGCGCCAACCCCGATATTTGCAGCGGTCGGGAATCCGTTAAGGAGAATTACCGAATCATCAGAGTTGGTCAGTTTCAGCGTACCGGTCTGGCTATCGTATTCACCAGATTTCAGAACGCCCGTTGCGTTTTTTCGTTCTTGACTGGGTTCGAAAGTTTCGCCAGTGTCACGCAGGATATCCCCGAGGGTAGACCCTTTGGTGGAAATCATCTGCGTGGGGATTCGTGTTAACTTACTCGCCATTAAAATCACCCTTTATCAAGGGGTGCCCATAGGACACCCACTCAAAATCAACTCATGCCCGAGAAATCCAGATCAGCGCGTTTTGCTTTCCAACCTGCGGCCCTGCTGGTGTAAACCGGCGTACCATCGGCTTTATACAAAATGAAACCGAACCAGTTGGCATCTTTTGCTTTGTAGTTGTAGCAACGCACGTGAACTTTTACGCGGCCTGCACTCAAAACAAATGGCGTACCGTTTGTGGGCCGCCCAGTGCAGTCAATGTATAGGCCCATCGCATCGTCGGCATCTGCTACCGCGTAATACGTGCCATCTGCTGGAATATCAATTTCGTTTTCACACGACCACCACGCATAGTTTGTACCGGTGCCCCAAATCGAACCACCCCAGTGAACCATCCAACCTACGCGGCTACGGCCCGGATCGTAAGTTTCACCGAGCGGAGAACCTGCAATATTTGCCAGATAATTTCCCGCTGCCGAAGAGTTGCCCGGCAGGTTTGGACCACTGACAGAAACTGCATTTCCGCCCGCATCCAGAATTGCCCAGTTTGCCCACGCTACGTCGCCGCCGTTGGAATACGCAATTGTTACCAATGTCGGTTTTGATCCATCGGTCACAGTAAACGCATTGCGCTGGATATCCCGCCAGTTACTACCTTTCGACGCCAGCAACGAACAGTTGATGTAGGCCGCCCCGGAATCGTCGCACGACCAAACCAGCGTGTAATTTCCTGCGGGCAATTGCGGTTTGTACTGCACGGACCACGTACCCGAACCGGGCGGCGAATTGCTGTGCAGACTGGAACGAACTTTAATCGCGCCGTAACCAACGGTGTAGTTTCCAGAGGCCCCCGAGTGCGATTGTTGCTCAACGGAATTTCCGAAGATTTCACAGGTCGGCGGAAATTGCGAACAGTTTGGTTCTGTGCCCGGCACGATGATGCGTCCGCGCCAGTCAGCAGCATTCGACGCATAAACAATTCGGTTCAGCGAATCCACAAGGGCCATTGCAGCGTAGCCCGTGCGTTTGCCGTTCGATGCACTGGTGTAATAATTGATGTAGACCTTACGGGCGCCAGCATTCATTACAAATCGAACTTTCGCCGCACCAGTGGCCGCTGTGGTGGTCGCAATTTTCGCACAATCGATGAACAATTCAGCGGTATCGATTCCGTAGAAATACGCGGTATAGATACCACCGGCTGCCACGTTGATCGTGGTATCCATGACGTAAACGGCGCCAGCATTACCCGACAATTTGTTCACGTACATTTTGCGAGCGCCACGGTTCACGAATTCATCTGGCCCGGCGTCCAAAACAGCGACGTTCGTGTTTTGTTCACACGACGCGAAGTTGCCGTTTTTGATGGTGCCGATTGCCGTCAAATCCCCGAGGTCTGCGTTAATGATGTTTTTGATATTCAGCTGAAGCTGCACATCAGGGCCAACCAGATCAGAACCGCAAATCGGTACACAAACGCGGGTGCCATCGGTGCAACTTTCAATCGCACCACTGCCCGATACCGGGTTGTAATCTGCTGGGTAATTCATCGGCACTTGCGTTGGCGGTTCTACCGAAATAGCACCGGCCTTGCTGCGCCATACCTGCGTCGTGGGGTTGGTGGCAAATACCACGGTTCCCGCCGCGTCAATGATTACGAATTTCGCCCAACCAACGGTGCAGTTTGGAACGTTTTGATAAACGGCAGAAAGCGTTTGCCAGCCTGCTTTAGCCGTGAATGATCCGCGATGCGTACCGCGCCATGCATCCTCGTATCGTGGGCCAGCAAACACCTTTTCACAATCGAGATAAACGTCGAGGTTATCGTCCGCCGTACCGACCAGCGTATACGTGCCGTCTGCCGGAATTTCAATCTCGGTTTCGATCACGTAATACTGACCACCAACCGCACAGTTTGGATCGTGCAAAGAACTCGAAACTTGCAGCGCTTGTGGGTAGCCAATGTTCGTGTTGTTGTCATAGGGACCACCGCGCCCCGTACCGGTCGCCACGATGTTGCAATAAGGACTTTGCTCAACCACTTCGGTAATCAAGCAATTTCCTTCGGGCGAAGGGATGGCGGTCAACGGTGTGATATCCCAATCGAACGTAACACGCTGCGGGGTTTTATTGCGCAGTTTCACATCGAAGCAAAGCAGCGCAGTTTGACCACCGGCTGGCCGTTGAATTTCCGCGTCGAAAATATCAATGATTGGTGGTGGAATTGCACCAGAAATCTGGAACGACCAATCAGGGCAGCACGGACCCATGACCAGCACGCGCATTACGTTGCCTCCACCCGGATTAAACCGGAAGTGGAAACGCCCGTGGCCCGTTACGGTTGCTGGCGTACCGGCCACCAAAACTTCGTTCGGATAATTGCCTTGGAAAATGAGGAATTGCACAGCATCCGACGCAAAATATTCGAATGCAATGTCACCCGCCAATTCACCAGAATAATCGAAGTAAATGTCTGCACGTGGCGTGCCTTGGCCAACGATTGCGAAATTCGGATTCAGCGATGGACTCAATGGCTGGCAAAGAATATCCAGCGGCAAATCACGCGGAACCTTCATAACAGGCGCCAGATTCAGACGCGAACCCTTCAGGCCGGGGCAATAAATCGAGTAATACCACGTGTCGTAACCACGCGGTGCCGTGTAGCGAATAACCACGTAGTTATCGCCGCCGACAATGTTGTGATTGAACACCAAAGTCGAGCTAACGGTCTGCACCTGCGCCGAGTTTGTGGTGGTACGCTCGGCAATTTTCCCGCCATTGTAAAACACTTCAAACGTCACAGGACTTACGCCGGAAACCGTGAGGTCAATGTAGACCGGGCCAGCGTTTGGGATGTAGTGCACGTTTTCGTAAGTGGTGTGATCCTGCTGCAAATAGTTGCCGTCGTCATTGACGAAGCAAGGCACCACCGGGCCATGCGTACCGAAGCAAGCGGCTGGGCGTTGGAAACTGGTTTTTTGAGTAATGTTTACCTCACCCAGTTTTACTTGCCAGCGTGCACCAGTCGGACCATCCACACGAACCGTCAGGAAGTTGTTTGCGGGTACAGGTTCGCCGCAATCGGTTTCTTTCAGTTCGGCAGGTTCGGTGTTGAAAAACACGTTGAAATAATTGCCGCTTACGTCGGAATCACCGAGCAGCACACAATCATTGTAAATGCGTACCCGCACATTGGCGTCGAGTTCCAAACAGGAAACTTCGATATGACCAGAACGGGTTCCCGCATAAACCAAAATCTCGTTGATTTCCGCTTCACTACCTGCAAAGGTAACGGGCAGCGAATATGCAACGGTATTTTCTACAATTGGCGCCGTCGCACGGAAACGCCCGCCAACCTGATTGTAATCGGGGGTATGGCCGGTGTAAGTTTTGCAATTGTTGCCATCGCAATCACACACCTGAAAACCAGTGGGGCCGGCAATTTTGAACGTGGAAGTTTCGAAGTTACCAGTACGCCCCGGCCAGCATTTGGCTAGCTCTTCGGGCGGGCAATAATCGCCACCATCATCACAATCAATTTGCAGCCAATAATCGTTTGAACCGTGACGCACGCGCAGGTCATTCAGCGGGTCAAGCTGCTGCCACGTACCATCATCCTGCATAACTTTCCATTCGCTACTGCAAATGTTCACCCATGCGCCATTAGGCGAGCGAGCGGCTAAGTCACTCATATGAAGTTCCCGCTATTAAAGATTCTGTATTTAAATTACCCAAAAACAAAGAAAGGGACTAAAAAAGTCCCTTAATTTGCATTGCTTTAGGGTTTGATCCAGAGTGCACCGGCCTTGACGACAGATCCTTCTGCCGCACTCGGATCAGTGCTTTGGATAAATACTTGAACGAAGCCATCAGAACCGCGTGGCCCCGGATCACCTTTTGGACCAGCTGGGCCTTGAATCCCTTGGGGTCCGCGTGGACCTTCGGGGCCAGTATCACCGCGTGGACCTGCCGGGCCTTGGCAACCTGTTGCGCCTTGTTCACCGTCACGCCCGTTGGTTCCATCACGCCCGTTTTCACCGGCAAAACCACGCGGGCCAGCTGGACCTTGAATCAAAGAATTCGCGGTATAAAAACCATCGATTTCTACATATGATCCATCGGTCATTTTCAATTGCAGCACGCCGTTAATCGAAAGCGTGCCACTTTCCAACGTTGGTTGGACTGCATCGTCAGTAGAAGAAACCTGAACAGATGCGCCTGTGTTTTTGAGTGTGCCCCCGGTTTTGCCGCGAGCACGCAGCATCGACACGGGCAACCGTGTTAATTCTCCGGCCATAATTCACCTTTTAGCAGAAATGATCGGCACTTGGGTTCACCCACAAAAGACCATCGACGCGATCTTTTTCAGGTGGTTCGGTTGTGGAAACAATAATGTTCATAAAACCTTCCGGGCCTTTTGGACCGGGGCGGCCTTGTGGACCTTGTTCACCACGTGGCCCCTGTGGACCATCCGGGCCTTGTGGACCTGTGGGGCCTACCGGACCTTGCAAACCTTGTGGACCTTGCGGGCCTGTTGCACCCGCTGGCCCCGGTTGACCAGTTCGCCCCGTTTCGCCTTTTGGCCCCGTTTGCCCAATTACACCTTGTGGCCCTTCACAACCAGCTGGACCGACTGCACCGTCTCGACCGTCTTTTCCGTTTTTTCCGTCAATGCCCGGCAACCCCTGCGGACCCGTAGGCCCGGCAGGAATTTTCGAAGCAACTGGCAAACCGGGAACGCGCATTTCTTGTCCGTTGTAAAACGTAAAAGTAAGCACGCCCTGCGTTTCGTCATAAATGACTTTTTCGATTTCGGAAACGTCGGCATCGGTTGGTGCAGTGGCAGACAATCGTTCGTTTTTTACCTCAAGAATACTCGAATCGCGCTGGCCTTTTGCGCGAATCATCTGCGTGGGGATTCTGGTTAATCCTGTCATAGATTCCTCTACACGACGTATTGAATGGAATAGCTGTCAGTACGCGGCGAGAATTCAGGGAGCGTTGTGGTTTCTTGGCGAATGATAATCCAGTCGCGCACACCGTTTCCGTCATCGTATTGCACTGTCAGATAAATCGGCAGATTCGGGTTGTATTCCGGCAGCCCTTCGTAGTTCCCGAGCAGGTCGTTTCGCCACAATGCGCCTTCGAATTCCACCTCGAAATTGTTGCCGAGGTTGATGATTTTCACCTTGGAACCAGCACGTTTATCCCACATCACATAAACGAAATCGTCCACGGTAATGGTTGGGGTAATAATGCCCGGCACCGTGGCCGACATGTCGAATTGGTTGGTCATAACCTGATCAGCAAATTGCTGAATGCCGGTCCAGTGTTGGTAATTGCGACCAGACGGCGACGGGTTAGCCACAACGCCATACATTGCCTCTTCTTCCGTGATTTCACTGGCAATTGGGCCACCAGTAAACAAACGGTTGGCAAACATCGCGGTGCCCCAACGAGGTTTTCCTATCGGCGCGGCTTCTGGCACTTTACACACTCCGTCGTAAGTTTTTGCGGTGGTGGTTGTCGAACCATCCGACCACGTTTGAACCTTCCATGTGGCGGTAATAAACGTGTCACCATTCGGAACACCGTTTGCGGTTTGGCCAGCCGGGCAATTCTGCCGCTCGGTTTTGGTTTCTTCGCCAACGATGTAGATTGGTTGTGCACACGTCACGTAAAGCTTAAATGTTCCGGTGCCGGTCGAAGTGATTCTGAGGCCATCAGCAGTATTCCAAATCACATCAAACGTTTCGGTTTGAGTCGAGGTGTGCACCGTGGTGGTGCCCAATCGGAATAGCGCAGAAACCGTGCCCGTAATCTCGATTTTTACCGAAACGTGACCACGGATTTTAGGCGTAGCGAACGCCACGTCGATTACATCGCCACCCGTGAACGAAACCAGCTGATCACCGCACGGCAATACCTTGTTTTGTGGGCAAGTGCTGCTGATCGTCAATTGCTGATCAAGCGTTTCGGATTTGACTAGAACGGTGCCGGTTCCCGAATAGAAAAACGTCACAGATTTACCAACGCCAACCAGCACGTTATCCCGGTAAACCGAAACATCGAGGTTGGTGGTGATCGTGGTATTGCCCGCCGTTGATCCGTAACGCATGGTGACATTTGCAAAACTATCGACCGTGCGGCTAACACCGCAATCAATGGTTGGCGTAACCGGCTGGCGCACAGGACAACTCAAGCGCATTTGGAAATCGTTGCCGCGTGCCTGCACCAAAAGCGGTTGGTCTTTATCGTATTGATACGAATAGGAACCGGATTGCGAAATAAACCGCGAGGCCCCGCCGTTGGTGATTTCCAGTTCGGTTTCGGTGATCACTAGGTCAATGATCGTTTCGCCCGAGATACCGCCCATATCGACCGTGATATTCGAATAGCCGGGATAAGTATTCAGCGTGGCGCCACAATCCATGAACACATCGACCGGAATAGGAACGTCCGGGGTGTATGGACATTTTGCGAAGAGTTTCACTTCGCCGTAGCCCTGCGCATCGACCGTGATTTTGCCTTTGTCGGGCGTGTAATCGAAAGAGAAATTCACGGTGCCTGTGTGCCCGCTCACAACATAAAAAGGCACGTTGTTTTGCGAGAAAATCAGCTGCGTGGTTTCTACCAGACTCACACGGAAATCGATCACACCGGATTTCTGATCAGGCAGAATCAAGGTGGTCAATTGCGGTGCATTGAACGTGTAATCCTCGGTCGCGTCACAGGTGAATTCGTAAACGGGATCAGGGATTACTTCGTCGTTGTTCGGGCAACTGAAAATGTAGTCAACGGAGCCAGTGCCTTGCGTGGTAACGTAAACGTCGCCCGCTTCTGGATCATATTCGAATGTAAACACATCCTCACGATCCGGCGTCATGGTCAGCAACAGGGTTTTGCCCTGAAAAACGTTGACCAAACTATTCCCCACAACCGACCAAATAAGATCGACCTTACCGGGATTTTCACCCAGCAAAATCGTGTTCTTTTTCACGTATCCGGCTTGGTGCCATTGGCGACCGCAAATCAGCGTGGTATCGACCGGCGTAGGTTTCGGCACAACCGAAGGCAAACAAGGATCGACCGGGCACAGCAAATGGATATGGGCGCGAGAACCAACGGCCATACCTTCGTGCGTCAAAATCAATTCATCGCCACCAGCATTAGGGTGCACGGGTGCGTAATCGAAACTGAATGAACCGTCAGGCGTGGCAAGTGGTGCAGCTGCAATCACTTCACCATCCTGATAAATATAGATTTCATCATCGAGGTTTTCGCGCTGATACCAAATGGTGATTGGCCCCTGCTGAAAACCCACGAAATAGGAAATCTTGTGTTTGCCTTTACCGCACACAGTGAGCCAGTTTCCGCACACTGCGCTAAATTTCGCCACCGGCAATTCCTGCGGGGCGATCATGGGCAACGTACTGCATTCTTTCATGATTCGTCCCTTAGTAAATCACCGTTTTATCACCCACTGGATACGGTGTGTAAACCGCTGGGCAAATCGGCAACATGCAATCTTCTGCACCGGCCCAAATCAATTCGTTTTGTTTTGGGTAAAGCCCGGTCCCTACGTTGGCGCTCATTGCCTGCCCTTGTGGACCACACGGGCCACGGCTGGTCGTTGGGCAACTTGGACCGCACAAACCGCGCTTACCTTCAAATCCGGGTGCACCCGTTGCCCCCACATCACCACGCGGACCCGTTGGGCCTAATGGACCTACAGGGCCAGCGGCGCCTACTTCGCCCTCAATACCGGGATCACCGGTAGGACCGGGGCGGCCCTCAATTCCCGTTTGACCTGCGCAACCGGTTTGCCCATCTTTTCCTTCGCGCCCATCGTCACCATCCGTGCCGTTTTTACCGGGATTTCCACGGGTGCCAGCGGGGCCAATACCGAAATCGATTTGACGCAAAAAACCAGTGACTTCGAAGTGGGTTCCGTTGTTGCGATAAAACGTCAGGATTCCGGTATCGTCATCGAATACGATTTCTGCAATTCGCAACGCGTTCGAATCAACCGGGGTGCCGAAATACATTTCATCGGCATTATCGCGGTACGCCTGTTCACCATCATAGCCGGGGGCTTCAATGTGTTCGTAGGAGGGCGCCACCACTTCTTGACCAGTCATAGCCGATTGAACAATCAGCGAATTCTGGTCTTTTTTGTTGGTAATGACCGTAGCACCAATGGGCACAGTCACCGATTTATTGTCGAGTACGGCAATAGTTAAATCGTTGGACATGTCAGATACCCATCCACCTCTTCCGGCGTTTTGGCAGTTTGAATACCCGAACGCCGTAGGGTATAAATTCGATTTCTTTCAGTAACCAACCGGATCATCTGATCTTGAGAAATGCGGCACGGGCCGCCCTCACGCAGGAAATAAGACGGACCCAAATACGGCAGTTCGTCATCGTAAACCTTCACGTTTTGAAACGTAATAAAGTTCACGTTTTCCAGTCTGGCGAGGGCAGCCCGTCGATAGGCCGCCATGTTGATCCGCCAACTTACTGCGCCGTCCACGACTTGGATAATGAACATGGTTTGATTGTCTACCAGATATTGAAAAACATCTGCACCAATCTCTACTGCACCTTGCTCAATATCTGCGCCTTTTCCAAGGCTACCATTCGTGGATACCCAGTATTTCATATTGGAATCTCAAGGATATTCAGGTTGATTGTCAGTTGCAGGTCAAACAGCGCGGTGTTCGCATTGTTGATCCTCATTTTCGCCACGATATCCACCGATTCGCTCGGATGGTTCGCCGGGTCAATTGGGATCATCTGCGTCATACTGGCGTTTGCGTAGGCCATGCCGCCCTTCGTGTTGGAAATCACGCCCGCTTGGCCAGTACCGCGAATCTCACGACCGAAGTTTGGTTCTGCCGATTGTGCGCTGCGAATACCGATAACAAACTCGATATTTTCCGTACCTTCCGCACTTTGATAACCCGGCCCCAGCTTGGCGCTGAAGTCCGCAACAATCATGTAGATCGATGCTTGTTTCTGCGTGAGCGAAATGGTTTGAGCAATCACACCATCAGAACTGGTGAACGATTTGTCGGTGCTCCATTTGCGGAAATTGCGCAGCTGTGGGAACGCCGATTCATCCAGCGAAATCATCGCGGTGCCGGAACTGTTGTCGATGATCAGGCCATCACCAACCGCGATTTTTGGTGCAGGGATCGGCAATTCAACATTCGGCGCATTGTGGCGCAGCAGCACAAGGTTATTGTGAGAAACATAGCCGTCAATCATGATGCCGTTGAGGCCAGTCTGTTCGGAACCCTGCGACTGGATATTTTCGAAAATCATTACCTCGACTTCTACATCAGGTTCGAGGCTGGCGCTGAACACCAGATTTCCGTCAATCAACGTGTAGTTGAATTCGTGGATGTGTGCACCGGATTGACTGACAAATACTTGCTCAATCGATTGCGGTTTGGCAGGCAATTGCAGGAAGAAAGTATCGCCCTGCGTTTGGAAGGTTTTGGTCACAATGCGCGTCGAGTATCCGGTTTCCTGCACGTAGCTAAGCAGGCGGAATTCGATATCCAAACCGGCCTCAACCGGGGAAATCATGCGCAGTTTATTCGTGGTTTGGTCGATGCTGTAGGTGGTGATCGGTTGCAGCGTCGAGGCCACGAAGCAGAAGATATGCGCCGCGCTTTCTACAGCTTGTCCCAAATCATATTCGACCTGTGCACCATCACCCACGAATTCCAACGTGGTGAAGATTGCCCGCGTACCAGTGCTTGGCGATTTGGTGAAAACACGCAAATCAATTGGCACGTTTGTCGGGATATTTTCCGCAAATTCAACCTCGGAAGCCGCCAGCTGGAATGCCGAACGGTGCTGCGTGGTCAAACCGATTGCCGGATAAATATAGTTGGCGTTTTCTGCCACTAGATCGCCGGTCGAGTAGCGCGAAACGTCACCGCCGCCCATGAAGTTGAGGGCGTTTACATCGAGTTTCGAAGGCCCGGTGAAAAGCGTGGAAATGATGCGCGATGCAGCTTTCGGCGGTTGCCAAACCAACGTGCCATCGGTGCCGGGGGTCAATACCCAGTCTTGCGGGATTTCGTTTGTGTCTGGAATTACCAGATTGCCCGAACCCCCGCCAGAATTGGAGCCACCAGCGTTTACCAGTTTCCAGATTGCGATAGTTGATTGCGCAAGGTTTGCCAACGCTTTGGAATCTGGATCGCGGAATTCCTGTGCGCCAGCATTCCAGCGATAACGCCGCGTTTGCCCTTCGCCACTGCCTGCCACAACGTGCACCAAAACTTGTTCATCAGCGGCCCAAGTGAGCGAACTGGTGATTTTGAATGTGGTGCTGGTGGCACTGCTTGGAATTCCGTTAAACACGCGCAAATGGTCGGTGAAGCCCCATTGAAACGAACCTGCCCCGTAACGCATGGCGATTACAGGGCTGGAAGTGCCATCGGGATTTCGTTTGCCATTCAACAGCGAAATTTGGTTGAAATCCGTTTGCGACGGGCTAGGCAATTGGTACACAAAAGCCGTGCTCGGTACGGATTCCCATTCGCCAACAGAAACGTTAATGGTTGTGAGGTCAGCCCGCGAGGTTGCGAGCACAACCGAGAGCCGTGTGGGTTCGTTTGGATTGAGAATATACGGCTGGCCGAAAACAGCACGACCAAACGCAATATTTCCCTCAAACATCACCACAACTTCTTTGACTTCAGTCGGGGCGGTAAGTCCGCGAGTGTCGATAGTCAGCACAAACCGAGCAACCTTCGCGCTCAAGGTTTCCACGTGGTGAATTTGTCCACCACAAATGTAATTGCCGACGATATCGGTGTGTTGGGTACTGGTGGGATACAGCGCGGAATCGCCCATTTTGAACGAAACCGGTTTGATCAGAATACCACCGGCGCTAGCGTTGTTGAGCGCCTGTTCCCCAGCGTCGAGTAAAACCAGCTTGTCAGTCATTTATTTATTCCATCGGCTGAGTTACGCGGTCTTCAATGCAGTAGTAAACCTGTGTCCGATCAAACAGCAAACCGAATCCCATTTTACGACCGCATTTTGGGCACATGGACGGGTCAACGTTGGACAGTGCAGAGGCCGTGGCCACTTCCGCGTTTTCATTGGTAGCCGAGGCAACAGCCAATTGCTGGGCTTTGGCTTCTTTTTGCTGGCGCAGAATATCCAGCGGATTAATGATTTTGGTCATGTGGCCCCCGTTAATGAAGTGAAATGGGCACCCGTAAAGATGCCCTGATATCTATTAAATTATGGACCTTCAATACCGGTTTCCGGGTTTTCTTCTGGAATTTCTTCAGGTGGCGGCGTTGGTGTGATGGTCCACACGTAGTTGCTGATGTATTCCACGTTACCGGTCAGCACCGCGCTAAACGGATCGGATGTTTCCCAATAGAACACGTTTTCCAACAGAATATCGTTGGTGTTTTCCGGTTGGGTAACGATGTTTTCCGATTCAACGAACGATGTTTTAAACGAACCGGTTACGGTCTTGGTTTGCGGCAACGCAATGCCTTGCTTCTGTGCAATTGGATCGTAAGCATCAATGGAATATTCGAAGTCCATTGTGACCTGAACGTTACGCGTTTCTTCCACCGGGTTTTCCCAAACGGTATCGAGCCAAATACCACGGAAGTTCAACCACTCTTCGCCGTAAGTCCATTTGGCCTCGGTGGCCCCGCCGTTATCCAGCACAATCGAGCTTTGAACAATGGTTTTATCTAGGCTATTGACCGGTTTGGCCGCTGCCATTTCGATTCGACCAAAGAACAACTGCTGGCCGTCATATTCAAACACGACACTCAAACTATCGCCGGGATCGCGGGCACACATAACGCTAAACATGAATGCGTTTTCGTACCCGTAATCTTTGCCACTCCCCTGATAGGTAATGGTGAATCCTTCGGACCCGGTGAGCCGCACGCGGTACGTGTCGGGTTCAAAGTATTCCTCCGGTTCAAACCAATCGCCGTTTTCATCCGAACCTTGAATAACAAAATGGTATTCTTTTAGCTCGGATTCAGCTGTACGGTTTGGCAATTGAATCGTTTGGTCTTTGCTGATTGCCCCGTACAACTGGTATCCACCAGTGCCCGTAATATCCTTTACTTCACCATTGGCCTTGATTGGCGAACTTTGGGCACTGATGCAGGCTAGGCGCATGGTCGGGATATAGTTTGGATCACGCACCCGAATATCAATACAGCGATAGTCGGATAATTGGCCCAAATCGGTTCGAATTGCATAGGTCACGGAATCGCGACCATACATCCCGTAATACGAGCAATACAGCAGGCTTTCCCCATCGTGTGAAGGCCGACAAAAACCAATAGCGCCCTGCGTAATGCAAATGGGTTTGGCGTGCACTGCAACCTTTTGCCCATCGCGGCGATCCGTGCCGTATGCAGATTGATCAGTATTGTCGTAATGCAAAAGATTGGTGGCCGGTATGGTCAACCATTTCTCTGACATATCAACGAATTGATCGTCGTCAATGAATTCCAGTTTGCCCAAGATTGGTTTGGTAAACGTTACCTTTTGGCCCGATACCGTGTAGCCGTCAACCATGCGGATTCCATCATGGTAAACTTCCAAAAGTTCTGCACTATTGGGCACGAAAGGCAGTGTAATCAGGCTCATATTCGAACCTGATTGGCTGAAGGTGCGGGCGAAGCGCTGGCGCCCGTACATACGGATACGCAGCGCCATATATTTCGAAAGCGGTTTAATGTTCCGCAAGTTTGGAGTAATTGCAATCATCCGTATGTAACCCTGTAGGATTTCTGCCCCAAATCGTGGCCAACGGTGCGGTAAACGTACCAGCTAACCTCGACTCCGTTTTGCGTTTGTTTGTGCACTGCTGGAATACTGGAACCATCCGGCCCCGCCCAGCCCATTTCGGTATTAGTCGCCACGTCGATAAACTTCACAGGACCGAAAACAGTTGGCACCATGAAATAACCGTAGCCCACGAAATCATCACGGAACGAATCGTCGGAAACACCGATTGCTTGTTCAAACAGCGTGCCGTAATCATCCACCACTTCTGCCTGCCCTGTGCAATAAACCGGACCACTACCCAAGACCAGCACGGTTTTAGTTCCTTGCACCACGGTGTTTTCGTAGGTGAATTCAGCAGCAATGGTAAACGTTTGATTTACTACCGCGCCCTGCACCAGCACGTTACCATCGGCAAACATGTGCAAATTCAATGCGTCGGTAATGATTTGCCATTGCGGCGTAACGTTGATTCCTTGGCCCGCCACAATGCCGGTATCTGGTGTGTAGGCTTCGGCACTGAATCGCTCTTTTACCCCGATTTGAATTGTGTCGGGGCCAGTGATTCCAAGGCCGATATAAGCCGCATCGACCGGCACCACCGTAACCGCCATGCTGTCAGTAACGGTATAGCCACCACACGACCAAACGGCAGTAATGGTGAACTGTAGATCCTGATTCAGTTTGCAGGTAACGAAGCCGTTTTCATCGACAATTACGTTTTCGTTATCGACCGTCCAATCGCTACTAACCAACAATTCATTGGTGCAGTTTTTGAACAGAATCGCTTGGCTAAACGAGGCAATTTGTGTCGAGTAAATCACGGAATTGCCAATGATACGACTTGATACCGGAACGTCAGGGCCTTTGGGCGCCACATAACGCACAGTCACCGGATATTCCGCCACTTCGCGGAAATACGTCGCACGCACCATAACCTGCATATCGTAATCAACCGGGCGCCCAGTAACCACGCCATAACCGCCAATATCAGCAGCCACAAAATCGGCATTGGTATCGAGCGTGTAGATTTCCCACTGCGGATGCACCGTGGCAAAAGAACCATCTTCATACATTGCGGTCGCGGTCAAAACGATTCGATCCAGCGAATCAACTGCGTCAGGGCCAGTGATCAGAAGGCCGGTAATGCTGTTGCGCGTAGACTGGCAAACAATGGTTTTCGTCTGCTGGTAAGAACGCCCGTTTTCCACATAGGAAATTTGCAGGTTGATCAACGATTCTTCCGGTTCGTCAATCAGCAATTCCCCATCGATCAAGGTTGCCCAGTCCATTTCTGGATTGAGTGCCCAAATCGGCTGAATGGGGATAATGCGCCCGTCGGTGTACTGCGCGTATGCCAGATAGGTGTTGATATTTCCAACACGTACCGAATCCGGCCCCATGATCAGCAACTGTTGCAGCGTAACGGCTGGGCGCTGAATGGTCACTGGGAATACCTGAGTAATTCCCTGATATTGTGCACGAATTTCCGCATTGAGTTGATCGCGCACCATACCCGCGTACAGCGTGCCTTGTGGCGTAATGGAAAACTCGGTGGTAAACCATTCGGGAACCACGGTGGTCGAGGAACCATCAGACATTACGGCCATGCAGGTATAACTGGCCTTTTCCATTTCATTCACGGTGCTAGGACCGATAATGACCAGTTCCGCCAGCTGCAAGAATTCAGGATAAACCGTGATATCGTGCTGGGCTTCCATAACCACTTGGCGGAAACCATATTGCGCCGTGATTTGTGCAGTCGTTTCACCCGAAACAAGCCGGGTAGAAACCAGACCGTTGTCGATTTCTGCGACGGGGCTGGTGCACTTCCAATCGGAAATAACATCAACGCTGGAACCGTCCGAGAAATGCGCGGTTGCGTACATTTGCGTGGCCGAACCTTCTTTCAAACGGTTCTCACCGCTGATAGAAAGCGCAGTCAAATAAACGGACGGATCAACGTATTTCAGTTTGACGTGTTTGGATGCCGGGTATTCGATTTGGTTGATCGTAGTTTTGCAGTGAATAATCACTTCCTGATCCGCTGTCAGGTTACGCCCGTGCAGCGTGTTACCCACGAAGTAAGCGAACGGCGACAAAACCTTCAGGTCCACCGGAATTACATCAGAACCCGTCGAGTGGTGCACGACCACCGCATAGTCACCGGTTTGCGTCGAGAGCAATTCATCGGGGCCAATGATTTCAAGCATGCGAATATCCTGCATGCCGATCCAAACATTCACGTTTTTGGTGATGGTTTGCCCGCGAATGGTGGCGCTCAAGGTAACTAGCGAATCGGTTTCAAAACCCGAGAAACTGGCATGCCCCTGATTGACCGAAACAAGGCCCGGAGCGGTCGAGGTCCATTCGTTGGTTTCGAATTCCTGATGCTTTGCCATAACCCGATAGGTTGCGGATTCCCCGCTGTTCACCGAGTCTGGACCTTCGATGGTGAAAACAGCATTTTCCAACGAATAATCCGCATCGGCCACCAACCGGCGAACGGGCTGGCGATACACCACGCCCTGAAGGCCGAAATCTTCTTGGTTTTCCACTTCAATGCTGAAGAAGAATTGGTCGATCACCAGATTGATTGGCGCCAGCGACCAGAATGCAGACAAAAATTTGTCTTTGAGCGTGGTTCCGGTAGGCAGCACGATATTCTGGTCAGCAGGAATTTTCTGCATTTCCAGATTGATATGCGTCACCTTGTACCACGTGCCGCCGTCGATACGCAGGGCACCCAGCGGCTCTTCGTAAAACGTCACATAATCTTCGGTGTAAAGTTCGTAAGAAACAACCCGGCGACCCAGCAGATAGGCAATCATCCGCGTGGCGGAATCGAGGCCTGTTACTTGGTGGATCAATGGCAGCATGTACGCGGAATTGTACAAACGTTCTGGATCGACAACGAGGTCAGGCGGCAACGTGATACCGAGGTCGGCAATTGCCTGTTTCATGAAAACTTGTGGCGTTTGGGCCGACAGGTCGCGAATATCCAAAACTTGTTGCAGCGGGTCACGCACTTGCACCGTCACAAATTCTTGGATCGCTTCCAGCAGTGCGGCCCAAATCGGCTGTGACCGGATGAACTCAATATCGAGTTCGGAAAAATCAATCTTATTCATCATTCCGCTCCGAAATGGAAGGGATAATCAACGGCTTTTCTGCCAGCACACAATAGGAAGTCGGATCATCCAGAATGATCGAACGTTCGGTAGGGCTGAGCACTTCGATATAGTCCACACCGTCGATTCGGCAGGCTTTTTCAATGTCGGATTTCGACACACGACGTTTGAGAATTCCGTGACGTTTTTCGAACAGTTTGTAGATGCGTTCCTCGATGGTCTGCACCAGCTTATCGATATCGGCGGCTGCGTAGGCAAAGAACGCAATCTGCACCTGAACCTTCACGAAAACTTGCGTAGGGTTCCACGCTTGAACTTCGAGGTTGCCATGCAGTTTTGGCCCCAACCATTTGATAAAGTTTTGCCACGATGCCGATTTAGGGTTCGGGTTAGCACCGCCCCAAGTTGGCGTGTTACGCGGCAGCACACAAATGCGGATTGTGTTCATCCACGTTTTGTCTTCTGGTGCGATATCCCGCTGGCCCAAAACAGCACAGTCCGCAACGCCCGGATAAAGTTTCACAGCAGCCGCGATATCTTCGTGACTGATCAGCTTGTCTTTTGCCCGGTACAGCACAGGCGCATACTGGCGATAAAACGATGCAGGTTTGGGATCTGCGCCGCCCTCGGTGGTTTCCGTGGTTTCGCCCTGAATCATTGGCTGGGCCACAAAGGTAGTACGCACACCGCTCAAAATTTCGTTGTGTTTGGTGCCTTCGTTCGTCACGTAACGGATGGTCAGCGTGGTTTTACGTGGCAGGCGTGCACCATATTCGCCAGTGCCGAAAATCAGCGATACATCACCGTTGGCTGTGGTGCTATGGAAATACACGAAATCATCCGCCGTGTATTCGTACATGCCCTTTTGGGTTTCTTCCCAATTGCGGGTGTTGCCCGTGTTTTTGTCGGTGGTGTAAACGTAGAGTTCTGCACTCACGTTGAAACCCGGCTCACCCAGCAGGAATTCGTACAGGTCGAGATTGTCGATTGTGTCGAGGTCAAACGTTTTGGTTTTGACCGTGCCTTGGCTCAAAATGGTTTCAGTTTCTTGACCGGAAATCACGTAATACTGCGTCGGATTGTAGAACGGCACCGAACCAACAACGTGCTGGCTGAAGGGCGGAACAAACATGGTGCTTTGGTAGCCGTTGCGCATTTTCACAGTTGCCGAGGCACCTGCACGCCGGGCCATGAAAACACCGTGGCCACGGGTCAGCGCGTAGATCGAGGTATCCCGATTTGCAGTCTGGAAAAATGCGTTACGTGCCGCCATCTGAATTGCGTGCTGATGGCCCACGGCAGAACCGGACCAAATACGCTGAATGTGGGCACCAACGTTAGTGGGCAGCATGTCATCCCAAGCGCCCGATTCTTTCAACTTTTCTGCAAAGAAAAGCGCAGCTTCATCGATATCGACAATCGACGTGGGGAAAATATCACGATCACTCATAATGACATACCGAGGTTGAAGTTAAAAACAATGGCCGTTTTGTTGAGGTCTGGCGCGTCGTAGCGCAGAGCCACGTAATACATATTGTCGTCAGGCATCGGCGTCACAACGCAGCCCGTAACAATTACCCGCGTTTCCATGTTGCGTGGGAGAACGCTGGTGATTTCATCTTTGATTTTGTCGGCGGTGATATCGTCCACCTGATCGAACAGCAGTTCCTGAATCAGGCAACCGATTGACGGGTTAAACCACGCACTTCGGATCGGCGTCGTGAGGATCATCATGATATTTTGGTTGACCGAATCTTCATCGAAAACCACGGCCTTTTGTGTGCGGTCGGCGTAAAGGTTTACGTCCGAATATTTGTAAGTTTTCTGTGCCATGGTTTATCCCGAAAAAACGTTGGGGCTGCCGTTCTGTGCGAAGTCGCCGCAATCAATGGCGCCGCCCAGCGTGTGAACTAACCGCCCATTGGTGAACGTGCGCACGGCGCCGGTTGCTGCTTTGCCTTGGTGACAGCCTTTCGAGGGGCAGCAATGCGTCATGTAGGCATCACCTACCCGCACCTCGGCCAAACCGTTGCAAAAAACATTCATCGAGGCCGCTACAGGCAGCGTGGGAGGCCAGCAGCCGTGCCCGCTGGATTTGTCGGTGTTGAGTCGAACGTTAGGTTGTCCCATGCGTGGTTCCCCCGTGCGTGGAATACTGTAAACAATGCATATACGTTAAATTACTCACAACAGGCAGCAAAGGAGACGTTTTAAATGAGTGACGGTATCGATTACAACGGGCGCCACGACTATTTCCGCACGCAGGGCGAAGCACCGGCCAGCGGTCCCGAGGAAGTTTCGTTTTGGGATAACCAATTCGATCACCAATACAACTACTGGCTCCAACGCATTCTGGAAGAGGGCGAGCGCCGCGACGACCGCACCAAAACCGGCACCATCAGCCTGTTCGGTGACGTGAACATGAAATTTGATTTGCGCCGGAATTTCTGCGCAATCACCGGCAAGAAACTCGCATTCAAAACCATGAAAATCGAAACGATTGATTGGATGCTCAAAGGCAAATTCGATCTGAAAACGCTGAAAGAACAGGGCGTGCGGATTTGGGACCAGAACGTCAAACCGGGCACCGAGGTTTACGGAAAAATCTGGAACGAAGACCGCATCAAAATGCTGTCTCCCCAGCAGCGTGAACAGTTCAATGCATTCCGTGCTGAAGTGCTGGCGCAACAGCCCACCAAAGATTCCATTGAAATTGAAGAAGCGTTGAGCAACAAGCTGAATAACTGGGGAATTCCAGACAAGCAATTGGTTGACGGCGATTTGGGTCCGATCTACGGCAAGCAGTGGCGCACGTGGGAAGACATTCGGATCATCCCGGCTGCTGGTGCGTACAACGACGATTTCTTCAAAAAATGGGGCGCCCGCAATTTCCGTTACACCGGGTTTGAAGACTCCAACCAAATCGTTATTCGTCGTGAAGTTGACCAGATTGAAATGGTTGAGGATGCGATCTTTAACGAAATCCGTTTCCATAACGGCGAGATTGCAAAACACAGCGGTGGTCGTCGCATCATTCTGACAGGCTGGAACGTTGCACAGCTGGACGAAATGTCGTTGCCGCCTTGCCACACGCTGGCACAGTGGTACGTCAGCAGCCAAAAAGATGAAAACGGTAAATACTACCTCGACTGCAAACTGTTCCTGCGTTCGAATGACATTTTCCTCGGAATGCCGTTCAACGTTGCGCAGTATGCAATGCTCACCCACATGCTGGCGCATGCGCATGGTTTGACTGCCCGTTATTTCCATGTGACCGAGGGTGACGCGCACATTTACGCAAACCATCAGGATCAGGTTCGCGAACAGCTTTCGCGTCCGATCATCCACAAGGCGCCGCAACTGGAAATCACCTGTGGCCCGGTCAATTCGATTCTGAATATCCGAGTCGAAGACGTGAATCTGGTCGGTTACGAATCCTATGAATCGATCAAAGCACCAATTGCAGGAAACTAAATGTCTAGACCGGTAGAAGATCCATTCCGGTTCCGCAATTTGAAAGGCATGAGGACCGAGTGGCGCCCGCCGCTTGGCCTCAAGCTGGATACTTTTTGGGAAACCGTAAAGGATAAGCAGGCAGTGTTTATTCCTGTTGTGCACTGGCGTGGTTTGATCCTCCAAGGGAATATCATCAGCACAGTTAGCGACATGGTTATGTTTGCGTCCGGTGAATGGCCTGTGGGAATCAAACACGGTGTGCACATTTACACCGACGCATTCTCGGAAGGCAATCAGCGTTACCCGAATTTTAATGAATGTTATGCGGGACACGACGACCGCCTTAACCCACCAATTACCATCGTGCACCAACCGTTAAGGATTGTGAAATGAACGGAGTTAAATTCGCCACGGAATTGCCAATCGGAACCGTGGCATTCGCGTTGACCCTGCTGTGCGGCAAAGCCGACGCCGATCAGGCCTATCTGCGTGGCGTAACCGAGGAACTGGCGCAGTACGACCACGATACGATTTTCGCCCGTGCCTACGAAATTGCAGTGGGAAACTACCGGCAGATTTTCGGGCGTGATGCAACGTATAACGAATTCATGGCGGATTTTGACGGGCGTGATGCGCTGTTCTTCAGCCTGCCCGGTGATACGCCTGTACTGGGCGCAATGTGTAGTGGTCAATCCATGTCGCCGGACCCCTCGGTTTCCCCAACCAATAACCCGGATCAGAAATTGCTGATTTTGACCGCCATGGGAATTGCCCGGCCTGAATCAGACGGCGAGACGCTGCACTAATGCTGCCGGTCGCGGCGTTTAGTTTGGGCTGTGCGTATGCGTTTGCGTTGGTCGATTGTAAGTTTCAACGTGACTGGCGCCGAGAAAAAGAAGCTGATGCTTTTTCGTATGAAATACGCAGGAAACTTGATTACATGCCGGTGGCCGATGTGCACCAAACGGCTTGGAAAATTGCGCGAGAAAACGGAATGCGCGTAACCAGCCGGGTGCAAGCCGAATGGCCTACCGAAGAATGTGTGCTGGTCATGAACGCAAACGGCACACCATGGTTTCTTGCGTACCACGGCCCCGAATATCCTAAATACATTTTGCAACCGCATATGCTGCCTGATGTTCCTGAAGGCCCTTACAGAATTTTGTTGATAGAAAAGGAAGAATATCGTGACGAATACCCTTACGCCTGAAGAGTTTCGGATGCCTTTGGGCGTGCGCATCATCGTTGCATATCCCGGCGTCGGCAAAAGCAAACTCACAGAAAACAACATGTCGTTTATCGATCTGGATCGCCCGGATCTGAAATTCAACATGGCGGAATATATGCGCCTGATTGACCAGTCGTTGGCCATTCCGGGCACTACCGTTTTGTTGCCGTCGTGGGATGTGCTGCGCGAACAGTTGCGCAATGCAGGCCTGCCCTACGTTTTGTTCTGGCCTTCGCGTGATCTGAAATTCGATTACAACAAACGTTATGTGAACCGTGGTTCCCCTAAAGGGCTGGTCGATGTTCTGTGGTGGAAGTGGGATGAATTCCACGATAGCTGCGAGCAAGACCCCACGCCGTACAAGGTAGAAATGAAGCAGTCGCAGGCTTACCTGTCCGACTATTTTCTGTGAGTGAGAAAACTGTGAATAAATCAGTAACTGACAAATTCAACTACTGGGATTTGCCACGCGACGGACACACGCTGTTCCTGAAGGATAACGATTGGGGAATATCTGAGTTTGTCCACTGTGCAGACGAAGCCGCATACGTTTTGGTCCCTGCCTGCTATCACGAAATGATCGTCCGTTGGTCACTGGAAGACTCTTCGATTCAGCTGGCGCCAATGACCGAAGAAAATATGCGCGGTGGTTTCTTCGCTACATGCAATTCGGTTGAATTGTTCACCGATGCATTCGCCGCACAGGATCGCCGCTATCCGGCTGGTTCCCCGTGCCTGTTCGGGCAGTGGGGCGGCCAGTTCACGGTCGAACTGGAAACGGAACGCACGCCGTATTATCGCCTACGCAAAGATGCCAGAAATTACGCGCATATTGAGCGTGACGGTGGCACAGAAGATATTGCCAATGTCGTCAAGCCATTTTCGTTGTGGGGCGTGAAGGGGCCGTATAAAGTCGAGTGCATTCTGCTGCCGTACCGGTTCGTTCCAGACTTTTACGCCAATGAAGATTTGATGGCGAAATTTGCCCGGCGTGCAACAGCCACCGCCGCCAACGTTGAAAAAAGCTTCAACGGATACATTGGTGACTATTGCGGTATTCCGGTCTACACCGACGAATATCTGCACAAAGCCCTATCAGACAACTCGGACCCAATCACATGGATGGTAAAGAAAACGTATCTGTAGAATTTGACCGGCTGCGCGCTGCATTCATCCGCCACATGATTTTTGGGCCTGCTGTGATCGAACTTTCCGCCGATTATCATGAGGTTTTGTTGAGCCTCAACGTGTGGCCAACTGGCTGCATGGAACAGCAGCGCCGTGGGATGCTGAAGCGTGAAAGATTCACCATCAAGCGCACGCTGGTAAAAACCGGCTACGAAACAACCACCCTGATTTCTCAAGACGGCACCCGTAACCAATTGGAGAGTTTCAAATGACCCGCACCGCCAACCTCAACAAAGTGATGCCTTGCCACATTTCTGATCGCCTGTACGAGCACACCAACGCATGGACCAACAGCTGGAAACTGCCGACCGACGAACAGCTGGATAATCCCGATCTGAAATGCATCATGATTTCGCGGATTCTGCCGCTGTACAACGAACTGGTGAACCACGTTTATTTCCAAGCAGAATCGCGTGAGGAAGGCCACGTCGGCTATTACAAAACGGTGCCGGTTTTCATCCCGAACCTGTCCTACAAAGAAGGTGCCCCTTTGCGCCTGATCACCAACGTCAATCGTCAAGGCCTCGCCATCTTGGGGAAATTCCAGTGAAGATTTATTTGGTTTGCAATAACACGAAACGTGCGCTGTCCATCGGCCACCGTGATTGGACGGGTCCAACCGGCTGCACCGAACTGGCAGGATCGCCGGAAGAGGCAACGTTTTTCATCAACCGTTGCGCCCCGGTAGTTGTGGCGGCAAAAGATCGTTACATGGCCGAAGTTGCCCAGTTCTGCGCAGACAATCCGGTGTTTGTGGCCGAAGCCCAGTACGTGCCAGAAGATTACAAAAAGTTGGATGGTTATTGGGAAACGGCATACATCGAGGTGCCAAAAGTAAAACGGCGTAAGGTTGGTGCCGTATGAACCCATACCAAAACAAAAAGCAGCCGATCATTGACGCAGCCACCGTCTTTTTGGTTGCCATGTGCGCATCGAAAGAATGCGAGGTTGAGGTGTTTGGAAATGAAGCGGCGCTCAAGAAATTCCGCGAAAACATTTCCGACAATTTCACGGTGCCAAAAGTGACGCCTGCGCACGTTCAACGCGGCATGGTGCACGTGCGGGTTAAACGCCCAATCAACCAACACGCTGGTGATCTTTTCGTCGGCCAATTCAATACGGATATTCTGCCATGAAACTTGGAATCATTTTCGCGTGTGACGAAGACGGCGGCATTGGCAAAGATGGCACTATGCCTTGGCATTTCCCGGCTGATTTGCAGCAGTTCAAAGATGCCACAATGGGTTGCCCAATTATCATGGGGCGCAAAACGTGGGAATCTTTCGGCGGGCGTCCGCTACCCGGTCGTCCACACATCGTGATCAGTTCAGGGCCTGCGCCGGAAATTGACGATGAACACCACGTGTGGTTTGTGAAATCTTTGGAAGAGGCAAAAGAAAAAGCGGCGAGCCTTATCGAATTGCTCGAAACCCCAACAGATTGGGCGTGGGTAATTGGCGGCGCACGTCTGATTCTGGATGCGCAATTGGCAGCATCGAAAATTCGCGTAACTCACATTCGAGGCACCTACGATTGCGACGTTAAGGTGCACCCGAATTTCTTCATGCACATGATGGTCAACCGTTTGCAGTTCACCGAAATCATGGAAACTGAAGAATTCAAAGTCACGGAGTATTTGATGTGATTGATTTCAAGCTTGATCCAGACAAATGCGCATTCAGCATTGACGCCCTGTGCGTGGACGGCATCGACAAAATGTTCGCCACGCTGCTGAAACGTAGACCCGGCATGAAAATGTACGTCTACGAAAAACTCGACAGCATCGCAGGCTTCAGTACCACCGGCCTGAATCCCGACAAAGTTGTTCGTATGACCCGTGATGATTTGCACGATCTGACAAATCCCGGCGCGTCCTACGCATTCAGGACCAACGACGTAGTGCTTTCATATGGAACTGGATTCATGGAAACCATGGTGATCAGCTGTATGGGCCAAATGATTTTCGAAGGGGATTGAAATGCGCGTGATTCCAACGCAACAGGTTTTGGACAAGGACGGGAAGCTGGAACCGATCTTTTTGGATGTGCTGAAAAATCGTTGTGTAACTTTCCGCTCACATCCAGAAGTCGCACAGAAAATGCGTTTGCTCGGTCCCGAAGTGGATTGGTCGCGCCATATCTTTTTGTATGGTGAACACGAAATCCCCAAGCACGACCATTTGAAGCTGCATATGTTTATCCATGCGCACACGGTCATAAATTCCGCCGAACAGATGCGCGGCCACGAAATGTATGTGGTACTTGAGCAACGCGGCACCGTAACCATTAGCTAGAACCTAAGCCCCGTTAGCCCTTTGTGGCGCGGGGCTTTTGTTTGCCCGTAACTTCCCAAATCGCGTGAGTGGTTGACAAACGGTTTGGCGTTCGATACCTTTGGGCCTCTTTCGTTCTACCAACCGCCGACAGGGCCACCAAATGACCATCACCAAAGAGTTCACCCCGAACACATCGACCATCGCTGTTATGCACCGCTCGGGCGACTTCAGCGTTAGCCTTGAAACCGATGGCGCAGCCGTGACCTACAAAGTGATTTGGGCCGCCAGCGTCGATTGGGATACCACCAAAAACGCACCCGTCACCAAACCGGGGCCGGTGTGGGAAAACCAACCTTTCGAACACTGGCACCCGTCGATTTTGGAATGCTGCGTTGAAACCATCGACCTTTGGTTTGCCGAGTTCCCGAATCGCCTTATCAATGCCGACCTTGTGCGCGCCCTGCTGAAGCTGCGCAAAGACATGAACAACATTTGGATGGAGCACCAGTGATGGACACTAAAAACCTCGTTATCGAAAGCTCTTTCAACGCTGGCACCACGCAAGGCGGCGTGACCGTCATCAGCCAGAAACCAACCACGGGCGGTTGCATGGTTACGCTGGGTCGCGCTTTCGGTGGTGCTGCTGATGCGTTGATACTCGACGTGTATCACGATATCGCCGGGAACGGTTTCACCACGTGGCCCAATCCAAAAACGCTGAATGACGAAACGCTGGTTATCATCATGGCGGCGTTTGATGAATGGTTGGCGAAATGCCCGGCCAAGTCGCTGGACGTTAGTCTGGTGCGCGTGTACAACGAACGCCGGGACCAGTACCGCGATGCCCGTATTGCCCGCCAGTGGCGCGGCTAACCCTTTTCGTTAAGGCCCTTCGGGGCCTCTTTGGAGACATGCAATGAACCGTACCAACTTCCCGCAAAACGGCCTTTCCGTCGAATCGACCGTGGTTGTAAAGGCCGAGTATCACGCGGATTCGCACAGCGTTAAAGTGACCATCAATGGCTCGCCATTTGAGAGCGCCAGCAGCGTTACCCGCGAAGCCAACGCGGCCCGCGCCGTTGATATTCTGATGGAACTCGAAAGCACCCTGATTCACATGTACAACGCCGATTCAGAGGAAGTCGAACGCCTGATAGGCGCGGCGCGTGACAAACTGGTAAGCAAACGCGGACGCCCGCAAAACTAATTCATCAAGGCCCTTCGGGGCCTTTTCTTTGGAGTCTGATCAATGACCACCATCAACCGCGTTTCCGTTGGCGCTGAATTGCTGGGCAAACGCCTGTGCGCAACCTACGATCCGTTTTTGGATACCATCGAAATCGAATGGGGCGGGCGCTACTTCGAAGCGCTGCCAGAAGCCCAACAGAAACCCCTGTATGAGGCCGCCGTGGGCCATGTACGCGATTTGGCGCGCTTGCTGGTAGATACCCAGCGCCTAACTATTCGCGAAGCCACCACGCGCACGCGCAGCGCCATACAGACCCTTCAGCTAATGCCCCAGTCTTGACCCCGGCACAAACAAAAAAGCCCCCGTTTCCGTAGTGGATTCGGGGGCTTTTTTGTTACGGCTTGCCAGCGGCTTTCTTCGGGCGCCCGTGCAGCTTGAGCGTGCGTTCCCGTGTCTTTTCCATTTCCTTTTTGGATTTGTCCAGCAGGCTTGTCAGGTGGCGAACTTGTTCCTTGTCGTCGCGACCTTCGGCCTTTTTCAGCGCCATTTTGATCTTGACCATTTTTTGCGTGTGTTGCTCGCCCAGTTTGGCCAGCAGGGTTTTCGCTTTGTTTTTGCCGTCGCGGGTCATTACCCGGTTGTGCTTTGAATCTTTAACCTCAACCAGTTTGCCTTCGCTGGTACGGTGCGTGATGCGCCCCATTTTACCCCAGCGACCATAACCCATCGATTGCAAACCCAGCTTTCTGGCGCGTGCTGCTACGCCTGAAATCTTGGTTTTCTTACCGCTGGTTTTGGATGGCTTCTTAATTGATTTCGCTTTCTTTATAGCCATACGCGACGGCCTCCAGTTCATTGGTGATAATGCGGAATAGCTTCAGGCTGTCCGGCCTTTCCACAATGTAGAGTTTGCGCCGCAATATTTCAGTGTGACGCTTTTGGATCACGTAAATTTCAACCTTGGCTTTGAAATCCACGTGGATGAAAAATTCGTGCTCGTATTTGAACAGCTGGTAGGTCGCCCGGTGAAACATTACGCCGTTGGTGAAAAATGCACGCAATTCGAAAGGAACTTCGACCCGCATATAATTCACAGTCCAATCCGGCATGAATTCCTGAAGCATGGACGCCAGATTTGCCATGGTGCTCAATTCTACCGCGTCAGGCTCTTTGAAACTCATTTCAATTTCCACGGTATTCCTCCCGCAGCCCAGCAACGCGTTTATCCGAGTAGCGCACAGATTCGCGTTTCTCGGAAATTTTGTTGGCCAGTGCACGGCGGCGCTCGGTCCAAGTTTTTATCTTGGCCGGATCTTTGGGCCGCTTCGTATTGATTAGCGCCAATTGCTTTTGCAACTGACCCAACGAACGCACCTTCTTTTGCTTGTGGTCTTGTGCCGTCTTGATGCCCTTGTGCAGCGCCCGGTCGGCCTTCTGCTTGGCGTGCTGGCTCTTCGACGGGGGAACACTAGCCACCGATTCATAGTTGTTGTTTTCGCGCATCTTACGCGAGCGCTCAAGGCCCTTGCGCAGTTCGTTGCGGAACCAATCCTCGGCTATTCCCTTCACACGCGGCTTAGCGTTGACCCGCTCAAACGTCTCGCCAAAGGCTTCAGGCGTGAATGGGTTGTGCGGGTGTGGCTCGCCAAACGGATCACCGAAAATCTCTTTGAAACGTCCGGTAGATTCTTTTGGTTCGTCGCACGCAAATCCATCGATAATGATTTCGGTCATCGGTCGCGTCCCCGCTCACGACGGCCCAACCAATTCGATTTAGACACGTGCATTTTTTCAATGTAATCATGAGGGAATGCCATTGCTCCCTGTGCCCCGGAACGCGTGCGATCCTTCAGCAAGGTTTTCTTTTTCGAGCGTGGCATTTTCTTGATCATTTTGTCGTCGTCTTCCCACTTCGTCAGGCGCGTGCCTTCGTGTTGTGGGTTTTCGACATTTTCGGGTTGCTTAGCAATCCCTTTAATTGTTAATTTCGGCATGGTTTCCTCACGGACAACGAACCGTATCCTGAATGTCGAGATAGTGCGTCTCGGCCCCTTCGATTGGCGTGTCGATCAATCCGCTTTTCAGACGGATTTTTCTACGCTTTTTCTTTCCGGTGGCTTTCAGTGGTCGCCCTTCCTTTGCGTTATCAAAACGCGTCTCAGGGATTTCGTCCCACCGTTCGGCACTACCCGCCTTTGCCAATGAAATCAGCACTTCCATTAACGTGCACCAAAATCGAGGAAGTTCGGCGCTCGCCGGGCGACTGCTGCTGCAATCGCGTAGTCGATACCGCGCACCTTGATTACCCGCGATTCCAAATCGAATTCCTGCACTTTGTTATCGTGCAAAATGTAACCTTGGGCCGGGTTCGGAATATGCAGCACGTTGCCAATGTTCGGCACAGCAAAAACGAAAGTCAGTTTCTGGTGCTTCTGGTCTTCAACCGTCACCAGAACCGGCGACAGGTCTTTATCCATTTCACGCACCTGTTTGATTTCGGATTTCTTGCGATCTTCGATATCGTAAACTTGCGTGAAAACGTTGGCGAAAAGCGAAGTGTAGCTGCGTTTCATAATCTGCCGCACACCGTCGGAAATCCGGGCGCTAATATCTTCGGCAGCGAGTGCTATCCAAACTTCCATTTCGAATCCTCTGCATGATTGAAACCGGGACACGCGGTCCCGGCATATACAATCAAATTACCGTTTTATTCGTCCCGCATTTCCTGCAATTCATCCGGGCGCGTTTGTTGCGCGTCGTAAATCTCACGGCGCAGACCGTGGACTTCATCGGCTTGATCCGCCCATTGATTTTCGCGAATGTTCGGAGTTTTCACGTCGAATGGCATAGCTTCAGCTTCGTCATCATCCAGACTTTCATCGAAATCATCCATGCCAACAAAGTCGGCAACCTTTTCCAGAACCAGCAGCAATTGTTCGTTGAGGTCCAGAGTTTTTTCGCGCTGTGCCGTCAGTTCGTCTTCGATGCGCTGGCGGTTTTCTTCGTAGGCTTCCAATGCCTCTTCGTAGGCCGCTGCATCCATTTCGTCTTCGTCTGGATATTGGATAAAGCCCATGTCCATCCGATTATTCAATTCTTCCTGTACGTCCACAGGGTGAATCATATTGGTATTGTGAACCAAACGGGTCAGGGCCAGAATCGCGGTATCCAACGAATCCATGTTGGCAACCATCGCCAGCAATTTGCGGATCAGTTGCGGCAGTTTTTCCGGTGGAACCCAACCAATGCCATCGGCACCGTTGTGCTCAACCAGTTCCATGCGCCACGTGATATCAGGTTTTTCGCCGTTGATTTCGATTTTGTTCAGCAGGGCGCCAAACGTGGTGGTGCGCTGGTGGCGACGGCGGCCCATACCGGTTTGGAAGTTCTCGGCAACGTCCACCACGTCTTGCTCTTCGAACGTTTCTGGATCGAATTTCTTTTCCAAATGCAGCGGTTTTTCCAGCAGATTACCGGCTGCAACCATCAGCTGGCAAATCTCGACCATATCCTGCGATTCTGGAATCAGCGGCTCGCCATCCCACGCAACCAGCGACGGCAAAATACCGTTGATAGTGTCGGCAGTTTGCGAACCGAAAATGATGCCGTTATCGTTCAGGTGCATTACGGATGGCAGGTGGAATTCTGCCAACGCTTTAACCTGTTTCGGGTTCCATTGAGAAACCAGAGTCTGCACCGCTTCGGTGTTCTCGTTCAACCAATCGCGCAGGCGTGGCAGGAAATCTTTGTAATCGCGCAGTTTTTCAGGGCTGTACAGCAACTGCTCAACCATGTTTTTCTTGATTTCACCAACCCACATTTCCACCCGGCCATCTTTATCGTATTTATCCAGCAGGCGGAAAGCTTTACGGGTCAGGGTGTTGGCCACAACGCCGACCGGTGGAACCCACAACGTGTTGGAATCGAGACGGCCAAGGTTATCGATGTTGTAGCAAATCGACAGACCCGTGCCACCGGCCTGATAAACCAGATCGGCCATTTCTTCTGTGCGCAAAGGCTCTTCGAAACTCAGATCCATATCGAGAATTTCGTAGGCAACTTTTTGCATCGAATCGTCGTCAAGCAACAGCATGTGACGTGCAGCCGAAGCCATCGAATACAGCGCGTGGCCAACCTTCTGGTATTTCTCCAGCACTTCTTTTGGCGGTACTGGATACACACCGGTCATAATCATGCGGAAGGTTTTTGAGTTTGTTGCAAGGTTGCTGTGCTCGGTCATTGCCTGCAAGCGTCCCAGCATTTCCTCCATAACGGCACCGCCGCCGATGCTCAGCGAATTTACCAAACTCAGCGGTAATTTGCTCACGGTTTTTTGGTCGAGGTCTTTAAACCCATCGAAGGCGCCCAGTGCACGACCGATACGTGCAGGCAGCGGACGCAGGCCCGCGCCCATGGTGGATTGGTTGTTGAGTTCATCCACAAATTCCTTGACGCCTTTAAGGGCATCAACGATTTCTGTAATCTGCGTATCGTGCAGTTTCTCGGCTTCATTGGAATCGAGATACTGATAAATCTGTTGGGCAATCTGCTTTTTCGCTTCTGAATCATCAGAGTTTTTCAGAACCAACACCCGCTGCTGAATATAATCCAGCGCCAGTTCCGGGTCCATCAGTGCATCGTGTGCCGAATAGTTATTTTCGTCACTTTGCTCATGGAACATTTCGGTGCCCATGCCGTCGTTATACAGCGTTTCTGCCATATGGAATCGGTCGGACGGCAGGTCTTTATTGGCTTGGCGCAGGAAACGTGCAATCACCAAATCAAAACCGGGCACAGGGTTGCCGTAAACGCGGGTTTCGCGACGATACAAAACGTCACCCTTCGCGTTGATAAATGGCTTCAGCAAACAGCGCGCTTTAGGCCGCTGAATATTCTGGTCGTCGGAGGAAACCACGTAGGCCACCAGCGTACCTTCAGCCACATCGTTTTTGACGTAGTGTTGGTTAATGCCGGGATTCAAACGGTGCTCACCATCGGCCAGTCGCATGCAGCTTGTCAAATCCCAATCGCGACCGGTGCTCATGCCGATAATGTCGTATGGGTGACAGCTGATCACCACCTGCAACGAACCCTGTTTGGTATTCTGCAATTGTGGGTCATTATCGAACGCTGCTTTCGCATGCGGATCTTTGGCAATCACCTTGCCGATGTTGGTCACGTTCTTTTGCTCTTTGTCACTGATTTTTACGCATTTCTTTGCGAGGTAATCAGTGGCCACGTAACCGGCGCGTTGCAGTGCTGAACGCACAGCGGGCGGGATCGTAAAGTGGGTGCGGTGCTGTTGACCGATATCGAAATACAGGCGGTAGCCTTTGCGGCCCGGCCCTTTCGGCATCATGGATTGCAGCAGGTGTACGGCGGGTGCATCTTTGTTCCAGTTACGGCGGTATTTCAGCGCCGTCTTCATGGACACTGCGGCCAATGCCACTTCTGTTTTCATTGAAAGGTTTCCTTAAAAATCTTCGCCTAGTTGCCGCATGATTTCGTCCATTTCGTCGTCGTTCTTTTTCAGATCGTTCACGAAATATTGCGCGCGTTTCATCTGTCCTTCGTCACGTTCACCCGCATTGCCCTTGGCCACAGCCTCGATGAACTTGATAGTCCACGGGAATTGCTGGCGCCACGTTGCGGCACTCAAGCTCTTACGATGCAGAACCGAATTCAATACGGTCCACATGGCGCTTTGCATCAGGGTGCTACCGAGGTCGGTCAGACGTTTGAAGACTTCCTGATTTTCGAGCACGAAATCGTCGGCATTCACGATCAAATACGGATCTTGTGCAGGCCACGAATTGTCGAGTGCACACAGCATGCTTTCGGCTTTCATGGTGGTGTTGCGGTCGAAAATTCTGTTCCAGCGCAATTTGTCGAGGAATTTCTGCTTGTCCTCGGTCCAGTAATAATCGACCTTCAGTTTATTTGCCAGTTTGATCAACAATTCACGGTCGCCGCGAATGTTCACGTCACGGGCCTGATACAGCATGCCCAGCAGGAAACCAACGCGCTCACGCAATTCCACGGCACCCGGCAGCGTAGAATTCAACCATTCCGGCGTGAGTTTATACAGGCCTGCCATCAGCCCACGCATTACGCTAACGGCCTTGGCGGGTTCAGGTTTATCTTCGATCAGGCCCAGCAGGCGCGAGTCATAATAAGCCGCGTGATTCAGCACGTAGGCCGCTGGTTGTGGTTCGTTGTTGAAGTGATCGAACGAATAGGATTCTTCTACAACCTCTTGCAGGAATTTCGAAGCCTTCAGCAATTCGGGGCGCCATTCCAACGGGGCCAGAACTTCCACCAGATCGAGGATTGGCACAGTGTCACGGTGCTTGTCGATCAGGGCCGCGAATTGCTTAGCGGTAATGCGCGCTTTGCCGGTCGTACCTTTGCCGCGAACGTTGCCATAGAACATGCTCATTTCGAACGCAGCTTCATCGGCTGATCCGTAAATTTCTTCGATGTGCGCAACCCAATAATCGAGCCAGCGTTTATCGGTCAGCAGCAATTCATAAAGCGCTTGGTTTTGCGCATAGGCACCTTTCACAAAGGATCGGAGAGTTGCCGTTTTATCCTTCGCAGTTTCCCACTCGACATGCGCGTGCACTTTGCCCACACCGTCATCGTACAGGCCTTCGATCAAATGATACAAACCGCTTTCCGCACCCTTGTTTACTTGGCGCAGCCACCGGCTAACCGTTGCTTGGAAACCGGGAATAGGCGTGCCATAAACAGCGGTTTCAACGCGGAACAAAATGCTTCCGTTCGGGCCAACAAAAGGCTTGATCAGCAGGCGCGCATGGGGCTTGTTGATATTGGTATCGTTTGGTGAAATTGCATAGGCAACCAATGTGCCTTCTGCTACATCGTTGGCCACGATGTGCTGGTTTACACCGCCACGCGATTTCCCCGGTTGATCGAGGCGCATGCAACTGGTCATATCCCAGCGGCGCCCGGTGCTCATGGTCAGCACGTCATACGGGTGGCAGGAAATAACGCAGGTGAATTCGTCTTTGTGTGCAGCGCGTTGCGGATCATTCATGAATTCTTTGAGCAACTGCTGATCTTTCAACAGCTTGCCGATTCGCATCCGACGTTTGCCGGTAGAATCAACTGCAATGCCCGTCACGTAATCGTCAACGCTGTAACCAACGGACGACAGCGCATGCAGGATCGGCTCAGGAATTTTGATCTTTTGTTTGGTTGGTTTGATCGGCAGATAGAGGCGATAGGTGTTTTTCTTCTGCTTTTTGTTCTTTGGCAGGAAACGTTTGATTACCTGCACACCCAGCCCGTTACGGTTCCAGTTTTTCACCAGAGGCCGGGCAATGCTCATGGGTACGGCGGCCAGAGCCAGCATCATTTCCATTTTGTTTACTCCAAACCGTGCAGTTCGCGCTCTTCGCTGGTCATCCAGCGCTTACGCACATAATCCAAAAAGCCTTTGGTATCAACACGCAGGCGACGTTTCACCCGTTTGATCTTTTCGAGGTTATCCATTTCCACAGGGAACTTGGCATAACGTGCCAACCGGTTGAAATCGCTAACCGCCTGCGTCCCCACATCGGTAAACCGGTTAAGCTTTTCGATGCTGCGCGCAATATCACGATAGGCCTTGCTTTGCTCTTTATGCCGGGCGTTTTGCATGAATTTGGCAGCGCGGTTTTCGTCACCGTGGAAGACGATCTGCGATGCATCGTACCACGCCTCAAGTCCGTGATCCGCCTGCGGCTTCCATTCGGTGGTGCCAAACTTGCGTTTCTTTTTGTCGGAAACTTCAAGCTTGATTGTCTTGCGCTTATCCAGATTCATGAAGGCCGTTAGGTCGTCATACTGGAACAGCTGAATCTTGTTGCGCTTGGCCAGCAGCGCCAGCGTCAACGAATCGTTTTCTTTCCACTTCCCACCCTCTTTCATGAAGTGGATTTCTTTCACGTAGCGAATGCACGGGATGTACATTTTGTTGGCGAACAAACGATCTTCTTTTTCGTCGTTGGTTATGTGCTTTTGGTCAGCCCAGTAGTCAACGGCTTTAATCTGGTAATTCGCGTTCATCTTCTGCCCGTCGAGCACGAAAATGATGTGGGATTCGCCAGCTTCTTTCTTGAAGTAATCCGAGTGCTTAGAACGGGCAAGGCTCAAGAAATATTGAGCATCACCGAATTCTGCCTCTACGCCTTCATTGGTGGCTGCCAGTTTGAATTTATCGTTTTTCAGTGCGGTGATTGCGTGCTCCATCAGGATCAAGTGATAGAGCACACTGGAACCCGCTAGGGCCAGTTGCATTTCCATTATTTCACCAGATGAATTTGGTCAGGGTGCAGCGGAACAAACGCGAATTCCGCACCTTTGAGGGGTTCATGATCGGCAATTGCCATTTGCTCGTAAACCAAAATGCCGTCGTAATGCGGTTCGGGATATTCAGGTATAGCGAGATAGGACCACAATTCATCGGCGTGGTGCATTGAAACTGGTTCGCCCAGTTTGATGTGCTTGGCGCCTTGGCGAGCTAGTCCCGAAGGCAGGAAATAATCATTGTAAATCTCGACGGCGCGTTTGTCGTGGCGCGTGTCAAAAATACGTTTGATATCTACATGCACCTTCATGATGATGTGGCCGTAACCTTCGGCATACGCTTTGACCGAGGTGAAAAAGGCCGGGCGATATTCCGAGAATTTCGTAAACTTCTTTTTGGTGCCATGATACAGCAGCTTTGGCACCTGCACGCTCGCTAGAGCCAGCATCATTTCCATTATTTTTTCCTTTGCAGCGGTGTGCCTACGACGCCCTGCGGGCCTTGTGGGCCTTGGGGACCGACAGGCCCCTTAACCAATTTATTCGGATGGAACATAACGAGGCGCCCGGCCTCAGTTACGTCACGCCAGAAATCCGAATGGAAATGGATTGCCGAACTTTGCTCTTTGTGCAGAACACGCAGGCCGTAGACCAGTAGGCAAAGCATCGGCAGATTGAGGATTATGGCAATCCACGTAACGTCAGACACGCCCGAGTTCCCGGCGCAGTGCTGGCAAATCGTTTTGGATTTCCTGATAGCGTTGTACGAAGCGGCGCACGGTGCTGGTGCTCGGCACAGCCGACGCATACGACTTGTAAACATCCTCTTCGCCCAGCCCATTCAATTCCTTCAAATGGTCTTCGGTCAGCACGAAGAAAGAGTCCACTTGCGCCAGCGGAATGGCCTCGTAATAATCACCAATTTTCGAACTGGAAACATCCATCGCCAGTTCGTACTGGATTTGGGTTTCGCGCACGGTTACGCCCATGACTTTTGCACGGATCGCCACGTCTTGCAGCGCGCCGAAATTGAGGGTGCGAATCGCCGGGTGGAACCAAACTTCGGTGCCTACGCCGTAAACGGGTTGGGTTGGAACGGATGCAACAGCGAGTTCAGTTTTCATTAGGCGGCACACACCATTTTGTTTGCGATTTCGGGATGCTTTTCGCTGAATTCTTTCCAGCTGGCCAGCATGCGTTCGGTGCGCTCTTTGTTTGCCTTGAGGCGAGCGGTTTTTTCTTCGGGCGTTTCGTTTTCGTAAATTTTGTGCAAATCGGACATGCGAATTGGACGGATCATTTATTCTTGGTCCTTGCGGTTTTTGCGATCTTGCACACGCTTTTTGTGGCGAGCGTGAATTTCGGCCATCTTTTTGGCGTGGTGCTGTTTGTGATCTTCACGCAGGGCATCCAACTGTGCTTTCAACTGGATTTCCTGTTCTTTCATCGCCTGATATTCAGGATTGCGCGTGGCGCGGTAGGCGTGCTGGCGCTCATGCGTATGGATCTTGCGCACCGGGGCCGTGCGTTCGTTTTCTTTGCTTTCGTGTACGCCCTTTTCTTTCAAGGTCGCCATTTTGGCTCGGAGCGCCTTCAGCTGTTCTCGCAGATCCCCAATCTTTTGCTTGCGGCGCCGATCAACGAAATCCGTGGTGGCTACTGCGGCCAATGCAAGTTGCATTTCCATCAGTGTTTTCCTTTTTGCTTGCGGCGCTCTTGGCGCATGTTGTGTTGAACGTACCACGGCAGGGCAGACTGCGGTTTCAAACCGGATTCACCGGGAGGGCCTGCATATTGGCGATGTGGGGTCTGTGTATTGTGCAAAGGAAATTCGTCTGCCATGCCCATGAATTAGTCCTTAATATTTGGCTTGCAGGCGCATTTCGTAATGCGTGCCCGCGTTGCCGTTGGTGTTGCGCAGGTTGAGGTGGAAACAATACTGCCCGGCTTCGGACGGCATCGTAAATTCTTCGGTGTAATAGTTCGTTTGTGTCTTGCTCAGCAGTGCAGGGACCACTACAGCCGCCACGTCGGGCGTATCCGGCGTATAAATCATTTGCGTGGTGGCCCCGCCCGTAGTTGACGGACGCAAAACCTTACAGAGTCCAACATCGACAATCATGGACGACGCCGTATTGCTTTGGTTGGCCGTAACAGAAAGTCGGAATTTTGTACCCAGCGGATAATCTGCCGGGTCATACCAAAAACTTGACATTACGATTGCGTTGAACGCGCCACTAACTGCCAGCACCGCGCTATCGGATACTGCCCAGTAATTACCGAGGCCGTTGGCACCAACAAGGGTGCGAATGTTGAATACCGTCTGGAAATACTTTTCGCTACCGGCCCCTAACGCGTCGTTAATCAGGCTTTCGACTTGCGCAACAGTAGGCAGGTTATCCCAAGCCGCACCGTCGTGAAAATGCAGGCCGTCCGGGTGCAAATCCTGATCGGCATTTCCTACAGAAACAAACAATTCACCGCGTGCACCATTAGCCGGAAGTGTGGCGCCGGAATCAACCGTGAGGTTTTCAATAACGCCACCCTCAACAATATCTAATCCGTGAACATCCATCGGATCACCTCCTAGTATTTAGCCTGTAGGCTAAGGTCGTAGTGAGTTGCCGACGTAACGTTCGCGCCGCTCAACGTAATCACGAAGCAATACTGACCGGCTTCGGTCGGCATCGTGAATTCAGCAGACAGCAAATGTGCCTGCGTTTTAATCGGGATTGGGCCATTTACCACGATGCTGGAAACATCAGCAGTATCTGCCGCATAAATCAGCTGCGTAGTGGTGCCGCCGCTACCAGCAGGCCGCAAAACCTTGCGCAGCCCCAGCGTAAAATCAATTGGGTTAGAAGCCACGCTGTTCTGGTTGTAAATCAGATTCAAACGGAATTTGGTGCCAGCTGGATAATCCGCTGGGTCATACCAAAAGCTTGACATTACCGTGGTCGAAAATGCACTGGCTACGGCAATTGGCCCGATATCAGGCACGAACCAAAAAGTACCCGCCGCTTGGCTGCTGATGCCTGTTGCGACTTTGTACAAAGTGCGCCACTGCGTGACTACAGAAGCCCCCAAACCAGCGGCCTCGATTAACGCTTTCACCTTTGCCAGAGGTGCAATATTTCTCCATGCGGTCCCGTCGTGGTGGTAGAGGCCATCGGGGTAATTCGTTGCATCGGTGTGACCGTGCACCGAGAACAATTCACCCCGGTTCCCGTTGGCAGGGAAAACCGAGTCGGATGGCAGCGTGAGATTTTTGATCACACCGCCCTCAACAATTACAAGGTCGCCATTTACTTTCATTTCTTAATTCTCTTCGTTAGGTGTGCATTTGGGGCTTCCTCTTCCCATGTTACTACGAGGGTAGTGTTTTATTGGGCTTTTCTTATCATCGCGGTGGTGCCGCGCCCTTTGGATTTGAACCCGAACGATTTGTAAAACTTCACCAGTTTGGCGCCCTTGGTTTGGGCATCCATAGGCTCTGCTTCGAGCATCACTTCGAGGCCTGCACGATCCGTCAGGTTCAGGAAATGTTCCATCAGTTTGCGTGCACTGCCTGATCCGCGTTTGTCGGCAGGTGTATGCAGCTTCTGGATTTCTACGAACGAACCTTGAGGCCGAAATTCTTCATCGGTGTAACGGTAGGTAATCGTGGAATCGCCCAATTTCATTTCCGACATTTTGCCGTGCTTCAGCACTAGCCCGGTGCTGGCCAGCGAAAGGATCATTTCCATTATTCAGCGCTCTTTGTCGCGAGGTCGATAGCCTTCTGGATTTTGCTGTTTGGCCTCGTGTTGGTTTTCTCATAAACCGGCAGGAAAACCGATGGATCGATATAGTTGGCGATTGCCGTGGTGGCCGTCACCTTTTCACCCGCGAGGTGGCCGAGTTCTTTACCGATTTTCAGGCATTCTTTTTCCAGCCAACCGTTTACGTCTGCTTCACGGGCGCGTGCACCGAATGGGCATTTATCCATGATAACTTTGGCCATGGCCGTACCGCGCAGCTTGCGGAATTTGTGGACACTAAACCCTTCAGGGAATCCGAGTTCGCGCAGGTAGCCGTTCACCTGTGAGTTTGACAGCGGTTTGCCACGGAACGTAAACACATAATCTTTTGGCTTCAAATCATGTAGGAATTCGTCCATCGCTTTATGCAGCATTTGCGTCCGCTGATCTTCGAACTTGATCACGTGCTTTTGCTGGCCAGCTTTCTTGCCCAAATATTTGAAAATCGCACGCTGATCATTGAACAGAATGTGACGACGCAACAGGGTAGAAATGCCGTAGGTGGTTTCACCAGCGGTATTGCCACGGGTCGAGCCGATACGTGCCGAAGTCTGGTAAACGATTTCGCACACAGCAGCAGCCACACCACGCAGCGAACCCGGCCCCTTGGCCAAATCAGGCAACCACTTTTTCACGTATTTTTGCAGGTCGGGCAGCATGCCCTGCACCACGCCGAAACTCTGCACCCGGCCTTCAGTGCGGGCCGCGATGGTGTAAACGTTGGTGGTGCTTTGCGCGAACGGCGCCTGATACTGGCAATAGTAAACCGTCGATCCGGGCACGTAGTTTTTGTTCATGGTGCCGGTGCCCACTGGCTTATTCAAAAGCTGTAGGCCATCGGTGGTGTAGTAGTTGCCTTTGTCGTCCATCTGCCCAACAAACCATGCAGGAATATCGTGCTGGATATTCCCCATTTGTTCGCGAATCGAATCCACGTCCAAAGTATGCTGGCCAGATGCTCGCACAATGTTGGCCACCGCTTTATCAGCAATGGCTTTGCGTTGGCGGCGCATATCCAAATAATCTTGGTGCTCTGCGAGGTTTGCACCGAGTTCCTTGGCCTTGTCGCGCCACTTGGTCAGCGTGGTTTCTGGCATCACGTTACCCTTGACCTTGCCGTGGGTTTTTACGTGATCTTCCAGCCGCTGATAGAGTGCGTCTTGTGCCGTGGTTTCGGTGTGTTCGTCTTCATGCAAAAACATTTTCGAGATATGCGAGTCTTTGAAATAACCCGCGTTCTGCATCAGCCTTTTGGTCGCAGCTGCCGAGCCATTGCGGGCCAGACGAATGTCAGTCAGGAACTGAAGCTGCTGTTTGTTGAGGCTGGTGTTTTTGTCGAATGACTTTTTCTTCTTTTTCAGCGCATCGAAACAGCCGTTGACGATCAAGGAATACTTGTCGTCTGCCGTATCCACCCCATCGACCAGCAGGCCGAGCGTTTTGGTGAATGTGCGTTTGATCGAATACTGATCAAGGAACGGCTGGGCAGCCTCATTCCATTTCTGCAATTTGGCACAGAAATTCGTGCCGTAATCGTATTCGGGCGCCTTGTACAGGGCGATCAACAGCTTGAGGAATGCGTCAACCGAGCCGGGCGGCGCCGGGGTAGATGCGGCAATTGTTAGTTCCATCACAGGCCCTTGATGTAGTCCATGCGGTTGAATTTGTTGAAGTAGCGGTGATTGGCAATATCGTCAGGCGGGATACGGATTCCCACGTAATAGGCGGTGTTGTCCATCCGCCGTTTTTCCGATTCAACCACACGCCGCTTATCATCGACGCACATCAGCAGGGCTTCCAGCTGATCCTTGTCCTTTTCCTTGTAGATCCGATAGCCGTAATACAGCGAAAGTTTGTTGGCTTCCGCGTATTTGATTAGGGCCACATCCGATTCAGGAACATTCGGCATAAAGTTGCCGCGTTTGATTTGCGGCAGGTGCAACAGACGCTCGCCAAGATCGCGAATGTCCGGGTAGTTTCGGGCCAGCCGAACCATTAGCCCGTTAGGCAAATATTTCTCACTGGCCGCCAGCGCTAACGTCATTTCCATGGGGCACCATTTCATCGATCAGCGCCAGAATTTGACGCTTCACATCTTCAAGGGGTTGCTGGGCATCGACCACCACCCACGATTCATCGACCATCGCGTGGTAGGCTTCGCGCACTTCAGCGAAATAGGACAGAGGTTTTTTCTCGAATTCATCGAGGTTGTCGCGGGTCCGGTGCATGCGTTCGTAACTGACTTCTGGTGGCAAATCCAAAAGGATTGTCAGATCAGGTTTAATCAGGTGGCCGTATTCATCGCACATCCGGTGAATATCTTCGGTCGCTTCACAGGTGCGCGTTTGGTAGGCAAGGGCCGACCAATAATAACGCTCGGTGAAAACGTTGGTGCCGCTATCCAGCGCCGGGCGAATGACTGCTTCGGTGTGTTGGATGCGCGAGGCATACGACAAAAACGGTTGGCACAGTGCAGGCACTTTCCCTTCGTGATCCAGCATCAAACGGCGCAGCGCTTCAGCATACGGCGTGCCGCCCGGTTCACGGGTGAAAACGAATGGCAATCCGTGCTTTTGCGTGTGTTCCCCAACGTAAATGGTGGCCGTTCCTTTGCCAGCTGCTTCGATGGATTCGAGACAGATAAACTTGCCACGCTTTTTAAACTGATTCACGTCAAAAATACCCGCTGTGTGCGTCCGATGTTGTGCTTGGCCTCACCCGCCAGCCAAGCCAGTTTACGATACATGCGATACTTCGCAGTAATTGCCATTGGCCGGAACTTGGCGTTTTGGCTACAACTGATGCGCCCGGTGGTTTCACTCAGTACCATAATGCCCACACCAGCGGCCTTCAGTTCTGCACGAATTTCCGGGTAGCATCGGGATTTGGTGATCGATGGCGCGAACAGGAAATACAGCTTGTTCACGTGTGGCAGATAATCTCGCCATTTCTTGTCGGCACGGAAATCAGCCAGACAGCTTTTAATTTCCACGCCGTAGAAGTTGCCGGGATAGTCAATGGCTAGTGCATCGAGTCTTGAACGACCCCACGGCACAACCCCAACTTCCTTGTGCACAGAACAGGTTTTCTTCGCGTAATAAAACGTGAGGGCCTGCATCAGTGCACTGGTGATATCCGTCCGTGACATTTTCACGGTGCCTTCTGTCTGGTCTACGCGTTTTTCGTAAGCCTTTTTGGCCCGCGATTGTTTGCGTGTTCCGCGCTTTCTTTGGTACGCCATCGATCCCCACTTTTAGGCAATAAGCCTCATGATTTTTGCGTAATCGGCCAGCAGACCTTTCCGGTCATATTTTTTGATGAATGCGTGCATGGCATCGGTGTATTGCTTGTAGGTGAAACGTTCGTCGTATGCCATACGCATATCGTTGAGGATGTTTACCACATCCGCATCGTCAATCGAGTTCCGGCCCATGCGACCAATCAACACACTGAATTTCTGGTCGATTTGTGTGGACAGCATTTTGCTCGGGAATTTCTGCCATTTGGCTTTGAGCACCAAACGGTCGTCGGTGTAGCTGCGCATCACTTTGTAGAAACGATCAAGTGGCAGCGCGTACTGATCCGGCACGTCTTTGTATTCAGGCAGTTCGACGTGAATCGACGGCGAGAGATACGTGGTGTACATGACTTCGCAGTCTTTGTAATCGACGGCGCCGGGGAAGGTCTTTTTCAGCGTGGAAGCCGGGAAAGTTTTCGACGCTTTCAGGTTTGATCCGTAAGTGAAATGGCGATCTTTGGTCTTCACCAGTTTGATCGTGTATTCCTTGTGCGGGTACATTTCCTTGAGCGTGGCCGCCAAGTTGTCGGCGTCTTCCGATTTCAGCGGCTTATCGGTGTACCACGTGTACCAGTTTTTGTACGAATTGTTTTGCGTTTCTTGCGCAACAATTGCGTAGAAATCATCGGTCGATGCACGCTTACGCTCTTCGTGCGTGGCGGCAATGATGATCCCGAAGCCTTTGGCATTCAGACGATGCATTTCCTGCTGGAACAGCGGGCCGTGGTCGTCATGCAGGTGATCAGCTGCCAGTTGCGGGTTGGTCATGTGCAGCTTGTAGCCACGCGAAAACATCAGCATGTGAATCATTTCATGGGCCACGGTGTTGATGAACAACACGCGGTCAACCATCGCACTTTCGTTCACGTGAAACGTATAGACCGGGCGCCCTTTGTAGAATTCAACTTGCGCCAAACCCCACACTTTAGGGTTGCGGCTTTTCACGAATTTTACGACCGGGCACTCATTGTTGAAATAAGTGACATTCAAATAATCGTAAAGCAGCGGCACCATTTCAAAGCTTGGCTTGAACAGCAGGTACGGCGGATTTTCCGGGTCCACCTGCACGCTCATTAGCTCTTCACTGGCGTTGTGCAGCGCGTTGCCTTCACGGATTTTCAGCTTGAAAACAATGTTCGGTGCGTCTTCGTGTTGGACCACGTAAACGCCACCGTGGCGGTACATGGTAAAACGATCACCCTGCACCATATGCAAATCGTATTCGTCGTTTGCGTTGTCGAACACGATATCGGTTTCTGCGAGATATCGGTAGTTGGCCATTTATAAATCCGTATTTTTCACGATGTAGGTAATCCGAACAGAATGCCGTAGGAAACTGTTCAAAACCTCTTCCTCGGTCAGGCCTTTGGGCAGTCCGTAGGCCGCTGGATCAGTGATGTACAAATAACCATTGATCGACAGCGGATAACCTACCGTCACATCGCGGAACTCAACGTATTTGTTAAGCTGCTGCGGAATCAGTAGGTCGGGGTGCAGGTACTCGTATTGGTGTGCCATCAGAATAAACTTCGGCATTGGAAAACCGGAGAATGTCCGTTCGTGGGCAACCAAAATATCCTGCGTTAAACGCTGCGCCAGACTCGCAAGGCCGGTGACGCAACTGGATTCCCCTACTTCGCGAATATCGGGTGTGGGGCCATCTGGTCGTTTACCGGAGTTAGGAACATTCGACGGCACGACCTTAAACACTGGGGATGGTGGGTATTCACATCCCACGATTTGCCACCTCGATTTCGAGGCTACCAATTTCATTTTGCGTTTCGTTTTCTACCGAAACTTCGATTTTGGTTTCAGCTGGTTCCAGTTTAGCCAGACGCCGGTCGAGTTCGTAAATGCATTCGATCAACAGGCCAACCAACGAACCGTAAAACACCGCCAGCTTACCGTCGCTGGTGCGGGTCACAGCCTCGGGCATTACCTGCGCAACTTCCTGCGCAATGAGGCCCGTAAACAAACGCTTTTGCCCGATCTTTTCGAAGGTGTAGCCATGCATGCGGCTGGCTTTCTTCACGGCGTCGGTAATACGCACAATGTTGTTTTTCAACGTGCGATCCGACGACAACGCGACTTCGGTTTTGCAAACCATCTGGCCGATTTCGGTATTGATTTCGATGGTGTTTTCGACGCCGTTATTGAAGGCCAATAACGCACGCGGTTCCGGGTCGTCTGGATCTTGCGGGGTAATGCGGCGCAGCACCACGTTACCATCCTGCGTTTCCATCATCAGAACATCATTGAAATTCAACGAACCAAATTCGTTCATTTTCACTTCGCCTTCGAGGGGACCGCCAGCAATCGGGATATAATCCCCTTTGCCGCCCAACGAAGCCTCAACCCAACCAGCGTTGGTCAATGGCTTGCCGTAGCCAAGTTCCCAGTTGGTAATCCCATCGGTGCCAATTACGCGCACCATCATGCCTTGTTTGCGCGCCTGAATCGGGATTGCATCACGCTCGGCAAGGCTGCTAACGATTCGGAAACCACCACGCAGGTCGGTATCCACCAACAGGTAAAAGTCACCCGTTTTTACAAAGTGCTGCGAAATATTAGTCGCCACCATCGCCTCCTACGAACAGCACCCTTACCTCACCCGATTGGGGCAGGAGGAAATCGACCTTGATTTTGCCATCGATTTCTTGGACGTTATCCGGTATAAAGATTTGTTTGGCCGCGTCAAAACATTGAACGATATAGTCTGGCGTAGCGACCGGAATTTCCACCGTGGTTACTTCGGTGATTACGGCCTTTACGATTTTGGTATGTCCCTGTACATCGACTAATCGAGCGCCGTGGTTCGGTTCGGTCGGCGCCTTTTCAATTGTAATGCCTTTCCCAAGCACACGCGGTTCGAATAGTTTAGTTTCCATAAACTTACCATTAAATTAGCGGGAAAACACAAAAACCCACGATTAAGTGGGTTATTTGAGATAGGTTGCCGGTTCGTCCGACAAATAGCGGCCAATCTGGCGAGCCATCTTTTGCCGATTTTCAAACGGGATTCGTTCTTTGATCCAACGTACACCATGCGGATCAGAACGGCGATTACCAGCCAGCAATTCACCAGACAAAAATGTGCGCGTATATTCTGGACTCATTGTGCATCATCCATACGTTGTGCGTATTCGTTCATTGCGGCAATTACCTGATCGCCCATTGGGATCAAAGTTTTCGCCACACAAACCAACGCATTGGAATCGAGGATAACCGGCGAAGCGGAACCGGCTGCATCGTAGAAGAAAGTCGCATCACCCAAATAGGTGGTATTCGGTGGCAATACCGTACCTTCAGCTAGGCTCGGGGTGCCAACGGCAAACAGGATTTTGAAAACGTACAGCGGTTTGTTTAGCACACGGTTTGCGGCGGATAGTCCGTTGAACCATTCGCGCACCCGGTCTTCGGCGTATTGCTCGAATGTGTATGGCGTGTATTGCGCTAATGCCCCAACCGAAATCAGCTGGGCAATTGTGTGAATTTTCCCACTGAATAATGGGCGCTGTTCCCAACTGGCGTTGGTCAGGCTGGCACGCAATTGGTATTCAGTTTTATCGGCCTGCACATAGACCGTCATGCCCAAGCGGCGTGCACCCAATGGGATTGCATCACGGGCCGCGATTGTGGCGACCGAACGATATCCACCGCCTAGATCGTTATCATCCAGCAGAAAGGAATCGCCTGTGCGTGCAAAACGCGAAGCAATTGAAGTGGCCATAATTGTTCTCAGTTGGTATCAGAACGTGACGACATAATCTTGTGGTTGCCGCCGACTTTTTCGTCGCGGTTACGGGCCACAGTTAGTTCATCGTTGCCGCCTACTTTGACAATGCGATTACCGCCGATTTCCAGCGTGTAATTGCCTGTGATTTTTTCATGTTTGTTGCCCACGCCTTTGGACACACCGCCCGCCGATTTGGCAGCGATTTCACCAACCTTGGTATTTGATGCATTCGACACGTAGCCCGGCACATCGCCTTTGGACCCGGTGACGATTTCTGTGCAGGAACCCACAATCGTTTTGCTGTAGTCACCGAGGAACACAAAATGTGCATCACCCGGATTCGCCACAAACACTTCATTGGTCTGTTTATCGACCACGATTGTGCATCCGTTTTCCAGTTCCATTACGGCCCGGAACGGATAGTTTGTTTCTGCCAGTTTGGACAGAGTTTTCTTGTCACCCGGATATGGGGCCAGCATGGGTTTGTGTGCATCACCCTTTGGGAAACGCAAACCTACCTTTGCCCCGATTGGCGGAATGTTTGAAAAGGTGGCACCCGTTGCCCCGGCGTCGGCTGCGTAATCCTGATTGTCAGGCAAGGCCCATGGCAGGTGACTATCGGGAATCGCATCAGGGAAAATCCCGGCAACACGGACGCGAACCCTGCAACCTTTTCGCGGATCGTTATTGTCTACCACCACGCCCGCATAAACGATTTTCGGGTCAAGCCCTTGGCGACCCATATGCTTCGATGAATTGAGTGGAGAGCCTGCCATTACGGTTGATTCCCGGTCAGCACACACCACAGCAATTTGCCGCGCAATTCGAGTTCAACACGCATCAGATTGAAATAGTAATGCATGGCGGTCGTTGGATCTTCTGGATCGTACATGCGATAGGTTGCGTCTGCCACAAGGCCGCTAACCCAATCGACATATTGCACGCGTTGTTTCATGGTCAACCGGCGTTCAACTTCGTAAATCAGTTCGTGACTCAGGTGTGAATCGAGTGCGAAATCAGCCGCTTTGGCCAAGAATTCAACCTGTTCATCAGACGACAAATTTTCCCACATTTTTCGGCTCCCAAAACGAAAAAAACCGCGCCGTGCAATTACTTACAGGGCGCGGTCCATGTGTATTATTTACAGTTTTCTAGCCACTGTGAATAAATTAGAAACGGACTTTCTTGCGCGATTTGATACCGGCTTTTTCGTCACGTTCTCGCAGCATTTTTTCGATCTTGCGGTTTTGACGTTCGTGGGCCAATCCTTGGTTGGTCAGGTGGCGCTTCTTACCATCGTGAGTGTAACCGAATGCATCGCCCATTTCACCAAAATCACGATTCGCCAAACCAACGATTTGCCCGTTATTGCGGGCCAATACATCGGAATAGGTTTTGTCGAGGTTTTGATTGTAGATCGATTGCGCCTGTGCAACGAAAGCGTGGAAGCGATCAGGGTTCATACGGGCCAGTTGCGCCAGCTTTTGGTCGTAGTTGCTGGCGGTGCTCATGAAATTGGATGCGAAACCACCCATTCCACCACCGCCACCGCCCATGTCGCCGCCCATGTCGTCAATACCGTATTTCTTTTTCAGATCCTTGATCTTTTTCTGGTATTGATACAGCTGTTCTTGCGAAGCCAAATCGGAATCTTGGCCAGCCAGCAAACGGTCGAGGTTGAGGCCACCAGCAGCCGCCATTACACGCAGCGGAACCGGTACGCCTTTATCCGACATTGCTTGCAGCATATCCATATATTGCTGGTCGCCTTCCGGCTGCAAAGTCTTTTCCCAGTGCACGGATGGAATCAGCAATTTGGTGCCGTCGTTAAGGCGTTCAAACGAACCCAAAGGATCGAGTTTGTCGAGGCTGTTACCACGCGTCGAGAGTTTGCCGTTAGCGTTGAGCACGTAGCCTTTCAGCGCACTGATCATTGGGAAAATGCGGCTGTACAAAGTTTTGCGAGTCAGCCAATCCCGTTCGGTGCGGATTGCATCGATAAAGAATGATGTAGACGTGTCGCCGTTTGCGTAGGTCGCGTCACCAGACAGGAAAGCATCGGAAATTCCTAGCGCTTTCATTTTGATGGAATCAATCGCGTCTTTGTTATCGAAGATGGTCCAGCCACCTTGTGGATCGCGAATTTCTTCGGTGGAAATGCCGCCACGCGTTGCAACCACTGCCCCAACCGGGTCAGCGTCGGCGTTCATGAACATATCCATTACGGCCTGCATATCGGCCAGCGTCGGTTCCCATTCGCCTGCGCCATCAAGCGTTACGTGCAGAATACCTTTTTGACGCATAGCGGAACGAACCAGCGTGCCACGGAACAGGTTTTTCTCCAGCAAATACCACGGCATGATGCGGCGGAAATAGGAGGTGCCGGTGGAACTGGAACCCGAGCGGCGCGGAACGTAAACGGTAGATTTCTGGTCGAGTTCTAGCGCTTCGTTCGAAAGCTGTTTCATCACGTCGGCGCCCAAGAATTCACGCAGCGCTTTTACACGCGGCGAATCCGAAGCCATGGTGGCGCGGATGTATTCAGGGAACGCAACAGTGATCAGCGGATCGGTGCCGTGGAAGGGCAATTGATCCAGCTTGGTGTTTTCGTAGGCGTGCGGCATAACCCGACTGAAAACTTGGGTTTTTTCGTTGTACAGCAGGGAGGCAATGAAACCACCTTTGACGTTGTAATCGATAGCCACGTCGGGCATCAGATTTCGAATGTCTAGGCGGTCGATGTTTTCCATAAAATCGTCCATCACTTTCCGATCCATGATGCCGGAAATGGTGAAGTCGGAGAACATCAGCTGCGATTTGATATCCACAATCGATCCGCCAATGGAATCGTTGTAATACATATCGGTGTAAATCCGCATGACCAGCTTTTTCTGCTCAAGGTCTTCAGAGAAAACGATATCTTTCAGCAGCGGGTCAATGTCGATTTCGATTGGCATCTGCGACAGCTGCGCGTTACCACCACTGGCAGCGGTTGCCAGATAATCGTCAATCTTTTGTTGATCGGTTTTCTGCGGATAGTGTCGCTTGCTGGCGCCCATGTGCTGCGGGGCTGCCTTCGATTGGGGCGCCGCCGCAAAGCTGGTGCGGTTGGTTTTTCTCAGTTTCATTCTTGGCCCCGAAGTGGTTTGTTCGAAATATAAATAACGGTCACGTTGCCTGCTTTGTTGTCGTGCCACAGTTCATCGCGCATAGCCACGCCAGTTTTCAGCGATTTGATGTGCGTTACGCGGTCGGGACACGCGGCTTCCTGATTGTTGTCACCGTGGGAAGTGCGCAGGTCGATATTCACGAAACCGTGATAGAAATGGTAATCTTTGCGGAATTCTTTGTAGAACTCTTGCCACATGTGACGACCGCACGGCGTGCCCGACAAATCGGTGCGCAGTGCGTCGAATTTCAGCAGGAAATAATTGCGCATCACGTTGCGCGCCAGCCCCCGGAGGTGTGGGGCTTGACGCACTTCGAGTTGCACAGCACGTTGGCCAAAGTATTCGTTTTCTGCAACTTTGTAGTAGCAGCTATAAACGAATTCATCGCCCTTTGCCAGCACCAGCAGGCGACAGGTCGAGAGACTGTTTCCGATCATTCGGTCGGTGCCCAAATAGAGCTTGTAGGGAACCGCTTTGTAATAGGCGTAAACGCCCACTTGTTCCAGATCACCGCTGGCGATTAACTGCCTGTAGCGCTCTTCATCGTCTGCAATCGTCTCAACTACTGCGTCTGCTAGGATTGGCATATTTTTCCTGTTTATTGCGGGTTGGCTTTACCGAGGGCGATAACGTATTTACGCAGCGTGGTGTAGGTTTTCTTGCCTTTGGCGGTGAACGGATATTCATCACCCAGCGAAACAACCGACATGACTGCGTTTTTGAAAGCGCGATGATCAGCACGGCTCAACGTGCTATTGCGCAGGGAAGCCATCAGCTTGATCAAATCAGTTTCGGTGTCCACGCGTTGACGGCGCAGGATTTCGAAAGCGTGGCCAGCTGGTTTGTGCTCACGGTTATAGGAATCTTGTTCCGTGTCTATCCATGCTTCGAATGCGCCTTTCGGAATTTGCAGATTCCGTTTAGCGTGGCCGGGTTTCTCGTTCGGCGCTGGCGTGGCTGCTGGTTCTTTCGGGGTTTTCGGTGCCGGTTTAGGTGGCGGCGCCTCATAGGGATTTTTCGCATGTGTTGCCGGGGCCGCTGGCGCATCCATCTTCGGACCCACTGGGCTAACGTCAAATGGCGGCAGGTCGAAGTTACGACCGAGCATATACTGGCGTTTCACATACTTGATTCGGTAGTTGAAATAACGGCCACGGCTTTCGGCGGCCACCATTTCTTCGTATTCTTTTTTGGTAACGTTTTCGTAGGCCCACGAATCGCCACGGTGGAACGCAACGTACAAAACTTTTCGTTTCGTGTCGTAGATTGCGTGGTTGAGGTTGGAACTGTTGAGGTCGGTGATTCGCACCCAGCCGTCAGGTAGCTCCAAAGACGGTTTGTCGAGGCCACCAACACCGGCCTTAACTTCGACTTTCGCAACCTTGCCGCTCCAGCCTTTCGAGTGCTGCATTACCCGAGTAAGTTCCGTTTCGTTCCAGACGAATTGGATATCCGGGGAGTGCGCGTGCACCACAAAAATTCCGTATGCGCGTTTCAGTACGCCGAACACGTTGCCGCCGTGCAATTCCAGCACGTATTCAGCATTGTGGCGGTCCTGATCGAAGGTCAGTTCTGGCTGGCCTTCCTCATACTGGAACCACTTGTATTTCGTTAAATCCAGTTTCGTTTTCGACATAGCGGGAGTCCCGTAATTGTTAATCACGCCTGTCATCAGCATAAGGTTTATTGCGGGGTTTTTCAACCCCGCTTATTTATCGACCGCTACGCCCTGCACTCATGATCATGAGGGGTGCGCCGTTTTGTGTAGTCAATCCGCCGCCACCGTTGCCAACCGATGTGCCGCCACCGCCCCCGAGTTTCGAGGCACCCAGCGCGTTAGGCCGGGCCAGTGTCATATTCATGGGTTCTGCCATCAGCATTCCCACGTATTCCTCTTCCATCAGTCCCCACAGCAGAAGAGCAACAGCACGCCAGTTATCATCGGTGTAACCATCACCTTTTCCAACCCCTTTTTCGAGGTCTTTCACGGTGAACAATTGTTTGAACAAATGCGCAACCGGTTTCCCTTCGTAGAACTCACGATAGTTGGAATCCAGCGCATCGAGCAAAGTGTTAACCTTGATTTCGGATTTGGGCAAAATCACTTGGCCCTGTTCGATCCGCGTTCTGACCCCAACCATGTCCACGTATTTCAAGCTGTATTGCTTGGCAATAAATGTCGGTGTGTCGGTGTCGGCTTCTGGATCGCCCATATCCAATTCTGCATCCGACAGGAATGTGCGCGAGTTCCAACGGTCGGCCAGCAGCACCTTAACGTTTCGCGCCTGCATAATCGGCAGGATGATTTCCGAATAAACCTTCGAGAAGTTGATACGGAAGCCCGGCAGCGGGATAATCTCTGCCAGCAGGTCTACGTTTAAATTAAAATCGTCGTCAATCGTACCGCCAGCAATGGAGAAACTGTTGTCTTTTTCCCCGGCGTCGATTGCCAGAATGGAAGCCTTGCCACTCTTCTTGATTTTCTCGATTTTCGCGTACATTTGCGACTGGCCAAGTCGCTTGCTGTTCATGAAATGGGTTTTGAGTTTGATCGTGTTCTTTTTGGTCACGTCCTCGCACTCAAGAATGAACTTGTGCTGCGGCAGGAACGGGTTCGCGATCATTGGCGGGTTGGCCCCGAAGTTTTTCTCAGCCGAAACCGGATCTTTCCGGTAGGCGTCAACGATAACTTTGGAGTCACGTTTGAAGTTTGGATTCACCATCCAAGTGGGGCGGTGAATTCCGTAAATCGAGCTAGATTCTTTTGCCCGGTTGAGCAATTCGTGAATCATGTCGTTTTTCGAAGTAGGAGAACTAACGTTCATCGCGTAGGCCGACAGAACATCGTCAAAGCCTCGACCAATTAGAGCGTCAGCCGCGCCGCGTACAGTGAGCAAACTGTTGACCAGTGCGTCGTAAACTTCGTATGCACTGATCTTCACTTTGTTGGAATCTTTATCCGCATCAAAGTACGCGATTTCATCGATGGAAATGAGGACACGGGTACGTCCACGCATTACACGTTTGTCTGGTCCCATCGGATGGTATTGCAAGCCGCGCACCCGGAAGTCAACGAAGGTGTCAGTCAGCTTATAGAGTTTTTCACCGTAGACGTTTTCGTAATGCTTGAGCATCCCGAAATACTGCTTGAACCAGTTACCCTCGATCAGGGCGCCATAGAAGGGGGTCCACAGCGTGTCCTTGGCTTGGGTATAGGTCAGGGCCGCAAACGTCCCCTGTAGCATCGTGGTGCGCGACAGGCCATAGAACTGGGCGGGCTTCTGAAGCTTCAGCAAGCGGTGCAGGTGGTAGGGGGCTAGGTAGGTGCCAACAGTGTGTGATTTGCCGCTGTTGTGCGAGAGGATACCGCCAGTGATGAACTGGTGGGTTTTGGGCAGGGTGAAGTCATAGGTGGCACGCTCGCCAGCCTCGGTAATCGACTTGACCACATCGGAGAATGTACCGGCCATAAAATCGTCGTTTTGCAGACGTTCAAAGATTCCGGTATCTAGGATAATGCACGGGCCATCGATACGATGTGGATACCCGGCATTCAGTAGGAGGGCAGAAACATCGCGAAGCGCCGAAGAGCCGACAAACACGCGGCGCGCTTCACGGAACAAACCTTGTAGGAACAGAATTACAGAACTTTCACAGGCGGTACGCACCGACAAAGGTAGCACGGTGTTATAGAAATTTTTGCCTGCTGCCTTGGCGTCAAACAGAACGCCCTTGCCGAACACCCGCTGGCCAAAATGAATGTCCAGATTGGTGTCGATTTCCAGTTCACCGATTTTGACGAAACCGTGTTCGGTATCAATCGGGTGATCCGTGGTGCCAGTAACAGAAAAACCACGTCCCGTTTCAACGCGATAAACCATTTCAGGCTTCGCGACGAAATAGTGTGACGTGGTTTCAAATTCTAGGCCGTTGTGTATCGGTGTTTCGAACTCGGTAAACCCTTCAGGCGCATCCGGGTAAACTTCGTCAATGTGTAGCAAACCAAACTCAGACAGAACCGGCGTTTCACCAACCACACAACGCTGCCCGGCGTTGATCGCCAGTTCGTTGTAATAGGGCATCAGGCCTTTCTTGACTGCATTGGCACGACCGAGGCCACAGCTAGGACACGTTCCGTTTTCCAACACGCAAACTTTGCGTTCGAATTTCGAATACGTGTCGTCTACCTTGTGATCGTGCAGCATCCATTCCATGTCTGTGCATTTCGGGCAGTAATCGTTAAATGCAACGATGCCCCACAGCAGCTGTTCAAGGAATGGCCGTTCATCGCCGATGGTGCCGAACTGATCTTGCGTCACCCATTCGTAGAAGTTTTTGGCAGTGGGTAAATCACTGTCATCGATCTTCATGTCCTTGGGGATTACAACTTTCGATTCCATCAATTCGCGAATTGTTTTCGCGATGTTGATTTCGGTGTCTACGTCCATGCTGGTGATCAGCTTGGCGGCAGACTTGCCCATATTTTCTAGGTCGTCGTGCACAGCAGCCCGTCCGTTCTGCTTGAGTTCCAGCAGATAATCGAACGGGTTTTCCTGCGAGACGACGACACGTTTATCAGGGACTAGAATGCCCCCTTTTGAACGTTTCATCTTCATGGTTTGCGTGTACCTCTAACGCCCCACATCGTCGGTATAGGGTCGCTCTGTTGTTGCATACGTTTGACGTAATCTGTTTCTTCAGCTGGGCGGACGCGTGCATAAAGTTCCTTTTGCGCCTGTAGGCCTCGCCGGATTTGCTCCCCGTTGTCGTGCTTGTCGAGGGCATGCGCCGTGCGTTCAGCCATAAACGCGGTGATTTTTTCTAGGTAAGACGCCTGTTGCTCTTCGGTAAGATTCGAAGTGGATTTGACCATGGCGGCCAGTGCATCCAGACGCGAAACAGAGACGAAGGCTTTTAGCAGCGCTTCGTCCATATCCAGTTCAATATCAAGGCCGCTAAACAGCGCGGCCTCAACGTATTCGGCGGCATCATGCATTGCATTCAGGGTTGCCGCCCCTTTGTAGAAAAGATGCTTGAAACGATCCAACTCGGACGAAACATCGTGATTAAAGCGCACTAATTCGGAGTCTGGCACCTCGAACTCGTTCATGGCGAGCGGGGCTTCAGTCTCTTCGGAATAGTTAATGTCTTCGTGATGGTAACGGGCGGGATCGTGGGGAACGTCCATTGCGATAGCGTCGGCATATCGCCATGGCGGAACAGAGGGGTCGCAGCGGAATACACCGTCTGGAATGTTTGCGCTTTTTACGTGATAGACCTTGTTCGTGGGGAACACATCATTGGGGCCTATCCGGGTGTTGCCTGCAACAAGGTCTATATGCTCGCCGCGTGTGAGTTCATCAAGAGAGCGCGGCAGGCCCATCGTCAAAGGCGAGAGACTTGGTTTTGGATTTAAGTTTCTTTTTCTTTTTCCCCGAACCTTTGATTTCGTCGAGGTCGCTTGATCGTCCTTTGAGCTTTTTGGTTTTGCCGTCTTTGATTCCGGCTTTTTCACCTTTGATTTTTTTCTTTTTCGACTTTCCTGCGGTGTCCGCATCGTCATCGTCAAACTCAAGATTACCTCCGCCCGATCCACTAGGCTGCTGGCCGGGGTTGTAGACCGACATAATGTCGAAACGCTCTTCCATGTTGAACATGAAATTGGTTTCGCCGTCACGGTCTTTAGATACCAGCATCGGGATTTCGCGAATTTCACGCTGTTCCGGTTTGCTGTAGTTCCACTGGATTACGCAGTCGGCGTGTTCCTTCATACCCTTGGAATAACGCATGGCTTCTTTTTCGTCGTCCAGCTGTGCCAGCAGGATAACCAGTGCGCCAGTTTCTTGCGTGTAATTCTTCGCGATACGCGCCGCATCCATCAGCGATTTCCATTGCTCTTTGCCCGAGTCTTCGTTGAGCAAACCAATATAGTCGATGATGATTACTTTGTAGCCGAACGGCTTGGCCAGTTGCAGCGTTTCTTCCATCGACAGACCGCCCTTCGGGCAGTGAATCGTATGGTGAATGCCATGCTTTTCGCCGTGCTCTGCCAGCATTTTTTCTGCTGCACGAACTTTCCGTTTGTCTTCGGAATTCAGCTTGGCATGCTTGAACTTTTTGAGTGGGATTCCCGTCATGTGCGAATACAGACGTTGGGATTCCTGAATCTCCTGCATTTCGAGCGAGACGCGGAAGACACTCAGTTTCTGCTTGAGGAACATTTGCAGGCCGATGTTCATGGAAACAATCGACTTACCGCCAGACGTGGTTGCCGCTAAGAACACGACGCCGGTATCAGGGAAACCGCCGTTGGTCTTGTCGTATTCACCTAAGCCGGTCGGGATACGCGGCAGCGTTTCGTTCCGGCAAATCTGATCGGTAATTGCCTTGCTGTTTGCATCTTTACCAAAACGCAGGAAACTAACGTCTTGGTGTTTTGCGGCGGTGGCCTTCGTGAATTCCTGCGTGACTTCCAGCAGCAGACTTTCGGCGTCAACCGAAGTCTGCTCGATAGCCATATAGATGCGTTCCGCCACGGACTGCATCACACGAATTTTACGGAACTCTTCAAGGGTTTCCAGCGTTTCTTTCATCTGCGATTTTTTCAGGCAGGGACTTTCGTCAGTCTCTGCCAGAATTTCGCGGAAGTCTTCGTCTAGGCTGGGGTCTTCCAACAGACTTTTCCAGCTAACGATTTTGAAACGTTTCCGTGCCAGTGTTGTGATTCGCTCGAAAGCGCGCCGCATCACTGGCGTGTGGAAATGATCCTTTGTGAGTTTGCCGAGCCACAGTGTTCGCCGTTCTTCTTTTACTTTCTTGGTCGTTACCGATAGCAACGCCCGGAGTTCAGCGGTTGGACTGTGAATCTGCATGGTTTACCTACTACGATGCCATGGGAATGGCGCCAAGTTGTGTTAAGTATTTTCGCCAAGTCGGGGCACGGCGCCGACGACGATTGACGTGCACCGTATCGCCTTCATTCCATTTGGTCGGTTGGATACCGATCATATCGAAGAAAACGAGTGTTGCCAGTGCGCTGTCAAATTCGACGCGTGTCACGTTGTAGCAGGTGCGCTTCAGGTCGTTGAAGAGGCGCACGTTAGTCTGGTTTGGCTGCGACCGGATCAGGTGGTAAAGTTCCTTAACAATCTGGCGCTTGTAGGTAATTGGGGCCTCTACTTTCCACAGGGCGAAAGCTTCGGATTCCCAACTTAGCAAGTTTTCCTTGGCATCCATTAAGCAAACTCCTTGTGGGCAGTCAGTACACGTCCAATGTACTGCACGAATTTGTTGAAAGCTTCCGGGTAAACGCCGACGTATTGCGACAGCGTTTTCAGGAAAGTCGTGTGAGGCACCCGGCGCTGGTAATCGGTGTGATCAGCGCCACGGCCTAGTTTATTTTTCGCTTTGAGGAAACGGGTAAAGCGTTCGTCAATCTGCCCGCTCAGGATTTCCAGAATCTTGCGCTTGCGCCCGGTGAAGCGATCCATCAGGCGGCTGATCATAATCGAGGAATCGATGCTAGGCGTGTGGTCTTCGTGCGAGTTCAGCACCGACTCATAGCCCGTTTCGCCCTCTTCGTTGACCGACGTTTGGTTCTCAGACGCGCAGATCAGATCCCACTCGTTGCCTCCGAAACCATCGGCCTTGCCCTTGACCAAACGTTCACGCTTGTGGGTCTTGTGCTTGTCGATAACGTTGATTGCTTCATTCGACGCGGAACGGCGAATGTAGTTAACGATGTAGGCCTCTGGCTGGTGCGTGGGGATCAGTTTGTAATATGCGTTCAACACTTTGACCGTGAGGTCGCTGGTGAAATCCTTCGCCGTGTTGTTGTCAGAGCGAATGATAAAGGTCAGCTTTTTGTGAACGCGAGATTTGATATGACGCATCGCTTTAGGCAGATACGTTTCAAACATTTTCATGTCCCGGCGCATCGCGACAAACGACACATCTTGCACCTTGAGGCCACGGCCCACGGCGTAGGCTTTAACGTTGGCCTTGAACGCCCGGCGCGAGAAAATCTGGCGGAACAAATTCACGTCAGAAGCGCTCAGGAATTGTTGCAGTTTGTTGTAGCTGTCAGCGTTGTTGGGGACAAGCGAGAGGAAGAGGGCCGCATATTTCACGTTGACGGAGCGGTAAGCCTTTTCCGCGAGGCGCAGACGCAAGTCCTTGCCGCTCATACCTGTAGGGGACAGGTCGATGGCCTTGACGTTGTTCTGGAATTCGAAAGCAGTATTAACACCGGACAAACAGAGAATACATTCCTCGATAAGGCGCATCCCATCGTGGGATTGAGGATCAATTCCGATTTGCGAAATGTATTTGCCCAGCATTATTCTGCACCCCCGCGCACGTTACGAACTTTAACCCCGGACCCGCGTTTTTTCTTCGGCTGGTCGTCTTCTGCTTCATCGCCTTTGCTGCGTTTCACGTCGCGTTCAACAAAATTCGAAGTCTTGCTGTCAACGTCGTAACCGGCAGCCGCATCCGCCACCAACTCGATAAGGTCGGGGAGGCCCTTTTTCTGGCCTTTGCGGACTTTGTTAGCGGCGAACACGTCGTCAATTGTGGACACACCGATACCCGCGTCTGCTGCTTTGTCTGCGAGGTCGGAAATGCCCAAATTGAATTCCTCTTCATGGCGCCAGCGCCGGGAAATCAACGTGGTTGCATCGGGGTCGATCAGAGCACCTTTCGCCAGCATCTTTTCGTACATGACGGCGAATTCTTCTTCGGTGTGAATTACCGGGCGGCAATTCTCGCCGTAGGTCAGCACGCAGCGACCATCAGCGCTCATAAGTTTGTATTGTTGCGGAGTCGCATACATGACGTATGCTTGCATGAAATTGGAAACGTAATTGCGACCGAGCGATCCACGGAAACGGACGTAAACTTTCTGCATGAAAGTCATGCCCTGATTACGGGTGTTCGGTTCGTTGAACATCAGCACGCCGAGGGCACGCAGCGCCTTCGGGTCAATGCTGCTGATCAGTGCTGCCAGTTCAGAAATCTTTTCAGCGCCCGTGGCTCCCACCGGGCGAGTATTTGGAGAAAACTTTGGACAAATGGCAGATGCTTCGTGCTTCGGCTCACGGTTTTTCTGGTTCGCCGCTGCATTGATATTGCCCTTGTCGTCCGTGCCTTTCTTGGTCAAGTTACCTTTCGGTACGCTCCCACATGGAACAGTGTTCCCCTCGACCAGAATATCGTCACGCAGACCGCTGCAATCACCACAAGTTGGGCTTACTTCGCGCAGACCCTTTGTTACCTGTGCTTTGATCCCTGATTGAACGCTCATTATCCAAATAGCCCCTATTTCTCAAAAATTCACTAATCGCAAGCACCATCGCTTTCTCTAGCGACGATACGTTACTGTCCGATTTAAACAGTTGCAGTGCTGTGTGCAATGCAGGGGGCGCCTTGAACTGCATGACATACTGTTTACCCACAACAGATTCGTCACTCAGAATCGCCTCTACCAGTATCTTGAGATACGGGCCTGCATTGTGTTCCATGGTCGTGTTGGCCCAATATTGCTTTTGCTTTTTTGGGCTTTGACCGGTGTTGACCTTTTTAACCTTGGCTACCACGGCTAGCGCATGCGCATGCAGCAGGTTGTGACATTGGGCACAAAGAGGGATTTGCAGGCTGTCTTTGCCGCCTAGCGATTGCGGAATAGTGTGGTGCCAGTGCAGCAATGGGAACCACTTCTCGCAAATCGTGCAATCACCCTCTTTGTAATACTCTGTCACTTACCTTTCTGCTTATTGCCGTGGTGCTTGGCATAGGAGGCATCGATCAGCTTTTGCGTGGCGGCTGGTGTGTCGCCATGCTTCAGCTTTGTGGCTTCCATATTGTGGCGCGGGATATCCCATGTGGTTTTGGTTTTGCCGTCAAGCAGGTTATGCAGCTGCTTGCGCACACGGGAATCGATCAACCACACAAGGGCAATGCGTGGATTGTTCGGGTTACGCACAATGGTATCGGATGCCAGTGAGAACGATTGGCCGGAATGGCGTGCGGTTTCATTGATTTGGTCAATGATTCCCTGCACAGCTTTCGCCAGCTCTCCATCATTATTTACAGTTTTCATGCGCTCGCCATCACGGGTCATACGCACGGAATCTTTAATGCCGATTTTATCGAGGTCAACACACAGCAGGAACTGATCTTCCAATACGGGGAAATGGGTTCCAATCCATTTGACTTTGAACCCCGCGTGTTCCAAACGGCCCGGCTTGTAAGCGCCGAGGTCGTGGAATACTGGAATAACCGGATAGTAAACAGCAGCGAATGGAACTCGGAGACTACGGGGCAGACGGCGAACGAGTTCCTTGTAGGACTCGGACAGCTGCGCCAAATCATCGTCGTGCTTCTGCACCAATTCGCGTTTCAGTGCAGACAGTTTTGCTTTGCCTTTCGCATCGGGTTGCATAGCAGCCCAAATTTCCGGGTAGGAAATCTGATTCCACTTAGAATCCGGGTCGTTTGTGCCGTCTTCTTTGAGCGGACGGATCGAACGCAATTGCGAGAGGGTGAAATTGTCATTCAGGAAGGTGGTAACGTTTGCCAGTGCTACGCGCTTTTCTACCTTGACGCCGTTGATCAACAGCGTGCCCGGATCGAAGGCACCTACGAGGCGCTTCAATTCCTCGAATTTGTCTTCGTCGTTCGCGTAGTTTTCCCGCACCAGTTCTTTCTGTTCGGCATTGAGGCCGCCGTCCAGTTGCTGGCGCAATGTGCTGTGCAGACGCCCAAAGTGATCGCGTGCAACTTCCCGAACCGCCGTCAGGTTGCTGAACACGCCAGTTTCGAGGCCGCTAATCGTATCTCGAACCAGCTTGCTGATTTTGGACAGAGACGATTTCGTGCCTTGGGGGAGTTTCCCTTGGTTTTGCAAAGTGGTGGTTTCGTTAGAAATCGCGTTCAGCTTTGCGATTACTTCCGACTTCCGACGCAGTGTGTTCTTTGCCATGCCTTCTTCGAAGGCGCTCAGGGCATTGAGCACACCATCAAAGTATTTGTGATTAGACACAGATAAATCCCCGATTAAACGTAGTTAGGGCCAAAAAGCGGCCCGGTAATATGAAATTACCATTCGCTCCTACAGCATTCACAGCTGCTTGCTGCGCTCGCATTTATATTTGGCGAGTCATCAGCAGGGTTGCCACATTTGCTTCACGGCAATTTGGTATTCGTGCCTCAACCACGAATTGGTTTTCCAAATAGCACATGACGGCATTGGCATTATTGTCAGCCACGAATAGTTTAATCGGACCTGCGCCCATACCATGCTCTACAGCGTTCGCCAGATGATCAAGCAAGCGGGTTGCATGACCTTTGCGGCGGTAGATTTCTTGTACGTGCACGTTGTGGATAAACGCGCCCTCTTCATTCACGGTCGCCAAAATGTAACCGACGACTTCCGATTGGCCTTCGGCGTCAATGCCGGAAGCCAGCACCACCACGGAATCTTTCCGGGGGATGTGATCAGCAATGTAACCAATTGAAGCTGCGCATCCATTAGACAGAGCGGGCAGGCAAGAAAAATCCCCAGCCTCGAATGTCTGATAGTCGATATCCATATACCGATCCTTTTCAAATACTACTGGTCGTATTGCGGGTGGATAGGAGGGACAAGAAACTTCCCATATTGTGTAAGTGCCTTGCTGCGAGCGTCATGCCGCAACCCTGTAATGCTACCTAGAATCAACGACTTACGCAAGGTTACGCTATATGGGAAGTTTAGCCCTACAGGCCCCGGCCCACAGGGGCTGCGGGGTGGCCCGCGCCTAGCACAGTGTGACAGGGTGTGTCAAGGCCGGGCACCCTCGGCGGTGCCGCTGTCCGACGAACGCGGCTCACAGCCGGATTCCGTTGCAGTCTGGTTATTTTCCAAAATTTCCGGTGGTGCTATTTGGTTGGCGGTGCGTGCTTGTTGCCCCATCATGATTGCATTGGCCCGATAGAAATCCGTCTTGAATTTCTGCACCTCGGATTGTGGCAGCCATTTCTGTTTCTTGTAGTCGTAGCCAATCGCTTCGTAAAATTCGAAAACGCTGGCGACCTTAATCAGTGGGATTGCGTGAATTCCTACCGGCAGAAAATCCGGGCCGGGATCACGCCACACAGCATCAGGGAATTTACGCTCATAGAATTCCCGCAAATGCGTGTAGCGGAAATGCAGGTCTTCTTCATCAGCAATCGAATAGTAGAGCGCCGGATTCTTTTCAGTGGTCTTGGTTGCGTGTTTTTGTGGAAATGCGCGCTTGAGTTCGCGGCTACGGAAGCAATACAGGCTGGTGCCTTGCCTGTGGGAACCCGGCTCATTGAAACTGGGCAAAGGGATTTCGAACGCACGGAATTCAAGGCCACCACAACGTTCAATTGCATGGACAATACGAGGCATAGCAAATCTCCACGATAGAATCGGATTGAGTTTTTGCAGCGTAGGAAAAAGCGAATGGGGCCACGAAGGCCCCAAACGGTTAAATCACTCTTCGTCTTCACCATCGGCAGCCGCTGCGGCTTTGGCTGCTTTCTTGGTGTGAGTGTTTTTGATTTGATCGAGGTAGAGTTCATAACCCTTACCGGATTCGACTTGACGGCGGCACCATTCGTAAATACGAATAGGCTTGATGCCCATCTTCTCGCACCCTTTCTTGATCAGGTCTTTGTCGCCATCAACCATTTTCTTCAGGTCCATCCACGACAGAACTTTGCCTGCAAATGGAGTACCATCACCGAATTTGATCTTGTTGCGCTGGCCGGAAATCTGGCCAGTTTCTTTCAGGTACATCCAGCAATCCCACACGCGGTCAAAGCCGAGGCCTTCACCGTTTTCGTTAGCGACGTAGAGACGCATAACCATGTTGGATTTCTGCGGGCCACCCAGCTTGTTTTTGAACGCGTGGCACTTGATGTAGCGGTACATGTCCACGCCTTGCCCGCTAATCGATTCTTCCTCTTCCATCATGCCTTTGCCATGAGGAATCGAAATTGGCGACATGCGGAAACGGCAATCGGCAAAGAAGCGCAGTGCAGTACCGCACGGCTCTTTCTTGTCCGGGCCGTACATGGCCATAGGCACTTCACGCAGCTGGTTGATACCGAGCACCAACACGCGCTTTTCTTTCATCTTACCTTTTACGCGTTTGATCCCGTCAGAGAACATACGTGCTTGCGATGCCAAACCATCGGTGCCGTCTTCTTTTTCGTCGGCGCGGCGGGAAAGCATTGCTGGGTAAGAGTCCACAAGGAACACAGCTTGCGGCAGACCATGCGGCGCCGGAACTTTGAACTTGTTGAACTTCTTGAAATACTTGGCGTCGTAGAGGCCTTTGGTCAGCTTCTGGTTGGCCTTGTTGTTTTCGTAGATGTAGAAGAATTCACCGTCGATTTTGAGAACCGATGGTAAGGTCTTCAGGATTTTTGCGAGCGCGTCGAAGAAATCCTCACCTACAGCAGGCGCATAGTAACGGATGCGCGGACGGATAATGTAATTACCCTCTTTGTCCTGCACACCGAAAACTTCCTCAGCCTGCGAGGCCTTGCCGTTGCCATTGTATTTCCACATGGCGTTGGCGTATTCCGCCGAGAACGAACCTTCGTAGTCGAAGAAAAACGCTTTGCCTCGGAAATCGGCCTTGCGGATGATCGAACCCATAACGGTTGTAGCAAGCGTGGTTTTACACGATTGCTCTTCGCCGTAGAAGGTGTACCAACCACCAGCCAGCAGGCCGCCAGCCATTTGCAGGTTTACACAAAGACTGCCGGTATCGAGGCGGTCTTCTTTTTCACTGACAGCCATGGAGGTCAAGCCGACCTTTTTCTCCATGTTATCAATTTCGTCTTCAAAATTCGCGTAAGGGTCGAAGACATTTTTAGCGGGAACGGCGACAGCCTTGGAAACCGCTTTTGCTACTTTGCTCTTTGCACCTTTAGACACTGGGCCTTTGCCATCGTCGGTCTTCAGGTCGAGCTTGCTGGTTTTAGTTACTGCCTTGGGCATTAAATCCTCGGTAGGGGATCAAAGAATGGGGACCGTTAGGCCCCCGCCAGCACAGGCGAATCAGTCATCCCACGAAGACTTTTTCTTCTTGCCGGTCTTTTCTTTGGTCTTTTCTTTCTTTTTGGCGCCGCCCTTCACTTCCTTCTCGGAAGACTTCTTTTTCTTCTTCGGCTTTTCGTCATCGTCGTCTTTCGACTTGGACTTCTTTTTCACCTTGGAAGGCTTGTCTTCCTTGTCCGAAGATTTCTTTTTCTTCTTCGGCTTTTCGTCTTCGTCATCATCGGAAGACTTCTTCTTTTTCTTCTTCGGCTTTTCGTCTTCGTCGTCATCGAAGACTACCGACTTAGCCTTTTTCTTTTTCTTCGGTTTTTCGTCTTCGTCGTCCAACGAAGTCGATTTCTTTTTCTTGCGTGGCTTTTCGTCTTCGTCTTCATCATCGTCGTCGAGTTCCTCGGCGCCAATGATTTCCATACGCTTAACGTCTTCCTTCGCCTGCTTCTCGGTCATACGACCGGAGGCGTCCAGCAGTTCCTCGGTCAGTTTCCAGACCAGATAACCTTGCTCTTCGTCGGTCAGCTTCGACGGGCCATCGGCTTTGTCGATGGTGTATTTGTCGGTGCCTGCCGCGTCCGGTTTGAATTTCAGTTTCACGTCGAAACCGAATTTTGCGTCGGAAACGTCATACTGCGCGGTCTTGCCAGTTTTCTTGTCCTTGACTTTGTTTTCTTCGGACAGTTCTTGCAAACGACCGATGGAAGTCATGGTCAGACGGGCCACGCGAACCGGGGTCCAAGTCTCGGAATTGATATCCTTGTAACCGGTTTTCTTTTCTTCTTTGGTCGGCTTCGACGCCTTGCGGGGCGGGCCTTCCTCTTGCATGTCACGGTCGATCACGTTGAACAGCCAGAAGTCGGATGCACGCACCGGCTTTTCTTTCTGGCCTTTGAACTTTTCGGCCAGCGCCATGTACGGGCACTTCACGCCTTTTTTCGGGGTTTCTGGATCGTTCGGATCGAAGTCGATTGCGTAACGCGGAATGTTTACTTCGCGTTTTTCCTTACCCTTCGCGCCAGCCCACAGCTTGATCCACACTTGGCGGACTTGCAGCGGCATGATCGGCAGGATACGGAACGGGAAGTATTTGTTTTTTGGCCACTGGATCATATCGACCAGTTCGTCCAACTTGGTCGAATCGTTGCGACCGTTGGTGGTCTTGATGCTACCCATGCCCTTGAATACGGCGGCGCCCATGTACAATCCTCTTGATCTAAATGTGTGCTTAGGGATCATGCCCTAGTCACTGTTTACAGTTTTTCTCAGCTGGCCTTCCGAGGGTAGGAAATGTCACCAGTTGAGTTTGTTGGCGCGTGCCAGCACTTGTGCCAGTGCTCGGTCGTAGGCATCTTGTTCGATTTTCTTGGCCAGCGTTTTCACGTCTGGATGCAGAACAATGTTGCCGTTTTCGTCACGCGGGTTTTTGAAATCTACCACGCTCACATTGCTAGGTTTTTGGGCCATACGTCACCTGTTGGTTAAGGTCGTTGCTCTTCCGCCATGTGTTGACGCATGATTGCCTTTTCTTCTGGCGTGAAATACTCGCCAATGTCGAGGCTCAGCCGCGCAATCCCTAGCGGGTCTACTTTCTTCGCCAGCAGCTGTACCAGCGTGCGGCTTTGTTCAATTTCGATATCTTTTTCCAGCGCATTACCCGGCGTCAAAACCGAATGCAGGGCCACGCCGCCGTCTTCGTCATCGTCACCATAAAGCGTGTCGAGACTTACGCTGAAGTTGACGTAACTGCTTGTCCCCTCAAACAGTTTTTTCTTCTGCGCTTGCGGTACGGTGTAGGCCACGCCATATTCGTGCTCTTTCGAAGCCTTCATGGCGTTTTTTGTCCAGAACTGAACGTAGGAAGTTAACGCCCCTTTCCGGCTATCGTATTTGTCTAGCGCTGTGATCACCGCCTTGATGATTGATTGCACAAGGTCTTTGTAATTCGACCGGCCTTGTGTACCTTCCTGATGCGCCTTGGCCCACTTGTTGGCGCTCTTCACGTAGAGGTCAACCACAGCGTTTCGATACGAATAAAACCGCTTGCGGTACGCTTCACAAATTTGCAGCGCAGTGTACAGGGCCGAGCGTTCGCACATGCCGACCTGCACCGCGTATTTGTCTAGCGCCACCTGCTTTTCCTTGGTCGGGTTAAGCAGAAATTCCTTGTACTGTTTGACGTAGCCAATGTTCTGTTGGCAGAACGAAGTCAGGAATTTGTGGATGAAGAATCGTTCCACGCGAGCATCGCGGATAAATCCGAACTTTTGTCGCCGGTCGGGAACACTCAGGTAGGCCGCCAGTTTTTCTACGGCCTCACCACGATCCAGCGAACTCAATTTGCGTTTGCGGTTGGTGGCAACCAGCAGCAGCAAATATTCCACCTGCGCATCGAAAACGTTGGTGTACAAAACCAGCGGCTCTAGCGCCTTGTAAAGGAGCATGTCCATAATCTGCTGAATTTGTTCACCGGTCATGTTTTTATCAGCAGACATTTTGTCTCCTATCAGGTGTTACTGTTTACGAAATCCAGCAGTTCTTGCAGTGTCGCAGCAGCAACCGAGTACGAACCGATTGGCGTGTCTGGATACCATTGAATGGTCCAGATTTCATCGGTGGCGAGCGCCTGTTGCTTGGCTTCGTCAGAAATCCAATTGTACCAGTCGTTTTCTTCGATGTAATCTGCGAGCGGCTGGTAGTAATCTTTGTGTGCGTTGTGTTGCAGGGTCAGGCTGCATTTATGCTTCGGGAACTGAATCATGCAAACTTCCAATCGTCGGCCAGCAGGTCGCCCATGGATGGAACCCAACCCGGCTGTTTTTTGCCCTGCGCGTTGATCAGCACGAAGCACGGCTGCATATCGGTGGCGAAGGTGTGCAGGAACACGCGCTGATTCGCACCGTTCCAGCCTGCGCGTTGAATTTCGCGACCGTCTTTGAGGGCTTCTAGTGCACGGCTGAAGTCGAACAGGGTAGCGGGCGCAACGTCTTTGCTGGCCAGCGTAAACAGCTTGATCAAAAAGCCTTGGTTTCCGTGTTCTTGGATTTGGTGAACATCGGTGCCGATGTAGATTTGGTCGTGATGGCGCTGATTCATGTGTTGAATAAATTCGTTCATGAACCGAACGAAATCCAACTCGAACTCATGAGTCATATGCGAAATGTAACCGAACAGCTTCAACTCAAGGGGCATCGCCTCTTTCGTGATACCTTCCTTGTCGTGGTAGAGCACGGCATCTTTACCCACGGCAAATTCGATTTTATCGTAGCCATGCTGGTGCAGACTATCGACCAGCTTTTCCAACAAGTTCTTGGCCATTTTGTTACCCCGCTGTCACTTGATGAATCCACGGCTTGACGTATTGCCACGCCCATGGAATGCCGACGAAAAGAACGAACCCAACCACGACGCCAACTGCAAGGCCCAACGTGACAAGGAAAGTTCCGATGCCCGAAAAATCAATGAAACCGCGCTGCTTGTTACGCATTTGCTGTCTCCAGATTGGACAACGCATCGTTAACGAATGCCCATACGTGCTCACGCTCCAGCAACGAAAATTCCTTGCTGAAATATCGCTTGTAGTACGTCGGCTCTTTGCGCTTGGACAATGCGACGTTGAAAATATCGTCACGGGTAGAGAGTTCTACACGCTGTCCATCTTTCGCCACAGTCACCAGCAGGAACCGCCCGTCGTTCGGGCGTGCTGCCGATTGACAGCTGGTCACATGGAATTCGCCAAGCTGCACGAAAGGCAATATGCAAAACATGCCGATAACGGAATCTTTATTCAGCTTGTTATCGGCGTCCCGATCACCCTTGAGGCTCAACAATTGATAGCCTTCAGGCAGACGACTAACAGCGTTCTCGTACTGCACCCGCGTCAAAACAGCCGGGCAGTTTTCCAGATAAGCCAGCGCGGCGCTGAAGCTTTCGTCCCAAACTTTCCAATCGATCATTAGGAGTCCCACGAAATAATTGGTTTGTCAGTCGCGATCATGTTTTGAGAGCGCGTCTTCAACTCTTCCATTTTTTGCAGTTTTTGTTCGGTGGTAAATGTGTTCCAGTCTCGAACTTCTGCGATTGTGCGGTTGCACCCCTTGCAAAGATCATCGCCCACATTGTGCGAGCAACGACCGATGCAAGGTGTGGTGCGGGGCCGCGTAACGCTCAAGCGTTATTCGCCCTTTTGTACGGCGTTGAATACGCGGGTGGCCACTGCGCCTTCAGTGCGACCGGCGTAGTTTTCTTTCAGGAACTTGTGGAACAGACCGAGTTTGTCGAACGGATTTTCCGCCAGAATTTCGCGATACTGCTCTTCGGTCAGCACGTCTGGATTGTCTGCAACTTCAGCCTTGGCCGGGATGTAGTTTTGCAGCAGACGGCTTTGGGTTTCGAGGCGCAGGATTTCGGTTGCGTGCTCTTTTTCACCGCCTTGCGATTTTTTCAGCAGTGCGATGGTTTCGGTATTGCCAGCCAGAATGCCCTTGATGATCAGGATCACGGCGTCGTCACCAGTGCGAGGCTTTTTCGCCTTGGCGCCCAGTTCGTAATCACCGAGGATACGGGTCAGGATCGGGTAGGTTTCTTTCGGGCTTTGCAGGCGCGAAGTATCGCGGTCGCGTACCAGAGTTTCCAGCAGGGTAAGGGCCATCTTTTGTTTCTCCTTTTCAGAGTTGCACGTAGCCGACAACGGCTTGTGGTTTGCTACCTTGCTTGATGCAGATGAAAACATTCTGCGACAGGTCAGGATGCGTATAGATTTCGAGGCCTAGCAACATGCCGACGTAACCAGCTTCACGGCCCGATTTACTTTGGTGAATATCCGCCCATGGGGCCAACAGACTTTCGCCGTGTTCTGCGAAATACTCTTCGCTGTTGGTATGGCGAATGTAGTCAGCAAGGCCGGTGCCAACCACGTACAGATCGCCTTGCGATTTGTTGCGCAGTTCACTTGCCAGTTCGATGGTCAACGGCTGCGTGTTGAGAGTCGGCCAAGGCTTGCTGCCTTGCGGGCCGAAAACTTCGCGCACAATGCGGGGAATTTCCGAAGCGAGTTTGCCCACGCTGGACAGCGGTTTCTCAGTTACCGGATTGGCAGCAGCCCACGCAGCGGCCTTGTCGAAAAGGTTGTCGGTCATGGCTTCGTCGGGCATATCTGGACTCAGTTCGCGGATGCGGTCCATTTGTTCGTCGGTCAGCGGGCCGTCGTCTGGCTCGTAGCTCATGGTTTATTTCCTATCAAAGGTTTTCTTCAATAACGATTTTTGCCAACGCAATCAGGTGTTTGCACAGGCCGACCGACATGCCGGGGTTCATCCACACAGGCGGTTCACCGTTGGAATAAATCAGGTAGGCAGCACCGCAACGGGCGTTCGCGTATTCCCACGTGTACACGTAGTTTTCACAGGTGCACTGGGCAAGCACGCGCTTGTGTTTGTACAGCGGTTTATTCTCGCCGTTTTTGTCGAGGCCCACGATGTATGTTTCGTGGTAGCGCCGTACCTTGTCCGGTCGGAACGGATCGTTGGTCCACATGATACCTTTCACAGCCGGGCGGCCTGCTTTGGTTTTCATGCGCTTGTACTTGTGTGCCTCAACATCCACCGCGTTGTTGATGAAAAGTCGCGGGGTATTTCGGATTAACTCTTTCAGCGATTTGCCTTGGCGTGTAAAGAACGTTTCAGGCATCGGACGTGCGCCCAAGTTTTCGAACTTGCGCAGCTTGTAGGGCACGCCGTTTACGCGTGTGATACCAGCAGACCGCACCGGGGCCGCCGTTGATTTCCGCTTACGCTCTTTGGTCTTTTCCGCATCGCGCTTGGCCTGTGTTTTCTTCGGCTTGGTGATGATGCGGCTTTTCTTGACCTTCTGCGTTTTGATTTTCTTTGTGGGCATCTAGTGGGCCTCTAGACGTTTCTTCACTATTTCGAATTGCCGTGGGTGCCCCGCCAACACCAGCAAACTGTTTTTCTTTTTGCGCTTCTCGACGCGGGACAATTTGATCCCTGAAATATCGAGAATCTTCGAACCCGACTCCGGGATTTTTTCCCGGTAGTCGTTGTAGACGATGAAGTGCAGCTTCGCGTCAGCAAATGCATACGACAATTCGCTGTATGGCTGCTTTTCGAAAAACTCATAGGTCGCATCTTTCACGTCAACTTTCATGCCCAGCTTGTAGGCCTGATAGAGCACGGTGTGCGAGACGCTAGGGTCAACAATGAAACTGATGTAACCGCCCGGCGCCAGAATGCGCTTGAGGTGGTGCATTAATTCCATATCGGTATCGCGCCATGCCTTCGGGGTAAACCAATTCATGGCGTTGAGTACATGGTGTTCCGGGTAGGCGAACACGTAGGAGAACTGCGCATCTTTCAGCTTCCGCAAATTGTGTAGGAGCGTGCCTTGCCAGACAGTGCCATACGCATTGCTGAAGCGTTGATGTTTCACATCGTGATTTGCGCACACGACAATAAAACCGTTGTGCTCTTCACACCGACTCAGGATCGGAATGTCGCCGGTCGCGTGGCAGCCACAATTGAAATAGCTAATCATCGTGTCTAAGTAGCTCATGCAGTTCGCCGCCGTTTTCCCATTGCCGTACCTGCCCGATAAATTCGCCGTAGACCATCACAACATCGAATGGAATTTCCGAAAGAAAACGTACAGGCTCGCCGTTTTGCGTGAGGTCGAAGGTCATGCAGGGCTGGTCGTTGCTGGTATCCAGCGAGGCCACCATTGACCAATTACTTTCGTCGTGGCTTACGACTCGGTACAGCACTGCTAAGTCTTTTGTCTTCTGCAACCGGCTCAAGTGCCCGGATGCCTTGCGGGATAGTTCCGAGAAAGACGGTGTTTTTGTCGGCATCTGTCAAAGCCTCTCGGTATCGTTCAAGTAGCGGCGATGCCTTAACGAAATTCATGGCCGCAACGTAAAGGTGCTCAAGGTCGTGGGAAAATAACGCCTTGTGCCCAACCCGCTGTGCGTGGAATGTGTCGAGGAACGCATCGCGAGTTGAAATATTGTCGAAATTGGGCAGACCAATGCCACGGCTCAGAATTTCCGAGCGGGTATCAAAGGAGATTTGGCTAAAAGTCTGGTGTTCGACGTAGGCTTTCCAGAACAGGGCCACGGTGTTTTCATGGCGCTGGCATTCGTGGAAAGTGTAGGGGACGTTATCCGATTCGAACTGTAGGAGTGGAATCAACGTTTCGATAATTCCGAGTTCGATTTGTGCGGCAACGAAAGAGGGGCGGGCCAGCAGGGCGCGGGCGCCGTCTTCGATTAGCGTGGCTTCTGCGCGCAGTTTGTTGGCCTTGGTTTCTTGTGAGTCTTTCACAATTTCCGAGGCACCAGTCTGGCGGAAAGCGCTGCGTTGGGATTCTGCAAAGGCGATTGACATTGCATGCTTCCGGTCTTCGCGAAGTTCGTAGAGTACGCGTGCGAATTCCGTGTGGGTGAAGCAGCTGGCGCCCAAGCGATAAACGATTTGATCAGCCGAATGCAGCCAATGCATACAAGAAAAGGGGCCGAAGCCCCTTCCCATGTTAGCCTAGAAGGCGAGCCGATTATTCGAAATCGTCGTACTCTTTTTTCTTCTTGGCTTTGTCGCCTTTTTTGGCTTTCTTGCCGTCAGTGTCCTTGGACTTTTTCTTCTTCGAAGATTTCTCTTCTACGTCCTTGGATTTCTTTTTCTTGGCTGGCTTTTCGTCAGCTTCGACCTTGGCCTTTTTCTTTTTGGCCGGTTTCTCTTCCTCGGCTTTCACCTTGGATTTCTTGGCCGGTTTTTCGTCTTCAGCCTTGGCCTTTTTGCCTTTGGCTGGTTTCTCTTCGGCCTTGGCTTTCTTGCCGCCTTTGGCTGGCTTTTCTTCCTTGGCAGCTTTGCCGCCTTTGGCTGGCTTGGCGTCGGCTTTTTTGCCTTTGCCTTTGGCCGGGGCTTCGTCACCGCTCAGCTTGGCTTCGAGCGCGGCGATTTGAGCGTTGGTTTCTTCCAGCTGGGCATCGACGGTTTCCGAAACTTTGGACTGGGCCTTTTGGGTGGCTTCCAGTGCGCGGGCCTGCTTACGCAGACGACCGATTTCAGCTTTGGCGTTGATGGTTACGTCGTTCTTGGCCATGGTATTTCAGTTCCTACTATTGGATGCCATTAAGGCGAAATGAAACTCGGATCGTTCCGAGCATCAGGAATTTTTCAAAACGCTGATTTTGGGCAAAAAGAAACCCGGCTGGTGTAACCGGGTTTCTTGGATTCGCGGTTAAGAGCGAAGGGCGCTAGGAGCGACGATTATTCGTCGTCTTCTTCCTCTTCCTCTTCCTCTTCCTCTTCCTCTTCCTCTTCCTCTTCCTCTTCCTCTTCCTCTTCCTCTTCCTCTTCTTCTTCTTCTTCCTCTTCCTCTTCCTCTTCCTCTTCCTCTTCCTCTTCCTCTTCCTCTTCCTCTTCCTCTTCTTCCTCTTCTTCTTCCTCTTCTTCCTCTTCTTCTTCCTCTTCTTC